GGTGCATTTGTTTTAGCGTCATACGGACCTAATTCATAATCAACTTGAATACGAACCTGCGGATCATCTAGCAACCAAATGCTTGATAACGAACTGTTAAATCCTAAGAATGTGCCGTTGCCAACTTTCTTACCAATAATACTCTTTAACCAAGCAGTGACTTCATCGCCCATATCCTGGTCAATCTGCGTGTCGATGTCGCCAACTTTTGTTTTCTTTAGTTTGTTTAAGAAGTCCTGTGTATTGATTCCCTTAACATCAAAGAATTGTAAGCTGCTACCACTGAGCATCTTTCCCGATGCCAATAGTTTTGGATCCCAAATATATTTGCCGTAGGCTGCTTTAAATGATTCGTTTTGTGCAGACAATAATTCTCGCAGTTGAGCCACCATGTGATCACGGTCGTGAATCTTTAGATCAATTTCTTCTGCTTCTTGATCAGCAGCACCTTGCCAACCTGGACTTTGACTTGATACATTGCCGCCTTCGAGCAATGGTTTTTTATTTCTGATTAGGTCGAACAACTGCATTAAATTATCCTAGATTGTATTTGTCTTTTTTAATATCTTCACGATAGTGATCGTATAGTCTCTTGCACATTTCTTCACGTAGGTCTTTGGGAAATACTTTGCCTAACTTGCCCTTCATTTCCTTGTACTCGTAATATTCTTTGCAACCTTTTTCCACCATGGGCATAAACAATTCCAGCACCATTTCTGGGCCACACTCTTTTAGAGTTTTAAGTTTTTTAGCAATAGGAAAGAAGTAGTCTTTGTGCAGTTTATCGTGGTCAACGATGTACCAGAAAAGATCATCGTCAAATTTTTCATCAGTTTGATCTTTTCTTTTGTTAGTGTTGAGGTCCATAGACCTACCGAAGAATTCTACTAGTTTCATAATCTAATATTTACCCTTTTAACTTGGCTAAACCCAAAAACTCTAGCCCTTTAATGTACATCCAACCTATGTCAAATTCCCACCACTTCTGACTAAACTTAGGATTTGCGATATCTGCATGGTGATTATTGTGCAATTCCTCACCGCCGATCCATATGCCCCATGGCATTAAATTTTTACTCTTATCTTTAGTGTCAGTATTGCGATATCCCCACCAATGTGCTAGTCCGTTTATTACACCTGCTGCAAAAAAAGGTATCCACAACATCTGTACACCCCATACTAAGAATCCCCACCAACCAAATAACAACACGTCTATAACCAACATTACGAGAATACCCAATCGGTGATGGGGTGTATAAAGTGTACGTTCAATCCAGTCTTTAGGAGTACCCATTCCGTATTTCATAACCATGTCAGCATCACTGCCTGCTTGATTATAATACTTGACTCCTCTAAATACTAAATTCCAAATACCAAACACATGCGGACTGTGTGGATCACCTTCTACGTCAGTATTTTGATGATGTTTACGATGTACTGCCACCCATTGTTTAGTGGTCATACCTGTAGTGAGCCATAACCAGAAACGCATAGCGTGTGCCAGTACTGGGTGAAATTCAACGCCTCTGTGACTTTGACTGCGATGTAGATATAGTGTAACACACATTATAGTAATGTGTGTAAACAGTAACGTTATTAAAATTAAATTCATAGTGTATTTACCCTATAAATATCATTATGAGTATCAGCGACGACCCGCAATATTGGATCAACTTACAGTGGCCAGCGGCTCCTAATCAAGACGATTATTCTGTATTTTCTAGCTATTGTATAGGTCGTGTTTTACTGTTAGGTAGCACTCGACTGCTGTTGCCCTTGTGTACAGAAGCGTGGGACGTAAATCCTGTATATGATGACCCTAAAATCCAGTCTAGGGATTGGTTTACACTAGACAAACACTGGGATACTATTATCGTAGACGGTGCGTTAGCATTTGGTAAAGATTACTGCGAGCAGTTGTTAAAAGCAGTATTGCCAAACTGTGATCGTTTTATTGCCCGTAGTTTCCTAAACCCTAACTGGCCCACTAAGTATGCTCAATATTTTCCTAGAGCACACGAATTAACACCTGTTCCACAAGAACACCCCATCAACGAAGTTTATACATTTTACATATGGAACAACAAGTAATATTAGCCATGTACTCAGGCGGCCTGGACAGCCTAGGTATGATCTACAAACTGTTAACAGAACCCGAGTATAAACACTATGTTCTACACATACATCACATACACCATCACAATGTAGAACATAGAGATCGTGCTGAAGCTGTAGTTGTTGACCGTGTGCTGAAAGAATTAGAAAGTATGGGCTATAGTTTTATCTTCAGTGAAAGTGAGATAGGCTCACAGCCCTACAATGGGCAGTTCATGTATGACACAGACAGCATCAACTTCTTTGCTGGCTATATTTGCTCTGTTAATCCACGTATTGTACGAGTTGCTATGGGGATGCAGGCCAACGATCATAACCATAGTTTAGAGGAACGCAGAATACGTGCCAATGCTATACTGACAGCATTTACACCTGTGGAGAAAATATATCCTGTGTTAGATATGACCAAGCGTGAAATATACGATATGTTACCAGAAGGTTTGCGTAACATGTTTTGGTCGTGCCGGCGTCCAGTGTACAGTGAAAAAAATATCGCACCTTGTCTAAAGTGCGATACTTGTGTGAAACTGCGTGAGCAGGGTATACGTTAAACTTATACTGCTGTAAATGTTTTAGTCAACGGAACTAATGTAATCGCAGTTGATATTTTGTTAGTTGAACCATATTGGAATATTGGATCAGCATACAGTACTGTGTTTGTACCAGTACCGTTGATAGCACGATTTGAACCATCTCCAACAGGTATGTTGAATGTACACACACCAAACTGCATGGATGCTGAACCACTCATTGTAATACCGTGAGTATCGGACCCTGCTCCAGTGTTGTTAAGAATAACTTCACCCATACCCCATTGTACTGAACCACTTAGGGTAATAACAGAGCCAGTGTTGGCATCCAATGAACTTCTCAACATAGTTCCTAATGAATCGTTTGCTTGGTTAAGTACTTGTCCTGTACCGTTAGTTTCAAGATTGTTTATACTACAAAAGCCACGTTGGATATCTATTAGATATACAGAGCCACCGGCTCTAGCCATGGTACAATCATTCATTTCCACTCTGCTACCTGTGCCAGTGTTATCCGCATAAACACAACTCTTAGTGGCGTTGCCTTGATAGCAGTATACATCGTTTAGGTAAAGTTTTGCTGGATTAGATCCAGTTAACTCGATACTGTGATACGTATCGTCGGTGCGAACGGCAATATTAAATAGGCCAAATCTATTAACGTTTATAGCGTTTGTGCCGGTGTTTGCCGGAGTGATAGTAACATGTCCCTCAATCCAAATAGGTACATGGCCGGCATCGGGAGTTTCGCCACAGATAAAAATATTTCCACGAGTCAACGCCACATTCTCTGTGATAGAACTCTTTAGGAAAATAAACTGTGGGTTATCAACGATAGAACCGTTTATGTCAATTACTAAACTAGTATCAGCAATCCTTGCTTCAATATAGGCCAATGCCGACGCGATATTTTTGAAAGGTTTGTGTAAACTGCCATCAGCGGTGTATGTGCCCGTATTAGTTGGGTCGACAATCCATTGACTATCCGCTGTGTCGATATATACACTAACGCCTTCACTGTCGAGGATATCGCCCGGTACTGTTAGAGTACCATCATTGCCAAATTCCCAAGTATTGCCACCAAGAACATCACCATTGGTGTAGCCACCTGTGATTACCTGTACAACTCCAGACTGTGTGGTTTCTGTGTAAGCACGGCCGCCTGTGATTCTAACATCGCCACCATAACTACTGCCTGCGGCATTCTCAACAGTTACATCGCCGCCGGTGATTTCCACAAATCCAGGATTGCCCGTGGTAGAAGTGTTAAAGTGAGCAACATTGCCCCCTTCAATCCTAACATAGCCACCTGTGTCGTTAAGGCCTTCGCCGCCGCGTAATTTAACATCGCCACCACTGCCGCCACCTTGGCCCCATCCTTCAGTGTTGCCGTTGGTGTCACCTCCAACTCCGCCCCAAATGTAAACATCGCCGCCTTCACCTGTGGTGCTGGTTGAGCCGTAGCCACGCTGGCCTTGGATCACAATACGTTGAGCGTTGGTGTTGTTTTCTGTAGCTGTCGGTCCTGTGACGATAACTTGATTTTCGCTGTCGTTGCTTAACTGTAGTGTTGGACCACTAAGGGTGGTAGTAACATCGTAGCCCATATTAGATTTAGTTGGCAGAGTCAAGCCTTCCGGTAGTTCTAGACTGCCATCAAATCTAAATGTCCATGTGTAGTCAGTTGACGTGGTCTCTGTAGTAATCTCAATTCCGCTATTGGCAGGCATGTCAGCTTGGTTTACAAGTGTTAATTGAAATTCATTGCCTCCTGATATGTAAACATCGTCTGCGGCGTCTAACGTAATATCTCTTCCTGAACGAATAGTTATATCATCGTCGCCAGTGGCCATGCCAAAGTAACTGTTACTTTCACCAACACCGTTAACTATGTCCAACCCAATGGTGTTGATGTAGTTGTAATTAAAATCAATGTCATCTATTGTTATAGGCTCTGGGTGTGCTGTAGCCAGTGTTATGGTGTACAATGGTGGATTACCACTAGAGATTACATTGGTCACTGTTGATGCGAGATCATCAGTGTTGGGATTTATCACTAGGTTGATGTTGCTGTAATTATAGGGAAAGGCAAGATTGCCATCAAAATACTCCACCCATCTTGACAACAGATCATCGAGATACAGTCCAATATTATCTCCCATCTGTACAGCAATAGATCCAGTGGTATAGGCAAAAGTGTGTTCACTACCGTCGTTAAAATTATCTGAATAAGTTTTTTCTGCTGTTATTTTATTACCAGTACCACCAATGGATTCTAATCCGCTCCATACCGTTGTGCCATCACCAACTCTCAGTTGATTATTAGTAGTGTCGTAGCCTGCTTCACCTAAGGCCAGTACCGGATCGTTAGTAGTCCAATTAGCGGCTGTATCTCTACGTAGTTTGATTCTTGTTGTCATTTATCTGCTCCGATTATGCTGTTCCACCATCTAAGGTGATGTCTGTTGCTGTAGTGTAGGTCCAGGCTGAATCGCCACCTTCTACATAGTATTTTGCTTGATTGTTGGTGATTGCCAGGCTAGACGACCAACGATCGCCGGTCCATGTGTAGGTTACTGCGTTGGTAGCCACATAACTTTGGCCCACTGTGGGCGATGAGGGAAATGTTATTGCTGTCATAATGTGTATTTACCCTATCATAGTCCGAATCTTGCCCGTAGAGCCGCATAGTTCTGTAGTTGTTCTGCTTCAGTTAGCACTCTATTGTATAGTAGGATAACAGCAAGTTTGCCTTTGAATCCTCTACTAAAGTAACCTTCCCCCCATACATAAGGAGTAGATCCCCATGATTGATTGGTTCTGGCGGCTCCTAGTATATTCCAACCTGTGACCAAATTCCCTGCTCCTGGAATAACAGTACCGTTTATGTAATAGTTAGTTGCTGTTAGATATGCCCAGTCAGCGTTGTTGCCTGGATTTTGTATACTCCATGGACTTGATCCGTTAGCATTACCAAATCGCATGGTACGGTCAGCATCAACACCTAGTCCATATGCTAGATTAGCATCATCTACATTGTAACTGAAATCAGGTTGAAATACCAGTGTACAATCTTGATAGTTCTGTGATAGGCTTGATGTCATACAATTTGCCGAGTCGCCATCAAATATAAAGTAACTAGAAGTACCGCTGTTGACAAATCCCACGGTCCCATTTAATGAAGCATCAGCACCTTGACCACTTATATCAAACCATGTGGCAGATTGCGAGCCTGGATAACTGGCTGTGATGCCTGCATCTAGATGAGCGATAAGGCCGTCTGTGACAATGGGCGGAGGCGGCGTGTGACCCCTCAGTGTAACACCGTTGCTGATAGTCTGTGCTGATCTAATAGTTATTGACATACTTTTATTTTACCGTTTTAAGTAACAAGAGTTGTTCCATACAGAGGCCACCAAGATGTAACGCCGTCACCAACAAGATAAATCAATTCTGCTGTTCCCTCAGGAGCAACATTTACCGCACCGTCGATGGCTCCATCTACAGTTAATGTACAATTACTGGAGATGTTGACAATAACTAATCGTTGTCCCGCCGTCCCGGGAGGCAATACAACAGTATGACCATCACTGCCACTATAACCACCAACCACTGTACAGAACAGTAAGTTGAATGTAACATTAGTAATCGTTAGCGTAGTATTAACACCATCAAACTCGTAGGTTTCTTGTCCTGTAACTACTGTCAATACTGAAGTACCAGAACTATTTTTAATGTCTCCACCATCAGGCAGTGTTAAACTACCATCCCCAGCAAAGGTCCACAACTGTGAAGTAGCACTGGTATCAACATTTGGTACTTTTATGTATATTTGATCATCTGCGGCCACTTTGACATACTTGTCATCGTTGCCCAGGAATATGCTGGTCTGTGCCATATTCTCACTGATCAAATGTATGTGTCCGCTTTCACTGCCTTCGGTTGTGCCGTCTACTATATTGACACGCAGGTAATTGGATCCAGCACCTGGAGCATAAGTTCCAGTAGTAACAATAGTGACAGTAAATGTTTCTTCGCCTTCAACAATAGCATCGTTAGCTATCATTAGCATGTTGGTATTAGTATAATTAAAACCGCCACCATCTAAAGTCCAATTAGCAGCCGCAAATGTTCCTGTTAGTACGGCAGGTGTGAAGTCTGCGGCTGTAATACCTGTGCCGGTAATTATGTATTCTACATCACCCTGAACATACTGAAGACCGCTAGCGTCCCACAATGTTATAGAAATAACAGTACCTTCTGTGCCAGTGCTCACATAAGGGTCAGGATATGTCACTGGATCAAGTTCATGTAAGTATTGCTGATAACCTTGATCAGTGGGGTAGTCAGCAGTCATATACGAATTATATGTCGAACGCAGAACTAGACTAGTTGCCTGTCCCGGACTGTTTGGAGTCAATACTAATGTGCTAGTCGTGTCTACAATGGTAGCACCGTTTGGTAATGTTAACCCACCATCTGCGGCAAATGTCCAAGTATTAATTGCTGTTGATGTGCTAGCAGTTTCAATGTAGACATTAGGATCACTGTTGTTGCCCAGGATTGTGCTGGCTGTGCTTAATGTTAAGACACCATCTGTGCCAAATACCCAAGTGCTGGTTGTAGCAGTTGAATAAGTTTGAACAACAATATTACCCCCATTCTTTTCAATCTTAACATACTGATCATCATCGCCTAGGAATAGATCAACTGTGGTAGGATTGCCTGATATCAAGTGTATGTGATTTGTTTCAGTAGTGCTGGTACTGCCAGTTGGACGAATAACCAAACTCTGTCCAGCACTGGCTCCAGGTGGGGATATAATCGTAGTAGTGTTTGTTTCACTTATGGTGCTACCTTGGGGGAATTCTAATTCCCCATCTGTGCCAAATGTCCAGGTGCTGTTGGTAACAGTTGAGTAAGTTCCAACAACTATGTCACCACCGTGATCTATTTTAACAAACTGGTCATCGTTGCCTAGATATAGATCAGTCTCGCCACCAAAGCCTGCTGTCAAGTGTATGTGATTACCATCAACAACTGTGGGATAAATCAGCAATGCTTGAGTAGCACTAGATGCACCTGCGGGTTCAATTCTAAAAGCCCCCATACCCGATGATATAGTAGCACCGTCGTTTAATGTTAATGTACCATCCGATTCAAGTATAAATTCAGCGTCATTGTTAACTAATCTATCACCTAATGCTGTGGTACTGTCACCTGTGTACAGTGTGCCTATTAGAAAGGCACTGCTGTCGACGATTGGTGTAACAGTGGCAACGGTTATGTTTGACGTATTGTCAGTGTCAGTCTTATCTGCGTTGACCACTGTAATGTCGCTGGCCGATGTGTCTAATGTACCAGTAAGATTTGAGGCTCTGAAATCCCATGCACCCACTGCGAACGGGTCGCCTGTGGCAGGTAACTGTGCTATTAGAGCATGGAAGTCACTTGGACCTTCAAACGACCCAAAGCCACCGGCAAGTGCTACATAATCTTGTTTGACCGCTAGGTTACTTCCGCCGCCTTGACCAGCCAAGAAGTCGGAACCACTGACTGAAAGCGTATCTATATTATCTAATAGTCGTTGCCATACTACTGTACCATCTAGATTATATTTGGCCACTACACAGGAAATGTCAATAGGATCGTCGGGCCCTGGATTGGGCACAGTTGTAGTGAACAGTGAACCAGACAGATAAAGTTTATCATCAGCACCAACCACTATGCTGGTGGCAATTGCTCCACAGTCGCCCTCTACACGACGGCTCCACTGTTTGACACCTGCACTGTTGAATTTAACTAAATTCATACAAATACCGGGTCCAGCATTGTCGACTTCGTATTGTCCGCAGACATAGACGTTACCCTCACTGTCAATGTCAGCATCTGCTCCAGTACTGTCATATCCCTCGTCAAACAATATGGCCCTTTGCCAGTCAATGGTACCATCGCTGAGATACTTGACCACCAGCATGTGATTGTCTGTATCGCCTTCCCCACCCAGTTGATCCATATATCCAACGGCTACTACTTCGCCTGTGGGTCCAACTGCCATGCCGTAGGCTTCTTCGTCATCCTGTCCGTCTAGTTTTTTTGACCAAATGATTGAACCATCTTCAGCATCAACTTTAGTGGTTGTCACATAGCCACCGCCAAGGTTGTCAAAAGTGTAACCAACCATGACGGGATTTCCGTCCGATGCTACATCAACTACCTGGCTGTTACTGTTAATGCTCTCGCCAAACGCATAGGTCTTGCTCCATTCAACTGAGCCGCCGCCGCTGGCAATTTTAGTTAAAGTGGACTTTTCCTGTCCGCCATCGGTATTTGTTTTTCCCGCTACATAGATGAATCCATTGGTTGGATCTACGGCCAGGCCCCATCCATCTGTTTCGTAGCCTGTACTAAATCGTGTGGTCCAAATTCGTGTGCCAGATGTGGTGTACTTGCCCACTGAATAAAATGACCCGCCACTGTCTTCCCCGTGATAGAAAAGAGCAATCACGTTGCCAACACTGTCATATTCTACACTCAGTGCTATCAGTGGTGTATCTAGTAGAGGAGTTGCTGACTCAAATGTCTGTACCCACACGTTGCTGGCAGCACTGCCGCCGCCCAATACACTAACTCCATTGCTGTCAAGGATATCACCACCTGGTGGTAGTATGATATTGTTGTTGACAAATGTCCAAGTGTTGGTTACAGTAGAAGATCCACTGACACTGCCCAAGGCCAGTGTTTCACCAGTGAGTCCAACTATGTCAGTGACATAACTAACGCTGAGACTACTTGTTGACAATATTGCGGTTGATGTACCGGTTGACCACGTCAGGGTAGTCACAGTATATGTGCCAGTTGAAGAAATACTATCTATGTCACTGGTAAGATCAGCTATGGTTATATTGCCAAAGGTGCCAGTAACGCTGCCATCGATGGGCAGTTGTGCCACCAATACTCTTGTCTCATTAGTGCCAGTACTGTCATCAATATCCGAACTGGTTACAGCAGTGACCGCTATCTTATCTTGATATATATCGCCTACTCTGTGGCCAGAACTGCCGCCGCCGTCAGCACCTTGATCTATTATAACTACACCCGCATCAGTTATCAGTATACGACTGTATAACATTTCTCCGTTGGCAGGATTGAGTTTTGTTATCCATAACTGTGGCTGTCCTACTGGCGGACCAGGTATGGTTCCAGTTACATATACATTGCCACTGGCGTCAAAACTTAAATCGTATGCTCCTGTACTGTAGGAGCCGGGGCCGCCGTCTGTAATAGGGTCAAGTTCTCCCGTCGCTAGATATGAAGCCCATATCAAGTCACCATCTGTGTCGAATTTAGATACCACGGCCTTTTGATCAGGGTCATCGTTGACTATGGTATAAACATAGCCACCGTTGTATATCACCGCAGCGGCTAGATCTCCTGTGGTAGTGACTAATTCTTTGGTCCATTGGTGTATGCCATTGATGTCCCACTTGGATAACATCGCACGTAAACCGCCGTCATAATAATCACCTATGGCCCAAACATCACCAGTGGCAGGGTTAACAGTCACAGCACGGTATTGTCCATCGACAGGAAGGTCTTCAAAATCCTCGGGTATGATATTGCCGGTCCAAATTGGTGTTCCGCTGTCTCCATCGATTTTAATCACTACAGGAGTAGTACTGTACGAGATGTTGTCATAGTAAGAACCTGCTAGATAATAATTTCCAGAATTATCACAGGCTATATCCACAGCAGAAACATACCCATCCACGAAACCTAGACTTCCTTGGGCTATTCCGCCCAGTCCAAGATTTCCATCAGTGTCCATATAGCCGGACCAGCAACCGAAGCCGCTGACAACAGCAGTGGCCAACCAGTAGATTCGATCATTGCTGTCTATGGCAAAGGCCTGATTGACCGCACCGCAATTGGCACCACTGTTGTCATGCCATGTTCTACTCCATAATAAATTACCATTGGTATCGTATTTTAACAGTAGACTATCTACATCATTTAGGCCGCCGTCACCAAATAGTACACCACCTAGCACATATACATTGCCCACGCTGTCATAGAAAGCACCGGTGCCTATGGTATAACTAGAAGTAGTGACCGCAGTGGTTATGCCGCCAAATTCTGCTGCCCAGTATGGACGAATTACTCCACTACTGGGTACTTGTATTGTCACGCTGTTGTTGCTGACAGATAACTTGGTATTATCGCCACCATCTATGACAATGGCATCGCTGTCAACATTGGCAGTACTGATAACGGTACCATCAATGGCCAATCCGTCTAGGTATGTTTCTGGACTTGGGATCTGTGTTGGACTTGCGTCTAACCATACACCGCCGGTGGCAACATAGGTACGTCCTTCAACAGTGTCAAACCATTGCGAACCAGGCGTAGTCGCTGCTGGAGCAGTATCTGAAATTATCACTGCACCGAGTACAATGTTGGTATCTCCCTGGACAGTTAAGTTGCCGGTGGTGTTTACTGTGATGAGAGGGTTGCCGTCAACTGTGACATAGTTGTCTTGGTTAACTCCCAGTGCCACTCCGCCGATATAGATCGTGCCTGTTCCAACATAGATACTACGCCATTGACTTGATGTAGATCCTAGATCGTACTCTAGATCAGCGTCGGGAAGGATATGGCCAGGCGCAGTCAGTGCACCATCTTTACCAAAACTCCAAAGATTTGTCACATCTGTACCAATCTGTACACCCACGTTGGTCAAAGTTGAATCATAGGGTAACTTGACGTAGTTAAGGTCATCACCGAAGAATAGATCTACAGTGGTAGGGTCATCACGCATGATGTGGAAATGTGATGCGACGGTTGGCACACACTCCGGAGTGTTACCAAACAATACTGTGCCACGATCGGTGGTTAGTTTAATACCATCTAAAGTACCGCTACCAATAGTTCCGTACGGTAATACGATATCTCCAGGGGCAGTTAATGTGCCATTACCACCAAATGTCCAATTGCTACCAACATCATCGCCGGCACTGATTTGTATGTCTGCAATAGATTTAATTAATGCGTTAGTCGTTGTGTATAACGCATTACTAGAGGTGGTTAATGTTATTGTACCATCAGTACCTAATATTACACTGTAACTGCCTGTAGTTAATCTATCTTCTTGTGCTCGCTCACCTTGTGGACCAGTTGGTCCTGGATCTCCTTGTGGACCTGTTGGACCTACAGAACCTGGATCACCTGTTGCACCTGCTGGTCCTGGATCACCGATGTCACCTTGTGGACCAACAATTTGTCCAACATCGTTCCACGCTGTATTCGTTCCCCAGAACCATACACGACCTGTATCAACAGCAATATAACCTTCACCGAAGTTAGCACTCAGTGGAAGAGACAATGAATTAGTTACTGTACCTAATAGAACAATACTGACACCTTGATCTCCAGTTAGACCTCTAGGACCGGGATCGCCCTGTGGACCAGTTGGACCAACAGCACCCGGATCTCCACTTGCGCCTGCTGGGCCAGCAGGCCCACTAATACCTGTATTACCTTGTGGACCAGTTGGTCCTACAGCCCCGTTTTCACCCGCAACGCCTTGGGGCCCTTGAACGCCTTGTGGACCTGTGGGGCCTGTTACTCCTGCATTTCCTTGAGCACCCGAAGGTCCAGATGGTCCAACATCGCCTTGAATGCCCTGAGGGCCTGTTGCTCCTGCATTTCCTTGAGCACCCGAAGGTCCAGTTGGCCCCACTGCACCTGCATTTCCTTGTGGACCAGTTGCACCCGAAGGTCCTTGTGGACCAGTACTACCGTTTACACCTGAAGGGCCAGTTAGTCCTACATTTCCTTGTGGACCAGTTGCACCCGAAGGCCCAGTTGGTCCAGAAACGCCGCCACCTATTCCGCCTGCATAAATTTCGTCGAAGTTAGCATTTACTTTGACAAATGCAGAACGAATGCTTTCACCATCACCTGCTAGTTCTCCCGAACCTATACTAATTGTCTGTTTTGTCATTGCAAGTCCTTAATGATTAATTCTAATATTGTTTACAGTACCATCAGTCCAATCACTTACTCTGGCTCTAATCCAGACATAGTTTCCGGTAAAATTATAACTCTTTATATTAGTAGTTGCAGTAGTGTATTCGACGCTTGAAATGTTTTCTTCGCTAATCAGTCCTGTTGTATCAATAGACATGTTGTTTGTGCCTAGCTCAACAGAAAACCAGTCAGTGGACTGCGGTGAGGACGCAAGCGACCCCTGCATCTCTATCTTTCCGATAAACTCGTTTATATTGATTTGGACAGTGTGAAAACCGTCGCTACCCCCGAAGTAACCGTCACCTTTTATAGGATCGCTGGCATAAATTAGGGCAGTTGTACCTGTATTAGGATAATCTAATACTACTGTACTGGATGAATTGACGTTGAACGTTAAACTTTGGCTTAGTGATGGCATAGTAACAATATTTATGCTACTATACCACTTTCACTTATACGGAAAAAGCAGTCTCTCTAAGGATAAACTCTTCAACTTTTTTGATGTATCCGCTCAAATATATGCCTACCATGCTGAGCATTTTGTCGTCTTCTACGTACATAAAGGGATCTTGTGCGTAGTGTCTAGTGCTTACAAGCCATCGTCTACTGGTTTCGCTAATGTCTAGCTTGTCTCCGTACTTATCTGCCCAGGTTACAAATGTAGCTCGCTTGTCTGCAGGGAATCTTGATTTAAAATATACCCTGTATTTGTACTTTTCTTTGGGAAATACGTCTCGCAGTATCTTTTTATGACCATTACTAAGCATGAATTCTAGTTCTTGGTCCGTAGTCGGCCCGCTTATCTTTCTAATCCACTTGTTTAGATCTTTATCTATTGTTTCTAATATAGATTTGTCTGTGCAAAATAGATTAAAATGCGACCCTTCTACTCGAATTTTTACATCGGGGTTGTCAATGAACGGTGCTACTAAGTTAGTAAACTCTAAGTAATCTGCTTTGTTGATTTGCAAAGCAGACAGCCTATCAACGTGCATACCTTTACCAGTAGCACACCACTCTCGAACAATATCGACTCCGCTGTGAACAATTCTAGAGGCTCCTACTTGTCTACATTCGACTTTGTAGGGCCACTTGTTATAGAACAGTTTACTGGAGTTCAGTTTCTGTATCTGTGTTTTCATCTGGAATCTTTGATTTAATGACTGGCATAACATCAACAATGTTAAGTTTTAGTTGTTCGTCTACTACATTAACTTCAACTACTCCGCCGTTTGTTAATTTACCAAAAAGAATTTCACGACTCATAGGTTTCTTAATGAATTCGTCAATAGTTCTTTGCAAAGGACGAGCACCCATTTTACTATTAAATCCTTTGGCAATTAAAAATTCAACTGCTTCGGCATTGGGTTTAACATGAATATTTTTGTCTTTAACTAATGCATTGAGCTCGTCAATAAATTTCTTAACAACTTTGATCATTGTAACATGGTCTAACTTACCAAACTTAACAATACCATCTAAACGATTGCGGAATTCAGGCGCAAAGAATTTGTTAACAGCATCTTTAGGATCACTATCACGCTCTAGACTACCAAAGCCTACTGAATTCTTTTCAGCATCTGCGGAACCTAAGTTTGATGTCATAATGATAATAGCATTGCGACCATCTGCCTTTTTGCCGTTACTACCGGTAATAAAACCATTGTCCATTAATTGTAGCATAACAGTTAGTACATCCGGGTGAGCCTTTTCGACTTCGTCTAATAAAAGAACACAGTTAGGTGTTTCTTGTAAGCATGTAATCAACTGTCCTGCATTTTCATCAAATCCTACGTATCCAGGCGGCGCTCCAATAAATTTAGCAACACTATGTTTTTCCTGAAATTCACTCATATCAAATCGTACAAGTTTAATTCCCATACCAGTGGCGAGCTGTTTAGCAGCTTCAGTCTTTCCTACGCCAGTAGGACCTACAAACAAGAAACTACCGACCGGCTTATTAAATGGTTTTAATCCTGCTTGGGCAATAAAAATCTTATCTAACAGGCTAGTGATAGCATTTTCTTGACCGAAAACCTTGTTACGTAGGCCTTTTTCCAGACTTGCAAGATTAACACCTTCTTTTGAGCTAACCTGTTCAATTGGAAGATTAGCCAGTCTTGCAACTTCAAAAACAATCTCGTCATGATCAACAACTCCGTTTTCTTCGTCCTTAACTTTAAATCGAGCACATGCACAATCAATTAAGTCTAGCGCCTTATCTGGAAGCTTCTTGTCAGTCATGTACTTAACAGAGTAGGTTACTGCATCAGTAATGGCTTGATTGGTAATCTTAACACCGTGGTGTTTTTCGTAATACTTCTTAACACCTTTTAGGATCTTAATAGTAACTGCTTCACTAGGCTCGTCAATAGTAACACGCTGGAATCGACGCATTAGGGCGCGATCTTTTTCAAAGTGCTTGCGATATTCTTCCCAGGTAGTACTGGCGATAACTTTTAGTGTACCTTTTGTCAGCATAGGCTTGAGCATATTTGCCATGTCGTTACTGTTACCATTTGCAGCGCCTGCCCCGTTCATCATATGTGCTTCATCGATAAACAGAATACAATTTTTCTTCTTTTCTAACGCACTGATAATAGCTTTAAGACGTTCTTCAAAATCACCACGATACTTACTACCGGCAAGCATAGAACTAATGTCCATACTATAAACAGTGTGATCTTGAATAAATGTAGGAACAGTACCTTCAATGATTTTTTTAGCCAAGCCTTCTGCAATAGCAGTTTTACCTACACCGGGATCACCGATTAAAATAACGTTACTTTTGTTTCTTCGAGCAAGTACTAGTTGAACTTCTTCGATTTCTTTTTCACGACCGATAACTGGATCAATTTTCTTTGATTTTGCTTTTGCAGTTAGATTGGTGCAGAACTGACTAATCATCCTTTCAAGTTGGAGATTAGATCGTGTGCTACCTGCAGAACTCTCCTCATTGTCTTCTTTGCTATATTCTTTTTGGATAAAATTTAGGAATTTATCTTTATCGATATTTGCTTTTTTAATAAAGTGCGTGGCATAGCTTTTCTTTTCAGCAAACATGCTGATAAAACAATCAACTGGTTCAATAACATTTCTACCAGTAAACAACACCTGAGTAAACGCTCGATTTAAAACGCGATCAACTGTATTTGTTTTTTTAGGACGATCGACGCTTGGGTTAACAATTTCCTTTAAATCTTCTGATATATATTTTTCTAAGTCTGTAATTAAACTTTTAACGTCAGCACCAAAGCTACCGAGGAGTTTTGCAAATTCTTCGTTAGTAACTAGCCCGTGCAAGAAGTGTTCAAGAGTAACATACTCGTGTTCGTGTTCGTTGGCTAGACTCACGGCTGATTCGAAAATCTGCTCAAGATCTTTATTTGGTTGTAGCATTAATTTTTTCCTTTTTAGCTTTCTTTGCGGCCATTGTCCATTTTAATGGACTGGTCCTATCTTGATAAGTAATACCTTCTAAATGATCGAACTCATGTAAAAAGCACTTACAGTTGTATCCGTCGAACTCACCTTCTTCCCATTCTCCGGAACTGTTTTGCCAACGTGCTTTAATAGCTGTTGGTCTTTTAATTTTAACATAAATTCCAGGGAAACTCAAACATCCTTCCTCCAAATCTTCTGTTTCATTTGTATTTGCAATGATAATGGGATTAAAAAATGCCATGCCTGCATCTGGACTTTCTCGATGTCCCATAACAAATACTCTAGCTGTTAGACCTAATTGATTTGCAGCAAGACCTATGCCATCTTGTGCGTACATAAATTCGAGCATCTGCCTTTCGAGTTCTTTTGGATTTAATATCGGATTATTAAAATCAAAGTCTGGCATTCTTTCTCTAAGAATTGGGTTTGGAAATTTTACTATGTTCATAATAATATTTAAGAAACTATTTGACGTATAAGATCTTTTTGTTGATCAGTAAGGTTTGTGGGTGTTTTTAAATTAATAGTTATCAGTAATCTACCCCGCATTCGATTATCTTGCATAAATGGCATACCGTATCCCTGCACACTCATTATTTGTCCGTGTTGTGTACCCGGGGGAATGTTTATTTCTAATGTTTTATTATCTAATGTAGTAAATTGTTTCAAACACCCAATAATTGCTTCTAAAGAATTTACATCTAACGTTCTTACTAAATCGTCATTGTTTCGTTGAAAGACTGCATGTGGTATGACATGAATAGTTAAATGAATATCACCTCTAGGTACACCACTAATACTGTCATCACCCATTTCTGATAGTCTTAGTGTAGTTCCATCCCTAACACCTGCTGGAATTTTTACTTCAAGTAATTGTTCTCTACCGGATGGTAGTTGTATATTGGCGATCAATTCTTTTCCACTAAATGCTTCCTCTAGCGTTATTTGAGTTTGAAGATTCATTATCCTGTTGCGAACAGGTTGCTGTCTACGCTGTCCAAATATATCACCAAATGGGCCGCCCCCAAACCCCCGTAGGATATCTTCAAACCCCGGAGGCATTCCTCCGTACTGTTGAAATCCACCCTGTGGCTGCGGATTATCATATTGTGCTTTTTTATCTACATCCCCTAACGTGTCGTATGCTACTGATATTTCTTGAAACTTGGCAGTGTCTCCTCCACGATCCGGATGGTGTTTGGCTGCAAGTTTACGATATGCTTTCTTGATATCGTCTTGCGATGCCGAACGATCAACGCCTAAAATATTGTAATAATCCATAAGTAGAAAAAGGTATAGTAAATTATACTATACCTTTTGGGTTGTGTCAACTGCTAGTTATTTCTTTTCCGGAACTGCTGTTCCCTCTACCTTTTTACGAACTTTAACCTTTTTGCATTCCTGCACAGGCTTACCGTCTTTGCCGTTAATTACTTTACCGGCTTTGTCTTTTTTCTCTGTGCATACTTCTTTCATTTCCCCTTTTCCTGGACCTTCTTTGTCGTCGGCAGCATATGCATTACCCATAAGTGCTAGTGCAAGTCCTGCTACAAAAATAATATTTTTCATTTTAATTTCCTTTAAATTAATGGTTGTGGTTCTTGTGGTACTATTAGTTTACCACTTACGGTTGTTGCATACGGAGATGCACTGGTACTGCCTGTCGAAGGTACGCCAAATGTTGGAGCCCTGCTTGATAATATGTCGGTTGTTGAGTTGCCATTTATAACTCCTCCTAATTTTTCCTGTCCTCTGCTCCACGCAGTAACTCCTACTATAGCACCCATTGCTATATGAAAAAGTCCTGCACCTTGCAGTGTTAACGGTTGCCACTGAGATGTTACACTTCCTTTGTCCATAGCTTGTAACATGCTCCATAAGATTGGAAATATAATAAAGTCAGTTATGCATACTATCATATACATCCATCCCATAGCTGGACGCCATTTTGTATTCATCCAGTCTTCTTTGCTACGGGCTGTCATAATATATTATAGTTCAGGTTGTGGTTCTTCTGGAACAATACGTTTACCACTTGCAGTCATTGCAAATGTTTGACTATTTCCTTGTTGACCAAATCCGCCAAAACCTACGGGGACATTATTTCCAAAACTACTAGTCGGTGTTGCTCCGAATGCTGGCCCTGAACCGAATCCACCGTTGTTTGTTGAAGAAATAGTAGAAGAACCTAATGGTCCACTAATTGTTGTCGATGAAGTTTTTGGTCCTCTATCCCATCCGGAATTTGCCGCCTTCAATGCTTCTTTCTGTGCTTCCTTGTCACCGGGACTTGCCAACATGATACCACTTAGTGTACCTGTTAAGAATGTAGCAATAGGAATGATTAATTCAAAGAACTTTTGATCAATTGGGCTAATAGCGTTAAGTGGTTGTGTGACAAAAATTAACGAATATAACACTACGAATACAATTCCAAATAATGTCAATGACAAGCAAATGCCGATGAAAAATTTCAATCGAGCCATTAACTGCTCTTCGGTATAAATGTGTTCTGTTTTATTTTCCACAGTTTGCTCCTTGTGTGTTAGGCGCTCCTGCAACTGGAGCAGAAATTGTTTTAGTCGGTTCATCTTTTGGTGGTCCTAATCTTGGGTCTCGTTGCCCTTTAAAAATGTGTTCGGGACAGGTACGAGTTACATCACAGGTGGGTAACTTGCATATTTGTTTATCCCAGTTATCTGGATTTTGGCAAGGATAACGAAAACTGTCACCATTGCTAAAATATGCTAACGCAAGCGGTGCTAATAGTAATACAAACACCCACTTGAGTAATTTTTTATCTTCCATTACTCGGCTCCTTTATATACCATTATTTAACGCTTTCAAAGATTTTTCTTTGGGTGTTATACCACTCATTCCAGCCATCTACTTTATTAGCACACTCGTAATATAATCCGTAGTTCTTAACCACAGTTTTAAGCAAGTCAGTGATAGCTACTTCTTTGCCAGTATTATCTACTGTAGATAATTCTGGGCATTTTTCTTGTAGAGCAGGAACAGCATCTGGAAAGTTTCTTTTAACTGGAGTAGGTGCCGCACATCCTACCAATAATACAGCAAGTCCTAAAATAATTATTTTCATTTCTTAGGCTCTCCTGCTGCTTTGTTTAGTTTTGCCGCGGCATCATGTATATCGATTAATTCTTTAGGAACTGGGCAATTTTCAATATACTTTATAACTTCTTCTACGCGAACTCTTTCGGGACCCTGTACTTCTTTGATAATTTCTTTAGTTTCTAATTTATCAATATACTTTGTTATATACTCTGTCTTGCCCTTAATATACTCTTTTTGTTTTACAATTTTTTCTTGTACAACAACATTTTCTTTCTTAGACTCAACTTCGGCCGCAGCAACTTTAGTTTCTAACTCTTTAACTCGATCACGCCACATCATTTCTGTAGTGTAGCCGCCTTTAAAATAAATTCCCGCAGTTAACAATACAGCACTGACTATTTGAAATGCTAATGCGTATTTTGACAGTCCGGGAATTTTGTTTAAAATTTTGTGCAGTACAAAAAACGCCAGGATGAAACTAATAACCCCTACAATCAATATTATATTGACAATGTACATCAACAGGGTGTCAGGGAGGAATGATAGTAACCACATATTAATGGCCTAGAACGTGAAGTGCGTGATTGTAATGTTTGATACGATCTTCTAAACCAATTGTACCACCGTTGATACGCTTAGTCAATGTTAGAATGTCGCCTTTGTCTGCCCACTGATTTAAGTTGTTGGCTTCCCAGAACCAGGCAGCACTTTGCACACAACCTTCGAATGTTGTTAGATGTTCGCCAGCTTCTTCAACTGAGATTTCTAAACTTTGTGCATATCGTGTATAGTTGTCCTTGCCAGTTAGCTGAATTAGACCACGACCGCAATAACGAAAACCGTCGCCTGACTCTTCTGGACCATTGCCCATACGTCCACCGTAGACCTTATTGGCAATCATTTCTGGCTTGCCTGCATATTGAGCAGCAATGGCATCGTCGGAGAAATATTTAGGAAAAATCTTGCGTAGTGTCACAGCACGATAGTTTAAGTTTTCTTTGATTGCTCTATAGCCACCTGACTCGTGTGCAGTCTGTGCTAGGAATGCAGCAACACGTGGCGCTGTTTCAATATCATAATCTGGAAGAATTTGAGATATTGCTTCGTACCACTGCTCTGCATACGGAGGATTTCCGCCTACACACTCTTTAAACTTTGCCAATGTAAATTCAAATTTAAATCCGTTACTCATTTTTTATCCTTTTTAAATTTTACCAACTGTTTTTTTCTATAACAACAGCCTTGTCGCCGTTCCTTATTAAAAATTTGTTATCTATCTTATTAATTTCGTAGCTGCCCATGTACTTGGCCAAAAAGAACATTTGACTTTGACTAGCTTCATCTAGACTTAATTTGCCTGGGACAGTATGCTTTACATCTTCATAATCACCGATTGCAATAAACTTGGCTTGTATATCACCGGCATAGGGACGTTTGAAAGTTAGCATATTGTTTTCATCTAATGTAACATCCATTGCACCTTGATCAAAGAATTCCTGTACATCGTTTTCTTTGATTGCTACTATTTTACTTTGATATGCTTCGGACGTCATGGGGATATGTGTTTTTACAGAGTCTTCGTTAAACTCTACACTGGTAGATTCTTTCTGATAACGGAATCTCCATTCGTTGAATCTGCATAAATGTCCAATTCCACCTAATAATTCTTGTAATTGATTTTTTAGTTGGGGAGTTCTTTCAATTTCAACGAACACTTGATATTGTCCGTCGTTCTCTTCTCCTGCACTCATGTCGGCATCTAGAATAAAGTCGTAACCTTTTTCAATAAATTCCATTAGATCAATTGCGGGATGTTTTTCTCTAACACGGAAACTTAGTACAACGATATCAGTATCCTCTCCCATTTTGCTGCTGTATCTGTCAACGGTAAATGTCTCTGATACGTAGTTTTCTAAATCACCGTAACGGAGACCTTCGTTTAAATTATGCTGTTTGGTCATTTGGTGCAACCTCCTCGGGTGTTTCTTGTGCGACTGAATCAACGCTAACTTCTTGATTGCTGTATTTCATTAGCTCTGCCATTCTATTATTTTCTTTATTTTCCTTGCCTATGTAGATATCTTGCATTAATTTTTTAGGCATTGTAATTTCCACAGTCCAAATAGGATGTGCATCAATCTTACCCTTCTTTGTGCCCGGGCGGTAGTCGCCAGGATCTTTAATCTTTCTGGGCAATAGCACTTCTTCTTTGGCAAATACAACTTGACATCCGTAATCCACTAAACGCTTTCCGCCTTTAGGATCTGGCATATCTGCCCTGGGCCACATGAACTTACAGGTAACATCGTAACGATTTACGTCAGGCCCTTTAATAAGTTCTCCGTCTTCCCAGTTTGTAAAAACATAGATATCTAACTCATCAAGTACTCTCTCAAAGTCTTTTAGTACTTTAAATGCTGAGTTATTCTCGCTGAGTGTTTGTAAGTTTTTGATAACGTCTATAATGTCGTGCATTGCGGTTCTCTCTATTGAATATTTAGCTAAACGATACCTGGGACTCGTTTTTGGCCTATTATGTCGGAGATTTTAAGTTTGATCTTAAATACTTTGCAGGTTGATCAACATGATCAGGAGGTAAAATTGCCTAGAGCCAAAAGAAGAGAAAGGGATTTTTCTATGGAAAAAGACCCTAGATTCCAAAAGAGCGCCGAGAGTAACTTGATTCCCATCAAGCAATACTTGAAGCGAAACCAGCAAGTCAATATAGTTCCACGGAACTTGTCTCAAGAGCAGTACTTAGAACTGCTTAAAAATCCTAAAAAATGTATAGTATTTGCCATCGGACCTGCGGGTACGGGTAAAACTATGCTGGCCGTGAAAATGGCTATTAAACTGTTCAAAGAGGGCATGGTTAAAAAGATCGTGGTTACTCGACCAGCAGTTAGTGTGGATGAAGAGCACGGGTTCTTGCCGGGAGACCTAAACGCTAAAATGGCGCCATGGACTCGACCTATATTCGATGTCTTCGAAGAATACTACCACCCGCGAGAAATTGCGAGTATGCTAGAAGATGGTTCAATAGAGATTAGTCCGTTGGCATATATGCGAGGCAGAACATTTAAAAACGCCTTCATCGTTGCCGACGAAATGCAAAATGCCACACCATCACAGATGAAGATGCTGTTGACACGCATCGGAGATAACAGCCGAATGGTTGTTACAGGAGATTTAAATCAGGCTGACAGACCCAGAGAAAATGGGTTGCTAGAATTCTGCAATTTATACGGCCAAGGAGGTGATTATCGTATGATTGCTATGGCGGAGTTTGGTATACAAGACATCGAACGTCACCCTGTTGTTAAGGAAGTCTTGCGTATTTACAAAGAAGAAGATTAAGAGGGTAAACCGGGCGGCAGATCAACCTGCTCCACCTCCGCCCGGTTTAATTACTGAAGTCTTGCCAGTTTAACCAGCGTAGCCGCTAAGTTGATTTCTGCATCTGCAATCAACGTGTGATCAACTAGACCTTGTTTAATGACCAGTAGAGCCTGGTCTTTCTTTTCATCACTATCGCCAAACAGTTCGAGATTGTCATACATCCAGCGATAGATGTCTTCCATCTCTTCAGGACGGGCTTTACCACAGAGCAATTTTCGTGCATCTTGGATTTTACCTTTCTTAAACAATTCGACCATAGCAATCTTATAGTCAGCCCCACCGCTATCACCTGTAGTGGGTGCAGCTAACACATTATCTTCTGTTACATTTTGTTGTACTAGGTTAATACACTTACGAAGATCTGGGTAAGCAGTTTTAACATAGGTGTCAAGTGTGTCAAGATCAAAGTCAATATTCTCAGTTACTAAGATTGTAGCGACCCGAGCAGTGAATTCCGTTTGGTCGGTCTTCTCCACATGAAAACCCTGGCAACGACTATGCAGTGCAGGAATAATTTTATTCTTATAGTTGCAAGTTAAAATAAATCTTGCTGTATTAGAATAAGTTTCCATTAGCCCTCGCAAAATAGCCTGTGCGTTAATGGACAAATAATCAGCTTCGTCTAATAGCACAACCTTAAACGGACCAAATGGGATCATTTGTACGAAGTTTGTAATCTTATGGCGTACATTGTCGACATCGTTATCTCGACTAGCGTTAATTTCCAATACATCAAATTCTTCAATACCTAGCTCGTTTAATAGAACTTTTGCCAATGTAGTCTTACCAATACCAGCTGCACCACTTAGCAACAAGTGCGGAATGCTACCCTCCTTGATCCATGACTCAACCTGCCGCTTTTGTGAAGCATCTCGAAATACATAGTCTTCAACCTTTTTAGGTCGGTACTTTTCTACCCATAGTTCTTTCATTCTTCTTTACCTTTTGCTACAACACACAATGATACTACCAACATGCCTAAATAAAAACCTATAAAAAGTCCACCTATAAATGACCAAATCATACCAGTTCCTCAAAAATTCCAAACACTTCTGCTAAAATAATACAAACACCAGCCATTAGCAAATTTCCCTGCATTAACCAGCAGCCTGCTCCTATGCGAATAACACTCTTTACAAGGCTGACATAAAAATGTCCCTTGCTTGTGTCTTTAGGTTGAATTTCCACGGCGAAACCATCCTTTAATTGTTTGAAAGAGATTATAAAATCTAAAATGATAATTAGTCAGTATCGGTGGATGGTTAGGACACCTGCCTTGATTATAGTCGCATGAAGAACTATATTCTTTTTTACATAGATCACACTTCATTAATTAAATCCTTTAGTGCAGAAAAAGTTTTGTCGTCCATGCACATATCAAATCGAGTACGTTCACTGTTTGGATCTTTGGCACCATCAAAGAAAGTTGATACTCGTAAGTATTTTGTTCCAGTTGGCATGTCGATGTCTCTAATCTCAACATAGGTCTTCATTCCACCTGTATCGCTAATTAATCGTTTCATCGTAGTGCCTCCATTGTGATAATTTTGTCAATCTCTTTGCCAAAGTCTGCATCGTTGGTAATGACATACAGACCGTTTGAACTACGATCAGTCTTTTTATCATAACGGCGTGTTTCTACAACACGACCACCGTTGGCGACATAAACTGTAAAGTGCAAGGCACGTTCTGGTTGATCAATGCTAGCAGGCCCGGCACTGATTGCCATTGACCTAGAAAGTCTATTCACTGAAACTGCTGAGTCTTTTTCTTGATTTTGTCGCTTCTCCCATTCGGCACCTTCCATTAGTTTCTTAAGAAACCAACGTGCTAACACTCCCGGACGTTTAACTTTCTTTTGAACGTCCGGTCTAAAATCTGATTCTTCTGCGTATTTTTCTGACGCTGTTACTGCATATCCATTCATTGCTTATTCCTTTCTGCTTCTGCTACACGTTTACGCAGGCTTGAACTACTAAAAGAATGATCTCGTCCGTTGTACACAATTTCAATTCCGCGCTTCATACAAATTTCTTTACCTGTAAACTCTTTGTCTGCATACTCTACACCTAATATTCTAACATCTACTGGCAGAATAAGCAATAGGTCTTCAAGGTCTTTTTCTGTTTGATAGACAACAACTTCATCCACATTGCGATTTGTACTGACCTGTATTTGTCGTTCTACAATAGTTTGTATAGGTGGATTCTTTGTGTCTGGTCGATCAATAGTTGGATCAGTTTGCAGTGCAGCAATTAGATAATCACAATGATTCTTTGCTTCTGCCAACATGGCAACATGCCCTGCATGGAATAGATCAAAACTGCTGAATACAATTCCTACCTTTAATCCATCTTCTTTTAGTTGTTTTATTTTATTGAATATCATCTTTAAGATAACTTATAATTTTTTTCTGTTCTTGTTCATTGAGCCACTCTGCTTCAGTGCTTCCAAAGTTGGGACACATTTTCATCATGTCGTCTAAGAACCATTTTAACTGATATAGATCCTGTTTAACACCCCAAGCAATGAATCCGTCGTTGCGAGCGTTAGAGCATTCTGAAACTGCTGCTCTAACCTGTTGGAATGTTTCTATAATATTGTATGAATGTTTGTGGCCCATATAGATAGTATAGAGGTAAAAAAAGGGCCCGTCAAGACCCTTATTCCCCAATATCTTGTTAGATTCCCGGGATATTAAAGTTTACATTCGAACCTGCTCCGATAGTTTTTCGAATATCTACATCGTCTGGTCTTTCTTCTGCACTCATCAAAATAGCAGTATTATCTACTCGGCGTAGCTCAATAATGTTTCCATCTTCTTGTTCTACTTCAAAAGTTCGCGTCCATCTACCATGTTCGACACATATCCAGTCCCCTACAGATACTTCGTTCTGCTCTGGACCAATGGCCCATACCCGGCCCCATCTCGGCTTAACGCCTCGAGACTTTCCATTGTCTGATTGAATTACAATACCCGATGCAGTTTTTTGTACACCGAAATCCATATCAGAAACAATTACGTGATCTCTGATTGGGCGAATTTTGCCTTTAGTTACCATTTATTCTCCAGTAGTTTTTGTTTTATTAGATGCAACAATACCTGATTGTGCTTGTTTAACTTTAGAAGATTCTGGAATTGCTTTAGGGTTGTTTTCATAATACTCAGCAATAACTTCTTCGCGTTTGCGAACAATTTTTCCACCTGGGCCTAATTCGTCCCCTCTTGCATTTACTCTTGCGTTGCCGATAGCAGGCATAAGTTCATTTTGCGTCATGAGCTTATCCATGTCTACTTCTTTACCCTGCATTGTTTTATACACTCTTCCCATATCTATCTCCTTATTTTAGGAATTCTTTTATATCTAGATCGTATTTAATGCTATCAATTCGGTGAACTCCGATAAGATATAACACATAGCTTGCTACACTACTTCCACGACCGACTCCCCACACGATTTTATTCTCTCGCATAGTGTCTACTAAGTATTTAAGGTAGAACAACAAATCAAACATGCCATGTTGGATAAAAAGTAGTAGTTCTTGATCTACTCTTGCACGTTGTTGTTCTGTAGTGCATCGATCATACAACCAATCGACTATAGGAAACTCACTGCATTCTTTGGGCATAAACCAAGTGCATTGATTTGCTTCATCAAAAAATGCCACATCTTCTTGGGGTTGCTGCCACTCTTGTAGTGGAACAAGGTTGTCTTTGTTAGTGTCGACAGCAGTATTGAACTGAACTACTGTGTTGCTATCGAGGTAGACGTTTTGTAAACTTTTGAGTTTGCCCGAATACAAGTGTTCAAATAGTTCACTAGGATCTAGAAAGACGGCACCGTATTCATTGGTATTCATATTAACATTATACGCACCTACTGCATACAATGTCAATTATCTACGTTAATAAAATCGTCTAAATTCTTATTTTGATTTGCCAACTTTTGATTGGCTTTGATGTGACGGGTAGACTGCTCGGCTTTGTATGCTTCGAGTATTACTGAAATTTGGTTGCATACTGCGCCCTGTCCGAATCTAGCAGCCAAGAAGTACTTTTTCATTAACTCGGTAATCTTATTGTCGATATCTTCGTTTTTCAACGTAGACAAATCTGGTAATAACGGATTAAACATTATGATAACGTAACTGAGGTACCAGTAAATGCATACCATGTGCCGCTATGATAATATGCAGGTCTATTGTATGCTGCGTCTGCAACAAATACCAATGTTCCGTTTTCTACATTTCCGGTATCAGTTAACGCAGATAGCTCGCTTAGACTATAATTTTTTAATACAATTGAACAATCTACTAAGGTTGCTTTTTTAATTTCATTTCCACCAAAATTATTTGAGCTAGATAGACTTACTAAGTTTACCTGAAGGTTGGAAATTTCTTCTCCTGTTGTAGACAGTGCTGATTGAATATTAGAAAAGTTAGTTCTAAAACCCTGAGAATCGTTATCAGATCCAGGAACTGGATAGTTGATGTTTATTAAATTGCTATAATCTGTAATAGTACTTGCCACAATTAACTCCTGTTAAGATGAAGTGTAACTTTTTAATACAATGCTACAATTCACAATAGTTGCATTAGTGACGGTGTTATCGTTAAAGTTATTATTATCAGTTAAGAACACTCCGTTTGTTTTTAATGCATTAATTTCTCTATTAGCAATTTCTATGGAAGTTTTGATATTAGAAAAATTATCACGGAATTTTTGAAGGTCGTTGTCTGCACCCTGTACAGGGAAATTAATGTCAATTAAATTACTATAATTTGTGATAGTGCTAGTCAAGATTCAACTCCAGTGATGCTATATTTATAGACAAAACTCACTTGAGTTTATTTTTAAGTTCTTTAACTTCTTTAGATAATTCTTTAACAGCTTCAATTAAAAGTGGCACTAGTTTTTCATACTTGACAGCTAGATATCCGTTGGTTCTTGTAGCAACAATTTCTGGTAAAATTGCTTCAATTTCTTGAGCAATAACACCTATGTCGTGTTTTCTTACAAAGAAATCATCTTCTCCACCACGACTTTCAATATATGAATCTGTCCAGTCAAAGCGTACACCCCTAATTTGTTCAAGCATTTCGAGAGGGTTGCTTAATGATTGTACATTTTCTTTTAGTCTAGCATCAGATGAGTAGTAAGCAGTGATTTCGTTTTCTGCCCTGATTTCACCAACTGCCCCGCTGTACCAACCACTTCCTACTGACAGTGTAGTAACAGTAATTGTACTTTGATATGCTGGTGCCGCCGCACCTCGACTTACTGCAATTTGACCTATAGAGCCCGGACCGTAGAAAGCAGTTGTATCAGGAGCTGATTGATAAGGAACTTGACCAGCAGTACCACCTGCTAAGTTTGTAGAATTACCTACAGTAACTGTGCTAGGTGCTTGCCATGTAGCAGTGCTCGAACCCGCAGTTAACACATATCCGTTAACACCTATTGGAATAAATGCTGTTCTTCCAGGACCGCTTTGGATAGGAATGCTGCCAGCGGTACCACCTGCTAGGTTAGTTGCAGTTGTAGAATTACCTACAGTAACTGTGCTAGGTGCTTGCCATGTAGCAGTCGTTGCTCCGGCTGTTAATACATGTCCAGCTGTTCCTAGAGTAATAAATGCAGTACGTCCCGGTGCGCTTTGAATAGGCATTGCACCTTGTGAACCACCTGCTAGATGAGTAGCAGTGGTTGCATTGCCCGCTGTTAAATCAGTTACCTGACTCCATTGTGGTGCTGTACCTCCTGAATTAACAGTTAGTATATAACCTGCAGAGCCGATGCCTAAGAAAGTTGTAGTACCTGCACCAGTTTGGTATACAATAGAACCTGCTAATCCACCACCAACATTGTCAGTGATTGCAGATCTTCCTACATATAAAGATGAAGTTGATATAAAGGACGGACCTGTTGCACTAGCACCGTTGCTTACTAAAACTTGTCCTGCTATACCCGGGCCTACAAAACTAGTAACACCTGATGTAGTTTGGAATGGTAACTGTCCAGTAGTACCGTTTTTCAAGTTTGTAGCAGTAGTTGCTTCGCCCGCTGCAACTCCTGCTAGTGTTTCCCAGCGAGGACCACTAGCACCAGCGACCAGTACATAACCTAATGCGCCCAGTGATAAAAATACTGTACTGTTGGCAGCATTTTGATAAGGAAGTGATCCAGCACTACCACCTACTAGGTCGTCTGCTAAAGTTGATCGTCCAACATATATACTACTTGTGTTAGTAAACACCGGACCAGTTGATGTGGTTCCTGCACTCACTAGCAGTTGTCCTGCTGTTCCTGGGCCAAAGAAACTAGTCAATCCAGGGCTAGTTTGGAATGGAACTTGTCCTGTAGTACCGTTCTTCAAGTTAGTTGCAGTGGTTGCTTCACCTGTAGCAATACCACTTAGTGATGCCCATTGAGGTGCAGTTGCACCTGCGGTTAACACATAACCGTTAGTGCCTAGAGGTAAAAATACTGTGCTGTTAGCACCATCTTGATAGACTAAACCACCTGCACCACCACCGACGATGTCATCTGCTAGTACCGCTCTACCTACGTAGATGTTTGATGTGGAAACAAATTTAGGACCAGTTGCACTTGCACCGTCACTGGTTAATATTTCACCCGCTGTACCTGGACCAAAGAAACTAGTGTTATGAGGTGCTGTCTGGAATGGAACTTGTCCCGTAGTACCGTTCCTTAAATTAGTAGACGAATTAGCACTTGATATAGATCCAGAAACAGTTGCGTATAATGTTCCGCCTACATACAAATCTCCACCAATACCTGCACCACCTCCGACAATCAATGCACCGGTATTAGTTGATGTTGCATTTGTAGCATTGTTAGTTTGTATAATATCATCTGTGACTATTAACGTTGTTGTAACAGTTGTTAATTGAATTGTTAATTTTTGAGCAACAATTTCACCACCAACATACAAATCGCCACCGATACCGACACCCCCTACAACTCTTAGAGCACCGGTTTGCGTAGAAGTTGCAATAGTTGTGTTGGTTATAGTTGACGCAGGTGTAGTTAGTATACCGTTGTTTGTATTAAACACGAGGTTACCACTTGCACCTAATGTTGCATAAGCACTAGCACCGGCAACCATTGTCAAGTATCTTAACGGAGTTGCTTCGCTGGTGCCCAAGCTGGTAACGTATGTTTTTTCACTTTCAGCAGATTTACCTACAGATATTGTAGTTGTTGAAACAAAACTTGCAGTATTTGTCTGAGCTTGTAGTAAACTTCCTGCTGCACCGGCTGATATAAATGTAGTAACACTGGTTGCAGATTGAATAGGGATCTCGCCTGCTGCACCGTTGTTTATGTTATTTGTGTCTGTAGGGCCAGATGGACCAGATGGACCAGATGGCCCAGTAACACCTTGCGGTCCTTGCGGACCGGGAGGTCCTGAAGGTCCTTGAACGCCTTGCGGTCCTTGTGGACCTGTAGCACCCCTAGGTCCTTGAACGCCTTGCGGTCCTTGTGGACCTTGCGGACCAGTAACGCCCTGTGGTCCTTGAACTCCTTGTGGTCCCTGCGGGCCTTGAACGCCTTGTGGTCCTTGGGGTCCCTGAACTCCCTGTGGTCCTTGTGGACCTGTAACACCTTGTGGTCCCTGTGGACCAGTGGCACCTATTTGATTTCCTAACCAAGTTCTAACTCTTGCTGGTTCGAGTTGTTGCTCAACACCGTCGTGCGCTACAATGAATACCGTTTGGTAATCAGTAGGATTCGTTAAGTTAGTCGATAAGACTTCAGAAAGAGATGCTCTAATAGACATGTGTAGTATCAGTACCCGATTTAATATGTTATTTATTATCTTTCAATAACAATAACATTGCGGTTGTTTGCTATTAAATCCTCTTAAACCCAGGATTGAATGTTGGAACCTGTAGTTCCTACTCTAATCCATGTATCAGTTGCTACACAAACGTAAAGAAAATTTGTGTCATAAGATACAAGCCCAGAAAAACCTGACGAGTTAGGAAGTTTTGATCCTGTTCCAACTGCTACAGTGCCTGGTGGTCCCGACGGACCTGATGCTCCAGTGGGTCCAGTAGCTCCACTAGGACCTTGTGGTCCTGTAGCGCCAGATGGTCCACTAGGTCCTGTAGCGCCTACTCCTGATGGTCCACTAGGACCTGATGGTCCTGTTGGTCCAGTTGGTCCAACAAAGCCAATTCCGTTGGCGCCCGATGGGCCTGACGGTCCTGTCGGTCCTGTACTACCTGCGGGACCCTGCGGTCCTGTGGCACCTGCGCCCGATGGCCCAGTCGGACCTGATGGTCCTGCAACAGCACTTGCTGGACCCGGAGGTCCCGACGGTCCTGTTGCACCTTCTGGTCCTGTTGGACCCGACGGTCCTTGTGGCCCTGTAGCACCTGCACCTGTGGGTCCTACGTCACCTGGAATTCCTTGAGCACCTGACGGTCCTTGTGGGCCTTGTGGTCCCGTAGTACCACCGCCGGTGCCGCCTGATATTGTAACCCATTCGGTGTCATACTCAGTGTTTGATGCTTTGGCTAGAACTTGTCCAGTAAATCCACCTACTGCTATGCCTGTGCCTGTGCTTCCAGGTGCGCCTGATGGTCCTGATGGTCCTGATGGGCCTGGCAAACCGGGGCTTCCCGGACTACCTGCAGGGCCTTGTGGTCCAGTAGGCCCTGCACCAGCAGTTGTACTAGTGTTGACCCATTTAGTACCGTCGTACTTTAAAAACTCTCCGCTAATAGGACTTGTTAGTGTTACATCAGTTAACGAGCTTAATGCAGTTACTCCCGGTGTTGCAGAACCTAAATTTACAACTCCGAATGTACCATACATGTCACTACTGTTTTCTGCGGCATAATATAGTGTAGATGGAGCGCCTAACGGTACAGCAAATGTAATTGTTCCCGTGGCTGTGCCATTATTAGTTACACCACTATTATATGTATTTTCAGTTCCTGTAGTAGCCGCAGTTTTAATCCATAACGGATACCCAGCAGCATTAACACTGAAGTTATATGTAAATCCTCTTACAAGGTTTAATGTAGGATCATTGAATCCTTCGATAATATAGTCTAAACTACCGTTGTTAGTAATAGTATATGTAATTCCAAACCCGCCACCTTCTGGTCCAGTTGGACCAGCGTCACCTTGCGGCCCTTGAGGACCAGAAGGCCCAGTTGGACCAGGTACTGTACTAGCATCGCCCTGCGGACCTTGTGGTCCTGTTGCACCTTCTGGTCCTTGTGGTCCAGCGCCACCAGCTACTCCGCCATAGGCAAGAGTAGCCCAGGTCGAAGTGCCGCTGCCTATTTTAAATTGCCCTGTATCTGTTTCTAGGGCCATTTCTCCTTCGGCCAGGACAGGGTTTGCAGAACTCCATTCTGCAGCGGTACCTCTTCTAAGTTGAATTTGAACAGCCATGTTTGTATTCTTTCCGTATTATCAATATTTATTACACACCACCTGCATTGATGGGTGTGATTCCACCATATATAGATGACGGTGTACCACCATCTAAATTTAAAATTCCTTCGCCACTTGCACCACTAGGACCCGATACTCCACTGGGACCTGTAGGTCCAGGTACTCCTATTGGTCCTTGAGGACCCGTGGGACCTACAATACTATCGCCCTGTGGTCCTTGCGGACCTGTGGGACCAAAAACTCCCTGTGGTCCTTCTGGCCCTTGTGGTCCTTGCGGCCCTACAGGACCAGTAGGTCCTACAATCTGTATAGCAGCTTCGTTAACTAGAGTAATTAACTGCTCTAATTCCATTTTCCTGGTTCTAGCAGGCTCGTAAGAGACATCAACAACTGGAACAATAAGTTGATCTGTTAATGTGCTTAAAAATGGTAAATTGGTGATTCTTGCCATAAATTATTCTCGTTGTAAAGGTTGGTTATTTTCATCATCAAGGCGTACCCAACCTTCTGGACCAAATAGGTAACCATCTATATCCATCAGATCCCCAACAGCATTTCTGTTGAATATTAGATATTTAGCTCCACTATTGTCTAAACTATTTTCCACAATTATTCGGTCAACTTCAAAATCAACAGTGTTAAACTTAAAATTATTAGATTTAATTCTATTTAGAATAATTCTGCTTTTATTAGGCAATGTGTAACATAAAGGAACAACCCTCATGTACGTCTTTGTTCTGTAATCATTCGACTGCTGAGTTAACATAAATCTAGGCTGTAGTTGTTCATCTACGCTGATAGTCGACCAGTCTTGTAGTGTAATAGATTGTAGCTGTTTACGCATATTATCTATACTTGCAGGGTAATATAATTCATCGTTGTGGTCAGTGTGTACTACAGAAGAGACGCTAATATCGGAATTATTAACTAATTCGTCAACTACTTCCACATATATTAAATCGTATACGTGTGTTCCTGCAGAATTTTTAGCAATAGCGGATTTTACACCGCCTAATCTTATCTTCTTTTTATAAAAATTCTCTTGTAATGCATATTGATATTCGTAGAGATTTAGTTGTTCTATACCAAAATCCAACGTTAGTTTAATACTTCTCTGGACTCCAAAGTTTGAATCGTAATATCTATACATTAATAGCGGGTCAAATATAGTAGAGTCGTTGATAAAATTGTTAAATTGATTACGTTTAGTAACACTCAAAAAAGGTCTAATATAGATATCGGTATACTTGATATTGTTGGGTTGCGTTACATTTAGAGTGAATGTCTGTGTTGATTCTTCGGTATTTGCAAGGTCAACAGCATTGATTATAAAAGTAAAGGTTCCCGAGGAATTATAATTTGCTCTACCAACTATGGTACCATCATGTTTTAAAGTTAGCCCGCTGGGAAGTTGCCCAGCTTTAAGCTCGTATTTTAACTCTGAACCTGACGATGTCTGTGTAGACTGCACAGAAATTTCACTAACATATCCAGTTTGAAGTGTACCTAGACTGCTAGTTGTCAACCATTTTAACATTAAGAAATACCCCTACGGTGAGATTTATAGAGGTATTTACCTAAAAATACTCAAATAACAATAGCCTTAATTTTTAGAAAGTTAAATATATTATACTTTAATTAAAGGAAAAGTACCATGGAAATTATTGTCGCAGTCGCAGTATTTGGCTTTGGATTATGGTGGGTCTTTTTAAGAACTCCTGCTGATACAAAACCATCTGCACCTTATAAAATTGAAACTCCACCTGCACCAGAACCTGCTCCGGTTGTGGTAGAAACTGCACCTGCAGTTGTTACTGATACAGTAGTGGTAGTAGAAAATGCAGTCGTACCAGAAGCTGTAGTAGCAGAAGCTCCTGCTAAGAAGCCACGTACACCACGTGCTCCTAAAGTAGAAGCTCCTGTAGCAAAACCAGCCGCAAAAAAAGCAGCCCCTGTTAAGAAGGCTGCTGCTATTAAAGCTGCTCCTAAGAAACCAGCAACTCCGAGATCAAAGAAGGCTTAATTTTTTAGCTCGGTCGGCAAGGGCAACGCTCGCAAGGTTTTTGCCCTTTGCTTCTACCATAATATCATGGGTATCGAGGAAACTTAATGCCCATTCATTTACTGCGGTGTTCCACATAAAATTACTGTGGGCTCGCAGTTTCTGCTTTTTGTGTCCGGCTTCTAATAGCTGTGCATAATCGGGCAGTGTTTTCTCACAATGTCCAGGTAGCCATTCTTCACGGCTAACAGAATAGTGCATAACGGGTCGAACACCCCGCCAGCTGTCAATCACACGTAGAACTCTATCGTCGGTGGGTTGAATGTAGTCTCCTGTACGGACCCAGTGATGGTGTACGTCAAGCACGAGGGCGCAATGTTTTTGCAGCTCAAGGCTGCTTTCGATTCCCCAGGCGTTCTCGTCGTTTTCAATTGTGATGCAGTTTCTTGCTTCGGGGGTAAGTCTTCCGAGTACATCCTTAATGCCTTGTGGACCTCTTCGACCCGAGATGTGGACGTTGATTTTAAAGTCTTGAAACGATTTACCATATCCCATCCAGCGGGCCATATCCACATGATATTCAAACTCCTCTATCGACCTATTTACAATATCATCCGACTCACTTGCCAAGACAGTAAACTGACCAGGATGAAAGCTGAGCCTAACGCCGCCCTTGCGAGCCAGATCTCCCACGGCTCGAAATGCTCTTTCGCAATAGGCTCTAACATCGGATAGCCTGTAAAAGAACTGCCAATCGCGCTGAGTATACACAGGTAGTATATCGCTGCCGAGTCGTACCATTCTAAGATTTTCATCAAGTGCTCCTACACGTTCTACCAGTTTGCGAACAGCTTCAATGTTACCTTTAGTAAGGTCCCAAAGTTTTTCTTCTGCTACATTCTGGCTCTGTCTATTTAACCACGCAACGGTGGTAGAGCCAGTATTGTACTTTTTAGCATCGTCATTGGGCTTGATGCCATTAACTTGTGCAGGAGTGTCGATCCATTTGCAGGCAAATCCAATTTGTTTTTTCATGATATCAATCTTAAATGAGAGGGCGTTGTTATCCCAATTTCTGGAAAAAAGTTTTTTGTGTAAATGTCAAATGCAATTCCAACCCTTAAATTTCCCTGATAGGGCAATGTTTCGTGTGGCATAATGCAAGAAAAGAAATGTATGTCTCCTGTTTTATTTGGAATTTTTAAAATGTCTTTACCGTAATACACAGTATCACTAGGTGCATCACCTTGTAAGAATAAGTTTCCACAGATTGTTTTAAACACATTCTTTTTAAACATGTCATTCTCAATAATCGGAGATGCATGGTGCATGTGTTTTTCTATTCTTTCTCCTTTTCGGAAAATATTAGCCCACATTTTAACATAGAATTCCTCCCCACCAATGATCTGTTTTGCAGATTCTAAAATCTTTTTAAGCAACGGATTTATTTGATTAGGAAGAAAATCAATTAAATTGTAATATTCGTGTCTAGTGGTAATAGAATTAACGGGTGCTTCTTTGTAATGTGACGGACCTAATCCAATAATTTTACTTTCTAGTTTAACAATACTATCAGTAAGTGCATTACAATAAGTTTGATCTAGTACATTGACCCCGAGGATATTGTTTTTGAAATTCTCAATGCGGTCTTCGTAGACTATTTGGGTTTGTGCAACGACCATGAACCATCCTTGTTGTCAATCCATTCGAGGGTGTCGCCTTCTACCCAACCTTGCATATTGAGTAGTTCTTGAGGCAACGGCAAAATAAGATCCTTAGTATCGGGATCTTCTTCAAGTATTACTGTCCAAGAATGTTTAGTCATAGTATATTTTACACGATTGTACGGAAATAGTCAATGGTTCTAACAAGTCCTTGTTCCAAATTGATTTTAGGTTCCCAATCGAGCATAGACTTTGCTACTGAAATATCCGGACGACGTTGCTTTGGATCGTCTTGAGGCAAAGGCATTTGAAGGATTTGGCTCTTGCTTCCGGTAAGTTCAATAACTTTATGTGCTAATTCCCACATGGTAAACTCTCCTGGATTGCCAGTATTGACAGGCCCGATAAAATTATCGTCGGTGTGGTTCATCATTGCCTGCATAGCATCCAAAAGATCATCAACATAGCAGAAACTACGAGTTTGCATACCATCACCGTAGATAGTAATGTCTTTGCCTTGTAGTGCTTGAACGATGAAATTACTAACTACTCTGCCATCATTTTGAGCCATTCTTGGGCCATAAGTGTTGAAAATACGAACAATTTTGGCCTTAACATCGTGAGTACGGTAGTAGTCCATAAACAGTGTTTCTGCGGCACGTTTACCCTCATCGTAGCAACTACGGATACCAATTGGATTTACATTGCCCCAATATGATTCCGGTTGTGGATGTACAGTTGGGTCACCGTAGCATTCACTGGTACTTGCCTGTAGAATCTTAGCACCAGTACGTTTGGCCAAACCTAGCATATTGTAGGCACCTAGCACACTGGTTTTCATTGTTTGGATAGGATCCCATTGATAATAATATGGACTTGCAGGGCAAGCCAAATTATAAATCTCATCAACTTCTACATATAATGGAAAGCAAACATCTTGTCGGATGACTTCAAAATTCTTGTTATCTAATAAATGAGCAATATTGTTTTTGCTACCTGTAAAATAATTGTCCACACAAAGAACATGGTGTCCTTCGTTGACAAGCCGATCACATAAATGTGAACCTAAAAATCCTGCGCCGCCTGTTACTAATACTTTTTTCATTTGTTTCCTTTAATTAAATTAGGTGAGTACTGTGGCAATACATTACTAACTTCTGTTTCTTTTTTATTTTCTAGTTTAACGGTTCTATCTCTAAGTTCGCTAGAACTATAAACATGTTCTCTTTTATGATAGTGTAATTCTATACCGTTGTCAATACACCATTGCTTGCCTGTAAAATCTCTATTTAGATATTCGTCACTGAGAAACCGAATATGAATAGTCTGTGTCTTAAGTAATTGTAACAGATCGAATTCGGTTTCGTATATTAAAATTTCATCCACATATTTGCAGGCCTGTAATTGCACATATCTTTCATAGGCACTTTGAACAGGTTTATTTTTAACTCCAGGTCTATCTATTGAAGGATCAATTTGAAGTGCAACAACAAGATAATCGCATAACTGTTTCTCCATTTTAAGCATGGTTACATGACCTGCATGTAACAGATCAAAACTACTACAGTTAAATCCTATCTTCATTCTGCGTCCTTTGGCGCTACAATTCCATATTGTTCATACATCCATTTAATAAATCTTTCAATTTCTTTACTTGGGTATGGATACGCTTTGTATGCTATGGTTACTCTTTCTAACCAATCTTTATCTGTCATGTTAGTTCCAGTGCCTTAATACACCTGCTACTATAAAGCAGTTTGTTATTATGTATGATAGCACAATAAATGTGCGAAAGCAAGCAATTAGATCTGATTCCGAATCTGTATTGCCTGCTTTTTCTCCAAGGGCCTTAGCCCATAGTCTCCAAATGTTACGCAAATAGGTCTTCATTCCATTCACGATGTCCTTCACGGAACGCCATATTGGCCTGTGTTTCGCGTACTTCCACACGATAGCACCAAAGTCTTGCCGCTTCGCCCGGTCCCCACATCTCTGGAATGTAAACGCCGTTGACATATTTGTAGAGCATGTCACTTAATGCTTCACAACCGAGTGCTGGTAGAATGACAATCTTAGCCATGTTCTTTTCTTGTAGCATTTTGAATACTTCCATTTGAGGATCGTCTTGTGCAACAATTAAAGTATGATCGAATTGATCCTCTAATGTTTTCTTTAGTTCTTTTAAACCACCATAGTCAGCCGCCCAATTGCGGACATCTAGGTCGTTGGTGCCAAAGTAGAATTTCATGCTAAATGAATAGCCGTGAATTAGATTACAATGACTATCACTGCGCCATTGGCGGTATGCACAGGGAAATGCATCGTGATATTCTTTTGTGCTTGTGTACTTGTATAGTACGGGTTGTAGATTTGCCATCTCTAGTCTCCTTTGTAAGGTAGCAAGTTTGACGACATGCAGAGTTTATAAAGCGGGATGAATGTGCGTGAAAGTCCGCTGCCTACTATTTATTATAGGCTTATCGACGTGAAACAATTTTGTCGCAAAGACCATAAGCCAGTGCTTCATCTGCGCTCATAAATGTATCTCGATCCATATCACGCTCAAAATCGGCATAGCTTTTACCGGCGGTATTGTGTTCAACATACAATTTGGTTAACATGGTTTTCATTTGTGTGATTTCTTTGTATTGAATTTCAATATCACTCTGCATACCACGAGCACCACCACTAGGCTGATGAATCATGTGACGAGCATGTGGCAACATAAAACGTTTACCTGGATGTCCTGCCTGTGCTAGGAAACTACCCATTGAACAAGCCTGACCCATAACATAGGTACACACATTTGGTTTGACAAACTGCATAACGTCATAGATAGCCATGCCACTTGTAATTACACCGCCTGGACTATTAATGTAAAAGTGAATATCCTTTTCGCTGTCTGAACTTTCCAAATGTAGGATCTGTGCTACAATTAGATTACTACTGTGATCATCGACTGGTCCATTCAAGAACACAATACGCTCATTAAGCAAGCGGCTAAAAATATCAAAGGCTCTTTCGCCTTGTCCGGTCTTCTCGACCACCATTGGTACTAACATTATTTGTATGCCTTATCAAGTGTTGTATTAGTCAGGCCAGCAATGACCTGGAAATTGTCCCACGCTTTTTTCACTGCGGGATTGCGATCTAGTTCTTCACTAGGTAAAACTGTTTCGAGCCATATTTCTGATCGACGAGCAGGATGTCTGCCAAACTTGCGAGGTTGGTGCAGTTTTCCATCTTCCCACAACATGATGCTGACACTACGGAACTTGTCCTCGTCGTCTTTATTGTTAAAGTCATAGTGACTCCACTCGGCATGGCTTGCACCTCCGAGGCAGTAGCCTTCCCAGATACCTGACCATTGTAGGTCATCTCGCGGGTCAAAATCTGTACGAGTAATTACTACCAGTACATCTTCTATGTCTACACGTTCTTCAACAATATCAAGAACGCAACGACTGTAACTTAGACCGACTTTCATTCTTTAACTCCGAAATATTGTTTCATGTACCACCCTACAGATACACTAGGATCGTATTGCTCGTATCCCTGTTCTTTCAATTCACCAATCTGAGCACATTTGCAAATAATCAATTCGGCAAACTTTTCGGCGTGTTCGATGCCCATCCATTTACCGCTCGTATCAGTTCCAGCCTGTTTCATAAGTGTTTCAATTTGTTCTCTCATTCTTTAAATCTTTCTGCATAACGGGCATCTGATTCTGCCCTGTGTGTAGGACACAATGTTTTAATCCAACCTTTACCACCTGCTGTGCCAGGAGCACCGCAAGTTTCACAACTCTTGTCAGCCCATGCTTCTGCCATACGTACCATACCACTAATTTGATCGTCGCCACCTTGATAGTAGAACCGCAATCCGCCAAACTTTTCTTTGATCTGTTCTACTACTACCTGTTCAATAACAGGGCGAGTTTCGCGGTTCTTATTCCACCAGTCAGTGTGGCTTTGGATATTGGCACATAGGCTTTCGATAATAGGCCACCATCCTTCACCTACAGCAAACCCACCGTAGGATTGTGAGAACATCTTTGGATACTTCTCTTCCATGCTTTTGGCAAATGCTTCGTACTTGTCTATATCACGATTCATTTTCTTTATCCTGTTCGTAGGCTTTTACCATTCGATATAACGGTTCCATGCGTTCAGAAAATACATCGGGGCAATTTTCAGCAGCTCGTTTCATATCCCACGCACTGGGATAATGTCTAAGACAATACCTAGCATTATCCTTAATGGCTTTAGGAACTCGAGGAGTATTAAGAATTTCTACTAAAAACTCTTGAGTCCTTACTACTGCTCGATATCTTTCATCAGGTAATGTCACGACTGGCCTTCCATTGATCGGCCTTGTCCTTCATACCTTCTGGGTCACGCTTGTAGTCTTCAAGCACTGCTCGAAGAGCTTCTTCTATGAACTGGTTAAATGTCATATCACGTTCGTGTGCTAGCTTCATATATTTTAACAGCTCTTCGTCTGTAAAGTCTACAGGAACACTAACACGAGTATCATAATCCTCGCCTGCGGCAATGGCCAGAGCCTTTTGCATAAAGTCGTCATCGGCCTCGAGATCTACATAGTTGACATCTTCCCAGGCCTCATCCGGCACCCTGCGATTAGCAGTTTCTTTTGCATGAGCCGAGGCATAGTCGGAATTGATCATACGGTAGGCTCGACCGTTACGGAAGTCGTGTGCCTCTACTTGATAAACTTCTTGAGTCTTAGTATCAAAGGTGATAGTAAAACTATGACCCTCTTGGTCACCATTCCAACTGTCGAGTTGATACACGTCATCTCCAAAACACCTCCACCCATAGGTGCTACCTTCGGTAATACGGTAATCGACAAGTTCCATCCATTCTTTAACTGTTAGCATTTTGCGGTTCCTTAGTTAGTTCGCACATTAAAATAAAATGTTCGTAGGCTTTACGAACTGCTTCATTAGAGTATAGCATCTTTGCTTCTTCTTGTAAAGCCTTTACACCAGCTTCGGCAATTTCTCTGGCACTGGGGATTTCCACATAGTAGCGGTCGTCACCGAATGCCTTGGCCATTGCTTCCCAAGCCTTCTTCTGCTTTTCAGTAATGGGCCTATTGTGTGGGCGCATCTCGCTAGCCTGCACCACTGCCTTACTAATAGCATCTTCAGCCACTCGGCTGGCCGCAATCAGCCCTGCATAATCCGGGTTGATATTAAAGCGGCGACTAGTGCCCCCAGGATAACACATAACCAAATGAGTACCCTTCGTATAACTATCCATAAAATCGCTGTCGTACTCGGCGACAGGAACATATCTGCGGCCCTTTTTCTCATAGTATATCTTCTTGGTCATTTTGTAATCCGTTGCTGTGTCGGTCTGTAGTTTTTTCAACATCTTGGAATAGACGTTTTTCTTGTGCTGTAAGACTGTCTTTGTGGATATGTCGAGGATTCCCGCACATAGCACAACCTGGTCTGCCACAATCCATTGCATGATGCTTGGCCAAACGATGTGGCTCTTTTAGCACTTTGTTTTCATCAGCAAATGAATTGTGTTGTTTGGCAATTTTAAGTTGCTTCTTTACTGCTGTTTCATCTTTAAAACGTCTGCGGCTATTCAAATACTTTGCTTGTTCATTGGCCATTATAACCTCTTATGTTGTTATTTTAGAAGATTGACGTTTTCGGCACTCCTCTCTAACCTTAGGAGGAATATCGGGATGCCATTCTGCCATTCCGCAGTCATATACTCGTTGCTGAGGTAAACTGTTTCCAAAAACTATAAGTCCAAACATTGCTAGAGATAACCCTACAACGATCATAGACAATCCGATCATTTGTAGAGTTTGCTTCATTTGTATACCTTTAGGATAACAGTATCTTCACTGAACCGGCCGTTGAGTTGAGTCTCTGTAGTTTTAACACTCTTAGCAAACCAAGTCTCAAAACGCTTCTGTGTATTCTGCTCTTTGAACTCTTTGATCTGCTCTGGCGGCTTACGCAGGGTCTTCTGAACACTCTTGTCAGTAAAGCCAGTTAGTGTGGTGCCTTTTACACCAAGTCCAACACTGCTGGTAGCAATGTAGTAACCGATCTTACGAGTCTTTACATTGAACACTGCTACACCACTTGCACCAATAATAGTAGCAGGCGGAGCACTGGTAATGCCAAGTTTAGTGTCGCTCAACATGAACTTGAGTTTAGCAACAATCTGTTCTGCAGGCTTGACCTTGGCAGCACGAGGCTTCTTCATAACCTTCTGTTCAGCCGCAATCTGCTCACATGCAGCCATAATGCTTTCGTAGAACTCGATCAGCTTCTTGACATTCTTACGTGGCAGGTGCTTGTAACCCTCACGAAGTTGCTCATCTGCGTTACCGCTAGCCAACTCCATCAGTTCATCGTGACCTCGCTGGAAGTAACCTTTGATGATACGACTGTGAGCTGCCTTGGCACCCTTGCCTTTGAGCAAGTTCACAACCTTAATGTCTTTAGGGTTAAACGCTTCTGGGTCTACGATAAAGCTGTCAATGGCTGCATCAATTTCCTCACTCATACCACCTGCGGCTTCACGCAGACGATCTTGAATAGTAGGAACATATACATCAGCAGTCTTTACACTTTTAACAGAGTCGTCGCTCTCAACTTCGTCATCCGCACCTTGCTCGATTACTTTGGAAATTTCTTTGCCCAACCAAGTTGCAGTGTCACGCCCATTGTTAAACCCTGAATGAGTTGATGGCATACCTCGGAGCAAGCAAGCGGCTACTGCACCCATAGTAGTACCACAGCGGCTGTCTTTAGTATCTTTAAATGCTTTAATAGTAGACTTGTCGTAGCCGTTAGCACCCATCCAGTTAATAACTGAGGGCTTCAATTCTTTAGCAGACTTCTCCAAACGATACCAAGCCATTGCACCATGGAAGTGACGCATGAATTGATTGTCGCTCCACGATTCTGCACCATCCCACTTTGGGCTATAGTCGCGCTTGGCATTCTCACGGATGCTTACGCTAGTGATCTTTTCTTTTTTAACTTTGGGTTTAATCTTAATGCCTGCGACTGTAGCCATTTTGTGCTCCTTGCTGTTTCAGTATAGTTATATTATACAGCCAGAACGGCTGTAAGTCAAGAGTCGGTAATACCAGTTTTGTCCAAATATTCCGAGTATTTCAACAGGAACATAGTACGCTTTGGCTCGTTGTAAAAGTCCAAATAGATTGACTCTTTTAGATACTTATGTCCAAAATCTGGATCCATCTTCCATACCCTGTGGGTTCTGCTAGTAAAACCTAAAACCGATTTCATCTTATTTCGAATTAGTAATACACTAGGCGGGTAATCCTGAGCTATTTGATTATAGATTTTAAGCCATTGTGCCTCGGACAACACTATAGATCTGCTCATTAGAACTCATTATTTTGATCCACGACTATCCAACCAAGTCGTTTTAGGTCTTCTTGAATTTCGGCAGTGACAACACTTTCCGGAACATACCCGTTTGGGAAGGCTATGTTTATTTTTGGATCATAATTGTTGTCGTTTCGAATGCCACTACAATACCAATCGATGTAGTCTCCTTCTTGTAGCATATCTGCCACAATTCCACCAGCACGTCTCCAAGAAGCGCCCCAAGTTTGATTCTTGAGAATGGGCATAACGTCTAACTTTTGGAAGTCATTGTTGCAGATTGCGGCGTAGAGATTTTGAGCATATACATCACTTGTCCGTACCTTTTCCAAAATCCATTCAGTACTACGGAGATCGTACTCCATGTTATCCTTTTGCCATTCTGGATCAACCATATTTTCTTCATCCTGTTGTCGTGCAGATTTGTAAAGATTAAGGTAATCTTCACTCGGCACTTTACCTTCTTCTTCACAGCGTTTTATATACCCTTCGGCTTGAAAAGTATGTCGTTCAGGACTGCTTGAAACTTTAGTCATTGCAGATTTCGTTTGTCAGCTTCACCGAAGTCCTCGGCAAACATGCGGAGTTCTTCATCGCTAAGTTCATCAATAGGGACTGCTTTGTCGAACAATTCTCCACTTTGGATCAGTTGTCCAATTTCAGCCATCAACTCATCGAGCTCTTCCTGGGAACCTTCAAAGCTGTCGAAACAGCCAGGTGCAAATACAACTTTGAGCTCTTTGCGCTCTTCTGGAGTCATATCTTGAGGAGTTTTCTTTTCAGTCATTATTTTCTTTCGGAGTTAAGGGTCGATTGTTACAATAAAAACATTCACGGTCGTTACAAATATCTTCTAACCATTCATTGCAGGTTTCGCAATAGTGAGCATCATACTCTTTCGAGTACGATTTTATGCAATCAAGTCCACAGGCCATGACGCACCTTGATAAGACGGATCATCATTTCTTCATCTTCGGCTTCGTATGCCTGCTCAATTTCGTGAGTCTTCATAAGAGCAGCATCGCCTAAGGCACGAGTTTCTGGATTAGCACTTTCTTTCATAAAGCTAAGTCCAGTCTCGCCGTGTTCTTTGCGCTTGAGTTCACAGTACTCACTCCACCCGCCGGCATCGTGTGCGTCAGGACGGTTTGGATAAACATCTTTCCACCAACGATATAGGTCAAGAACTTCCTGTGCCTTAACAGCCTGCGGAGTTGGCTTACCAATATTTGGATCACCTTCGGCCCAGCCACTATCTGTATCGTGGCGGAGACTTCGTTGCCAATCCAGATTGTCGAGTCCAGCTTGTGGACAACGCCAGGTTCTCCAACGGAACCAACCAGTTGCCCAGAATGGGGGATTATACTTAACACTGTCTGCCTTATCTGCCCAAGCAATTTGCCACCAAGCTAATTCGACTTCAACAAAGTCGACCAGCTCATTAAAAAGACAAGGAAGGAAACGATTACCAACATCACACCACTGACCGGGTTTAATGTCTTTAGGGTGTGCAGTGAGACTATGAGTACGAGTAACCCACCGGTTATTAACATAATACTTGATATCATAAATCTTCCTAACGGGCCAAGTGACAAAGTCTTGGAGGTGGCCGAGTGCTTCTTCCGCTAGCCAGTAACGGAAATTGTGTTTCATTTGAGCCGCAGTTGTCCAGTCGTCCCATTGTTCAGCTGTACCGGCACTAAGTTTCTTAGTACCACGAAGCCAATCTGCAAAAGGACTGCAACTCCAATATTTCGAGTGTTGTGCCATTTTAGTCTTTCTTTTCGCCAAACAGTTGTAGTAGGCTTAGGAACAAGTTAATAAAATTCAAATACAAGCTCAGTGCTCCGCGAATTTCGGCAACACCATCATTTTCCATTGATACCTCTTCACGAATACGCTGTGTGTCGTAGGCAGTTAATCCAAGGAACACTAGAATAGCAATGGCCGAAATGACCATTTGAAATACTGTGCTACCAACAAAAATATTGATAACGCTGGCAATAATAATGGCAATCAATCCAATTAACAATAGTGATCCAAATCCACTAAGATCCTTTTTAGTAAAGTACCCGTATCCACTCATAACACCAAATAGGATCGCACCTCCCATAAAGGCCGATACAATACTGCCCATGTTGTACACCACAAAAATTGTAGCAAAACTAAGCCCCATGAGTGCTGAAAATATATACAAAAATATCTGTGAGCCCGTTTTACTAAACTTTTCACTGGCTACACTAAATGCCAAAATCAGTAAAAGAGGTGCAAAAATTACTATCCATTTCATAATACCAGTGAAGAAAAAGGCCATCAATGCTGCATTAGCACTGACCTGATAGCTAGTAAACATTGAAATCAATACCGCAATTGCCATGTGCCCATAGACCCGACCCATTGCAGAATTGATCTGCTCTGCGTTTCTATAGACACTATTTTCATAAGTTGTCGAATACATATATATAATCTCCTTTAACCTCTAATGGTTATTTGTGTTTTATTTACAACGGGACCGTCGCTAACGAAGTCTAATCCAGCCATCTTGCCTTCATAAACTTTACCGTTCCATCTCATTGGCATCTTGATGCTTTTATTTAATACAACAGTTAGCCGATCTTTATCTTTAAATTCATAGACGGTAGCATCCACTAACTTACTAGTATTTGCCTGCCGCACTTTACATGTTTCACTATGCCTAATTATATCTGCCATACGACTATTATATAGTAGATTGTACCAAAAGTCAATTGGTTTTGGTAATAAACGGAGTTAATTCTGGAGGCGTCCAGCCCAAAGGTTTAAGCACTTTTCCATCCTCGCGCTTACGCACCTTGCCTGTTTCTTTGTCAATTTTGGCAAAATTAGTTCTCATGACTTCTTTCCATGCACCCTCTGCATCTGCGCCCATGCTGTGTAATGCTCCTATTGTAACAACTAAAATATCGACTAGTGCATCGACGGTTTCGACTTTATCGTGTTGGCCTACAGCTTCGCCTAATTCTCTACACTCTTCTTCTATTAGCGTCATGTAAAGGTTAAATTGATCTTCGTTAAAGTTATCAACGGTCTGGTCGCAGGCTCGCATAAACTTTTCCATATCTCTAAAAACATTCATATTTGGTCCTTTTGTTTTTTATTTTTTCTATTTTGAGCAGCTAGTCTCATTTTTTCTTTAGTTTCGTCGGAATGTGTTTGTCATATATTCCTTGTTGTAAATTAAATTTTTAATACTTTGAGATCTACTCTTAGAACTCTTTTCCCCTAACACTGCTACTGCAAACATAGTATCATTGTGCTTGACCAACATTACTAAGCATCTACCTGCTTTGCTGGTAAAGCCAGTTTTACTAATCAACACATTATAGTTTGTAATATCAGGATTAGTGTTTCTTACCTGTAATGTTACAGTCTTGTTCCTGTTATTGTCAAACTCTACTTTCTCATTTTCAGCCGATGAAATCTGTGTGATTAGCGTGTATCTACGCAACCACCATACAAAATTTACTAGATCATTAGCTGTACTAACATTTCCGGCGCCTATACCACTAGCATCTTCAATACGAGTATTTTTTAGACCGATGTCGCTTATATGTTCATTGACATAGTTTATAAAGGCAGCGTAGCCACCAGGATGAGCATGTGCTAAACTGTCAGCGGCCCGATTATCGCTGGCGATCAGCATGGCCTTGATAAGTTCTATTCGGAGAACCTTGGTCTTATTTGGAAATCGTCCTGTTGTAGATCCTTTGACAACGATTGATTCGTTGAGATCAACTCCACTGTCAATTACTGCCATTGCTGTAAATAGTTTAGTAACACTGGCAATTGGTACTACTTGATCTTCTCTAACCGCAGCCTCCATTACTGCATCGGTAAAATTATATAGTGCGGCAGTTGTGGCACCTGCGTTTAGAGAGCAGAACAGAAGAAGGATAGTTAGGATTTTCATACATTTATTTAACTTGTCCCCAACGAAGATAAAACTCGGATAACTTCTTTGCTTCAAGTTCCGCCATAATAATATACCTATATCCCATCCACATTGAATCCATATGTCTATGCCATTCTGGTTTATCTACAGCGTGTTTGAATACAAACTGCCCTGCTTCACTACGTTCCCAATCAAACATAGGCCCAGCAGCATATATGTCAGGATCGTCGACATCGGCAAGATTAAACTTATGCACAACAACCTTGTGAATCTTTTTCACAACATCGCCTTCTACAGTATATCTTACTGAGCCCATGATAGATGAAATACAGTTATAAATTTTTCAGCATCACTGCGATTTTTAAAATCCCACATGTCCCAAGACATTCGCTTACAGTTGGGCCAATCTTTTAATTTTTCTTCTGTCCATCTAACACAGTTGTCTAGATTTATTGAATGAAGATGGTCGTTTACAAATTCCTCTGCCTCGGACGAACCCCAGTCTTCTACAAGTTGTAGCCGCCACCATCTTACACCGGTACCTGTTCCATCACAATTAAGTTTAGGTTTAATCACAGAAAGTTTTTTGCTCCACTGAAATATCACCGCCTGCAAATCATCAAGTGCGCTCATGCCTTCTTCTTTTTAAAGTACCGACGCTTTGGTTTATTGTCTTTTAGATTTAAAGGAGCGTGTTCCATCTCCATTTGACTCTTCTGTAGAGCCGCATGTATTTCTTCCGTGCTAGGCCCTTCTTCTTCCTCAGATGAGTCAAGACTGGGATGATCATCAAATGCAAAACCAACAGTACTGGCAAATTTAATAGTAGATTCAAAATTACCAAGGTTTCTTAAAGACCCCACCGGACCTTTTTCGTCTTGACTAATGTTATGCCACGTTCGAATCTCAAGAATAGGTTCAATGTGTGAAGGTACTTCGATAATATAGTGATCACCGACAGAGTACCCTGCTTCACTTAGGTCAATTACTTTAATAACCTTGCCCTGAACAGGCTTGGTATTGCTTCGGTTAATGCCATATATCCATACTGTATCACCTACTGCATATTGTTTTTTAACTGTCATGTTTTTCCTTAACGCTTACGTTACCTTTAGACTCTAACATGTCCTTAATGAACTTGATAGCTTTTCTATCGGTATCGTAAACGTATTCTGCGTCCTCGTCATCGGTCCGCAAAGTTACTACAACACCGTTTTTTACCTTACGGATCTCGATTGACTCAAACATAAATTCACCTTTTTATTTAGGAACACTTAAATTGTAATTGAAGTGAAAGATTCCAATATGAGCTGTTTCACGACTCAACTCTTGATCACACCAGATCTCGTAACCTGCTTTTTGTGCCTGTTGACAGAAGAAGATATCTTCACCGATTTCCAAATTAAGTTCTGGAATAAACTCTTGCAAGTAATGAGGCTGTGGGATTTTTTCATATACTTCACGCTTGCAAAGTACTAGACCGTGTGGTAGAACATCGATCAGTTCCATTGCTGGACTATTATCTGTAGTTTGGAATTCACGGAAGTTTCCGCTAGATCCAACCATACCTGTGAAGTTTGCATTAGGGAAACGACGACGACGATAGTTAGCACCCACAATGTCTTTGTTCCGCTTGAGTAAACGAATAGGAGCATCGATTGGGAATTTCATGTCACTGTCAACCCACCAGATATAATCAAAGTCACTCTTTAAGAAGATGTCAACTAGGTTACGACGAGCAATAGTAATAACACTACCGATATTAAATGCACAATTAATCTTAATACCGTGTGCTACTAGATTAGCAGCCGACATAGCAAGATGTTGTGCAAACTCTGCATTGACCATTTCCATTGCTGGAACAGCAATCATAATTGATGGCGGTTTACCTCCTGGCTGCGTTGGCATCGCAGTGGTAGTTGGTGCTGTCGGAGCTGCCGGGCGAGCCAAGTTAGTCGGGCGGCTTGGAATGTTTAATTTACCTTTTTTCATTTTTATCCTTAATTATCTAGGTGCGAACTCTTGTTGTAATTTGATGTTATCAAAAAATTCTTTCTTTGTAGCTGGATCATCTCTAAATGATCCTTTGAGCACAGTTGTTTGAGTTAATGAACTATGCGCCATGATGCCACGATTCTCACAGCACCCGTGTACTGCTTGAATGTAGACTGCTACGTTTTCTGAGGCAGTAGCTTTACTAATTTCTCGGGCAATGTCGTTGCAAAGTTCCTCCTGGAGAGTCCCGCGACGAGCACACCACTGAGCAATACGAGTGTACTTGCTAAGACCAATAAGTTTTTCTGCGGCGATGATGCCAATGTAAGCGACACCGCTAACGGGCTGATGATGATGACTGCACATAGAGCGCAACTCACTACGTACCACCAGCATACCTTCGTATCGGTCTTCTGAATCGTTTGGAAATGCTGTTGCGTCTGGTGCTGCTTCATATCTTCCTGCCATTATTTCATTGTAGTACATCTTGGCCAGTCTACGTGCTGTGCCTTTGCTGTTGGGGTCGGTTTCACGATCGATCAACAGTGAATCTAACACTTTTTCAAAGGCCTCTGTTGCTTCGTCAATAAGTTCAGGCATAACATTGTTGTCGACATAGTCGCTGATGTTGTCGCCTGCCCAGAAGCGTTTGTTATCTTGTTTCATTCGATCGCGGATAACTTGCGATAGATTTTTACTTGTATCCATTTATTCTCCGAGTTATTGTCGTGGATGACTTGTATATTATAATACATTATTATTTAGGTTCAGTCAAGCGTAGTATTAGATTTTTCTTAACTGCGGAGTCCAAAACATTCATTTGCACACCTTGTTGTTCTGCGTATTTTAATAGAGCAGAAGTATCTTTTGGAAAGCACATACCGCCAAATCCGAACTCGCCGTCGGGTCCTGGCACCTTCATATGACTATTGCCAATACGACTATCCATTGTAATCATACTGGCAATCTTATTATAATCTTGCCCTGTTTTAGTAGCAAGGGCATATAACTCATTCATAAACGTAACCTTAGTCGATAGGAATGAATTGATAGCATATTTGCTCAGTGCGGCTTCTTGGATAGTGCAATGCTGTACCTGTTCTAATGCAGTTTGCCCAAGCCGAATAATGCGTTCTGCATCACGCTGATATGCACCTACGCTACCGCCGATAATGGCAAACTTGCCATTTATATAATCTCTCTCAGCATTGGCAGCAGTTAGAAACTCCGGAGCATGAACTAGATTAGGGTACTGATCATTTAGAGTTTGGTACACACTAGGTGGTGCAGTACACTTACTGATAATAACGCCTTTGTAATCTTTAAGTTTTTCTAAGACGTACTCTAATATACTGGCATCGCATTTGCCATCGTCTCCCATTGGAGTAGGTACGCAGACAAACACGCCTTCGCAGTCGGCGAGATCTTTAAATGTGTGTGAACCTTTTGTTGTATCTTTATCAACTAGTATAAGGTCAGTTGAGATTTCCATTGATCTAGCAATGGCACTGCCCACAAATCCTAGGCCCACAATGCCTATTTTTGGGTTATTTGAAAAAGGGAAATTCATAATATATGTATTTAATGTCATTCACTGAGCCCCATAAAAATAAGTTCACGCTCTGTAACATTGGCAACAGGTTTGAGCCAACCGTGACGAATACATTCATTGATAATCATCTTGTATTCTTTTGGACAACTTTGATTGATCTCAAATCCTGCTCGAGGTGCCTGCATCAATCCGTCGTAGATTACGAATTTAGGATCGCTCTGTTTGAGAGTGCGTATTTGACTTTTGTATAGAGTGTATGTCATACTGCTAGTATAGCAGTATTAACATTGCATGTCAACGGTCTATCCAGTCTTTATTACGGTAAGGTTTACCAATGGCTGCTTGCGGTAGATATCGAACTACTTTCTTTTTTAATCGTTGAATAATGGGATGGTTGTGATCGTGTTGGAATGCTCTTAAATACATTCTCCAACTGTTGTGACGTCGTCTGATGCCTTTTTGGTTTTCACTTAGGTAGTCGACGATTTGGTCCACATCACCTTTAAATTTGTCTATTAATTCACAAGCGATATTGAATCCGTATGCATCTATTTCATCGGAACAGCCCAAATAACTCTGCTCCATTTGCACTTCTGTTTTGTTTGCAGTGCTGGCATAATCTGGAATAATTTTAAATTTACGCCTACGATACTGCCTCATGTGTATCAATTCGTGTAGTAGGGTGTCTGCTACTGTATAACACATTCCCTTGTAGCGTTTTTTAGTTATGCATATATGCTCGTCAAACAACGAATAAACAAATATTATCTCTACAGCCTTCTTTTTATCTTGGTCCCACTCACTATAATATGTTCCGCCCACCCAAACTTGATTGGATTCTACTTTAAAATTAGTACTTCGTTTAAACCTAACTGGCGCTAATTTTTTTAAATGATTGGTAATTTTGCTGTGGAATTTTTCTATAGTAAGCTGTTGCCCGACTAATTCCGGATAAAGAGAGTACAGGAAACTGGCGATAGTTTCTCGATCTAGCATAGACCAATTGAATCGTACTCTTGGTGTAGTCATGTTTCCACCTTGTAATATATTTAGTTATCACTTACACTTTCATTATGTGCTACTTTAATGACGCTAAGACCACTCTTCTCTAAAAATTCTACGCCCGCCATGTCCCTATAACTATTGCGATAGTATACGCTAGATATGCCGCTTTGGTATATAAGTTTGGCACAATCCAAACAAGGAGCGTGAGTAATAAAAATATCAGCATCACGGCCGCTTTGGCTCGACTTGGCCAGCTTCGCAATCGCATTGGATTCAGCATGTAATACCTCTGGTTTAGTTTTTAATCCGTAACGAACATTTCGTTGAGCACCTTCGTGCCATCCTTCGTGCGGGTACTTAGCATCGAACTCCTCTGGGTCAAGCCAACCACCTGCACCCGAATCCCAAACTTTATCTTCACAGTCATTATCCCAGCCCGCAGGCATTCCGTTGTAGCCGTAGCTAATAACTGAACCATCTTTAACAATAACCGCACCTACCTGAAGTCTAATGGCGTGGCTAAGTTCAGCAGCTCTTAAAGCCCAATCCATATACATGTCTATGTATTTTTCTTTCATTGATAATCTCTGCCGTCTCTAGAGTGGTACTTTTTATCGGGATCATAGTGGGCAAATTGATCATAATTTGGTTCGTTTGGTAACACTCTTTTACCTACGAACCACTCGCCTATGTGATTAATTAGTTTTCTTCCATAATAATTTCTAATATTCGCAGACACCATGCCGTACTGTTCGTGTAGTACTTTACCTACAAGCCCTTCATTTAAATTAAAATCGTAGAATTTTCTATAGTCCACCTTAACCCTATCTAATGAATATAAACTTGCCATGGGACTAAAAATCAAGCTATTTTTTGTATAACGAAAATTCTTATAGATATGATCTGATCTGTCAGCAATCGGATCCGTTTCGTGACCGTACCATGCTTGTCTTGCTAACTGAACCTGTCCCAATTCTTGATCTTTTTGCAATAGCTCTATAAGGTCGGTGACTAGTACAGGTTCTAGTATTTCTACGTCATCTTCTTGGTGCCATATGTAGTCATAATCTCTTTCTTTCATTAGGTCCCAGAATTGACTCCATGTTACACTCAACCCTAGATTTTCTGGATGCAAAATAATTTCATTATAGCCGTACAACTTAACCAGCTCTGTGATCATCAAATCGTTTCGAGTTTTAGGATAATCATCGATGAAAATTTTATGTACTTCGCATCCGTAATAATTTATATTACGCTGTGCTCTTAGTGTACGAGTCAAGTACTCTAGTCTGTTAGTTGAAAATATTACCTGACAAATTTTATAGGTCATTAGATTCTCTCAGTATTAAAGAAGAAAGTTTGGAAAAGTCTGCCAGTTTCGTTGCTGTTACCAAAATAATCTAAACTTGCGTGATATAGATCACCTCGATAAATTATTAGCCTGTTGTATTTGTTTCCTACTCTATCAAATTGATCCCATTTAGTATAATCATAACCTTCGTGGTCTTTGTTAGATCTTCTAAATTCTCCAGTTTCTTTGTGACGATAAAATGCAGTTCCACCTGTATGTGGAGCATCTGGAGTTAGGTAACAAACACCTGCCCACATATTATGATGGTCGGCATGTATCCATGTTCTGTCTTGAGCTGTGGCTAATTGAAAGGCTCCGGTGTAACCTTGATCTTCAAACCAGTGAGTAACCGGCCCTGCAAATGCCATCCAGTATTCGATACAGGATTTAACATCGTCCGGTAGATAAGGTTTAGTTCTTGATCCGGGATAATTTCCTTTTACCGAGAAGTCTTGAGACAATGCATAATTTCTAACAATGTCTGGGTTCTCATAAAAGTTATCGATAACTAATAATTCTAAATTCATTTAATACCTCATGTATGTTCCACTAACTCCTTCCCAGCCATATATTTTCCAGTCAGTTTCTACTATGTCTTTTTCGTAAGGTCTAGTAAAGAAATATAACAAGGTTTCAAGATCATATGCTATACCATTGGGGTTATTCGTAAATTCTGCAATCACTCTATAGATGTCTAGCATTTTTTCATGATACTCAGAAGTCCATCCATAAAGCACTGAGCAATATTGTCTAAGCGTGTTATCTTGCTGGGTACTTCGTCTATCTACCATTTCATAGGGCCAAGTATCCTGCCACTCAAATTTTAACGGATGTTTAAAAAACAATTTCCCTGTATTTTCATTTGTACAATGAGTTAGGTTAAACGACCGATCAAAGAAATATCTTCCACTTAATTTAAAAAAGAAGTCATATTCTTTGAGCAAATCTTTATATCTATTAAAGAATGCAAGTTGTAATATTGTTTCACAGTGACTCTTGTGAGAGTGTGTTCTAATAATATCAAATAAGTCGGGAAATTCTTCTGCTACATTAATAAAAACAAGATTTGGTTGGTAGGCAAGTACTGCTTTGTAGTGTGCAGAATTTTTAGATGAGTCAACTAAAAATATAGTTGTTTCGTCGTCTATTATTCTATCTAAAGATGATAGAGTAAAAATAGTTTGTCTTAATCGTTCTTCATTACTGAAGATAGATCTTACATTACTGTAGGTAAGTGGATAGGTATTATCAACATCAATGACGCTAGTAACCAGTATTGCTTTCTTCATGATCTATAAAAGTTGCCTGTTAATAATTTTTTAAAATATTCATCGAGTTGTTTATGTACAACTTCTTCAGAGTAGTGTTTCATTGCCCAGTCTCGGCAAACTTTGGGGTCTATCTTGTCAATGTTATTCAATGCGTCGACAAATTCTTTAAACTCTCTACAACGGAATCCAGTTACACCTTGTACAACTGTTTCTGTAAAGCCCCCCCAGTCTGTGGTAATAGCTGGGGTGCCGGAGAAGTAGCCTTCAGCAACCATATTGCCAAAAGGTTCAACGTAGTAAGTCGGTCCTATGATCGCCTTTGCATCTCGCATTAATACTTTACGCTGTTCTGCATTTGCCACACCAAACACTTCTACATGACTAGGAATTTCAGAATAACCCATGTCTGCTAGATCTCCGGGACCTGCTACAATCAATTTATGTCCTGTTTCTTTTGTAGCTTGTATAGCAATATTAAGACCTTTGTTTTCAATAACTCTACCAAAGTAAAGAATATAATCTTTCTTTGCCTTAGAGAATTCAAACTCGTCTGGTGAAAATGCATTTGGTATAACAGCGTCATACCAGCTAGGAGCCATTAACATCTTTCTCTCACCGTAGAACATGTGCATTTGGGCATAGCTGACAAATACTCTATAAGGTGCGAACACTGCCTTAGTGTCGTAGCCTATGCTAGGTTCGATGATAATAAGATCGTTATTGGCTTCGGCGGCAACTTGATTTTCCCAACCATGAAAGCAAACTATAATATCTCCGGGAGATTTTCGGGATTTAATTTCACCGGCTGCTCTTATATTGTATTTGTCTATACAAGAATTTCTGTGTGGGTATATCTCATCTAAACAAATTACAGTTTCACAATCTACTTTACAGCCCACTATACCGTAATGGATACAGTCCCATCCTAGAGGCATCATGTTGTTGATAAATTTTATTACCGCTATAGAAAAGGGATCGGTCCTGTTATTAATATGAACAGGACCGGTTGGATTGCTTAATATATGAATTGTAGGCATAGAGTTAATTAGATGCTTTTGATTTTTGTAGCCGCAATTTATTAAGTTGATCTTCTAACATTTTAATATAATGTACAGAAAATCTTCTTCTTAGTTCTACGGGAAAATCTTTTGATGCAAGTCTGTACTTTTGAATCTCTTCTTCTTTGAGAAAAATAAGTTTATCGATATCATTCATTGTGTACTATTTAATCGATCAATCTCATCGGCTGCTTCTTCTAACAAATCTGCAATACGGTCTGGCGTGCCTTCCTGTACTGATTTACGGTCTTTGATCTGTCTGCGAATCTCTGCTCGCTTGCGTAGGCGGAATATAAGACTCTGTTCACTTACTGGTAAATGACTTTCGTCTTTCATTTTATATCAAGCCCCTGTGTTTCTGGACTATAGTCCAATGTGCCGCCGTCTTTGTCATTAGGGTAGAAGTAAGCATCCTCATCTACTATTGTAACTTCTAAATCACCATGACGCAGGTCATAGTCCGTGAATCCACCTTTGTCGTGATATACACGGAATACATATCCGTTCAGTGTGTCCAGAATAAATCCTCGTGTGCCCACAGCGTTTTTGATTTTCATTTTTCTACCACCTTATATCCTGAGTAGGGATAGTGTTCTTGCAACCATTCCAACATGCCTGGTTCATTGGGCAGTCGGATTGAATCGTATTTGTTTGTGATATACATTATGCTTTCTCTGAAAAAGGGCCGTGACAGCCCTTGTTCTTCTTTTTGTCTAATTACTTAGGCATCATCAATGCATTGAAGTTGCTTGGAACAACAATGGTCTGTACTTGTCCATTCTTGATACCTTCTGAGATATTCAACATGGCTTGTGCCTGCATGAATGCAATACTAGCACCTGAGTTATTTGCAAGTGCTGCCATACGACGGCTTTCAGCTTCGGCAGTCTTAACTTCAACTTCCTTCTGCTTGAGTTCGTTCTTACTACGAACCAATGCGTTAGCCGACTCAACAACAGTATCACTTGGCAGTACATTACGAATCATAACCTGACTGATCATAATGGAACCGTCCAACTTTTCTTCAGAAAGGTTGCGAACAATTTCTTCCTTAATGTAGTTTTCCATGTCAGTGCGGTTGTCTGCCATATCCAATGCTTCGTACTTTCGTGCGGCTTTGTAGATAGCATTACGAGCATTCTGAACCACATAGTTGTACATCACATAAGTGTCACCTTTGAATTCAGCGTGGAACGATTTGTTCTTGGTTGAATAAAGTTCGGCAACATTCTGTGAATTGATGTTGTAAACAACTACAGCATCGAAGTCTTTCATGGTTGAGTTGTCCTTGGCCACCGGAGTCATATTCTCCAAGACCACGTTAACATCCTTGACCGGGAATGTAAGCACATCACCGATGAATGTCTGATTGAACGAACCAGGCAACAACTCACCTGGTTGTACCTGTTTATCAAAACCAACTCGCACACCGACCTCACCAGTCTCAATACGAGTACAAGCACTAGTTAGAGCAACTGCGGTCAAAACCAAACCAACTTTAATAAAACGCATCATTTAGATAACTCCAGTGGAAAAAAGATAAAAACAAACAACAAAACCCAAAGCAAAATACAAGGGCCTTAGCCAACGATCATTGATCATACAATACCTTAAAAAAGAATTACAAGCACTGTCATCAACATTACTGCTGCCAGTGATACAAGTATACTATAGCCTATGCTTTTTGTCAAGGCCAATTGTTCCTTGCCTTCCATATTTCTCATAGCACGAATGCCAAAATGTATCAGAACAGCAAGGATAGCAAATGCAAACCAAAGTTTAATCATTTTGATTATCCTTTAGTTGGGAAAGGCCAATCACTGCCTTGTGCCCTAAACACAGTTCCAGGAGGTGGTGTCACCTTACCATCAGTATTGCGAGTCCAACCAGTTGGTTGCACATAACGATACCGTGCTGGATCACCGTTTTCGCGATCTTCCACACCGGCCTCGTATCCAACGTCATATGCATTGTGTTCTCTGGAACCATAGTTGTATGAATTGCTATAGTCTGCACCAGAGAAGCCGTCACTATAACCACGCTTATGGATACTTGAACCGACTCGGACTTCTGGCGCAGGCTTAGCCGCACGTACAGTTTCAGTACTGTTGGCATTGCTCTGTACAGGCTTGTCAAAAGCATCCCTTGCTTCACCGCCCATTTCACCAATAACTTCATATCGGCAAGCACGACCCTTGGCACCATTGTAGTCACTTGGGATTGAAACAACATCAGCTGGATCAATCTTAACAATTACCACACGGCTGTCATTACCACCAAAGTGGTCCAAGTAACTCAAACCGCAGAAGTGGAGACCAGTACTGCAAGTTTGATCCTTGTTGTCGTCAACAGCGTTGCGTTCCATTTCGACAACAGTACCCGGGCTATTGTCCATAGTACCACTGTGAATGTCTTTGAAGTCTCGGCGTACTTTCTTGTAGGCAAGGAAGTAACCATCGGGAGTGATGGGCAAACTGTTCTTTTCCAAGAAGCCATAGAGTTCATCTACTGAACGCTTTGAAGGGTTCTTCATCAAGTTGTGCATGAACAGAACCATTGGCTCAATAGTAAAGCCATCCTGCAACATGGTAATCATACGGCTTGCCAATACACCTGCAAAAGGTTGTCCTTTCCAGAACAGTTGTTCGCCTTTGACAGAGATGTTGCCAGCACCGTAGTTCAGCACAACCTTGACTGGGTCAATAATGTTTTTAACAGTGTCCCAGTCTTGTGCTTTAATAGCATCAACTACCTTTTGGTAAGTGACGTGGGTCTTAGAAATCGTATGTGGTTTGCCGTCAATAACGACAGTAACATTCGAACCTTGAAGAATAAACGGATAACTCATTTTAAATACCTTTCTTTGCATCAATTAAATTTACATACTCGGCAATATCGCTTGCCTCTACGCGGTAAGTACTCAAACTAGTCAACAACGGATAACGGCTGTTAACTGTGTTGAGTTCTGTTTGATACTTGGTCACAAGTGCTTCTGGGCTAAGGTTAGCTGTAGGAGCAAACTTGCGGAACAGTCTATCAATATTGTAGCGGTTTCCTGTGAACTTGTCAACCTTTACAAACACTGAAACCAGTTTAGCGTAAGGACTGTTGGCATCAATTTCAGCCAAAATATCTTTATTGTGGATGCCGTTGATAACATCGGCCCCCTCTAATGCACTCTTAACCAAACTCATCAACAGTTTGGAATTGTCCTTAGCAGCCAACTGATCAACAATGTGTTCTTCAAAGTTCTTCCAGTTTGGCTTCTTCTTGATATCTTCAATGTCGCTCTTACGTACACCGTAGATCTCACCGTTGAACAAATTGTGCAAGCTCTTGACATCTTCATGCATGTCCTTACCGCTAGTATAGCCTTTGGCACTTAGCATTGTGAAGCCGCTCAATGGTACATAGTAGTAGGTTTCTGTAGTGACAAACTTGCTAGTATCGCCTGCGGCACGCCAGACCATATCTTGCTCATCACGACGATAGCCACCGCCACCACGACGTTCCAACTTGAGAATTGAAACGTTCTTACCCATGTTCTCACGTTCACGTTGCTTCAAGGTACTTGCGACAAAGCGACGAGCAAGCGGAGGTTCTTGGATAGCGGCAAAGAAAGACTTGGTATCCATGTCCTTAGTCTTGTCTGCCTTTTCCAAAATCCAGATAGCACGGCTGTAAACATCGCAACCAGTTTCACGATAGTGATAACGAGCACGTTCGCCGGCACCGGTCTTTAAATCATTGATGATGAAGTGACTGGCGTCATCAACCTGCACATGCCATTCTTGCCAAGTGATGTAATGTCCGGCAGCATTTTTTGCATGTCCGGGAGCGTACTCTGTAGTGCTCTTACCAGTGGTCACAGCCTTGTTATGACGAGTCTGATGCAACTGTCGAATCTGGATGTTATAGTTAGCAGCCAGGTCCTCTACTTTAAACTCAAACCGCTTCAAACGGTTGTACTGTTTGTCGTCATAAGTAGGCAAAGCAGTGTCTTGAGCATACTTGCTCACAGCCGCGGTCCACAGTCGATGCTCTTTCTTCTTGAACAAGAACACAGCACGATCCCACAGGTTCTCAATAGCATCTGCTTCCTTGGCAATGACCACAGTCAACGCCGCATTGACTGCTTCCAATTTACGTTTGATAGCCGCAACAGTTGATGGGATGTAACTGAGGCCTTCGCGGCTGGCTTGGAAGTCCAGTTCGCCAATACCAAAGTGCATTTCCAAACCGCAGATCAACAACTGCTTCAACTCAGGCGGAATAGATCCGTCAGCGTTAGGCACCTCGATAGGATAAGCAATATTGCCCATAATGGCTGCACTGTTACTGCGATCCTTGAAACTATGCACACCGGGAACAATGTCGCGGCTTTCGTACTCAGCATCAACAAACTGGAAATCGGAACTGCCAGAAACAACCGGACGGAGAGCAAAGTGTTTGTAGACAACTCGAGCTTCTTGTCGGAACTTGTCAAAGTCGTAACGATCGTTGACGGAAAACTTAACTTCAACACCAGCAGGCTCGTCTGTAGCTTCCTGCATCATCAAGGCAATGCTGGGCACGCCTTCCCCGTTGATAAAAGCTGAGTAGATACCCTTAACGCCGTTTTGGATAGCAGTCACAGTGAAGTTGTCAGTGTAGCTGAACGGACTCTTTGAACCCAACCCCAGCGCACCAATAAACTCGTTGGAGTTTGTTTTAGTACTTTCAAAGTAAGTGGTGTAGATTTGGGTAACTTGCTGATGACTCAAGCCAGTGCCGTAGTCACGGATGGCAAAGTGCGGCTCCAATGTGTTGGGCAAATGCACATCAAACGGAGTGTCTTTCTTACCTGCGGCTGCATGGCTGTCCACAGCATTGCAACTCAATTCGCGGATGATAGCACGGATCTTGTTAGCATACAAGCCCGAACTCAAAATGCTGAACGCTTTGGCAGAATTGCGAATACGGAACTCGCCAATTTCTGCTACGTTAGAAACAATAGCTTCGTTAACTGGAGCATTGTTGAGAATCATGTAAAACCTTTCAGTAGTGTGTTTGTCTGTATGTATATATTATACAAGAAAAAACCAACCCTGTCAAGAGTTGGTTTGTCCAAATTATCTACCCACTGCAATCAATCGAATTCGTAATGCGTTCAAACTTGACTGGATGGTCATAAGTTCTGCCAACGCCTTAGTGTAGTGACCGTTAGGATGTTTATCATGTCCCAGTTTACGATCTACGCCTAGAGCCATTTTTACACTGGCAATGGCTGTGTCAACTGCTTCAATTCTTGCTTCGAGTTTTTCTAAATCTGTCATTTTCTTTTTCCAATCTTGTCTACAACATCGGCCTTGCTCTGTAGCAGTTGGGCACGGAAGCGACGATAAACTCGCAGTGAAGCGACACTCATAGGATCTTCCTTGCCCTCCAACTCTGCTATCTTAGCATCCAGTTCGGCTTCGTGGGCACGATGACGTTCGACATCTGCCTTGAGCCCTTTCGCATCACCCCAGAAGAATTTCATATCATCCCCACTTTAAAATAAAGAACACAGCGTCCTTTTCGTTTTTAAATCTATACTCAAAGGGTCCAGTACTCCAGCGAGGATTATTATATCCTTCGTTTCTGTGTCCGAAATACTTTGAGCACCATGCCATCATCTCATCCTTTTCTTCCCACCAATCACCGCCTGAATAATACACAGTGTATTTCTGGGGAGCAAGTTCTTCTCGAACCCGCAGTTCTAAACTACGGGGCCGTTTAGTAAACCAGTTCATAGGAGTATGCGGATAAAAACTATTAACGTCTAAATCAATCATACACCTACGAACCGGCTGGCTTCGGCGTGCAACCCTGCGTCACCCTTGGTCATCACAGCCAACAACAATCTCTTTTCCTCCAAGTAGGTCTTGGCGAAAGCAGGATCGTGAGCCATGATGCTACGGCTGTTGCTGATCAAATCTGCCAACTTGATGGTCTGTGCTTCGGCGGGCGCTCTTGCAGTATGCTCACGGTCTATTGCCTTGCGGTGGGCACGATTGCCATCATGCGGTTGGCTAACATCAGTCAACCATCCAACCAAGGTAGCAACATCGATACCAAAGGCCATGTGGATGTCAGTGTATGTGCAACCAGTGTCTTCCACAACATCATGCAACCAAGCAGCCGCAACCATATCAGGAGTGCTACCCGGAACGCCTGCTACGATCTTGGCAACTTCAGCCGGGTGGACAATGTAGGGTTCGTTAGTGTACTTACGCCTCTGTCCAACTGCGGCGTGAGCAGCCATGGCATAGACTTGCGCCTTACGGACTACATCAAATCCGCTGAGATCCATTGTAAAATCTTCCATGCTGCTCTCCTTGTTAATAAGTATATATTATAGCATGGATTTACCATGCTGTCAACCGGAAGTTTTAACCACTTCCAGGATGGTAATTTCTACTACTAAATGCTTACGCAGTAGCATGAACTTTTTGAACTTGGCTTCTATGTCCGCCTGAATGTACTCGTCATGGTAAGGCATAGTAGCAACGTCCTCATAGGGTTCATCGTTTTCGTTTAACGCTATGAAACTGAGCTTCACTGTGCCCTGTTCGGGCTCTTTGAACATTTTAACAAATTTGTTGAACATGCAAATATTTAGTGATGCCCTTTAATTTCGTTATCTTTAATCATACGAACTGCCCGATCCATGGAGATTACAATTTCCCCAGTTGAGTCCATACCCACATCCATGCAACGATATTTTTCCATGCCTGTAGTGCCACCGTGCAAGTGACCGTGAAAGTGCAGAGAACCACGATGCATCTGATCCCATTCATAGATAGGATAGTGAAACATCACGCACTTGTGGCCATCATAGGTGATATCCAAATACTTATGTACTTCAACAAATGCATCGCGGAATGTTACATCCATTAGGGTCTTGCGGTCATGGTTGCCTTCTACAAGGATCTTATCTCCGTTCAACCGATTCATCATTCGTCCAGCATCACTTCCTGACATAAACGCTACATCGCCTAAGATGTAGACTAAATCACCCGGCTCTACTTTGTCGTTCCATTCTTCCGCCATTGCGTTATTCATATAAGCAACATCGTCACGAAATCGTGCCCGTGTTTGCGGACAGAACTTCATAATGTTCTTGTGCCCGAAATGGAGATCCGAAGTAATCCAAGTTTTCATATTATTTCCTATTATACAGCCAGTGACCTATACCGTCAACTGGCATACCAAATTTCTTTAAACCCTTCTTCCTCAGTGGGCTCTTCCCAACTGGCAATCATGCTGGCAATAACATGATCCGGAATCTCTTTGCCAGGGCGGCTCATCAATCGGCGCATAAGTTCTTTGTGTTCAGGTGTCTTAAACACTATTGCAATATGCTCATAGTCAGGTAACATGTTAAACTTGCGAGTACGACTTGCAAGAGTAGTACTAGTTTGATCCCAGATAATATCTCGATTCATTTCACGAGCCGCAACAACTTCCTTGGCCATAAGGTCTACAGCAGTGGGCATAAAGTCTACAAACACTTCGCTGTAGGTGCGTCCTACTTCCTTTGCGTAGATTTCAACCCACTTGTCTGTGCTAATACAAGAGCAGGTCAACGCCCAGTCTTGTTCAGCCACCCAAGTACTTTTACCTGAACCAGGCACTCCAATCAATTGATAACATTTTGCCATTTAATCTACACTCCTAAAAGTTCGCCAATCGTCTATGTTTGGCTTTTCATCTTCATCATATGTCCAACCCAAAGCCTTCATCATGCGATGCTTGACCAATAGGTTGGGGCTACGGAATCTACCTGTGTCTTCAAAGCCCATCATAACACCAACTTCGCAAACTGCACCACTGCGGCAAATACCCGCATAGCAGTGAACAACTACATTCATACGGTTGTCCTTTGCGTGTTGCAACAGTCGAACAAGCTCGTTAGCCTGCTCTTGACTACATTTCATTGCTTCTTCCAACACTTCGTCCTTGGCCTCTACGTCCAAAAACTCAAAGTTGTGTTGCTCTTTAAACTTGTGAGCAGGCACAGGGCGCCAGCTGGCCGGATCAACAATGCTGATCAGCATACTGTTCTCACCTGCCTCATGATGAAACCTTGTGGGTATATCAGCGGCCGCTACGTTTTCAATCCATGGCATTTTATTCTCCTGCGCATTATATAATTATAGCATCACTTTACCATTTTGTCAAGCCAGTAAATAATGTTATGTCCACCCAAAAAACTCGCCTAGAAAAAAAAGCTGACGATATATTTGAGTTGCTGGATCATTATGTTTATCCCACAACGGGCGAAACACTGGCAGCTCAAAAGGGTTTGATGGTAGGCTGGTTAGCTAGACTGGCAACTACTGACTGGACAGTTGCAGAAGAATTAGAAAGACGATTACATCTTGCTCGGAAACAAAAAGGTAAAATTTGAATTTTATACCCTCTAATTTTAGAAATAAATATAATTATGAGATGTTTCTATAAATTAAAAATTAATAATCTAGAATCTATACAGGCACACGCATTATCTAAAATATCTGAAGAAGATCTTAATTTGATGCCAACTAGATTATTTTATCCAGAATATAATTTTTTAGATGATCAAGATCTCTTATGTGCGTTAAATCAATACGGGTTGACAAATTATATACATAATGTTGCTCTTTTTGTTCTCAATTCAGGAGGCATAAGCCCTATTCATGTCGACGGGGATAATGACTATAATTGGAGTTTAAATATACCTTTAAAAAATTGCAGATATACTCGAACTAATTTTTATCAATCTAATGAGGTTCCTGTTAAGAAAAAAAGTCCAAACAGTGATATAGAATACAGTATCTTTGATCCAAACTCTTGCACACTACTAGATTCTCTTCGATTATCTGATCCATTTTTAATGAATGTGTCAGTTCCTCACAGCATATCTAATCTTACTTTTACAACAAGAGTTTCTATATGTATAAGAATAAAATCTACATTTGACATAGAAGCCGCTCTGTCAGAATGGGATTTAAAATAACGAATTTCTACATAATAAATTTTTCAAATCTACTTAATGCATCCTGCCATTTGAAATATTTCGAATTGTGTAATGATACTTTTATACTAACACACCATCGAGGTGACGTTATATTTGATACGTTATGAGGAACACCGCTTTGAAATAAACACGCCCCTTGTAAGTTTACGGATTCGATTAACTGCATTTTATCAATTTCGTAGTCTCTTTTCCAAGCTACACCATTGTGTTTCGGTAGTCCTGGATACTTATTAATTGATCTGTACCAGTTAACTAGACTATCATTTGCATTTATATAAAAATTTAAATTTGTTTGATCGTAAACGTTATAGTTGTCTATATGAATCGGGGAAGACGTGCTTTCCCCACTATAATAAATTATTAGGCCGTTTAGTCGAAAATCATCAATTTTCTTTAACAGTTCTAGCATATCTGGACTTAATATTTCTGTTATATGAGCAGTACCTAATTTCCATTGTTTTTCGCATACAAAAGATTCGCTAAGAAACGGTACAGGAAATGACAGTTTTTTAAAATAATCGCTCATTCAAATATTTACCACCTAATTATTAATCGAGCTTTCTAGGAGTAATAAGAGCAGATAAATATTTTGATGAAATATTATAAAAAAATAGAAATTGAAAACTTAGAGGTAATACAGAAAAAAGTTTTACAATTTATTAAATTTAAACACCCCACTATATATTTTAGAAAAGTTGAGTCATCTTGGAACCATCTCGATGTTCCGAGTTTGTTGGCGGCATGCCCAGAACTTTCTGAGTCTTTCGGCAAATTGAATTTATCCTGCATTTTTGCGTCAATTCATATAATGTATGATAATACACATTCTGCTATACATACTGATATTACGCCCTGGAAAGCTAGAATTAACATTCCTATTTTAAATTGCAACGGAACATTTACTAAATTTTATACAGGTGAAAAGGTAGTAGAAGAAATTAGGACCATGGCAAATAATAAAACGTTTAAGGTAGATGCAATTATAAATCCACTTGAATGTATTGAAGTAGACGCATACGAATTAACACAGCCGTTAATTCTTAAAACTTATATACCACATAGGGTTTTTATGAATGAAACTTCGAGACCTAGAATAGCATTGTCAATTGGCTGCGATCCTGATCCATTCTATCAATATTTTTCGTCAGACGAATAAATCTGTAGTATCCACTACATCTTCAATATTTCTAAATTTAATAGGATGTAGTCCCCATCGCACGGTAAACATTATCCTTATATCATCATTAAAATTTTTAACACCATGCATGACATCACCTTTAACAAAACAAGGCTTTGTTATCTCAAGGTCTTCGATAATTTCTAATTTAGAATTGTCTATAGGAGTTAGACCATGCAGGTAACTGCTTTGTACGGCACCCATGACTAGATTTTCTTTTGGACAATGATACCATAACATTTTTGTATTATGACAATTTAATACAGGAATATTTAATCCAAACGGTACTGTAATGAATGAACTATCAACATGAGGAGCTAGCTCAGCATGCCCCGGTGTAAAATAAAACCTAAGTAATCGAATTTGACTTTTACTCCTCGACTTTAGCCACCTCATTAATTTTGGACAATGTTCAGTCATATGCTCTTCACTGAACGTACATGCATGTAGGCCTTTAGATGCATAATCATAATTAATAGATTTAATTAATTCGTGTTGAATCTCTTCAAAGTTGGGGATATGGATGTATCTATAAAGTTCTTGCATACTTCCAAATATTTAGTAATAAATACTTTACAAACTTTAAAAATTATGCTACCTTCTATAACATTAAACCCTGATGATTATTATTATGCACTTAATCAGCCCTGTACAATCTTACCTCAACTATTAGAATATGTTCAAAGTGTAGAAGACTGGGAGGGATTAGATTGGCATACATTTTATTTAGATGTACCAAATAGGACTGCTTGTAATTTCGAATCAGATCCTGTAATTAAATTTTTTCTAGATCAGGGATGGAGGTTAAACTTCACATGTATGCCCCCTAAGGGGCATTATCGATGGCATATCGATAATCAAGGAAATAGACAAACCGCAATAAATTTAGCACTAAATGGTTTTGAAACAACTAAAGTTATGTGGCGACCAAATAGACCGTACGTGCGAAAAATGAATACAGAAATTATGGATATTCCCTACACACCTGGTACGTATTTTGTATTTAATACACAAGAGGAACATTGTGTAACTAATTTCAGTAATGAAAATAGATATCTATTAAGCATTACACCAGATAAAAGATTTGCTGTTCCTGAGTATTTTGACGGAATTTATAAAAATGTAAGTCCTAGTCGATACGCTGAAATTCTAAAAGGTTACAAGCTAGCATTTAAAGAGGTCGTTAGCGAAGTTAAAGCACAAGGTTGGTAGTAGATTTTAAATTCAGTCTTTCCATCTAATAGTATTCCAATCAAACATAAAATTTAAGTTAAGTTGTTCGTACGCTATCCATTGTTTAGTGTACTGAATATTAAGAGGAAAATCAATTACATTAAAATTATTATAAAATAGATGATGTAATTGTCTAGGTGATCGAGTTTCACCTAATCTTTTTCTTTTAAATGTTTCTATCAAATTTTTATTATAGTCATTAAATGTGATAGCAATAGCTTTACAATTATTGTCTATTGCCCATTGTTTGTGCATTGGTAAAAAAAGTTCTCTAGGTAATCCTAAATGTCGGTAATCTTTTGTAACCCATGTTCTACATCCGCCTATGGCAACTTCATTGGAGAATTCACTTCTATAAACTCCCGAACAGGCTACAATAGTTTCATTTTTTATCGCTAAGTGAAACGCTCCACTGGTTTCAAAATATCGATGCCTGTTGTATATTTGATGTATTAGTGTGTTAGATTTAGTATGCCAATCTTCTACCCACATATTGCTGTGTGCTAGCTGAGTAATTTCTTCTGATGCCTCTTGACAAAATTTAAAAAATAAACTTTTATCCTCTAACTCGTCATACCGAATAAGTGTTAGATCAGACATTGCTAACTAAATCTTCAAAATTTGGATTACCGTGAAATCTCATAGTAAATACCCACCGATCTTCGAGTTGATTTGATTGTGCTGAATGCGGACAATCTACTCTTAATAGATGAGGGCTGTCAATTTCTAATTTAAAATCTTCTGTATATGGTTCTTGCCACATAATTTCATGATAAACGTTGTTGGATAACATTACAAGAGATGTGCTGTATTTTCCTTTATACCAAATTTGGTAACTGTTTTTACAACCTTTCAACGGAATGTTTATTGCAGATTTTATAATACCTTCTTCATTACCGTCTATATGAATACCTTGAAAACTATTCTTTGGTCTAATATAACTTAGACAATAGCGAACAGGAGGTATATTATACCTAGCTAGGTCTGCATCAATTATATGCTTTAATTGATTGTTGAGCTCGTGTCTTATTTGTATTTGTCTATCTACAGGAATTGAAGTATCTATCTTTTTCTCTATATCTAAAATTGCAAATTCTTTTATAAGATGTTCGCATGTTAAATGAATTTTTTTACAGTACACGATGTTTATCGTAAAATTTTGGAATATCTTTTATTTAACTCTCTGCAATTTTGTAATATAAATATATGAAACATATTATGATAGTAGCCACACCACTTAACCTTCCTACTGTAGTCCCTGACGATTGGTCTGTATTTTGGAATATTTGGAACAATTATGGAAAACCTATAGTTAAAACGCAACAAAACCATAAGGGATCTTATTCAAAAATTGGAGATACAGATGTCTGGAAAGGTTTAGATATCTATAAAAATAATTTATTTCGATCTGCATGGACTGCACCTTACTATGATATTCGAGAAGAACTTCCCTTAATGTATCAAATGATTACAAAAATTCCTCTATTCTCTCTTGTCACTGGTGTTAGGGTTGTAGAAAGCCTAGGAAATATTCCGCCACACACTGATGATAATATAGATCGATGGAACGTTAGAGCAATGTTGCATTATACTGATTCGAACCCTCAATGGTTTTTTACTAAACCGAATGATACAAAAACTGCTGTGTTGTTAACATTGCCAGAGTCCACTAATTGGTTTGCATATAACGATAAGTACACATGGCATGGGTCGAAGTATAACCCGGATCACCCTAAATTATTAATTCAAATGTTTGGAGTAGGATTTAAGAACAGTCAGTTCCTACAAAAAAGTGCAGAAATGTACAAAGAATATACAATATCATATGACTAATTTATTTCAAGCTAGTTCAACTACTGTTAGGTATTCTCATATTGTAGCAAGGTTAGCAATTATTATAGGTGCATTCTTTGTAACATTTAATTTACCCTTATTACTTGTGTCTGCTATTGCATATCATGTTTTACTATCTATCGGTATAAGCATAATGATGCATAGATACTTCAGCCATAAAAGTTTTGAATTTAAAAATAATATTGTCAGAAAAGTTTTTATTATAATTTCATTGCTTTCGTTGCGAGGAAGTCCAATAGCTTGGGCATACATCCATCGAGCACATCACGAACACGTAGATACCGAAGATGATCCGCATACTCCTGTTGGTAGAAAATTTAACTTTTTTGGATTACTTGACAACAAAAATAAAGCTGATGATATTCAGATATTTAAAATTAGATCTATGATGACCAAGGAGCACCTATTTATTAATCAATACTATTGGTTGATCTTAGCATGTTTGTTAGTACCTTTTGCATTTATTAATTTTACATTATTTTATTATACATGGCTAGTTCCTGTAGTTCTTGTACAATTTTCTATTAATTTACAAAACTATTTAGGACATATGTCAGGTATAGGTGCGTATAGGACTTACACTAATCCATCTAGCGGCAATAGTCAAAATAGTTTGTTATTGTGGCCTTTATATTTAGGTGAAGCGTGGCATAACAACCACCATGCACATGCTCGACATTATCACTACGGAACTGAAATAAGTGGAAAGTGGTGGGAGATCGATCCCGGTGCAATGCTCATTAAGTTACTGAAAAAATGATACGATTTTTAACAATGGATGACTTGCCGGATTGCATGAAAATTGCACCATTAAAAAATAGAACCGGTGGCACTGTTCCATTAACACTCGAAGGATTTTTAGGTGCCTTTGAAAAATATTTCCAGGATGATGAATTTTGCCGTGTGATTGGATACTTTGAAAATAATGAACTTGTTAGTTTTGTATGTATCAGAATGTTCGAAACTACGATGAGAGGAAAATTTTGGGTTATTTCGGGATTATATACTAAGAATTTTAAAAGTTATTTTAGCTTTAACCATTCAGGAATAGGCGAATTAATTAAATTTGCATTCGATTATGCTGAATCACGAGGTTGGTATGAATATTATTATTGCACTGCCGAACGTGTAATAAATGTATATGAAAGACAATGGAAACGATCACACTCTCATAGATACGAACATATATTGTTAGACGTTGTTCCACCTAATACAAAACCATTTTATGAATTGCACTGGAGACTAATGGGGCAAGAAGTTAAACCTGTCCCAATGATTGTTAAAAAGCGAGCGTTAAAACAAGAATTTAGAAAATAAAAATCAGTTATTTTATCCTATAAATATAATGCTCATAGGAAACTAAATGAACACAGCATTTTTATCTAGCAGCACTAGGGGTGCTCAACTATTCTTGATATTAAATTTAATAGGTACTTTCGGTGCTGTCTGGTTGTACGGATTAAATTTTAATTCTTTTATGATGGTACTAGTGGGATACTTTTTATATGGTTGTTTAGGTATCGTCGTAACTTATCACAGAAATCTTTCTCACAATAGTTATAGAACACATCCGATCATTGTAAAGATATTTTCATTATTAGGATGCTTTGCAGGGACCGGCAGTCCACTTGCATGGGTGGCCATTCATATCAATCATCACTTAAAGAGTGACAAGCCTACTGATCCGCATAGTCCGTTATACAAAGGGGTAAAGATCTTTATGATGGATTATATAAATGAAGTTGATAAAGATACAAAATGGAGAATGAGGGCATTAGTCACTGACAGATTCCAGCAATTCCTACATAGATATTATTTTGCAATCATTGCAACCTATAGCCTTGTACTATTTTTAATAGGAGGATTTTGGTTGATGGTATTTTTTCATTGGGCGCCTGCTGCAATGACCGCCCTTATGAGTAATGTTGTTAATTATGTGGGACACAAACCAAGTTGGTGGGGTGGATATAGAACACACAATCTAAATGATCAAAGTACAAATAATTGGCTATGGGCTATTCCTAGTTGGGGGGAAGCGTGGCACAACAATCATCATAGATATCCTAGGAATTTTAGTTTTGGAAACAAGTGGTGGGAGATTGATATTTCGGCACTTGTAATTAGATTGATTAAAATTTAATGAAATTTAATAGCAAACATCCAATTGTGGCTATGCCCATGAATGGAGTATCCAATGTTGACTTAGCTATTGCTGTAACTCAAGCGGGTGCTGTACCTAGTTTGTCAATCTTTAATTATTATGAAGGTGGAAAAGTAAATCTAAAGCATGTAGATGCCAGTTTAAAAAGGTTTACAGATGCAACCAGTTCTACAGAAATAATTTTAAGTATGCACTGGGAACATTTTATATGGACTCCTGTTATAGATGTTCTATTAGAAAATAATATAAAATTAGTTGAACTTTTTATTAGACCATCAGATCATCATTTGTGGCCTGAATTATCTAAACAGATCGACAATATGAAGGTACACGGTATAGCTGTAATGTTTAAAACTTCTAATCGGCTACCTATGTCCTATTTTGATTCGATAGTATTGAAAGGTCCTCAGGCTGCTGGGAGATCATTCGGTAGTCTAGTATCATTAGAAGATCGATATGATGCTATGAAAGAACAAGTAGGATCAAGAATCATTCCAAGCGGTGGTATTGGCAGTCCTGAACAGGTAAAATATTTTATGGACAGAGAAGCATTAGCTGTGGGTATTGGCACACTACTTGCAGCATCTGAAGAAAGTTGTGTGTCAAGCGATACTAAACAAAAAATTATAGAGTCCACATCAAAAGATATCAAATTAATAGGTCCGTTAAATTGCAGAGGGCTGTTATTTTCTAGACTAGAAAATGACGACGATAACAATTCCAAATCTCTATATGAGGGTATCAAGGGAACTAATTCCGGATGCATCTATGTAGGCAACGGAATAGACTATATAAACAAAATAATGCCAGTAAAAGATATAATAGAGTGGTTAGTTAAAGATGTTAATTAATAAGTTACTGGGCTATTATACATGTGACGGTTTAGAATTTGAATCAAAAATTCAAGCATGTTTTCATTCTCTTAAAGTCAACAAGCCAGTTGACTGGGTCTTTAATGATTTAGAATTTAGCATACACGACTGGACTAAAGAACCAGAAGAAACATTAGACCAATTATATGATAAACGAGTGAGAGATCTGCGAGCAAAATACGATTATCTTATTTTAAGTTACAGCGGCGGCGCTGATAGCCATCAAATTTTAATGAGTTTTATTAGACAAGGTATACACTTAGATGAGCTGCTAATCAACACAATGGAAAAAGGTTGGAAACCTTATACTAGTTTAGATCCTAGAAATGTTTCTAGTTTGAATTCAGGGGCCGAGCATTACCTACAAACTATTCCAAGACTAAAAGAAGTAGAGCAGTTTATTCCAAAAACAAAGATTACAATCTGTGATCTAACTGATCAAGTTAACGATTCATTATTGTCAGTAGGTGATGCAAGCTGGGTATTGCAAAAAAGAGAAGCATTGAATCCTATAGGAATTACTCGATTTAACTATGTATACTTTGATGAAGTTCGTAGACTGTTTGATAAAGAGAAGAAGATAGGTATTATACTTGGAGTAGAAAAACCTAAAAGCATTATCCATGAAGGTCAATTTTGGATGAGATTCAATGATCGATCAGCTAACATGGTTACAATTGTCGATCACATAAAAGATTACGACAACAGTGTTATTGAATATTTTTACTGGAGCCCTGAGTGTGTGCCATTATTAATCAAACAAGGACATGTGATAAAAAGATGGCTAGAATTAAATCCTAATTATCAGCAATACTGGAACACTAAAACTTCTAGTTATGCTTCTGTAAGATTTTGGCATGAGAGATTATTAAGAAAAGTTATGTATCCGACAACTTGGAATAATTCTTGGTTTCAAGTGCATAAAGCAACAAAAGATTGGTATAGCGAATTTGACAATTGGTTCATCGAAGGAAGCGTTAAAACAAAAGCCAATGTCATATGGCATGAGGGCATTGATTATGTTAGGAATTCTTTAACTCCATTTTTGAGATACGATTTAGAAACAAATCAACCAGACGGATTACAATCCTTTGTTAAACAATATTTAATTGGTAGAGTTGAAACACGGTCTTAATCTTTTGTTTTGATCTTATTTTCTAAAATAAATTTTCTAATATTGTCATTATAATTCAACGATTCTTTAATCTTAGATTTATCAGTATCTGATTTGAAAAATAATCCTATATCAGTAAGCCCTTGCTTATATTCTGCTGATTGAAATATTGTTTTTAGATCAGCTGTAATTTTACCTTTAGTATATTCATCCATAGTCTTAGGAACAATTACTGAAAGATAGCTTTGGAATGGGAACACTTCTTTATAAAAACTTTCCCATGTTGATGTTTTTAATCCAACAGCATGACTAGTTAATAATAATTTTAAATTTTCGTGATTGGTGTAGGCTTTAACTGTCGGGTAGTTGCCAAACATACAATCAACATGCCCGCCAACTAAATCTAATACAGACTTATTTCCCCCTTGAGCATAGGGAACGACGATATGATTGTTTTTAGTTTTTGATAGTAATACTTCAGTGGCGATATGTTCGGAAGACCCATAACCTCCAACAGCAAAGGACAATGATTTTTTAGTATTGATAAAGTCTTGATAGGATGTTATTCCTGTTTTAGCATTACAGAGTAATGCAGAGGGCATAATTCCTATAGTGGCCAGCACTTCTAAATCAATTTTGTGATCGTAATTTAAGTCGTTAAAATTGATAGGGTTGGTAACAAAAACTTGAACTACAGTAGCCAGTAGCATAGTTTTTTCATTCATTAAATGACCCATAGCAATTTTGCCAGATGCTCCTGGCCGATTGACTACTACATATTTTTTATCTAAGTTTTTAGCGATATACCGTGTTGTGATATCGCTCACACCACCGGGAGCGTGCATAACTGTAAACTCTAATGATTGAGCTACTGCAACTTTTGAAAAAAATAAAATTAATAAAAGAAAAAATTTGTTGATTAGCATGATATATAAATATTCTTTATGTACTTCTCATACTTATCTCTTCCAAGATTACCTAAAGAATTTTTTGCTCAATGTTTGGAAAATGTAAAATACATTGGTGTAGATCCTAGACTAGAAAATGTTAATAGTTATCGAGGGCCAATGAATCGAGCTACGTATCTGCCCGAAGAATGTAATACATGGATTATTAGAAATATTGTATTTCCGTTATATGGAAGTATTCCTTCAACTCTAAAATTAAATTTATTAAATGTAACTACATACCAAAAGTTAAAACCTCAAGAAGAGACATGGGGTACACACCCTAAACATATCGACAAAGGCAGAAACTGGGCATTAAATTATTATTTTACCACTGGTGGAAGTAATACTACCGTTAGGTGGTACGAAGATAATGTTGTGGCAGCAGAAACACCACCTATAGAAATTAATAGATGGTGTTTATTAAAAGTTAATCAACTACACGATGTTAGAGGAATTGAAGAAGGTCAAATTCGATATTTTTTAACATTGAATATTTCTTCTGAAAATATAGATAATTTTAAATCAGTAATTGATCAAAATACAGTGATTGAAAAAAAATGACAGTAGATTGTTTGTTACTATATGGTAATCATTTATTACCTATGTCTAAATATGCGGGAACATTTCGAATTGCTAGCGAGTTAAGAAATGCAGGCTATACTGTTCAGTGTATTGATATGACAGCGTATGAAGACAACCGTGAAGAACTCATCGATACAATAAAGATGTTTATAGGTAATAATACATTATGGGTGGGAATTAGTACAACCTTTTTGCGTCATGTATTTGGATATCCCTATTTTCGTACGATAGATTCATTTAATGTAAAATCTACAACTATCCCAAATATTGATAAAGAAATTTTAAATTTTATTAAAACCGTTAAGGATATTAATCCAAACGTAAAATTTATTGCCGGTGGCTCGAAAAGATTTATGATCGAGAAATACGGTTTTAAAGTTTTTACAAAAAATAATGATACTGAAATTATTGAGTTTACAGATTATTGTGCAAAAAAATCTAAAAAAATACCAGTAAGTTTTTTAGAATCACTGATTGAAGGTTCAGAATTTCAACAGTTTACAACAAGCCAAAATATCTTTACTAAGAACGATATTGTCGAATCGTCAGATACCCTTCCTATTGAAGTTAGTAGAGGTTGTATTTTTAAATGTAAATTTTGTTCATTTCCACTTAATGGTAAAAAGAAAGGCGAATGGGTTAAACGTTCTAATGTATTGTATGAAGAGTTTATAAAGAATTATGAGTTGCATGGAGTAACAGAATACAGTTTTTCCGATGACACATACAATGATAGTGAAGAAAAAGTTAAAAGATTGTATGACGAAGTGTATAGTAGGCTACCATTTAAATTAAACTTTACTACATATTTGAGACTTGATTTAATGATAAAATTTCCCGACACAGTGAAATACTTACAAGAGTCAGGTTTAAAATCAGCAGTCTTTGGTATAGAAACAATAAATCATAATTCAGGTAAGGCTATTGGCAAAGGTTTAAATCCCATTGAACAATTTCAGTTTATTGAAGAAATTAAAAAAAATGAATTTAAAGAGATACTAACTCGTTCTGGATTTATATTAGGGTTGCCAAAAGACAGACACGACGAGATTAATATCCTAGAAGAATTCTTATTTTCAGAAAAGAATAAATTAGATGACTTTAGTGTAGAACCTTTGATTATATTTCCTCCAAAATTTGATCAAACAAAATTTAAAGATTTTTCTGAATTTGATATAGAATATGAAAAATATGGATATAAGATTTATGAAAACATCGAAACATCTTCTATTACTGAAATTAGATGGACCAACGATTATATCGGAATGACTTTTGATCAAGTAGCTAAAGCTGCAAAAAAAATAAATGTAAGAAAATATTTCGATGGTAGATTCAAGTGCGGTGGATTTGGTTACAATTGGCATAGGTCTCTCGGAATTCCAGCAGATGATCTAGTGGCACTGAGTCGGAATGAAATATATACAAAGTATAACGTCAAACAACTGCTAAAAACAAAAAAAGATAATTATCGATCATTAATACTTAATGTAATGAAAAATAATGAATAATTATCTAGGTAGAGTTAAATTAACATTTTTACAAAATTAGAACTAACAAATGGAAAGACATAATCAATGGATGAGCTACAGTTTTGATGCTATAGAATATGGCAAAAAAACTGATTCAAATTCTATTTTTAAAATTCATTTTAATAAAAAAATAGATAAAAATCTCCCTTCTTATAGAGATGCATTATTTAATAATGCCCGTATTATGCGAGACTCGTATAATGAACCATTTGATGTAATGTTGTCAGGCGGAGTTGATAGCGAAATGGTTGTGCGAACATTTCATGCTGTGGGAATTAAACACAATACATTTATTTTTAGATTAGAAAATGATTATAACATTCGAGATGTTAATTATGCCATAGCTGTTTGTAAAGAACTAAACATTAATTATAAAATAATAGATTTTAATTTACAAAAATTCTTCGAAAATGATGCACTTGATTTATTTCAAAAGACACTAATTCCAAGATCAGGAAGAATAGTGAGACTTGCGTGGTTTAACTATCTTGATAATATTCCAGTTTTTTGTGACGGTGAACCCTACTGGCGCAGGGATGCAAATAAAGATTTTAGTAAAAAATCTACGTGGAGATTAATTTTAAACGAAGACGGATACTCGTGTTCTACCTATGCTAAATCAATTGGTAGAGTAGCGATTGGGGATTGGTATGAATATACCCCCGAATTGTTATTGTCATACAACGAATTGCCGTTAGTTAAAAAATTACTCAACGACGAAATCTCAGGGAAGATTAGTTCCTGGAGTAGCAGGTCTGCTATTCACAGAGATATCTGGCCTACTGTACAGGATAAAATAAAATTAGCAGGATACGAAGGTGCAGACGGCAATCCTGTATTGAGTCGTCCGGATTTTATGAATCACTTTCAGGTAACGTATATGAATCAAGTGTCCAATACTCATTACGAATATACTGAAGAAGAACTAAGAAATTTAATCCTTAATTAGATTTTCTCGGACCCAACGTCCCCAATGTATACAATGATACTCGTATTTTGATAGTGATTCGGTAACAGGAAAGAATTTTGTTTTTATCTTTTCGATCGCAGCAACATCTTCCCTAAACACAGTTTCTAATGTTTCAAATTCGATACGATCATTATGTGGAACATCAGGGGCATAATAGAATTGTGTAATCCATTCGAATTTCCATTCTATATTTTTATCTGCAGGAACAATAGTGTTTACTGACAGGCATCCTTTCTTATGCTCGACAAAGGTGTAGGGGTATATATAGAGTGACCACCAACCTGGAGAATGTTCTTGGAATATCCATCCATCTCCTTGATCCATAACAACATTATCTAAATCAATTTGTTCAGAGAGTCTCGGATGAATTCCATCCTTTTGTACATGTAAATAATCTGCTTCAGCATCCATGAGCCATAACCAGCTTCCCTCGCTTTTACCTTGAAGAGAATGACTATATTCTAGCGTTGTTTCTTTTTCCAGATCATCGACCCATTGATGGTCTGGTTCGATAAAATCTTTAAATACTAACCCTGATCGACCAACAGTTGCAGTCCCACAATTTAATTTTTTAGAATTATTAATTGGTGTGCCATTTGCATCCCATTGAAATCCGTGGAACTTACATGTAATGCTGTTGATATGTGTTCCTGGATCAGCTAGTGGATACATTCTGTGGGGACAAAATCTGTGAAATAAATTTACTATATTACCTTGTTTATTTAGAATATATTCAGAAACTGCAAAGTTCTTGTCCTGCAATGCACTGAGATGAGCAAAAATTTTAGGAGATTTAATAAACATTGTAAGAGTAATGTGCGTATATAAATAGTTGTATGTATGCTATTTACTTAAACGACATAGAAAGATTTATTGCGATTGAAAAAGATCTTTGGATTGCACATGCATCGGCAAAATTGCTATCTTCAAAATTATCTATCTCTATATGTGATATCGGAAATGCATTGTCTGTAACTAACTATAACTGTTTTCAATGGACATTGTCAAGTGTAGACTTGCCCGCCTCTACACAATATCCAAAATTAGTTGTACCAAAAGATTCTAAATTAGAATTTGTCGGTGATCCTATTAATACAGATATGGAAATGTTAAAATTGCATCAGCAATTTTGTTTGTTAGTATTAAAGGTTGTTTTTGCGGCAAAAATGACCGACATTGAATTAAATTCAGGAGATCGAAAATATTTTCAATCTTTACTTAAAAACGACACTTTACTATCTGCGTCGGACGAGTCCGGAATTCCTGGAGGGTTTTTACATACAATAGAAAGAATTCTTTATTTGAGTTCAAATGTAACGCACGTTATGTCTCATATTGAATTAATGTTTAATAATTCAGAGAGTATATTTCCTAGAAATCTTGCACAATATAAATTACTATTTTACAAATACTTAAATGCATAAATTTTATTACAAAACCTTTGATCCAAACCTTAGAAGTTTTTCTAAATTGCTCAGTAACAATGTAACTGATTTACCACCAGGCGGCAGATTCTATTTTAATCTTGCAAGATCAATGCGTATGAGCGGTGAGAATTACCTATTTAGAGATGGGGAGTGGAGTGATCCTTTTAAAACTGTGGTCCACCCTACCTTTGCTATGCCATCATATACGTCAAATTTTAATTTAAATTTTTCAGAAGTATCGGACTTAAGGTCTCTCGATATTAAAAAAATCATCAACGATACTGATCGGTCGATAGTAATTCAATGGTCTGGAGGAATTGACAGTACTGTAGCACTTGTATCTTTATTAAAAAATCTGTCACATTCTGAATTGTCAAATGTAATTATTGCAATGAGTAGCGACAGCCTTTTAGAAAATCCTAATTTTTATAATAAGTTTATTAAAGATAAATTCAAAATTATTGATTCTGAAAATATGTTGTTTAACGATTATAAAGAAAAATACAATGCATATTGCATCATGGGAGACACAGGCGATTGTCTATTTGGTTCAGAATTAGGAAATAAATTATACCCTAAGATGAAATTTATACAAGATAACACTGGTCATCTTTATAACAAAATTAGTTCACCTGATGTACATTATTCAATCTATAGGGATATCATTGTACAGTATTTTAATGATAATCTTCAAACTTCAATACTTTCTTTAAAACAACAAGGTGTAGTTAACAGTAGTATTAGCGAATTTATTTCAGGGGACGAAACGTTTGGAGAACTATTCTACGAAAAAATTGTTAAGAATATAGAAACATGCAGTGTTCCTATATACAGTCTACATGACTTTTTCTGGTGGACAATCTTTAGTGGAAGATATATATTCTGTGCCCTAAGAGGACCTAGTGTGTTTAGCATCGGCGCCAATAAAGAGGCATTAATTAATGATTGTCTTATTCAATGGTTTAATACCGACGAATATCAACTATGGTCTATGAATAATAATAACAATGGGGAAAAGTTATCTGGGCCTATACAAGGCCTTGGAAAAACTGCTGCAAAAAAATACATTTACGATTTTGATAAAAACGAATGGTATTTTACGCATAAGATGAAAGTCGTGTCGTCACCAAATATTCTTAGAAGAAACTGGCGTAAACATTTTGCAGATTTTGATCCTATGCTAGGTGTTGATACAAATTACAATTTGATTAAAATAGGACCAGCGACAGTTAACAATTATGTCATTAATAGACTAATGAACTACAAAATAGATTGGTGTTAATTTTGAGTTATTTCTTTCTTATATCGTTCTCTGAAAGACTTTAATAAAGAAATACTTGAATGGTAATGCAATTTTGAATCTTGATTATAAAAGACAGGACTTATAAAGTCTCCTAATCCAAACAACTTATTCTTGCCTAAATTCATTGTAGCTTGATGAAATATAGCGGATATATTTTCTTTAGTTTCTTTGGGCATTTCTTTTGATGCCATAGTGAAATGAAAGATATATGGAGCTGTAATTTTTTGCTCAGTTAACGTTTTAATATTTGGGAGATCTGGGTGTCGTTCTGTGCAACTCATTCCGATTATTTGTAAGTTAGGATTCTTTGCCTTGTACTGATTAAATGCAGATACACGCTCAACAATAAAGTTAATACTATTATTGTCAGAAGCCATGTGGAGCAGTGCATCTGCATTGCTTCGATACACAATATAGCGAACAGGTATATTATATTTTTTTCCTAGTTCTAGACCTAGTAGATGAGTAGCACCACCTATAGCAGGGCCGCCTATGGTAAGTTCTTTAGGAAGCTCATTTTCTTTAAAGTTAGTAATAATTGCCCAGCAGGCACTTCCGTGACTAAACACTGGTTCTAATTTATTTAGGTCAATTAGTCCTCTACTTTCAGCTTCGACTACACTATTGGTAATAGTCACAACACGATTTTTTGGTTGTTCTAATGCCTCTCGAACACCTATACTTTCAAAGCCACCAGCTTTAAATTCTGTAACAAATTTATATTTGTTTTGTATTTTATTTGCTTCATCTAACACAGCGAATATTTGAGGAGTCATACTTTGCGTAGGTCCTTGAGCATTTATTACTACAATAGTTTCTTGTGCCTGTGCTAGATTTAAAAATAACAATAAACTTACAATTATAAACTTCATGGGATTCCTTTAAATTTTTTGTTTACTTCTTCAAGTGAATACGTAAAACTAAGATTGGTTAAGTCTGACATTTGATTTTCCATATAAAAATCTTTAAAAAATTTAGGAAGACTTTCTAAAGGTGTTCCAGTCGGACCTTCGTAACCAATTAATTTTGATTTATTTTTTATGTCTGGCCATATCTGTTGATGTAAAGATATTCTACTAGAGAGGGTGCTTTTTTTGCCTACATTTTTATCATCTAGCAAATCTTTTATAAGATCATTTTGATGGTAACTCATTGTAATGTAGGGAGTGTATAGGTACCATTCTCCTATAATCTCTCTATTATGATGGTGTGATGTTAACGACATAAAAAGCTGGCGCTCAGTAAGATACAGAGACCAATTAGATTTTTTTGTATAATCACTGAGCAAGTCTCGTTTCCAATAAGGAGATCCTTCACCAAAAACAGGTATGTTATCTAAATAATCTAACCATTTAATTTTTGATAAGGACGGACTATGCGGCACTAACGTTTTTTCAAATATGTCTTTAGCATCGTGTTCATAAAATTTAGATAAGTTAAAATCAATAATTTTATAAGGTATATTTAATGTTTCACATATCTGTATTGAAGAATTAATATCTCGAATATTTAAATTATCTTCGTACCTAAAAATAAATGTATTATGTGTTATACCTAAATCTTTAAAAGTGCGAACTATCACTTCGCTATCTATGCCACCGGATAATAAAACATCAAACGGCTCTGAAAAAGAATCTCGCATAATACTTGCATTTTGTATCAATGCATCATGATACGACATTGGCATAATGTCGTTAGAGATATTAAAATGAATGTCCAGGAAAGATCTTCTAGAAGATTTAGGAGAATTTAAAATTCCGTCAAAAGAATACGTCATCCAATCTCTAAATCTTCTCATAGAAAATTAAAGTTCTTCTTTTTCTACCGGGTCAGAATAAATGCCTACAGAAGTGTTATATGCATCGAGAGCGGCAGTTCTTTCAATCGTTACACTACGACTTGCATAGTCCTCGTAGAGTTCTTTACTTTCCCATATGAATTCTACTTCTAATGTCAGCTCGTCCGGTTCGGATAACGTTCTGATTTTTCTCCCATGAAACTCTCCGAACATCATTTCTAACATTCGGGTATTTAAATCTTCATCTAAGTTTAGATTAAAATACCATTCTATCGTTTCATTCGGTCTATGAAATCTGCTTAAAACTCTATATGCCATGCTAATTCTCCAGTGATACAATTATTTATTGTTTTAGATAAGAGATCTTATATTTTGATGTGCTAGCAATATACTTTTAGAATTTACCATATTATAGCATAGTCTTTAAATTTGGTAGCCGACATAACTATCATATCTCTAGTTCTCTGTCGAACTATAGTTTGATAATTTTTTTTAACTGTTATAAATGCTGCAATTCTAATACCTGAAACATTTATTGATGGTGCATGTACTGCTCTAAAATTGTTTAGATAATATGCCATGTGCGGATCGGTCATCTTACAATTAAAAATTTCTTCTTGCAATCTTCTATCCCCGCCGGTTAACGGTACAGTAATACCTTCCTGTCTGTAGTAGGGCAGTTTTGTTTTTCGTAATAATAATGGATTATCATTGTAGTGTTCACACTCGAGGTAGAATCTAAAACCGGTTGGATCAACATCATTGTGCCAAAATGAAACACCTTTGACGGATTTTCTTACTGGCAAGAATATTGCACCACTAAGTTCATGTCGGCGTATTTTAAAAGCTTCATAGCAATATACTGCTAGTTCGGGAAATTCTTTATCAAAATTATTTTGCCAGACGCCGTCCCAAGCACCCCAAACTAAATCCCAAGGGTATTCTTCTCCAATAATATCTTCAGCATTATCTGATTTAGACTTACAGGATTGCGGGTAGGCACTTTGCGCCCAAGATAAAAATTTTGTAATGTCTACATCCGGTCTCTTTGGGATGTCTAAGGGAGTATAACAAATATCAATAGGTTCCATACTTATTTTTTTTAATCTTGTTTGCTTATAACGGATATGCACAATATTTAAAAGAGCATTCATTGCTAAGTTATTTATTTTTAAAAATAACAATATGTCCGCATTGAATGGCTATACAATTAGATTGCCCTAAGCAGAGGAGCTCATCCTCAAAAGATACATCGTAACTTCGGCACCCTCAACTTTAACTAGATCGCTAGGATATTTGTTAGAACCAGTATACCATCTACTGGCACTCCTTCCTGCTTCCATAACTTTAACCATCTTGGGATTTAGTTTTTTAACAGTTCCTAGATCTAGGCTGTTTTGGCAAGGGTAGCAAACAGCATCACCTACTGCTAGCACTCGTCCTAGTTTATCTCTATGTTCAGGAATTGCTTTTGCCATGTTAGACTCTTTCTCTTTTCATACCGCCAATTCGACTGGCCTTGTTCCAGTCATAGGCAACACCATCCGGACACATTCCGTCCTTGATGCTATCCACTCCGAAGATACCTACAATTTCAAAATCTGGTCCTGTGATAGTTACAAACTCATTCATTGACTTGGCAACGTTCATAGCCTCAGCTAGTGTAAGCACCTTGAATATTTCTTCTTTACCTTTTACTTTAAACATACATCTATTGTACTTTCTTTTCGACATTTAGTCAAGAGAACGCCCCACACAAAGTGTGAGGCGTTTATTATTTGGAGCGGGTACCGAGAATCGAACTCGGGCTCTAACCTTGGCAAGGTCACAGGCTACCATTACATCATACCCGCTTATCTTGTGAATTTTCTTACTAGTTTTAGCCAGTAGTATTTAACTCCGCGGAATGATGGAGGCCAATCCATTCCGAAACTAGGAGTTATTTCTTTTGGGACATTACCGTATGCTTTGTCAAGCGTTTCTTTTACTTTCATGTCTACTCCTTTAGTTAACAGGTTCTCATTTTATGTGCTACCACTACACCAACACCGCTGACCAAGCAGTGCCCAGGATTCGAACCTGGCCCGTCTTTTTTACAGAAAGTTTAATAAGATTGCTGAAAAGAACCTAAATGGTCAAACCATTTGTTATATTGTAGATTTTATCAGTTTATTGTTCTACAACCTCACGACGCCATGGCAGCTATACTGCCGCACTGCTCGATACCACCTCCCCTTTCAGGGCGTCCGGAATAACAAAATAAAACAGGATACCTTTTTCGATGGCTTGGAAGCCATTGCTCTACCATTGAGCGATCTACGCAAAAGCGTGGAGTTGGAATCGAACCAACATGTCATTTAAGACGTTGCTGCATGTATCCTAAAATTGGATGCGGGCCCAGGATTTGAACCTGGGATGCTCCGAGCTTATGAGACTGGAGTGGTGGCCGCCCTGCCCGCTATATTCTTTGCCACACTACTTATCCTATTATACACCGTGTGCCATGGTGAATTCTTTCTTGTATTTATGGTCGGAATAGTAGGATTCGAACCTACGACCCTCGCGTCCCAAACGCGATGCGCTAACCAGACTGCGCTACATTCCGATTTAAATGGTACCTGGTGTCAGACTCGAACTGACATCGTTCTCCGTGTAAAGGAGATGCATAACCTCTCTGCGCAACCAGGCAAAAATATGGAGCGGGGTAAGAGAATCGAACTCTCAGCATGAGCTTGGAAGGCTCAGGTATTACCACTATACGAACCCCGCATACTTTATTAAAACATACTCCCAACAAGTGTCTTATGCTTGTTGTACCGTGTGCTAGGCACATTTCCTTTGCAAGGCTCCCCCGGGTTTGGGCTACGTAGACAAAGAATATATTTTAATAAAGTTACCTTATTGAAACACACTGTTGCGGCCGCAGGATACCGAGTGATGTAGTGAGTCGGAATCAAACCTTCCCAATCTACACAGTGCTCTCCACAATGCGTTTCAATAAAGTGTCTAGCTACTCACACCACATGAGCCCTAAACTGGTCTGTTGCTACGTCCATAACATTTTCTTCTTCTGGAAAGGCTGTTAATCCTCACCCTAGGCAGTTTCCAGTATCCCTTAAATAGGGACTGTGAGGTCAGGTCCTAGTGTACCCTCTGGTCTATCGTTACAGAGACGCTATTTCGTTACGTAGAAATAGTAAGACGGGTTTTCAACAGGTTAATACTAGTTTAATGACCTAGCAGTCGCCATATTTTTGATAGCTGTAATTAACCTAAAAACTTGGTGCCCCGTGTCTGAATCGAACAGACGATCTCCGCTTTACAAGAGCGGCGCATTGCCACTGTGCTAACAGGGCGCAATATATTTAACCGCCCTGAGTGGAATCACTTACATTCTTTGACTGTTCATCTGCTAGATATGATGCTAGCTTTGATTGAAAGTCAGCTTCTGTTAGACCATGCCAACCGACACACTTACCAGTCGGACTACGACCACAACCGCATTTTCCAATCTCATCTGCATTTTCTTGTACTCTTACTTGCATATCTTTCTTTCCAAAAATAGCGTCATAGTTGTTAGCAAATGTATTCTGGCTAACGCTAAACGGACGAGCTCTTGAACCTTTTGACATTACCGAACCTTTTTAAGATACTCTCTACCAATTTTACCTGCTTCAATTTCTTGCAAGGCAGTAATAGTGGCACTGTTGGTTCCGCTAACTTGTTTAGCATGTCCACGTCGCAGTTCGCGAACTCGAGCACTGGCAATCAGAACTAGATCAAATCTATTGCCCACGGCTTCGACACATTTGTCTGTGTCGATGTTCTGTGGAGAAAAGGGAACTTTAATAACTTTAATCATCTATTACTTTCGTTGGTTTAAAAAATTTGGCTCCCCGGGCAAGGATCGAACTTGCGACCAACAGATTAACAGTCTGCTGCTACTACCGCTGAGCTACCAGGGAATATACTTTACTTTGCGTCTCGCTCTTTAGAGGATCGCGGAACAATGTTCGCAGCCACTTGAGCATCTATCATTGCATTTTTGAATCCATGACGGTCTTGATCGTTCTTAAAACTCATCAATGCTATCATAGTCTTTGCTCTTTTACTCAACCTAAAAGTTGAACCTGTTCTTGCTCTCATTTTATTCCTTAAAAAATTTTATGGTGGACCGAGGGAGGATCGAACTCCCACCCGAGGCTTGCAAAGCCACTGTGCTCCCATTATCACTATCAGCCCATATTAAAACACATTTAAACAGTCCTTCAACGCTAGTCGCTATCTCCCCTACTAGAGGGCGGATCTGTATGTGTTTTAATATGGTGCCCCAGGTCGGACTCGAACCGACACGCCTCTCGGCACTGGCTTCTAAGACCAGCGTGGCTACCATTACACCACCGGGGCAAATTTTTATTATACAGGATATTTATAATCCTGTCAACCTCTATTTTAATAACTTGGTGCGCCCACTAGGACTTGAACCTAGGACCAAAGGATTATGAGTCCTCTGCTCTGACCAACTGAGCTATAGGCGCATCAATCATTGGTACCAGCGGAGGGGATCGAACCCTCTCAAGAACGCTAATCTGGCGCTAAAAGGTCTATAAGGCCTCTCTGACTACCAAGTCTCGCTGGCATGTATGTTTGGCGGTGCGACTGAGACTCGAACTCAGAACCCGGATTACGCCGAGCGACGGATTAGCAATCCGCTCTAATACCATTATAGGACCGCACCAAATTTCCATTAGTTGAATCCTCTACACTATATGCCTATCCTCAACACGCTTTACTCGAGTTGACGGTTTATTGAATAGGTTACATAACGTATGATCAAACCTCTGTGCTTGCAAAGGATTCAATTAATGGTGCGAGAGACGGGACTCGAACCCGTATGCCTTTCGGCGGCAGATTTTAAGTCTGCTGAGTATACCATTTCTCCACTCTCGCAAAATACTAACTTTACATTTTTAAAGAACAGTGCTGTTATTAGCAGCGTATGTATAAATTATACTGTCTTTCTCAGTGTGTGTCAACAGGTATTTAAAAATATTTTTGGTGCTCAAGCAAAGAATCGAACTTTGATTGCTGTCGTACCAAGACAGTGTACTACCATTGTACTACAAGAGCATTTTTGTGTTATCACTAGGAATCAAATCTAAATGTTTATTTTAGAGACATGAGATCATTATAATACGTTTGTACAAACAAGTGAACTCTATTTTGCCATTCATTGTCTAAGTTGTATTCGCCCCATCGCAGTCTATCTATTTCTTCAACAGTGTATCCAAATTGTAGGACTTCAACTGCGTTCCAGCCGCCTCTTTTAACATGCGGGGCCGCGCTTTCAGTTAGCAAATTTGTCCATTTTACTACATCTAAAAATGTAAGACCTGATGAATGCTTCCACCAAGTTTGTCTCCAGAGACGCTTACCAATAGCGTAAGACTCGGGCAATACCTGTATTATTTCAAATCCATATTTTTCTGCATTACGTTCAAACTCACTAGTGAATACCGAAGTATCAGGTTTATTAAGTAATAAGGGAATTATTTTCCAGGATGTTATTTTATTATCGACACACCAGTTATGAGTTTCTTTTAAATCATCTAATGTTTCTGGAGGAATGCCTGCGATAAAACTAAGATGTTCTTTTACTTTTCCCTGCCATCTGTCCTGTAACAAATGAGGCAAATAGTCTTTGGCTTTTTTTCCGCTAAATGCCTTTCCTACCAAAGCAGATGCATCTTTATTAAAACTTTCTATTCCAAAAAAAGCTCCATAAAGACCGCTTTCCAATAACATATCTTCAGTATGACGATGAGCCTCAATTAAATCTAATCTTAAATAAGTTGCATATTTAATTTTAAAAGGTAAGGATGATACCATTTTGGCAAATTCTTCCAATCTTTCGGTGTCTGCATTAAATGTATCGTCTAAAATATAATAATTCGTTGTTCCAAATCTTTCGTAATTGTCAAGTAACTCATCTCTTATATTTTCCATCGGTTTAAGGAAATCTTTTTTATTTTTTCCAATTAACGGATATTGACAGAATTTACACTTAAAAATGCATCCCCTGGTTGTTTCTAACGGCAATGCTTCATTTGGCTGTATAGCATCACTGTCATGCCACCTAAAATTACACTGCTCAATTGAAAATCCTTCATTACTTTGATACGAAGATTCTTTTACAATTTTGTAACCGTCTGCACCTATTTCGACAAATGGCTGTGGACCTTTTTTAAAAATCCAATTGCAAAATTGTAACATTGTATTTTCAGCATGACCTGTAAAATAATAATCAAGTGTTTTTTTTAATTTTCCTTTAATTATACCAACAGATGGGCCACCGGCTATTATTTTTAAATTTGGATGTTTTGTTTTAAGTTGTTTAATTGCTGAACTGAATATAGAAAAGAATACATCGTTAGCTTCTAATAAAATTCCTCCAAGGCCTATAACTTTGGTTTCATCTGTTACAAATTTTTCAAACAGTGCATTTACTTTATCCAATGTAAAAATTGGTTCAGAATAATTTATAACCTGTACTGTATAACCAAAGAGTCTTAAATACCAAGCTAATTGGTGACCCCCAATTGATCTAGGAGCGGCGCCCCGATAATCGCTAATTGTTTGTATAATAATAACATTCATAATAGTAAACAAATATTTATCATTAACTGTATATAAAACTTGGTCCCGCCAGTAGGAATCGAACCTACATTTAAGTCTTAGGAGGACCCCGTACTATCCATTGTACTATAGCGAGATATGGCCGGTCTTGAGAGGATCGAACTCCCACCCTCGGTTTCGAAGACCGAGATGATATCCATTTCACCAAAGACCGATATGTGGTACCGCCTACAGGAATCGAACCCATATTCGCAGGGTAGAAGCCTGCCGTATTATCCATTATACGAAAGCGGTGTGGCAGTGAGTGAGAGATTCGAACTCTCGTGCCCCTTACGGAACCATCACCTTTCCAAGATGCGCCAATAGGCCTCTCTGGCAACTCACTATTGTTTGGTACCCCTGACCGGATTCGAACCGGTACTTGACAATGTTTAAGACTGTTGCCTGCTACCAATTGGGCTACAGGGGCAAATAGGTTTTTGAGAGACCAGCTATCTTTCTCAAGGACTCACTGGCTTGTCTCGTATGAAGGAGTTTAAACTACCTTGTGTTGCTACTGGTGTGTCAGTCTCAAGAATAGGGACCTAGCGCACAAGGGACTCTACTTCAACGTCTATCTCAAAACTTGGCGTCCCATAGCGGATTCGAACCGCTGTAAATACCGTGAAAGGGTACTATCCTAGGCCTCTAGATGAATGGGACATGTTTGGTAGTAACGGTGAGATTCGAACTCACACCGGGCACCGTATGAAGGTGTTGCACAACCATTATGCTACGTTACCATATCAAAACACACTAGCGGAATCGAACCGTTACGCCTCCTGCACTACGTGAGGAAGCGGATGCCCACACTAGTTCTAGTGAGCTTTGATATGGTAGGACTGTCCGGATTCGAACCGGAACCTGGCGGATTAAAAGTCCGCTGTGCTAAACCGTTGACACTACAATCCCATATATGGTCCCTAGCGTCAGATTCGAACTGACACCTCATCGGTTAAGAGCCGAGTACGCTACCGTTAAACGCCAGCTAGGGTTGTTGCATATTAAATTTGTCTTTAATGTGCCAACCCTAGACCATATACGGGATCTAAGATTGACACTATCGTTTACCTGAACGTTTCATGTCATTACCTCTTTTGTGTTTAAGTTTCTATTATACAACCTTTTAGGGTAGTTGTCAACCGCATTGAATTTGTAAGCTGTTGCGTCCCTCATATCGCAACCATTTTCCCTTGTAATAAAGCCGGCAGGGTCAAGATACGTCACTTGGGCTTTGTCCAGACGATACTCCAACTGTATTCCGATCTTCCGATCGGACGGGGATCGAACCCGCTACCTTCTACTGTTTTGGTAGTTCGAACATACCTAGACAGCGTGACTCTACTTGCTGACACTTACAAAACTTGGTGGACGATAGTGGAATCGAACCACTGTCACGGCAGGGTTGCTACCGCCTGTTATCCTTTACAACAGTCATCGCCCATTAACTTGGTGCCCACATATGGAATCGAACCACAATCCCCGGTTTCGTAGACCAGTGTATTATCCATTATACTATGCGGGCAAATAAAACAGGATAGCATTTTTGGTTTCATTAACAGTGAAATTTTTGATTTTGCTGTTGCTATCCTAAAAATTTGTGCTGGGTAGGTGCTCCAGCGCCGATCGTCTTGATATTATCTCACGGCCCTTGTTTGGTGCCACAAACTGGACTCGAACCAGTAACACACGAATTTTCAATCCGCTGCTCTACCATTGGAGCTATTGTGGCAAAATGTTTGGTGGAGGCCGGGGGTATCGAACCCCTCTAGTCACGATGCTTGCAAGGCAACGCCGCAGCCCTCTGCTGCCCCCAAATTGTATTGGCTCCGTGTGTGAGGATCGAACTCACCTAATCATTGATTAACAGTCAAGTCCTTGCACCATGCTTGGATTTCACGGAATAAATTTTGGCGATCCTGCGGGGAATCGAACCCCGATATCCGACTAGACAGGCCGGTATAATAACCACTATATGACAGGACCATTAACTTGGTGGAGACGACTGGAGTCGAACCAGTAGTGCCTTTCGGGCGGCGGATTTACAGTCCACTGGGGTTACCAATTTTCCTACATCTCCATAACTTGGCGCCACAGACGGGAATCGAACCCGCCTAAATCGGATAGACAATCCGGTGCCCTACCCAGAGGACTACTGTGGCAAAACTAATAACACAAGCATAACATTAACCAGTTATGCCTGCCACTCTCATCCCTCGCTGGCAGGGAGACTGAATGCCATCCTACAGTGCGTTGAGTGTTGTTAACTTGGTACTCCGTACGGGACTCGAACCCGTTTTTCCAACTTGAAAGGCTAGCGTCCTAAACCACGTAGACGAACGAAGTAAAATTCTTATACAACTACACACTCACAGGACTCGAACCTGCCAACTGGACTTCTCGTCCAGCTAGATACCACCTCTATCTGCTTGGCCTAAGCATTTGTGTGTATGTGTATAAGAACTTCTTATACTGTAAATTTTTAAAGAACATTTACATCTAATTGCTTAGTGTATGTGTTAATTATAGCAAGGTTTTACCTCCTTGTCAATAGTCTTTGCAACTATTTTTGTTGTATTTTAACAACACTATTAAACAGGATACTGTTTGCTTTTCACAGCCAAAAAGTGAAATATTTTGGTTTGCTGTAAGTATCCTAAACTGGTGCGGGGTAAGGGAATCGAACCCTTAACTACTGGGTGGAAGCCAGTGATCTTACCATTAAACGAACCACGCATAAACTTGGCCCTCGAGGTGTATGTCGCAGTACACATTACTAACTATTGGCAAGGGTGTATACGGCCCCGCTTAACTCAAGGATAAAATTGGTGCAACCTGTAGGGATCGAACCTACTTCAATGGCTCTTCAGACCACCGCTATGACCACATCAGCTAAAGTTGCATTGTATTGGTGCCCCAGTCCGGAATCGAACCGACTTCCCCTGCTTACAAGACAGGACCTCATCCATTAAAGGCTTCAAGGGCAATAAACTGGAACATCGGGTGGGACTCGAACCCACGACTGGACGGATTTGCAATCCGCTACATTGGCCGCTCTGTCACCGATGCATAAACTGGTCTGTGTGGCAGGATTCGAACCTGCGACCTCCGACTTCCAAGGCCGGCCGTCTGACCTGACTGACATTACACACAGATAAAATTGGTAGCCACGGACAATTTCGAAATGTCGACTCCCGCCTTATCAAGACGGTACTCTGCCTCTGAGTTACGTGGCCATAAATTACCACTCTGCGTATTCTGTTATTATACGAGAGTTTTTATCTTTTCTTTTTGTTGATTCTACACATCGCAGTTTAACTTCTTTTACATCGCATATTTCTGCAATAGGAACGAGATATACTTTATCTAATTCATTTACATAGACTGCAATATAATCGATGTTACTTTCATTGTAAGAAACTCTATTTGTAAATGTGTTTTGAGATAGTTTAATTGTAACTATTCCGTTACTTTCTAACGATCTAAACTTAACTTGAATTCGTAAAAGTTTACCGTCGTGTCTATCTAACACATAATCATAAGGACAACCTTGTGGCATTTTGCCAGTCCAATATCCTCTTTTGGCAGAAACGAGCACAAATGCTGCTTCTCCTATTTCACCTTTTTCGTTTGATATACTCATAGTGTTCTCCTACAAGTATTTATAACGCTCGCCAGGAAAGCGATTGTTATACCATTTAACTACAAGAGGAATAAACTGCTTAGGGGTGACTAACGGGATTTGAACCCGTACTGACAAGGTCACAACATGTAGTGCTACCATTACACTATAGCCACACCTAAGAAGTCTAACAAAATATTGGCACCCGGACTAGGGATCGAACCTAGGCTAACAGAGTCAAAGTCTGTTGTGCTACCATTACACAATCCGGGAACAAAAAACAGGATGCTTATTTTTCAATTAAAAGTTGAATTTTTTGATTTGCTGGACGCATCCTAAAACTGGCATACCCCCTTGGATTTGAACCAAGCCTAACGGTTTTGGAGACCGGCGTGCTGCCGCTGACACTAGGGATACATAATAAAACAGGATCAACTTTGGTTTTTTTGAATAATAAAAAAGTTTTTAAGTTTGCTGAACTGATCCTAAAACTGGTACGACCGGTAGGTCTCGAACCTACAAGAGCACGGTAACTATGTTATGTGCCCCTTCCCCTGACCTATGCTATGAGCATAACGGGAGGTCTGCCATATTCCACTTACGGTCGCATAATGTAATTATACAATCTTATGTAGAATTTGTCAATTGTCTTGGCGGAAAGCAGAGGAGTCGAACCCCATCCCATTTCTGAGAACCCAGTTTTCAAGGCTGGTCGCAGGACCAACCCCGCTGCATTACTTTCCATTTAAACTTGGTCTCGCATGAAGGACTCGAACCTTCGAAATCCTGGCCCCAAACCAGGTGGCATAGCCGCTAACCGAATGCGAGATAAAATTGGTGGAGCCTGAAGGAATTGAACCTCTTGCCAGCCACCCCACTTAATAATGGCTACCAGGTTACAGCTGGCAATGGGGGACAAGCTCCAAATTGTTAACACTCTCTTTCGAAAGTGCTTATTAAAACAAACTGTTACGCTATGCGTCCTGTTCTGATTCAGAGTCAGCAGGTACCAATTTGCTTTAATAACTAGTATTTTTTTATCCACATAAGGATAAGCCATCCACTAGTCCGCCCGTTTAGAACATGTTTTAAGTGCGTTCCCCGGGCCTCGTTCCCGTACTATATTACACTTTGCGATCTACGACCGCCCTTGAGCAATCTCTCGCTTCCTACTTGCTTCGTAATACGCAGTTGCACGTTGTAACTTTTCCAAAATCATCTTGCGAAGATCTTGTTTAGTTAAAGTATGCGCTTTTGTAAACTCAGCTTGTCTCTTCAAATCTGTCATTCTTCCTTGCGGAAAACAAAAAACCCCAGGGTTTTTAATCCTAGGGTCCTTGAAGTTTGTTGTGTTAACTTGTGTGTTACACGACAGTCCTCCGGACCCTAGAAATCTCTGGTGTACGATCATATGATAGACTTCCCGCATTAATCGATAACCAACCGCAGGCTATTACACCTACCTGTTTGGGCATCGTATTAAATTGTTGATGTCTATTGGACGATTGCATTTTGTTTTCTCTTTAAAACCTTTTGTTACATACACTACCTTATTGCAGTGTATGTTCTAATTATACAGTTATTTAGCATTGTTGTCAACCCTTATTTGTTCTTTTGAACAAAAAGTTTTTAACAACTTCTCTTCCTAACTAGTCTCTATTGTACTGCTTCTATTTATGTCTGTCAATAAGTATGTGGTTAAAATGCCACAATTTTGGCGAATTTTTATTTTATTACTTTTCTACTACACCGACAAGGTGTAGCCTAGGGTCATCAGAGCAATTCATAAAAGTGTGGGGCTTTCGAGTATCAACCCACCAAACTAATTTTTTATTCAAGTGTATTATTCTACCAGATTGAAAAACAAAATAGCAACTAGGATTAGTTATTAAAGGTATGTGTATTCTTGGAGTTTCGTCTCGATGGATACTATAACATGCATAAGGGTCTACCCACATTAATCTAGTTCTAGTTAATTTATATTGAGCTATTATATTTTCAAATATAGTATTTTTAAAAAATGGATTTAAATTAGTATATGTTAATTCCTGTCCAGTACTTCTTCCTACTGCACTAGTCCAAGGATCTTCATTATCTTTAAACTGAACTCCGGCTTGTCGCCCTTTGTGTCCGTAGGATGTCCATTGGATGTTTTCTTCAATTAGATTAAAGGCATCTAATATTTCTTGTTCGTCAATTTTTCCTAAAACTTTTATCATGCTAAAATTATATCCGCGGCTTGGTCTTCAGTAATTCGTTGTCAACCACTATTTTCCAAATGTTATGGTATGCACTTTGTAACTACTATTTAATGCAAAATCTAACACATCTACTACTTCATTAACTGATAATCTATTACCTAGAATATGTTTAACTCTGTTAGTATCGATTAATCCCGGCTTTAAATTAATTATATATGGTAAGGTAAACTCTTTAGACTTGCAAAATATATCCTGTAGTTCTTTATCTTTGCAATATTTTTCAGGACCAGTAGTGTATCGGGATGATATATTAACAATAACTTTGTTTGTTCCTTCCCATAGCGTGTAAACTTCTTTTAATAATTGTAACTGAGAATCATCAAAATTATTGTATGCATTGTTGATAAACATATCAGCATCTTTAATTTCTTCTAAAATTTTAATTCTGGATACCGGACTGAATATGTTGTAACCGTTGCTTCTTGAAAATCCAAGAACATCGTGCGACTGAAAATGATCAAAGAACGCTTTCCCTAATCCTTGTGTATGACCTGTTATTGCAATTTTCATAGTTTACACTTTAATCTCAGACTTAATCCAATTTTAGGAACACGGTTAGTAGTAACTGAGAAGTGTAACTGGTTGCATGGGAAACTAACTAAACTTCCTATTTTCCAACTAATTATAGTGTCAATGCTCATTCCGTCTAATGTTGAATCTGTGAAAATTATACCTAACTCGTTTAATCGAGAATCCCACTTGTTATACTCAAGTCCTTGAATATCTTCATAACTTGTAACCATATTGTTCCATCCCTTAGTCCAAGGCTGTTTGACAAAGGTAGTTGCTTCACCTAGCCATTTTTGATTTAACAATAGCAAATACGAAACACTATCTTCAGGAATATATAAAGGAAACAAAAAAACTGTATAATCTAAACTGTGAGTATTGTCTTTACCAGTATCAACGTGAATGGGATACTGACTTGCAGTTTCGAGATAGTTCCCACTAGGTTCGTCATCTAAAATAACATAACCTAAAGACTCAATAAATGTGTATAATTCAGGTATATCTGTTCGAGTAGGAGGTGTTCCTCTAAGATCTTTTCCTTTAAAGTTGGTATCATAGGATTGTTGTTTTTTATAAAAGTCTAGCATCTTTGCTACTAGATCTAAAGGAACTGTGTCTTTTGACCAAGAAATAATTTTGCTCATAATATCAAGTCATCCACCAAAATAGCCTGTTAGACCAGCCTTTTGTATTCCATTTCATATCCCAATCTTCTGCCCAACTTTTATAAAAATATAAATTAGATCCTCTTGCACCGTCTACATAGGGTATTGTTTGATAATCATCAAGTTTTTCTAACACGTTCATAGGAAAATATAAAAGACTGGCATGCTTAGGATGCACGATAAGATGTGTATCTATACGTCCCCAATAGTTTTTAGCAGTATGATAATCTTGTATAGTATAAGGAGTCATTGCAAAATTTATACTAACATCGCTGACTTCTTTTAGATCACGGACACCACTTATTAATTCTTCCCAGGAAGATCCTCTGCGAAACCATTCGTATGTTTCTCCATAACCATCTGCACTGACACTGCATTTAACAGATTGCCAACCCTTCCATAGTTCATCTCTAAAGGGACTAATGCCGTTTGTTATATATTCTAATGTACAATGACTTCTATCAAACTGCTGTAAGTATTCTAATATCTTCCAATGGTTAGGGTCGAGAAAAGGCTCGCCGCCGGTAAATTTTAGACAAGTTATCTGCGGTAGTAATTCTCCTAACTCTTTTAAAAATTCGTCAGTTAATTCAAAACTATCGGAAGCTATCGGAGTTATCTTTAAAAACTTTTTCCATCCTGTAGATAACTCAGGACCACAATGAGCACAAGTTAGTTGGCACTTGTTACTCATTTTAAATTGAATTGTTTTTAATGTCCTATCTTGTGTGGCAAACGGTGTACTGGTACGCATACTAGGTTGATCTGCAGATTCTAAAATTTCGCATCTGTTACAAAATGGTCGAGTCTTTTTAGAATAACCGTTCTTTAACTCCTCTCTTAATTCTAGTAATTTAGAATTATTCCATGCTGCCTGTATTCCGTTATTAATATGTGCTATCCTTGCATCCTTAGACGGTTCTGCACAGCACGGTCGCGTCCATCCGTCTGTTTCGATGCTCATCATATTTTCTAACCAGGCACATTTCATACTACAGCATTTGCAAAGTTTTGTGCCAATTGTATTCTTAATTGATTGTTCAAGCCTGGCCAGTGTACTACCCAATCACCCTGCTGCCACTGTCCGTCGTTGCCTAACATGTCAATTCCGTCGACTCCATACATCTTGTAATCGTAGCTGTTCATAGTACGTTGTGGTACAAGTTTAATAATATCCTTGTAGGTAACATAAGTGTCGATAACACACTGCTGATCAAACCATTTCTTATCGTTGAGGTAGTCCTTGCGCTTACCGATCATATCCTCTAACCACACCCGACTGTTCTCACTGTTCTTGACAAAGAAGCTGCCTGTGTTAAGACTGGCAATGTCAGTGGCCATGATGATGTCATAGCTGTCATCAATTACATCTTCTATCTTGCAATTGAAGTTGGTAATCATAGCATCGTTGTCTAACCACCACACCCAAGATAGATTAGGATTATCGTTCATTACTTGCAAAATATGCACAAACTTATCAAAGTGAACTGCTTCTGAACTAAAGTCGTCCATTTTAGAAAAGGCTTTGTATCCGCGATGTGTTGCATACTTGTCTTTGTTATTGAACCAAGTGTGTTTGGCAAGTTCAAAATGTGGCTCATTGAACATACTAACAATAGCGTACTTGCTAGGATCACCACGCTTCCAAAGTTGCGGAATACTGTACCACAATCCCTCAAAATCAATGTAAGGATCTTTTAAGGACTCTAGTGTGATATGCAGGCTTAGGCTAGGAATAGGACTGAACAACATAACATCGTCTTTGTTCCATACCTGATTGATAGTTTCATTTTCATCTTTACGCAATATCCATTCTGCTGCATCATCAAAGTGTTTGCGATACTTGTCAAATACAGCACGACTGGCTAAGCAGGTATAGGTACTGTGCTTAACTGTACGATAATGCCTGTGGGGACCAAACAACAAAATGCTAGGGTAAACTTGTGCTGTGTAACGGTACACATCGTCATGCGGATTGACTGCAATCATCTTGCCTGTTTGCTGCTCAAACTGTGTTACAGTATCTAGCATGTCTTGTATTGCTGTTTGAAAATGCGGATAGTCATCTTCTGCATGATACCACAAGTCTGTACACTGTTGATCTACAATTTCATAGACTTTCTTGCAAGTGTAGCTAGCACCAGTTCCGCCTGTTACTGCTACAAACTCTGTAGACGATTTGCATTGTGCAAGGATGATTTTAAAATCAGCAACTGCTTCGGGTGTGCTGTTGTCATCTAAGACTACTAGCTTAACATCGTGCCCTTCACAGTGATTAATACTATCTACAATACTGCTAAGGCAAACATTTACAAGCTCATGCTTAGGTACTTTGTGATAGCGGCCGCCCATGTTTTCACCGTTGAGCATGTTAACACGGGTACAAGTTCTTAATACAATTAGTAAGTTTCTTTTCATCTGTTCATCATCTGTGTAATGTATGCTGGGTCTGCAATCTTTTCAATCACACACTCAATTTCGTAGCAGCCTTCGCTGTGTGTTGTATCTGGCAAACTGTAGTCAAAGCCTGCATCATTATCGCACATATGACGTAAGCGCCATTCACCTAGTGGGAGTGCCTCTTGGACTTCTGCAAGCAGAGTGCTAGGTAAGTAATAACGAAAATGCCCCGCACCTGCAAAGCGACTGGGCAGATCTTTCTTCTTTTCGTATAACAACCAATGTGGTACAACAATTACCATGTAACCTCCCACTTTAAGTACTCGGAACCACTCCTGTAACACTTGTTCCCAATACGGAATGTGCTCAAGTACATGACTGCTATATACTGCATCTTGGCTAGCATCCTCAAACGGCAGGTGCAACCCGTCGTAGCCCGGATAACCCTGATCAATACCAATTGCATTTTCTACAATAGGAACAACTTCTCGTCCTGCATTGTATCCTTGGTATCCAATTTCTAAAATGTTCTTACCGCTTAGGTACTTTTCTAAAAATCCACTTTCAATTTTCTGAGCATAACTTTTAATACTTTCTATGCCTACTGGTCTATTCTTGTCAAACATGATCTGTTCCTTTGAGATATTTAGTACATTATATACGCACAGAATAAAATTATCTACTACTATATTGATTTTACCATTAACTGTAAATATAATAAACTGGAGTAGGATATGGGCGATTTCTTTAAATTAGTAGCAGAGTTAGGGTTTCCAATAGCTGGTGCAATAGCGGCTGGCTACTTTGTTTTCCTAACATTGAAGTTTATTTTAGCTGGTGTAACATCTAGCGTCAACGGAATGGGTGGTATTATTAAAGGTCTAGACAGTCGAGTAGATACTATGACCAACCAATTACAACGTATTGATGTTAAAGTAAGTCATGCATTGGGACTACAGCCCGATTATGATCGGATTGCTCGTGCTGATCAAGTTGATCAAAGGAAAGACTAATGAATAAGATTAAGCAACTGCAAACTGAACTAGCAAAAGATTTAGTAAATTTTGAACAGAGCGAGTTAACTGAAGAACAGTTAGAAATGATTGAAGAAACTTATCAGCAAGTATATCTTATTCTCGGCACAGTAGAAAGCACCTTATGAAATACTTAGACTACGACTGGGATCTTCGAAAAGATCGAATTATTCTAGACAGAGAAATTAACATAGACAAGTTAGAGTGGCGTGCTGGAGATCACTTTGAGCTTAAAAATATAGACGGGCAAAGTCAATTAGTCAAAGTAGACCCCGTACTAAAATTTACCAAAGGGTATAAGTAATATGGATATAGCAGAAATGATCAACAAATATGGTTTTCCTATTGTTGCTGCGGGCGGCATGGGATACTTTATCTATTACGTGTGGACCTGGGTAACCACAGAAATCAAACCAGTTATAGGACAAGCCAATGGAACTCTTATTGCTCTTATTGATCGTATTCGTATGCTGGACAATGACCTTATAAGATTAAATCAAAAAGTTGAAACAGTTATGGAATTGCGTGGCAAGACAATTGAGAAAGAACGTATTGCTGCTGATGCATCTATTAACAAAGAACCTGAACCTGTTAAAGAAAAACTATCTCCAATACCTCAGAGAAAATTTACACCTCAAGAAATTAACGACGCAGCAGCAGACGATTAATTTCTTTAATGTTGTCAGAGTTTCCTAAAACAAAATAAGGCCAATAATATGCCAGGATCCAAAGCCTGGCATATTCATCTAGAACATCTTCTATCACTTTGATGTAGCTCTGTAGGTACCGTCCCAATCTGCGGCTAGATCTCTTGTACGCATCTCAGCAATACGCTCAATCCATAATTCGTAATAGTGATCCATCTTGCCGTCAAACTCACCTGTAAGTTCTTGGCACAGTGTAATGGCCTTGTCCCACTGTTGTTGACGATAATATTCTAACATTAGTTCATGATGCTCTCGAGCCATGATCCAATCTGCTGCCACAGTGGCATCTGGATTGTAAAACACTGTGAATATGTTAACGCCAATAGTCTTACCTTTAACAGCAATACAGTCTAATGGAATTGTAAAGTAATTGTCGCCTACTCGAGCCTGTGTAAACTCGCTAATGATGATCAACACACCATAGTTCTTGGTCTGTCCTTCTAGTCGAGCAGTTAAACTTACTGAGTCGCCTAGTACGTCATAACCAAATCGATCCTTACTACCAATGTTACCAATTAGTGTAGGGCCAGTGTTGATACCCAATCCGCAACCTACTAAGGGCTTACCTTCTTTGGTAAGTTCAATATTAAACAGCTCAACAGCGTGCAACATTTCAAGACCTGTACGCACTCCTGCTAACACATGATCCGGATCTTGTTCTTCTTGAATAGGAGCACCGTGTACGTGTAATGACGCATCACCTATGAACTTGATCAAACACCCATTGTTACGCAGTATAGGCTCCGCAATGGCAGTCATGTAACGGTTCATAGTCTGTGTAAATGCCACAACGTCATCACCGTATGTCTCACCTAGTCCCGTAAAGTTACGCATGTCGCTCATGATAACAGTTAAATCTTTCTTCTCACCACCCAGTTTGATAAAGCTAGGATCTTTTTGTAAGCGTTCAACAATAACAGGATTTACGTAACTGCCAAACTGTTTCTTAATCTGACTCTTCTGTAGGAACTCGCTTACAAACTTGATGCCATAGGCATGCAGAGCGACCAAAGTTGTGCCAACTGCAAAGGCAGTAGCATCGAATAAGAATAAAAGACTGCTGTAAGCATAGATGCTGCCAGCAATGCCACCGCCAATAATAACAACTGTCGCTGCCAATCCCGCATAGGTCCACCTCGTTAAAAATAATAGCAATATACCTGCAATTAGAATAGCTACTGTTTCTAAGTCATCTGCGTAGCCTGGACGCTGAATAGTTTTGCCGTTAAGCATTGTACCTAATAAACTTGCCTGCATATCCTGTGGCCAAATTTCGCCGCGAGCAGTAGCTACTGGTTGAACTAATCCTGCCGCACTTAATCCCACTATAACGATTTCACCGTTGAAGTCTTTGGGCAATTTGGCAAGACTGTGTTGCTTGGGTTGCTGGCTCCAATCAATCCATACACGACTCAATGGATCTACGTTGATGCGATTCAGTTTAGGAATACGCACTGCTTCAACCCCCATGTCTGTAATCTTAACTTGTATTTTTGTATCTCCTGCCGCAGTCCTAAGTGTTTCTAAACCGATTGCAGGATGCACAGTTTCTCCGCTTAGTATTAGCAACGGCATACGACGAACAACACCGTCTATTTCAGGAAAAGTATTTACAACACCTACACCAGCCGCACGTTCTTCTAGCATAGGAACGTTGGCGATAATACCTGGATATTCTACTAGACTACCTTCTGGGTCAACGCCTACAATTTGTACAGCACTTCCGAACGTCTTATTCTTGCCTGTGGTGCTGGCAACCTGCGGCAGCACCACTGAATATTTTTCTAAGGCTTTGGCCAGTTGAGTATCTTGATTGAATCGATCTGATTCAGGCATGAGGATATTGAGCACAACAAGTCCAGCGTTTCTATCATATAGGTCTTTAATAATGTCAGCATATAGTCCTCGAGGAAAAGGGAATTGTCCATACTTGTCTAATGCAGCTTCATCTATATTAACAGTATGTACAGGAATGTCTTGTTTAGGTTGGCTAATGATAAGTTGATCGAAGTATCGCAGTCTAACTGATTCAACAAATGCAGGATCTGCAAATCTGACACCTGCTATCAATACCAATGTAATTAATGCCAACCACGGGCTTAGTAATATTTTTTTCATATTTTATTCCTCGCAGTTCCAGCGAGACAGTGCTTTGGCTTTAGGAGTTGGACGACCTTTCTCGTCCTTCATAGGGCCTTTGTTACCCGACATGCGAGCACAAAAACTCTTGCGGCGTTTAGCATCCTTGCTGCCTGCTTTTAATTTACTAGGCTTAGTAGTTACAGCAGTCTTAAGTTTGCTGCCTGGATTCTCTCTACGATAAGCATTAACAGCCTTTTGACTAAGGCCATCTGTCTTGTCTTGTTTGTTGACTTTGTTCCAGTCTTCTAAAAGTTCTTGAATCTTCATTTCTTAGCCTTCCCTGCTTTCATATTGGCCATCCAATGTGCTAACTGACCTTTTCGACCACCTTGCTTGGCAACCTTACGCAGTGTACTTACTGACGATTTAGTAGGAACACCGTGACGCTTGCTGTCGCCTTTGTCTTGCGGGTTCTTACCATCTGCAAAGTTTTCTTCTAAACTGTGACCACCTTCCATCATAGCATATTCTAATGCTGTAAATTTTGGAGCAGGTTTATCCGCCATTTCTGCATCAAGTTTAGCCTGTAAACTTTCTGTATAGGTCAATGGCTTCTGCGGTTTGGCAGGTTTTTTAATAAGGTCGTCGAATCGCATCAGTTATTTATAGCAAAATTTACTTGTTTCTAATAACTGATACCGAGCAGCCTGCTGGATTTGTACAGGTCTGTTGTAGTGTGTAGGCATCTCCTACACCTGTTTGTGTGACGCTAACAGTGTTTTTATTACCAATTAAGTTTAATAAAGTACTGTGTCCTGTGCCAGTTTGATTAACTGTTGCTGAGTTGTTGTCTCCGCTGACATTTACAATGCTTAGATTGTTGCTGCCGGCTTGTGTGTTGTTAACAGTGTTCCAATTGCCTGTTAATGTAGCATAACTTGCATTACCTGTTCCAGTCTTTTGTGTAATGTTTACAGTATTAATATCCCATGTAGTTTTTACACTAGCGGTATTGTTATTGCTCTGTTGTTGAGCAGTGACTGCATTACCATTACCAGCACTTTCAAAATTGAATATATTGTTGTTGACATCACCACCGTTAGCAGTCTGTTGCTTAATGTCAATATTGTTGCCCCAGGCATTCATTTTAACACCTGCAATATTACCTTGTCCGAACTGTTTTATACTCAGTATGTTGCCGTTGCCATTTAACGTTGCCCACCCGCTGTCGGTTCCTGTAATGGCATTGTTATTTCCATCTTGCTCTAATGTAACGGAATTGTTTGTGCCAGCCACAACCTGTTTGATATAAATGCTGTTGCCACTAATGTTAGGAGCGGTTCGAGAATATGTAGGAGCAGTTCCGTAAGTGGGTGTGATGGTATAGGTAGTGTTAGTAGTGCTACTTGGTGTACCGTTGCTAGTTGTAGTTGATCCGTCACTCCATGTAGTAGTAGTCACCGGTGTTGTAGTTGTTGTAGTCACTGTAGTTGTTCCTACGAACCCGTCAGTAAAGTTTCCTGTGGTAGTTGGGCGAGTAATTGTTATAGATCCAGTGCTTGAACTAGATGAACTTGTGCTAATACTGTTGCTAGTTGATGTACCAACTACCGTTGGTCCTTCGTTGGATACTGCTGCACCTGCTGTACCTGGATTGCTAGGTGTGCCACCTGAACCTGTATCACTGCTGGTTACTCCATCATTTAAATCGTAGTAGTAGGTAACTTCAGCAATCTGCACACTATTACCGCTGTTATTTTTAATACTTGGAAACTTTATAAAGTAATAGACATAGGCGGTAGTGTTGTCCACTGTTATTTCACCACTGACACTAAATCTAGAATCAGATAAAGTCAACGGACCTTCTTTAATCAGAGTCCAGTTAACACCATCATTAGATCCGTATAGTTTATAACTTGCTGGATCTCGTTCAACTGAATCATTAGCAGTAGTAATGGTAAACTTTTGAACTACACGACCTTGACTTAGTTTAACAGTGACACCTGCGTTCTGTTTATCAAAGTTCAAGTACTTAGTGCCAACGTTGCCGTCAAAGGCATTAGCAGCACCTTCGTTGCTGGGACTATTATAGCTGGTAGGATAGATGTTGCTGATTACAACTGGCGTGCTGTTGGTTCTAATCATTTGCCAGTTCGGTGTTGCAGGTGCCGGCTGTGCTGTTTGTCCTGCTGATAACGGTGTTGTGCTAGCAAATGTATAGTTATTTAGGTCACTGCTGGTAACACTAGTATCCATATTAGTAAATGTAGCACTAGCACCGTAGTTATAACCTTGTGCCGTTGTAATCACATTACCAAAGAACCCAGATCCAATATAGAAGATAGCACCATTACCTAGAGCAGTAATATCGCCGTGATCATGGACAATACTGTGTTGTGTGCCGTTGCTGTTCATCAATTTCAATCCGTGCTTCCCTGGATTAGTTGTGCTATTAAAGAACTGAAAGTATTGTCCTGCGCTAACCGTCACTGTTTGAAAGTTCTTGTTGTAAGGTGCAATAAAGTTGCTGGCATATAATGTGGTACCACTCCAGCTGTATTGTACGTCAAATATTTGATTGATGCCAAACTTGCCGTCGGTGATAGCACCAAAGGCATTTGTGCAGACTAGCAACATCATTAAAAATATTTGTCTTATCATCTGTAGCTCTGATTAATAATGATACTGCCCTGCGGCTTGTTGAGTGATCCAGCAAAATTGAACGCATCGGTAATTCTATCTTGTGTAACTACTACCAACACCTTGTTGTCATTAGTTAGACTTATAGCAGTAAAGTTATTTCCGTTAGCACTCAAACTCATATAGCCTATACCTAACTGATTTAAGTTTGGATTATCGTTCTTGTAGTATCGAACCACATGCTCGTTTTCAAATGCTTTGTCTGTTACTGCAACACCTTTATCTTTTAGTTCTGTTAATAAGGATAAGGCACGGTCTTCTGCATCTCGCTCCCTAGAAGTTCGTTCTTGATTATTTTTCTGCTGATCGTTAGTCGCTTTGGCTTCTGCCGAACTAGGATCTTTGTTGTCTTTCTTGTCATCGTCACGTTTGGCATCGCCAGTTTTTTCAGCAGCAGCACGAGCAGCTTGTTGTATACCAACACCTGACATAGTATTAGGCAAACGAATCAATAAATTATTTCCAATTGCAGTATTAGCTAGATTAACTACTACAGGAATAGTAGGAGGGGTTGCCGCTGTTTCAACAATAGTTGCTTGATAAGGTTTGTCTAATGTAATTATTTTTGATCCGCTGTCAACATCTATTCGACCACTACCGCAAACCATTCCTTTTAAGTTAATGCTTTGATTTACTTCACAGGCAGGCATTAACATAACAAGACTTTTACCTGTTTCATCTACTGACATTACAAAATCAGTGCCGCGAACAGCAATAGACGCAGTGGGTGTATTAATTTTTACACTGTTGGGGTTGTTGTGTGCGATATTACCAGATACATAACGTACAGTACCAGCAGCAGCCTTAAGGCTAAGTTTGCCGCCCGCAGCATTTTTAGGATCGTATACAAAATCATCTATTACTAATGCACTGTTTTCAGTTATTTTAACAGTGGTGTTGTCTTTAAACTTGATGTTGACAACACCGTTTTTAGTTTCAACTTTATCATTGGTTTCAACTACAGTGCCTTTAGCTACGGAGACGATTGTTTTGCCACGTTTAATAACTGCGGTGCCTGAAAGATCAACGACTGATCCTATATCAGCAATCGCAGTGGTGCAAACCAACCATAGTGCAATGGCCCATAACTTCACAGCATCCTCCGATTAACGGCTCTTCTGAATGATGTTAAAAGTGCCACCTGCTGCTGTGGCTGAAATATTAGCAACGTTAGCATGGGTCCCAGTTTGACTGATGTTAAAAGTTGTTCCACCTGCACCGTTTTGTGCCAATACTAAACTGCTCATGCTTGCACTAGATTGCAGAACGTTAACAGTGTTGTTGTCACTACTTGACAAGTTAATCAACATTTGTTGACCAGCACCGGTAGAGCTAGATTGTTCTAAGTTAAGTGTATTACCGTTGCCTGTAACATACGCTGCTGCTTGAAGTGCTGTACCATTGCCGGTATAATTTGCAGTGTTGCTGTTACCAGTGAATCTTAAATCAAGCAATGCATTTTCATCAAGGCCAGCTTGTCCTGCACAGGTTGTTGTCAATCCACAACTTACATTGGCTGTGTTGCTGTTACCTGACTGTAGCAAGTAAACATTAGCATCACTTCCGGTGATTTTCATGGTGTTGATAATGTTATTGTTACCTGTTTGGTCAATAGTAACAACTTGATTATTACCATCTAATATCATACTGTTAATAGCACCTGCGGCAGTAGCACCAGCACGGTTACTGTTACCGTCTTGATTGATACTGACTGTAGGTGCAGATCCAGTCTGCTCTAGATAGATAATGTTAGTTGTACTTGCACCTAATGCAGCCGTAACGCCTGCTGCAAAGCGTGTGGTACTGGCTGTAGTAATCGTGGGCGCACTGGCCTGCGTTGGTGCAGTAGGTGCTGTTTGTGCAAAAGCCGGCAGTGTTGCGGCTAATATAATTGCTAATAGTGTTTTTTTCATTTTATTTGCTCCTGGTTTTGTTGACCGGTCTCGCTTTATTTTGTTGTTTGGATCCTGTTGCCTGATCCGTCGGTAGCATTCCAACTACCTTCTTCTTTACTTCCTCTAGCATTTTTTCCGTTGCTGGGCTGTACTGACGATGCGGAAGGTGTTTGGGCGGCTCCTTCACGTGGGGCTTCCTTTTGAACCAACTCATTAGGTTTCTCCTTGAATTTCCATAGACCTAGATTTTTTCCACTTTTAACTAGCTCAATAATCCCTTGCTCAATTGCCGACCTTAGAGCATAGTTGCCTGGTTCATTAAAAGTTTGACTACTGTCAAACTCAAATGATCGCGTTCCTTGATTGTAAAATTTAACAGCAGTTGTACCGTCTTTGGTACTCAAAAGATTTTTCTCAATAGTAACACTGGTTAATATTTCTCCGGTTTGTACACTGACTAATCTCATACTGATTACCACTTGATCTTGCATATACTGTGTGTATGGGCCAATTCCTAAAACTGCAAATCCAGTTCCGCCTGTTAGTACATTACTGTTGTAGTCAATGATACCACCTTCTAGAATAACTCCAGCTAATGCCAAAGGTGGTAGCATTTTAGCATTAGCTCCGTCGTATATCTCACGAGTCTGTTTAATCATCTGACGTTCTTTTAATAGGTTGTCAAGATTAACACGTTCTACTACAGTAAACCATTGACGATTACCTGCTTCTTGTAAACTCTTGATTAGATAACTTTCGGCACCTTGTGTTACTGCGGTTGAGAATAAACTCAGCGTGGTGCTGTTTTTTCTCTGTCCAGTCATGTCTTTAAATCCGTAAACTGCCACTGCAATCTTAGGACCGTCTGGCGCAGGTAGTGTATCAATTTCTTTTTGTATAGTCTCTGTTACTTTTGGTATGTCTCCAATACCTACTTTGCCAAAAGGTCTAACTACGGATGCACACCCCATCAATACTGCTGTTGCAAGAACAATAGTTGATAATTTAAATATTCTCATCCATCGCTCCTTAAAAATTAAAACTAGATACTGGCACAGTGATAGTCTGTGTCGGACTTGCATTTGGAACAAATTTCTTGTCAACGATTTTTCCATCAAAAACATTCAGCGTAACATTATTCTCTAATTTAGTCCAGACAATTTTTTGTGTTTCAGTTACCATAAACTCACCTTTAGAACAATTTGATCCAGTACATTCTTTAAACAGATTGTTAGTTAACTGTGTAGCCAATTGACTGTATACTTGTCCTGTAAACAGATTCATAAATCTAGCCAACGGTGTATTTGCTGCGGCCGCTTCTGCTGCGGCTCTTTCTCCAGCCTCTCTTGACGCTTTACTGGCCTGTGCGCTCTGTCGCATTTGCTCCATAGTCAGCACTTGGCTGGCCCACCCTTGACCGCTAAAGGTAGGATTGTTGAATTGGTGTACCAATTCTGCATTTGCAGTAGCAAGTCCTAGTGTAAGACATACTCCTAACGCTATTTTAATTTTCTTCATTGCTCGCTCCGATGTCCTTACATATATTTAAGGGCATTTGGAGAGCGATTATATACGCAGTTTTGTTGGGTTTAACAATTCAAACTAACAAAAACCATATCATCCATATGTATGTGACTTGATGTGCTAGCTGGTCTAGACCGAACTGTGTCCAGAAGATAGGTTTAGTGTTGTCTTTGCTACCATACTTTACCTTGCTGTAATCCACAAGATAGTGAACAATACCTTCAATTAGAGTAACAAATATTATAGCAAACGCACCAACAGGAACAAAGAAACTGAAAATAAGCATTGCTATTAAAGTACAATACATATGATCTGTTGTATGACTAATTCCCGTGGGGTCCATCCACACACCTTTTTTAACGGTCTGTTGATAAGTCTGCAGGACAAAATCAGCATAACAATGCTTGATCTGCAAAAGAAGGAGTATTGAGAGCAGTTCCATCGTTAAGTATTTAGTATATACTTAACGACAGGAATAATTAATTAAGTTTCCAGGTCATTGCACTATCCCATTTTGGAGCAGGATCTTTGTGCTCAAATGTAATAGTACCACCTACTTTTGAAGGCCATTTTACATCTGTTATAAATTGCTTGCCTTTAATAGTGGTTTTTAATAGAACAAAATTCTGTCCTAACAATTCAATCATACGTTTAGAAAAATTAGGAATGACGCCTTTCTTAACAGCACTATGAATTACATCCTTGACATAGTATCTCAAGTAGTACCATAAAGGGTGTTTAGCAGTTATAGAAGTTTCCACTAACTTATATAGTTCTTGAAATTCTGCTGGAATTTGATCTAGTGTTTCTGGCACACCTTCGTTACGAGATTTTAGAATAGTGGACAAATATATAAACAATTCGTCAGTAAAGGGTAAAAATTTACTTAATTCTCCCATTGAACCTGGATAGTTTTCTTCTAACCAATTTGCGGCATAGAACGGTTGTATCCATGCAGGTTTGGCATTTTGTTGCAACATGTCAATAAATGTAATTGCAGGATCTTTGCCAATCATTTTTCTCATGTTATTGGGAATCTTTAATGCGGTTACACTGCTTGGCATGCCACCTCCAGCGCCCTTACTGCTGATAAAAATAGTATTTTCAGTTTTTCTGTTAACAAGAGCGTAACTATCTGCTACAGGATTACTAGAACTAGCCGGAAAATATAATACTAATTCCTCTAGATTGCCGCCCACGTGTTCGTAAAATGCTTCAGAATTTGGAAAATTTGCAACACCTTTGATTAGGGCTTGTACTCCTAGATATTCAAATCCATAGTTTTGTATGTTGCCAATTTCTGATTTGCTGAGATCTGGAACCGTCGGAATTTGTTCTGCATCAATTGCACGGGAAATTTCTTTAACAGCCGCACCAGCTGCACCCTGACTATCAAGATGTTTATTTGATTGTATCTTTTGCCCCAATTGTCCCGCAAGAAATGCCCCCAACTCCAAGGCAAGTTCGGGTGTTAGATTTTGATCTTTATTTGGGTCACCGTGTTGGAAGACCTGTCCTGGTCTAAGGCCAGCAACAGGAACTGCATCTGTGTCTTGTTGATTAGGAGGAACACTTTGACCACCGTATTCTTTTGTTTTTAAGAATGATCCCAGTGGATAGGGTTTTTGATCTGCACCTAGTAGAGTTATAGTACCAGCAAATTTTCCTTGATCAAAAAGATCTTGTAATCGCTTTGCTTCTGTGTTTTTAATAACAACAGGAGTACCGTCTTTTAAGTATAAAGGGTTGCCGGCAGTAATATTAGCAATGAGCCTATCAAACCGTACCATATCTTTTGTCAGTTTGTTAGGATTAAGAGTTTGCTCGGATTCTAATAGGGTTAAAAATTCACGTGATCGCATAATAGAGTATTTAGTGAAATTCCGGGAATAAGATTTCCTGTACGAATTTCTTCATAGTAGGTTCAGATATGCCCATACTAATCATACTTTTGATCACATGGGGATTCTGTTTCTGATAATGGCAATAACGATTTTGTGCCATGTGATAATCAGCACCACTTTGTTGTTCTATTCCTACATTCTTTAGATAGAAATCTAATGTGGTTAATGCTGTATTGCATAGTTGGTCTATTTCAGCTTCGTCTTGTAGATTACCAGCAGCTACCATAGCAGGACTGAAGATCTGTTGTGCCCACTCGGGTAATTGTCTAGGCTTGTTCCATTCTAGTCCATGCACCTGAGCTTTAAACCACAAATACATAAAACTATTAGGATCACCAGCGTGACTGAAGTCGTGAAACGCACCTGTTATTTTGTTTGGGCCGCATACAGCATCAAACCCATAGATAGGGCTAGGATCGTTGAAGTGCGGAAATACTGTGACATGTAATATGTAGATATTGTAGGTCTCACGGAAATCTACAATTTCAACATGTGCTCTGCGGAATTGGTTACTGGACCATAGAGTATTATGCCAACCATATTGATGTGCAGACGGGGAATTAATCTGTTCCCCGACAACATTAAATCTTTCTGTAATATCAGCGGCTAGTTTACTAACCTTATCCCAAACTACTGTCATAGTCCCTCATCATTCGTATTGCCCAATCAAAGGCCACATTGGCTTCATCGCCCATGCTGTCGTCCAGCTTGGCACGAATATTGGTCATCAGTGTTCGGGGATCTTCGAACTCTAAGTTACGATGTGCGCCCGGAACAATCTTCTTAATCATTTGGCCACCGAACATGTCACCCATGTGCCATGTATACAAGTGTGCCATAATCTTGTTAGGATCTTTACTAATGCTTAGAATGTAATTGTAATAGTCAACAACGATATGACGGAACTCATGGCGGGGATTGTCCCCGTTCATTTCTTGATAATCCATTGCTAGATAAAATGCACGGCGTAAGTCTGGCAAGTCTCCTAACAATCGATTGGCCCCTGCGGCACCTTCAATGGCTCCATAGAATAGCCACTTTTGATATGTCCAATCTACCCACAAATCAAAAGGCAGGGTTTGTGCAAACACTGCCTTCATAAACGGAGTAGATTCAGCCTCTGCATGTTTAGCACTGGTTAAATCTTTTAAGCTCATTTAAATCCTCATTCTGGTTCTACTTTAATTATCAAAGGGAATCCATTAGTACGAGCAAGATTGGTAGCATCGATTCCTTTTTGGTCTGCAACTTCATAACTATAGATTCCTACAACAGCGTGTCCGTTGTTATGTATCTTTAAAGTCAATTCAAGAGAACTTTTTTCACTATGTCTAAACACAGCAACTAGCATGGATATTACAAATTCAACAGGAGTAACATCGTCGTTGCAAACAATGACTTTGTACCTAGTAGGTTCTTGACTTTTTTCCTTATTTTTAGAAATAGTTTTTGTGTCTTTTTCGATAATTGTATCAGATGCCATATTATTCCTATTGGACGGGGAGTTGCCTCCCCCTGGGTTATATTACTTGATTGCAATCACGCGAGGCTTGAGTGCTTCAGGTACTTCTCGTGTTAGTTTAACACTTAAAATACCGTTTGTCAATTCTGCATTGCCCACAATAATGTGCTCTGCAAGAGTAAACGTGCGTTCGAAGTCTCGAGCTGCTAGTCCACGATATACATACTTAGATGTGTCGTCTTCTTTCTGGCGTTGGCCTTTAATAATAAGTAGACTTTGATCTACCTCAATGCTGATATCCTCTCGATCAAATCCTGCAACAGCAACTTCAATTTCAAAAGAATTGTCGTCGTGCTTTAGAACGTTGTATGGAGGATAGTTAGGAACGGAGTTTGAAAATCGTCTTTCAACATCGTTGAAAAGGCTATCAAATCCAATAAGTGCTCTGTTTAGTTGATTTAGAGCGGTGGTGTCGAAACGTGCGAGTTGATTCATAGTTTTTCTCCTTAATAAGCAAGAATCATTTTGAGGTACCATACCTCAATGTAAAACCCTTACGGCGTCTTACAATATTATTTATACACGAAATATCAAATTACTGCGAGAAATTTGAAAAAGTTTCCACAGTTTTTTGTTCATTTGGCACTATCTCGGCATTCCAGTGTAACGCCATCAATAATGCATCCTTATTACTTTTAAAAATAAAGTCCATGTAGTTTACATTGGCATGGGTTTCGAATCTGCCCCCAGGCAGGCCAAAATATTCAATTGCCCATGTACATACTTCATTCCAATAGAATGAGTTATCATATTTACGAACCCACGATATACGTACAGTACTACTCATACTTCCACTATTTTTGTAATGTCCCAACCGCTGTCTTCACAGTATCCGTCGCTTTCATATCCGCGAGGGTTACAAACAATACGAGTCTCTCCAATGACATAGTCAAATGGGTGATGCGTATGTCCGTGTGTCCACAATTTGATCTGCGGATGGTCCATAATGAATTCACTTAGATCACTACTATAAGCACCGTTCATGAGATATTGAGATTTGTACTGCTCATGTGTGCTCATCTTGCTAGGTGCATGATGTCCAATAACGACACACTTTTTGTCCTTGTGCTCACTGACAATGTGTTTGATGTATTGCAGTGTCTCACGATGACGAATAGCAGTATCAGCAGGCTTCAAAGGTGTGTAACCTTTTTCATCGTTTTTAATAATACGGAAGTCGTTCATCATATCACGAACAGCGTGAAGAGTTATAGGGTCACCCTTGTTCATATCAGTCCACAAAGTACCTCCTACAAACACAACATCATCGATGATCTTCGTGTCCTTTTCCAAGAAATAGACGTTAGAGTGTTTGGCGCATTCGTCACGCAGGTACTGAATACCTTTGTAGAACCCACCGTTGTAGAACTCATGGTTGCCAGCTACGTAGAAGACATGCGGAAACTGGAAGGCACACCGCTTCAGGAAATCACGAAATCGAGCAACTCGTTGCAACTTGCGACCGAGATCAGCTAATGCTCCATTACTGTAGGGGCTAAAATCTGCGGCGTGATGGTCGTGCAAATCCTGAGAGATCATAATATCACCCGAAAGAATTAGCACATCTGCGCCTTCATCATTTGGAATTGTGATATCACTAAATTCCAAATGTAGATCTGATACAATTTTGATTTTCATAATAGTAATTATACACTCAATTAAATTTTTTGTCAATAAATACATACATTATGATTAAGCCAAAAACTCAAGATGTTATTGCCCAAAGTTTAGAAAAACTTAAAACAGAGGGTAATTATCGTACATTTACTGATATTCTACGTGAACGTGGAAGTTTTCCTAAAGCCATGTATTACGGACGTTATAACATCAAACATATAACCAACTGGTGCAGTAACGATTATCTAGGAATGGGTCAGCATAAAGTGGTAATCGATGCCATGCATACAGCATTAGACACTACCGGAGCAGGGTCCGGTGGAACAAGAAATATCAGCGGAACTAGTCACTATCATGTTGCACTAGAACACGAACTAGCCAAGTTGCATGACAAGACTACAGCATTGACATTTACCAGTGGCTATGTTGCCAATCAAAGTACCCTAGGAGTACTAGGTAAGATGCTGCCAAACGTTCATTATATCAGCGACAGTGAAAATCACAACAGCATGATTGTAGGAATGAAATCTAGTCAAGCACCTATTACTGTTTGGCGTCATAATGATCTTACACATCTAAAAGAAATTTTATCCACATTGTCCGATGATATTCAACCTATCATTGCCATGGAAGGTGTGTATAGTATGGACGGAGATCGAGGACTTGTTAGCGATGTATGCGATATTGCTCGACTATATGGAGCAATGGTATATGTTGACGAAGTACATGCTGTGGGACTCTATGGTCACAGAGGTGCTGGCATCGCTGAAGAACAGCGGTGCGTCGATGGAGTAGACGTTATTCAAGGCACTTTAGCCAAGGCATTTGGTGTACAAGGAGGATACGTTGCAGGTAGCAGAGATCTTATAGATATGGTTCGTAGCTATGCTAACGGATTTATTTTTTCAACGTCTATGAGTCCTGTATTATGTGCAGGAGCACTCGCTTCAGTTAAATGGGTTCAGGACCATCCTGATTTGCGTTCTAAAATTTTTGAAGTTGCAGGGGCAACAAGAGAACATCTTAAAAATGCAGGACTAGAAGTACATCTCAGCTCAGAAGGTGGACATATAGTCCCTGTTATGATACGTGATGTTAAGAAATGTAAGGCAATCAGTGACTGGTTGTTGAACGAAAAGGCCATTTATGTGCAGCCTATAAATTATCCCACAGTTCCGTGGAGCACAGAGCGTTTACGTTTTACGCCAACGCCAAATCATACAGAATCAGATATATATTATCTGGCTAAAAGCCTAAAGGAGGCATTTGATGTTTACAAAAATTAAAAAGTATTTATGGTTTACAGCCGGTATCCTATTTCTAGGAATCGCATACATTGGAGTCATAGTGCCGGGAATCCCGTGGAGCACACCTAGTTTAATTGCTGCCTATTGTTTTGCTCGAAGTAGCGAAAGATTTCATAACTATATGCTCAATCACAAATTGTTTGGTCCGTTCATTACTAACTGGCGTGACGGGAAAGTTTACCCAACTAAGGTAAAATGGATCATGTTTATCTGCATGGATGCTAGTTTAGTTATTATGTGGTTTGCTACACAGAACTGGAAAGCTGTAGCAGGTATGGGCGTATTCTTTGCATTGGTACTATTGTGGGCCAGTCGTTATCCAGGTAGCAAAGAAGAAAGCGACCGTAGAAAGGCTGCTGGCGAAAAGATCGGTTGGTTTAAGTAACCAAAAAAAAGGACTCCTAAGAGTCCTTTTAAAACACTTACGCTATTACAGCGTAACGTGGAGCGTTGATTGTAGCCAACATTACATTGACTGGATCCAACGATTCGGCGCTTAGGATGCTCTTCATGATAGCAGGGCTGAATCCGCTAACAAGGGCAACACCCTTCTTGTCATGCTTAACTGGAACGTTGCCAGCACGAGCATTCAAGTTCCAGAATACAATGTTGGGAACAGTGTATCCTGCCGCTTCATACTTACGAGCGATCATTTCCATTGCCGAGTCGTCGTGACGAGCACAGTAATTGAATTCCATATCACTCATGATAAGGATATACTTTGGCATATCCTTTGCATCAACATTGCCCTTGACTGCGAAGTCAAGCACAGTGTTAAATGCGGCGTGTAGATTAGTACTCATGTCCCATTCTGCACGTTGTAGTTGAGCCAACTTGCTCAACAGGTTACCCTTCAAGATTTCGATCTTGCTCTTGGTAGAGAAGGTCAAAAACATGTCCTTGAATGGACCAGTGTTCTTGTCAGCAAGGTACAAGCCCAAACTAACGCAAACATCCATACAGGTCAAGTTAGCGTTTCCGCCAACTGGAGAGCTCATAGAGCCAGACACGTCACACATTGGCAACACCAGTTCATCACCGATGTAGTTTGGCAATGCATCCCATTGTGCTTGCACAACAGTGGCGTCACCACCAAACTTGTGGCTCTTGATAACGTCATATGGGTAAACAGCCGAAGCGTTAACCTTTGCGTCACCAGTAACCAACTTTGCCTTGTAAGCATCATAGCCTACAGGGTCGTGCTTCTTAAAAGCCTTTTGGTATCGAGCAGCCGCCAACGATGGTACGTGGCTATAGTTGATGTCATCCCAAGTGTTTGCACACATGTTCTGTTCAACTGTCTTGCTCAAGTTAACCAAACTCTTACGGTAGAACTTTGGGCTCATTCCGAAGAAGGTGCGGATTTCAGCAGCCAACGCACCTTGACGTGGCATCCACTTTGCGGCCAGCCCGTTGCTTGCACGTAGCGCATCACCGATTAGGGTAAATGCTTGTGCCTTCACTTCCTTAGAAGTAAAGATCAACAGGTCGTCCCAACGACCGAATTCAGCCAGGTGTGGCAAAATACGGGCAAGCGCCTTAGGGTTGGTCTTTTCAAGATTCAAAAGAATCTTACGAACAACTTCACGTTCGCCTGCACCACCACGGACGTCACGAGCCCACATCAAAAGACGTAGAGCAAGAGTTTCGTCTTGTGCTAGTGCGCGAGCAAACTGAGTGCTCAAATCCTTACCACGGCTTGCACCAATGGCAAAGAACAAATCTACAAGATCACTCTTGCTAGATTCAAAAGTCTTCATACCGTTTGCGGTACGAGATTCAACTGGAACGGACTTAACCGCTTCTACAAATGCGTTCATTTTATTTTCCTTCAGGTTACTTTTAAATTAAAAAATTTTGCTGTATATAACCTATACAAGCAGGATGGGTGTGCCAATTTGTTTATTTTCTGGTCTGGCCAATTATAGCACCCAGACCCTATCGACAATTCATGTTGACTATCTAAACTTGTGTCTGCGTTAGAAACATACAAAGTCTTTCCCTTGTGTCATCCATTCCTTGAGTGTCTAGTTTCCTAGAACAGTATCTCCACTGTGTCCTACAACCACTTTCTATGGCATTTAACTTTAGTATTGTTTTAATTGCTGAATCCATCCTAGGATCAATTATAGCACACGTTCGTCTGAGGTTCAATTCAGTTGTAGTGCTATAAAATAAAACAGGTTAGTTGTCGGCTGCTTTTATTCAACTCAGGCCACCACTCTGAGCTCGCTAGTCTATTTCAATGTTGACTCTTCAACGCACTCGGTCAAGACTCTGTGCTCCAATTCAACACCATAGGGTCTAGCAGTCCATATTAAATGAAAATTGCTGCACCTAACCTAAAACTTCTTTTAACAAGTTTCCTTGCTATATATCTATTATAGTGTCATATAATTATCTTGTCAACAAAAATATGCACTATAATAGCCAAAATCTAGATGATTTTAAAATGCATCCATGTAGTTGTAGTACTTTTCTTTAATGCGGTTCAGTGTCACACGGTCACCGTCCTCGTTAATGAAAACAAACTTACCAGCAGTTGCATCAATCTGCTTGAGATCTTCTTGACCAAATCGAGCATCTTCCCAATTCCAGTCTGTTTCAATAGAAGCCAGACCGTCGAGTGCTGGCTCAGCACTCTTTGCATCTTCAAAGACCTTGTAGTCAATGCTGACACGATTGGTCAGTGGATTGCCTGTCCAGACTTCTTGCTCAATCAACTCCGGATTAATGTCTAGGCCTTTGATCTGCAGGGCAACCTTGTACTTGCTGTCACCACCGAACTCTGGCTTGGCGTTGAGCATACGCATAGCTTCGCTGGCAGTTTCTTTGTATCGATTCATTTCTTCAACCAATGCCTTCAGCATGTCAAAGTTGAACTGATCAAACATTGCCGCAACTCGGCATACACTGGCGATATGATCAACATTGTCCAGATTGTCTGCACAGTACTCCATAATGAAGTCTTGTTCCAGACCTTTGAAGTCCAGTGAGTAGAAGATACGACCAGGACGGTTTCGCATGTGGCTGTCAATGCGCCACTTGTCGTTACAGGTTAGAATGAACAGCTTCTTGGAGGGATATACACCGTCCAATAGTGTCAGCATCTTTTCCTGGTCATCCTTGTCGTAGACCTTTTCAAACTCGTCAAATAGGATCACTGTGGGTTGCTCAATCATCTGCATGAAGCTGTTAAAGCCTTCACCGCACCATGGCTCGTTGATAACAATTGTTGGCACCGCCGCTTCTGCGGCAGTGACTGCCAACAGTTTGGCTAACAGTGTCTTGCCCGAACCTTTTTCACCAGTAAGCATTACACCAGTGGATGCAGTACGGTCATTGAAAGTATTGAGAATACGTTGGCTCTGCTTGCGAGTATCTCCGTATACCTTGCCGCGGATCTCGAAGCTTTCGATCGCTTCAAGATAGAAACAGCCAGCCATCTTGTCAAATTTAACAGTGTAGTTGCCAACAGGCAGTTGCTCATGTAGATCCATTGCTTCCTTAGTGGAAACATTAAATCGTGTACCAGATTTCAAAAAATATGTCATACTGTCTTTCAGTGTGTTTTGTTGCTATGTGTAAATTATACAATAAAAACAAGGGGTTGTATAGCCCCTTGTTAGTTTTATTTGCGAGCGTTAGCTCGAACTTCTTCGAACGAAATCTCGTTGTAAAGTTTGCCGTTCTCGAATACCTTCTGTAGAGAAGACTTCCACTCGAGTCCTCGATCAGTCCAACCTTTTGGTTGTTCTACGGAGGATTGATATTCTCCGCCGGACTCCCACAGTTCGACTCGGCCTTTCTTGCTTTTCTTACCTGGATCAGTGACAGGATCTTTCTGGACATCTACCCAGGTTCCGTTGATACAGGCTGCACTTGCTTTTAGGGCAAACTTCTGCGTGTCACGATCTACAATCTGCAACAGGGCACCGCCCATACCAAAAGCAATGTTATCGGCACTCCAACCCATGGCCATGAACGCACCAAGGATACTGCGAACAGTGAGTTCGTTGATGCCGTCACCTTGGATCAGACGCACATTGTTCAGTACCTTGAATCCTTTAGCGTTAACTGTGTAGCCAAACTTCTCGCCCAGGATTTCAACTAGACGACGGTTGACTTCGACAGGATCGCCACTATCAGGCCTAATGACAACAGTAGCACCACTATCGATAACCTGTTGGCGAAGTTCTTCGCCCCAGAGCTTAGAGGCTGCGTTGTAGATATCATAACTATCACTGACAACAGCGAGGATAGTACCGGGACGAGCGAACTGGGTAAGCATATTTCTGTAAGCATCTACTTCCCCGTCACGACCCCAACTGGTGATTGTACTATGCTCTGCGGCTGGGATTGAGAAACCAGCAATACCAGCATTGTAATATTCACGAGCAAACAGAACACCAGTAATAGTGTCAGTTCCCATAAAGTTGACCAAGTGCGCGGCACTGCCAATGCCAGCACTTTCAAGGCTAGATACGCCACGAGCACCAAAGTCGTGCAACTTAAAATCGATAGTAGTAGGATCACCAGTTCTCTCCAAGAAGTCAAGAATGACTTGTTTAATTGTGTATGATTGTGTTGCCACAGTAGTACCATACCACACTGCACGAAGCAGGGCAGTTTCCAACCAAGTGGTCAACCAGAAGCATTCTGGATCTGTGTTTTCAATTGTCGCAAGTACATTTTTGACGGGGACCACAGTTCCTTCTGGCACGGCCCGAATGACAACTGGGAGGTATCCACGGTGCTTGTCCAGTATGTATTGCCATCCTGCTCGGTTGAAAGGCTCACCGTGTAGGGTAAGGATTTCTTCAGCGATGTCAATGTCTGCTTGGGTGATGGGTTCGAGAAGGTACTCTTTGATAAAAGCCTGTAATCCGAAGAATACTGTTCTATCGTACCGCCCGCCTCTAGACTCGATATATGAATATACACCTGTAGTACCTGCTGGGTATTGTTTGAACATGCTGACTTTGTAGCTGTCAGTGTTCAAAATAAGATTTTTTGCGAGTTTCATAATAAAGTTCCTTTATCAAAATTGCCAGGCGTCTATCGCTTGGACTTGTTTATAGTATAACACAGACCCTATGTCTGCGTCAACTAATTCTTTGGCCAAATTCTACTAGTGTGACTGTGCCGCCTTCAAGGGCAATTCGTCCGGCAAATACGTCGATCATGTCAACAATAGTTTCCTGTTCGCCACCGGCAAGTCCACACCCAATATAGGGCAAGCCAATCCGTTTGCCAGGAAAGACAAAGGCCAGCTTTTCCAAAATCAATTGAAAGGCAGTGTACTCAAATACATCAGTGCCGCGACTCATATTGTATTGAGTGTAAGCATTAACAATCAAAAACTTGCCGGTAAAGGCTGTGGTAAAATTGCCCAACTTGCGGTAGTCGCCTTTTACGGTCTCATTATCAACTAATGCAGCCATTGGATAACGCTCACGAATCTCACGAGCAATGCCGCCACCCATGGTGTTGAAGCAGTTACAGCCTTGGACAACAATGTCAAAGTCTCCCGCTTCTGCCAGGTCGAGCAGATTGCCTTTAGTATGTTTTAATGTCATAGTTCTACTCCGAAATGTTCTTTGATTCTCATACCGTTTGTTTTGGTAATATATCCACAACCAACTGAATTGGGTCTCTCCGTATCAGCAATCTCAGCACATTGCCTCACAATCTTCTCAGCGAAACGCTCCAAATCAACCATTACACTACTGTAGTAATCACCGTTCTCTAGTTTGTCGTATGGATCACAAATACAATCATAAATGCCGCCTGTGATGGCTAAATCTCTAATCAGTTGTTTGTTCATTCTTCAACTCCGAAATGTTCTTCAATATCATTGATTGCTGTGGACATTGCTTCATCCACATTCCATCCATCTTCAATAGCCAGGTCTCTGTTGGCAGATACAAGTTCCACACATTCTCTCACAATCAACTCGGCGAACTTTTCTTTATCGAACACGTCAAATGTCAAGCCGTCGTATGGAGGATGTCCGGGCATGTGGGAAGTAGCCTGTTCAGCAAGTTCTCGAATTCGTTCGTTCATATTATGCTCCTACAAAATGTGAGATGATTTCAAAATGGTCTTCAAAGCATTCTTCGCTTCGAACCTCTGCAATAGGTACCCAACGTGCTTTCTCAGCATCGTCACTGCCTTTTACTTTTGGCAACTCACCGTCTGGCAGTTGGATGTGAAACGCATGTGTAATTATACGTCCTCTAGGACTTCTGTCAACCGCATCAAATACCTTACTGCGAACAATCGATCCACGCAACACCGGAGCAGGCACTTTAATCATAGTTTCTTCACGCAGTTCACGGATAGCCGCATCTTCAACTGACTTGTCGGTATTGGCGTTGACGTAGCCGCCTGGCAGTGCCCACAAGCCCTTGCCGGGCTCTGCACGGCGTTTGATCATCAGCACATGACCTGAACAGATCACAACACTATCAGCAGTGCTGAAGATTGGAGGATATGGCAATGACGCATACTGTTTCTTATAGTTTGCAACAAACTCTCGCTCACGGATAATTTGTTCATATTCGGCATGGTGGCGGAATTCATCCAAGAACTCAAACACAGTTTCTGGCACAACACCTTTAATGAACTTCATGTTGACATCACGCTTGAAGTAAAGATCACGAATGTCAACAGCACTAAGGAACTCAATCAGTTCCACGTTTTCATATCCCCATTGTGGGAACATGTCCAGATAGAAGCTACTGTCGTCTTTCTTGTGTCCAATAATACCAGTCTTGGTACCAAGGACTGCATACTTGCTGACAATGCCTTGGATACGCACTGCCCAGGCTTGATCGTTATAGATAGTGTCTACATTGGGTTCAATGTAGATTTGCATATTCAATCCACGGGTAGCCGATTTGATCATGCCCGCACGTTCTGCACTTGTGAACGGATTCTTGTAAGTACGGGGTTGTGCGGCAGAACCAGTGATAATTACTAACTGTTCGCATAGGGCAGTGGCACGTTTTACAATCTCAAGGTGAGCACTGTGAAATGGTTGAAAGCGCCCAATGAGCACTAGGGTGTGATATTTTTTAGTCATTTTGTGCCTTCCAACATGGCAAGTTTGCGGGCCAATTCTTTGCGAATTTGGGTAATCTCTGCTTTGGCTTTTGCTCGGGCTTCTGACATGATTTCAGTAGTTAGAATCACTTTAGCTTGGATCTCGACTTCCAGAACTTCGATACTGACAACGTCTCGACGCATGTAGTCTGTGCTGGAGAATATTGGAATCTTGTCCAGCGATTCCCAAGTTTTGTCTTGGGAGAAGTAAGGGCTCCAATACGGATAACCGCCTGAGTGTGAATCAGTGTCGTAATAGACACGCTTGCCTGCCTTGTCAATTGCTGACAACGCATAGGTTTTTTTGATGGTGAATGTAGTTGCTTTTGACATACAAAAATCCTTTGTATAATGTACGCTCGGAGTCTATCTCTTTGCTGTATGTATTTATTATACAGGGTTTTACGGACCCTGTAAACCGGTTATTTTGCCAAATTAACTGTTTAATACTTTAGCAACACTATTCATGACACTGGCAATACGTCCAATATCACGAAGTTGTTCCACTGTGTAGCCTTCTGTCTTCAATGTCTCGTAATGTGCTTTCACACAGAAGTGACACTTACCGACAATGCTTGCGGCTAAACTGAATGCTTCAAAGTTGCTCTTGGTAGTTCCGCCATGATTGGCAATGGCGTTCATTCGCAACTGTGCCGGCAATCCTTTTAGACCAGGATCATCAGCCATTTCAACAAAGGGGTACCACGTGTTGTTTTGGCTCATAATTGAAGCGGCACACATAGCTGACTCTGCGTGGACAGGAGCATCCGCTAACAAGATGCCCAATACCTTACCGTTACCAGTTGCAGCCAATGCAGCCACAGCACAACCTATGGCCACATCTGCATCCAATGTGCTACGAAGTAGCACAGCGTCAAGATTTAACTTAGTGTCTTTGGCATAGTCTGGCAACGCACCTTTTACTGATTCAATAAAGCTCATTTTAATATTTTCCTGATGCTAATACGATTTGGCAAATGTGTTCCAATCGTTCAATGTGTTCAAATGCACGCCACGGACTTGTATCAATTGCTACCACGCCGTGGCCCTTGATGCCCACAATATCATACTTAATGTTACCCGCACTGTCTAACTTAAGATTCTCATGGCAACGGTCAGCAAGCTCTTGACTAATTGGAGCAACATCACCCACATTAGGTGCTACCTTAGTGTAACGATTTAATTCTGGAAATGCTGAACTGATAGTACTTAAATCAATGCCGGCATGCATGGCCGCAATACAATAGGTAGGGTGTAAGTGAACTACTACTCTAACATCATTACTATGCTGACCCATATTCTTTTGTAAGCCAAAATGCAGAGGTAATTCTCCACTAGGTTTTAGCTTCTCACTGATGTCAGTATATGCCAATTCTTTCCAAGAATAGTATGGCCTAGGAGGTTGGTCATAGTAGCCTTGTTCAATACCAATCTTCTTAAACTGGTCTGGCTGCATGGTTTGCTTACGGACGCCACTGGGTGTGATATAAAAGTGATCACGGTCGTGATGGCGAATCGAAACATTGCCATCACGACTGGTAATCCAGTTGCGTCTATATGCTTCAACCAAAGTATCGCATATAGTCTCTAACATTACAGAGTCTCGCCGCCAACTGTGCGGTTACATGCACACAGTTCGCCAGTCTGCAGGGCATCAAGCACACGCAGGGTTTCTTCTGGACTACGACCAACGTTCAAGTTGTTGACTGTGACGTGTTGGATTTCGTTGTTTGGATCAACAATGAATGTAGCACGAAGTGCAGCACCTGCTGGAGCGTAGAATACGCCTAATTGCTCAATCAAGCTCAACTCACCACGCTGTGTATCAGCAAATTGAGTGTGTGTGATCTTCTTTAAATCTGGGTGAGCCGTTTGCCAAGCTGTCTTACAGAATTCGTTATCGGTTGAACCGGTCAATAGAACGGCATCACGATCAAAAAAGTCATCTGTTAGTTTGTCGTATGCCACAATTTCTGTAGGGCATACAAATGTAAAGTCTTTTGGGTAGTATACGATTACTTTCCACTTGCCTGGCCAGCTCTCATCTGTAATTGTAAAGAAAGCGTCTTCTGGTTGTCCTGGCTTAACACCAGTGACTGCGAATGGGGCTAATTTGTCGCCAACTGTTTTCATAATATCTCCTTTGTGTGTGAAATGAAAAATTTGCAGAATTATTCTGCGTGTGTTTATTGTACAGTTATTTACAATAGCAATCAACTAAAAACTCATGGTTTTCCATTGATTTTTCCTATGTCAATAATAGGTTATTCAAAAATCAAATAATCTTCGTTTCGGTGCGACGAAGTCTTTGGCAATTCTAGCACCTTCTAATCTCACAGCAGGATCTCGACTGTTAAGCATCTCGTTAATCAGTGCTGTCTTTGCCATGTCGTTCATAGTTTTATCACGACTGACACTTTTCTCTACATCTGGATTTGTTGCACATCCCGTTAAGAGCAGTGCTGTAATAATTATAATTGATTTCATATTATGTTTCTTTTAATTTAAATTTGATGTCTTTATGTTTGACTATGATAAACAAAGTTATTTTATCATTAACTCGTATAGGCAAATCTAAGTGTATAGTTACTTCCGGCCCGTCGATGTCGTTAATTTTGCGGTCATTACCTACTGTACCAACAAATGGGATTTTATTATAGTGACCAAATACACGATCACCTATGTTATAGGTATGCTTGTATCCAATCTTGTTAAAATAATCAGTTTGATTGCCCATATACTTTCCAACAGTTATTTTCAACGTCCCAATGACGATTGTCATAAAGAGTTGCGTTAATGCTGTAGCCAAACAGACCCAGACCTAATGTTGCACCAGAATGGTCGCATCGTGTTCTTACTGTAAAATCAAATTCTACAATGCAACCATTTTTAAGCAGCTCGAACTCCCAATGCTTATTTTTAAAAGGAGTAGCACCATGCCAATGTCGGATGTTCTTAAAACTCTTCCAACCTTTAAATCGAGGATTCTGTATGGCAAAGGTAATCGCTATCATTCGTCATCCTCATCGAGATCTCCGTCATGCATATGTCCGATAATATCTTCATCGTCTAGTGTTGCACCTAGCATCCGAATGAGCCTAAGAACATCAGGGGGTCCTAGACTTAAAGTCATACTGGTTACATCAGTATGTAGAGTTAAAGTAGTTGATCCTGTTTCATTGTCGTAACCTACTCTATAGTGATCACGAAATTGATTTTTTGGAATATTAGGAATAGGAGGGATTGGATTAATTTTATTTTCCATATTTGTATACCCGTGATTTTGGTTCTCGTCTCTAGAGTTTTTAAAATTTTTAAACCAGTCAAACATATTAACGTCCTAGATTATCTTGGTCAGCGGCAGGAATGTCAGACCCAGGCGTTGCCAAATTTATCCAAATTAAGATTCTGGATTAACTACAGAAATACCCTGATTTTGGAAATACATGATTAGAAATCGTTTAGCGGCCTGTGCATCAGATTTGCTTAGATTTTGGATAACTGTTTCAACTCTTACCAATTCTCCTGCTCGAATCTTTTGGTAAGTCTTGCTCATAACATCTAGAGATGCTTGTGCCCAAGACTCGTGAATTTCTACTTTGTTTTCGCCCACGTTTTTGCGGGCGTGAATACCGATTGAGCCGTCTCGGTAGTGACGAATTAATACATTATGTTCTTTCATACAATTTCTCCTTGTAAAATGCCGTTTCTCACAGCATAAAATTTATTAACGCTTTTTTGCGGCTCGACGAGCCATTTCGTTTACAGTCTTTGGCTTTGGGGGCTTTTTGCCTTTTAAGATTTGACTGACTTTGCGTGGGCTTGGCATAAGTTATTTCCTTTTTTTGACAATTCGACGTGCAGTAGCACGTACTGATCGAGGATGATGTGCTCTAAATTTAGCCATCATTTTTTCTTTCTAAGTTGGCGGCGAACTGCAACTTTAATTGGACTTGTTGCCCTATCTGATCTACGTGCCATGATTATCTCCTTGTGTTTAGTGTATTATTTATTGTTCAAGTTGTCAATGTTTAATTTACCCAAACTTTCTAGGTAGATGATTAACTTTTGTTGCTCATCTGACGACATATCTTGATAAAGATCAATGATAGTGGCTCTGCGTTCTTTATCCGAATTAGTATTTCCTCTATTTTCATTCAGACGCCTGCATCGGATACGTAGATTTCCTGGAACATCCTTGCCGCCGAGACTTTTTGGAACAATATGGTCTAGATTAGGAACATGCAGATAATCTGAGGTAATCAAATTTTTGCCCTTGCCCCAATCGTAATAATATTCATTTACTCCGTCAGTCCATTTTATTGAATTCTCTTTATGATCTTCAATAAATTGATCTGCTTGCTCTCTAGTCCATTTATATTCTTTTGCGTAATAACCGTAGACTGCTAGTTTAAAAAGAATAAACGGGTCGTCATGGTTATCACATACATAGTCATAAAGCTCGCCTGTAAAATAGGTACCTTCTTCACGCCCAGTAAAGAGGGACCTATTAGTTATAGCCTTGTTGATATCAATGTGGTTCATGGCTTCTTAGGAATTGCTTTAAATCCTGCAAGTGCAACTTCAACATCTTGTCCATTGTAATTAATTGGTGCCCAATTAATTGTAGGATGTACAATTTTGCACAATTTACCAATACCGGCCGCAAGATATCTTGGCTCGGAGCAGTCTAGAAACTTACCGGCTTTAGCATTATTTTCCAAAAACTCACGAAATACTTTTTTAATATCTAAGTGCATGCCACTACGAACTGGATCTGTGTACTTGTAAGTAATTGCTTCCTGAATGTTCCAATCCAACTCCATTGAATCAGAGATGGGTCCGTTGTTTTCTTGTTCACGCAAGTATTCCATAATTCCCCACGCATTTGCAGTAGAGAACGGTGCTTTGGCAAATATAGAACATACTATTCCCACCGCACGTTCGTAGATGTCGGCTCCGTAAACATCGTAGTATTTTAGCATGTTACCCACGCCTGTACATTCTTTTGGTAACACATTATCCGTGCCTTTACCTTTTTCTACAAATCGACTTCCGTATCGAGCATGAATGTCAAACACATGTTCACATTTGATATCTTCGGCAATTAAATCAGTTCGACCTTCTGCCTTACGTACTTGATTTCGTCGAACCTTAATTCGAAACTCGTCAAAAGGGCTAGCAGACAATGTATGCAGATTGTCTGTTGCATACAGGTCAACGTCTACACTTTCAAAATCACTAACTTTCCATTCTACCGGAACTTCACGTACCCCAATAATAATACATGCAAGTGTTCGATGTTGACCATTATTAAGATTGTAAGTACCGTCACTGAGCTGCCGAGCCAGTCCCATTAATACATGACTAGGCTCAAATTCAAAGAGGATGTCCTGCAATAGATGGCGTAACTGAATGCCGCGCTGAACAGAATTGTTTTTATATGCCTTGGCAGTGTGAATATAATGAGAAGGGTCGCGGAAAATTCCCCCATTTGACAAGGACATACACCAGTTAAGGTCAATACCATTTAGTGCCTTGGTATTCTTTAGTATTAACAGAATCTTGTTTGCAACCTGATAAAAGCTAGGACGTGGGCCAAGGTCGTCTGTTTCTACATATTCCGGTACTTTATCTAAAATAGCCTCTTTCTCAGCAGGAGTGAGTTTAGAAATATGTTTTCGAGCAGTGCGTGGTCCAAAAATTTGAATTAAGTCTTGCCCAAAATTATCTTTAGGGTCAGCATGTTGATTAAAAGCCATATCAAATCCTTTTGTGTGTAAGTCTTTATTATACAAGAAAAAACCAGTCCTGTCAAGAACTGGTTTATCCAAATTATCTAGGACGGATCTTCATTTTACTGTAGATATTTTGGACACCTACTGCTTGTCGGATAGCATCTTGCAGAGCATCGTGTTTCCCACCTTTGGGCATGTCCGGATCAAATCCTAGATCAAACAGAGTGCGAGTGTCGCGTAACTGCCAATAATTCCACGGCAACGGCTTACCAAGTTGGCGATAGATGTTTTCGATAATTACTAAGTCAAAGGTAGCACCGTGTGACCAAAATGCATCACATCCCCAAGCAAACTTGTGAAACTGGTCCATTGCATCCGCAAGTGGAATTCGATTGTCTGGACTAAAGGCTTCTTCCATAATAACCGGATCTTGTTTACTCCACCAATCTAGTGTGTTTGGGTCAATTTCTCTACCCAATTTATCTTGGTCGTCGAGGTCAACACGGAAATAAATCTTCTCTCCATATCCGTTGCCCCAGGGATTAAAGTGTACAGCGCCTAAACTAAGGACAACTGCGTTTGGGGAGACAGCCATAGTCTCCATATCAATCATTAAGTGTTTTGCCATACTGTAAGTATAACACACTTAATGATCTTTGTCAATACATTTTTTTAGGTAGTTCGTTATCGCGTAGTTTCTTTTGCCAACGAGATTTAGCTGCGCCTTTTTTTCGCTTTCTTTCGGTAGTTGGTTTTTCGTAAAACATTTTAGATCGGAGTGTTTCTAGTACTCCACTATCTTCTACCTTTTGTTTGAATTTTCTTAATGCCACATTTAATGGCAAGTCGCCAACGATAACTTTATTACCGACTGCTTTATTTTGTTTGCTCATTTTTCTTTTTATCAAAAATCATTATGGCAGGTTTGCCATCAATCGTATCTTTACTTATGCGAATAGCTGTTAAACCTCGAGCAACTAAGTCAACTGCATCAAATTGATATGGCAGCAATGTTTTTTCGATGATGTTTTTAAGTCCCCTAGCATTAGTTTTGAGATCTTTGGCTTTACGGGCAATTTCTTTTAGAGCTTGAATTTCAAATTCTAATTTAATACCATCTAACTCAAACATATACTGATATTGTTTAACTGGGCTATTTTTAGTTTCAGTAAGGATATTGACTAGTTGATCCTCTGACAATTCGTCTACATTAGTAATAAGCCCAAATCGTCCTACAAACTCGGGAATAAGACCGTATTTGATAAGATCTTTTGTACTGATGTCTTGTAGAACACTTGCGTCTTCGTCGATGTTGTCTACATTTGCATGGAATCCGACTGACTTTGCACCCTTACGCTGTTTAATGATTTTGTCCAAGCCTACAAATGCTCCACCGCATATAAACAATATACCCCTAGTGTCAATTTCCTGCATATCACTTCCGGGATGTTTTCGTTTACCAGTCGATGGCACTCGCATAATCGATCCCTCGATCATTTTCAACAAGGCCTGTTGTACACCTTCTCCACTAACATCTCGGCTAATACTAACATTTTCGCCCTTCTTGGAAATTTTATCAATTTCGTCAATGTAGACAATGCCACGAGCCGCTTTATCAAGATCACCATCTGCTTCGTTGATTAATCTTGTTAAAATGCTCTCAACATCATCACCGACATAACCTGCTTCTGTAATACCTGTGGCATCACATATGGCAAAAGGTAATTCTAAATATTGTGCAATTTTACGTGCCATCATGGTCTTACCGCAGCCCGTGGGTCCTAACAATAACACGTTGGTTTTCTCGAGCTCAATATCTTTACTAGGATTATTGATGCGTTTGTAATGCTGACTAACTGCAACACTAAGGCTAATTTTAGCATCATCCTGTCCTATAACGTACTCGTCAAGATAGTCTTTGATAGCAACAGGATTTAGAAGTTTAGAAGGTTCAGCAACTTTTTCTTTTTTGTCTTTTAGTATATCGACACAAAGGTCTACGCACTCGTTACAAATAGCCGCATGTTCACCTACGATCAGTTTCTCGACATCTTCTTTGCTCTTTCCGCAGAAGTCACAAGAGTGATCACTTTCTGTTTTGTTCATTGAATGCCTTTTCTAAAAATGTTTCAATATTAGTTATCCGATCTTGGTTTATGTAGTGATAAACTGCGGACAGGCTTTCATCATCAACTTTATAGAATGTATTCTTTTTCCCTACAATGTATCCACTGAGTGATCGAGTGACATCATTAACTTCGTTGAGATCGATGTATTTGTAATCGCATCTAGCCAACGCATGAAAGAGCCAAGGTAAATCTATTTCGTGATCGTAGAAGTATACATTAATATGTTCTTCGATGTCTGATTCAGCTAACCATTTACTAACTAATTGTTGATCGGAATCGCTTAGATGCATAAACAGTACACTATACGAATCATTTTCAAAAATGTCGGGAGGGGTGATGAGTGTAATTTTTCCGTTCATTATCTTCTCGCTCTGATATCTAATAAAAGATGTTCTGGAATATCTGCCATTGTAATTTCTTTGTTTCTAAGTTTTGTCAACCACTCGTTAAGTGTTGCTTCCTGTCTGCTAATTTCTGTATATTCTTCCTGACTAATAGCTTTAGCTGTTTTAGTCCATAGGCCACTATTTGACTGTTCTTCGTTTTGAACAAATAGCGGTTCTTCTAGAACCTGTAATTCTGTTTCGGGCGCAACTGCTGAGCGATCATTCATTCTTTCTAGTTCGGGCTTATACACCATAGGTGCTAGATCTTTGAAATGTACAAACGGCTCTAACAGATAAGGATGGTGTGCTAAAATAGATGTGACAGTGGTTGCCGTGGAGACTACGTCATCAATCGGACCTGTTGGGCTGTCACCCTCCGTAGTCTCTTGTTGTTCTGTAACAGTAGGCGGCTCTGGGTCTACGACCTCGGTGGTCCCTCCGGGGCTGTTACCCTCCACTAATTCCTTTTTACGGTCACGGAAATTCTGGAAACTGATCTGACTAGCTAACAATAAGATAACTGCCAACGGATCAAATACCACAATAAGAACAATAATTACCCATGTAACTGCTTTTTCCAAAATTGTAGGATCTGTTTCACCGTAGACAAACTGTGCAATATATTTTATCGGACCAACTTCTGCTTCAACCTTGCGTACTTCGGCTGCAATTGGCGCACGTTCTTCGCTAATAGAGGTAATAGTTTTCTGTTCGGCTTGGATCTCAGATTGAAGGCGGGCACGCTCTTTTTGTTGTGCGCGGCGTATAGCAACTGCCTTGTCGGCACCCGTTTCCGAACTGCTTCTTGCCATGACTTGGTCCACAGCCTCATCCATCTGTTTAAGCGCCTTACGGTTTGCATCTATATTTTCCTTTGCGGTTTTTATCTTTTCATCGTAGACTGCAATCTTACTCTGCACGTCACCCGACACTAAACTTTGGTCACTGTGAGCCTGGCTGAGGAATCCAAAAATTCCCATCGAAGTAACGCCCATGAGAACAGCAATGGCAGTCAGCAGGTATGTTCTAACTAACCAGTGTGCAATTTTCCAATTTTGTTTGAGCCAAAGAGTAGCAGCAATCTTACCAATGCCCAATACAATGCCCATAATGATTACGGGAATTTGGGCGGCGGCAAAGATTGCAGTAAAGCCGATGATACTGTAGAATTCGGCGACTAGGCTGATAGCGAGACCGCTAAACAGTGCAAGATAGGCTATTAGTTTTTCATTTAATGTTACAGGCATAGATGATATTTATCGACGCATGTTGGCAATGGCCACAGCTTCCTCATCGCTAAAAATAGGCACAGCATTGCTCTTATGCATAGTACCGATACCTTTAATTTTAGTGCCTGTATAGACCTTAGCTGGTGCCAGTGCGGCAACGCCTGCTCCGGAATTTAAACTTTTGATGTGATGAGTATTTGTCCTACCAACAGGTGTCGGTAATGAATATGACAATGTCTCTGCACTCATTGCTCGTTTACGCTTTTTGTCCTCTGCCTCTACTCCCCATTTCTTTTGGAGGGTGTTCCATTGCTCATCGAGCTCACGTGCCTTACGTGCTTCTTCAGCATTACGGAATTTGACTTTGCCCTTCTTCTTGCCGTTAAGACTAAGGCTAGGGTGATGCAGATGCATTGACATTATGCAAGCTCAGTTTGAGGGAAGTTGATAGGATTGGCAGTATTTGATGCATGTGACTCAAATGTCTTTTGAACCTTGCTAGGGATACCTGTAAATCGTGCTACAGTACCATTGGGATTAATTTTAAGCGAACCGGCTACTACCCAAATTTGTTTGCCAGCTGGGTCAATACCTGCTAACTTTCGTACTACACCGTTAATCAATCCAGTTGCGGTATCCTTGCCTCTGTTCCATTGATATGTAGTATCTTTATTAAACCAAATCTGTTCATCTTTAGATTGGGCAATGCACCAAAGTTTCAATTGTGTAAGTGTATGTTCAGCATTATTCATAGAACCTCCTAATGTGTATGTCTATGCACTACTATACAACAAAACTGGTTTTATTGCAACCGAAAATTTTACCAAAAGAAAAGCACCCGAAGGTGCCAGTGCTGACTACTTATCACATTATACGCCGTCAGCCGGCGAGTATCTTATTTGATCTGTGTCCAAACACGTTCACGGATCTGCTTTGTCAAGCTGTCAGGCAATGCCACATAGTCTAGGTCGGCAGCATCTTTCTTACCATTCTTGAATGCCCAATCAAAGAACTTTAATACTTCGTCACTAGTAGCTTTGTTAGCAGGAGTTTTGTACATGATGATAAAACTTGCTGAACTCACTGGCCATGCATTGGGATTCTTTTGATCCACGATGCTAAGTCCCATACCTGGAACACTGAACCAATCAGCACCATCTGCTGCGGCAGCAAATGTCAAGTCGTCCGGGCTTACATACTTGCCACTCTTGTTTTGTAGTTGCAGGAATGTCATGTTGTTTTTCTTAACATAAGCATACTCTACATAACCAATTGAACCTTTGATTCTGTTCACATTGGCAGCAACACCTTCATTGCCCTTGCCACCTACTGAAGTGGCTGCTGGCCACTTGACTGCGGCGCCACGACCCACACGTTGTAGCCACTCAGGGCTTACTGTGGCCAAGTAATCGGTCCAGTTGAATGTTGTACCTGAACCATCAGCACGATGAACAATGGTGATGTTCTCGTTAGGTAGGTTCTTGCCTGGATTTAATGCAGCCAGTTTAGGGTCATTCCACTTGGTGATGTTGCCCATAAACACTTCAGCCATAACTGGACCAGTGATGCGTAGTTCTCCGGGTTTGAATCCGTCTAAGTTTACCACAGGAACTGTGCCGCCAATGATAGCAGGAAATTGAACCTGTCCGTTCTTGTCCAAGTTCTCACCGCTTACCGGAGCATCTGTTGCACCAAAGTCAACGGTCTTTGCATTGATTTGACGAATGCCACCCGAACTTCCGATGCTTTGATAGTTCATGCCTGTACCTGTGGCTTTTTTGTAGCCTTCAGCCCACTTGGCATAGATTGGGAATGGGAAGGTAGCTCCGGCACCTGTAATGTCTGCGGCTTGTGCTGACACTGCTACGGCTGCAAATAGAATAGCAAATAATTTTTTCACTGTAAGTCTCCTTGTGTTTGTGATATTAATATTTAAACACAAAACGATTACAATATGATTACAATTTTAAGAAATTTTTGCCAAAAAGAAACCCGCCGAAGCGGGTTCTGCTATTTTGGGTGACAAGGTATAACTACCTCGTGGAGATCACGCTGCTAGGCGGTCTTCTCCAAAGTATGCATCGTTTGCATTTAGGTTTTTTGCTTCTGCGACCGGGTCACCCCAATCCTAACGGCTTCTACATTGCCGGACTGTCCATTTCAATACTCTTGACCCAATCGATCCTGTGTCAGGCCCATTATAAAACATACTCACCCGAATGGACATTGTCACCTCCGCCTACTGTCGGAAATATGTTTTATGGTGGACCTGGCGGGCACTGCCCCCGCGTCTTGAATCCTTTTCTGTCTACTTCATACAGTCTTAACTTTTAACAGACTTCCCAGGGTGTGTTTGGCCTCTGCTAAGCCTGCAGGAATCTCACCTACTGCATATCTGCTACGCAAACTTGCCCCTGCGAAAGTCTATTATTTATTATACAACAGGATTGCCTTGACTGTCAAGTTCCATCCAAGTATGATCACCCATATATTTTACGTGAGCAATATATTCATAATCTTCAGGAGCACTACTTGACCATCCATCCGGTCCCTGAAACACTAACAATGTTTTTGATTTCCTCTTGTCCCAAGTTAACCAGTATGATTGTCCTAGCACAGGGCTGAATTGATATTCAGCGGCATGTACTGCGTCAGTTATTTCTAACCGTCGTTTGATCTGCTGGGCTTGTGTTTCAAGTACAGATACTAACTGCATAATCCGATCATATTCTTGCTGGGCATATATCCTAGCATGGTTGATCATGATATCTTTTTGCTTAGTTACGGGAACTAGGTCAAATTTGATACCGCCTGCTTCTGTGGGATATTCACTGACGTTTCTATTGAAGAACGGAATTAACGAACCAGTAGATGTAGAATCATAACTGGTTCTTCCTTTGGCAAGATTTGAACGTTCATCAGCCAATTCGGGTCCAGTTTAACACGTTACCTGAACCGTACTGTGCTTCTGCAAGCATCTTGGCCTGCAGGTCATCGTTAGCATTTACGCGAACGTGTGCGGTTTGATATGCGTTAAGTCGGATCCAAACTTCGTATGTGTACATTTTAAACTTTCTTAGTTGATCGAATATTTTGAGCTTGCTTACCTTTGTCACCTTCAGTTAGATCAAATTCTACTTCTTGTCCAACTGCCAGTGTCTTATATCCTTCCATTTGGATTTGACTAAAGTGTGCAAACACATCATCAGTTGTACCATCTGGAACGATAAATCCAAAACCTTTTGAATTATTAAACCATTTAACTTTTCCCTGCATACTGCTTCCTACTTGTTTATATTATACTGTGATTTTACCAGTTTGTCAACCGATTATTTGGTAATTCTCCAGCAACTTACCCAACTTGGATTACTTGCCGCTGTACCACCCGGGTATGAAATTGTAACATCGCCATCATTTGGATTATTACTTGCTTTTGGACTTTGATTCCCGCCAACAAAAGTAAACTTTCCATTGTTAGCCGTGTAGACAAAGTTTACGTGCCTATAACTCCAAAATGCAATATCACCTGGCTGTGCTTGATCTTTAGGTACCTGCACTGCACCCCAACGTTCGGGTGTGGTTGTTATTGCGGCTGCACTTGCAGTCTGGACATATTTGTATCCTGAACACTTTAATCCAAAGTTTATGAAACCCATGCACCATGCAGTTTGATCACTGACCCACGGTCCTGAATTAGGGTATCCTAGATTGGACCATATACCTGTAATATTTTTATTACTAACGCCTCCGGCCTGACCAGTTTCTCTCCACATACCTCGACCTGCTTCTTCCATAGTGCGTTGCAAGAACGGAACGATATCGGATGCTGAAGTCGATGTGCTAACTGTACCTGTATTGAATGTTTGGTCTTCAATAGGTGCGTAATTTCCTTTTACTCCGTCAACTGCTGCCTCTGGAGTATAATATTGATTTTGTCCGGAAGGGTTTGCTATCTGCGCCGCAACAAGATCGTTTGTCTGAGTTGCAATAGCAACTTCTACATCAGGCGGAATTGTTATTGCACTAGATGCACTTACACCTGCAAAGGCAGAACTGCCCCCGGGTGCAAGCCACAAGGCGACAGGAACATTGTTTACATACACATTTCCGCTGCGATATACATCGCTAATTCTACCACCACCAGGAATATAAGGCATAAGTTTAGTTTACAATGGAATAGCGGTACCGGTTATCTTATACCAGTTACCGTTAAAATAAAATGCAGGCTTACTATTATCATTGGATACAGCACCTATCATACCGTTATCTGGATCAATGCTAATAGGGGTATCTACAATGACAATGTTTTGAGTTACGGCTAATACTGCGCCCGAAGTGTTATTTTCTCTTAATTGGACGATGAAAAATTCTGGACCTTCAGGTGGTGTAGTAGTGTTTGTCGACATTGTTTTGGTAAAGGTAACTACACCGGATAATAAACTATCCGGTAATGTAATGTCTCCCCAAAGCCCAAAAACATCAGAAAAGTCTGTTGCATTAGCAAATGTACTGGTTCCTGATTTAATAGTAACACCGTATGTACTAGTAGAACCGTCAGTTACATCAACCGTAAAAACAACACTGCCGCCTTCATCGACTTCTATAATGTCCGGGGTAATAGAATATATCGCCATATTGATCTCTTAAACTAGTATTTAAGCCATTGCTATACCAGTAGTACCTTGCATATATTGATCTGCGGCTTCCTTTTGACTAGGTACCATACAAAATACGTGTGCTTTTTGTAATGTGATTATATTTTTTGCACCCAAGAACAACCAAGGAATCATTCCTAATCCTTGTGCATTCATAGTCAATGCTTTTGGTCTGTCTAATTTAATCTCAGTGGCTGTTTCGCCTTCAAAACGTGCGATAATTTCGTCACCGTTTAATAATTTAAGACTTACTACATCTCCTGTAGCGATTTGTTTTTCTAATAACATGTTTTATCCTTTTCGTTGTGCTAAAATGTTTATGTCTTGTTTACGTCGGGCGTTTTCTCTTTCTATAAAAGAGACACGCTGATTTAATTCTTTAACCTGCTGAGTTAGCCTAGCAAGTTGCTGCTCAAGTGCAGCTATCTTTTGATCTTTAGGATCCGTCATCTTTCTTCTCAGGTATCTCGCACAGTGCTTCTAGAGTTTTATAATGCTGGTATGCTTTCTGGAGTGCCTCAAAGTGCTCTAACTTGGCCGGATCCGGAGTTAGGATAGCCAGTCTCTTTTCAATAGTAGTTAACAGTTCTCCAAGGCTTCGGCCCTTCCATTTAATGTCGCCATCAAACTTAGCATCGCTAGTAACGTGTAGCCCTGCGTGTGACATGCTTGCTACGCTGGAATTAGCAGTTGTAAAAACATAAGGGTTAGTTGCCCATGTTCCGTTACCCCCTGCTCCAGTAGATACATAATAAGATCCCGAAGCTCCTGTTGCACCAGTTGATGAAAAAGAGTAGTTCATCGTATTGCTAATGTCTATTGACATGGTATTGTCGAGTGGATCATCTAAAGAGATGGATAGTTCATCATCACTATTAGCCATTTAGTTTTGCCTTTAGTTCGGTGAAGCCGCCAACTAGCTCCCCATCTAAAAAGATTTGGGGAACTGCTCTAGCTGTTGGTACAGCTTCTAATAATTCTTCTTTGGTATAACCATCACCTATTTTCTTTTCTTCAAAGGCAATGCCTTTCTGTTTTAGTAATGCCTTTGCTTGATCGCAGTAGGGGCAATGGTACTTAGACCACACAATCGCTTTCATTTTATATTTCCTTTAAACTGATAATTCATACTCTAAAACTTTCACCGCATCCACATCGGTCACGTTCGTTAGGATTCTTAAATTCAAATCCTTCATTAAGTCCGTTGCGTACCCAGTGTACTTCCAATCCATTAACATACGGATAAGATTTTCCATCTACCCAAACTTTAACACCGTTGCTTTCGTAGACAAATTGATCGCGAGTTACTGGAACATGATCTACAAATTCTAACGTATAAGCCAAGCCAGAACACCCTGTGGTTTTTACACCGATACGTATCCCTAGCCCTTTGCCTCTTCGTTCTAGATGTTTCTTAACTTTAGCGGCAGCTTGTTCCATTAATGTTATCATTTAATGTTTTTTACGATAATCTTCAACAGCAGCTTTAATAGCATCTTCAGCCAATATACTGCAATGTATCTTAACGGGCGGTAGTGCTAATTCTTCAGCAATCTGGCTATTACGAATGTTACTAGCATCATCCACATGCATTCCTTTAACCATCTCAGTGACAAGACTGGAGCTGGCGATTGCTGAACCACATCCATATGTCTTGAAACGAGCATCTCTAATAATACCATTTTCATCTACCTTTATCTGTAATTTCATTACGTCACCGCAAGCAGGTGCACCGACCATGCCTGTACCTACAGTGTCGTCTATTTCAAACTTACCTACATTACGAGGGTTTTCGTAATGGTCAATTACTTTATTTGAGTATGCCATAGTTTTATAAATCCGGTAATTCGTCGTAACTAACTGCATCACTCATAACACCGATGACATAGTTAGTACTTTCGTTTTCTTGCAAGGCGGTCTGTTTCTTATTGATATTAACGTGTTTGTTGAACCAAGGGATAGGACTAAACTTAGGATGCTCTCCTTGATACTTAATACCAATTTCCTTTAAACGCACAAACGCAGTGTAGTCAACAAAGTCAGACAGGATAGTAGCATTAAGGCCAATAACTGGTCCTAGCTTGAACAAATAATCTGCCCACTCTTTTTCTTCTCGGATGACATCCATATAGAGGGTATAGACTTCTTCTGCACATTCTTCTTCAAGTTTTACAAAGTCTGTATCATCTTTAGTCACGTTGTTGATCAGCCAGGCAGTCCATTCTGTATGTAACAACTCATCTTGTAGAATCAAACTGATGATGTTACCGTTGCCAATATAGATCTTATTCTCTACCATTGCTAGACTTGTGGCAAAACTTACCATGAAGCGTAGAGCCTCCAATGCATATGATGCGTGTAAGGCCAACCATATGGCTCGCTTATGAGTATGGAGTTCAATTTCCTCGCCCAACTCTTTACGACAGTTGAGCTGATGAAGATCCTCATAGTAGCGACCAATGTTAGCAGCCATGCCAACAATTTCAGCCGTGTCGTGAATCTTGTTAAATTCTTCTTTAGGTACGCCATAGACATTACGAATAATGTGACTGTAAGATTTTGAGTGAATATTTGTTTCAAAGAAACTCCAATTGCTTACTAATGCTTCTAGTTCAGGAATACTGATAACAGGTTGAAATACTTGATTAGGTGCGCGACCTTGAATACTATCTAATGCTGTCTGACGCAGTAAGTTACTAGTAAAAATATGCTTAACTGCATCACTTGCATCCTTGTGATCCATCTTGTCTTTAGTAAGACTGATCTCTTCTGGGACCCAAAAGAATCCACGAGCAAGTTCTTCGTACTTGGTAATCTTAGGGTACTTGACTTCTTCAAAGCGTTGCACAGTAACTGGACCAGCTGGATCCAGAAACATTGTACGTTTTAGATAGTTTGTTTGTTTTGATAGATTGTATTGTTCTTTGCTCATGTGTGGTTCTCTTTATAATTTACAGGCTTCGCAATCATCATCGTACAATACTACATTATCTGCGGCATTGATTGCAATGGGGATAGATATGTTAGTGTTTGTTACATCTGCCTTTGCACCCATTTTATTAATTAAACTGTAATAGATTGTCTTAATGCCCCATTTGTAGGCTAACATTAAATTTTTAGCAATTAATGTACCCGGCACTTTTCCTCCAGCAAAATGTGCCGGGTTGTAGAATGTATTAGTGCTCAGGCTTTGATCAATGTAGGCAGCAAGCACAGCACTGGTCTTCAAATAGTCAACACAGTCCTTCTGATCCCACATCAACTGATAACGATTCTTTAGACGTTTGTACTCTGGCACGACTTGTACAAACGATCCAGCTTTCGATTCCTTTACAGAAATCAATTCCATCGGCATTTCAATTCCGTTGGTAGAGTTTAACACAACTGAACTGGACTCTACTGGTGCCACGGCCATTAAGGTAGCATTACGAATACCGTACTTGATCATTCTTTCACGTAATGGTTCCCAATCCATACTAGGAGTAAAGTCAGTTAATTCGTTAACTCCAGGTTTACGACGCTCCCAGGGAAACACTCCCTTACCATAGTAAGTGTACTGACTACGTCCGCATGGGCCACGTTCTTGGGCAAGCTCGACACTCATTTCGGTTAGGTAGTATGCTTGGTGTTCCGTCCAACGCTTAACTTCAGCTAATGCTTCATCGGTCCCGTATTTGAAACTTTTACGTGCATGCCAGTAAGCAAGATTAGTAATGCCAACTCCAAGTGGTTCGAAGTCTTGATTAGCGAGTTTACTTTGTACACTTAAAAAATCTTGATATTGTAGTAAATTACTTAAACTTCGGACCAGCACACGACAGGCTTTTCTCATCTCTTGTGGGTTACGGAACGCTCCCCAGTTGATGCTGCCAAGAGTGCAAAGAGCAATTCGTCCCTCTGGATCTTCAATTCTCTGGAAAGGGCGGGTGGGTAAAAGTATCTCCTGGCATAAGTTTGATTGATATATTGGATCCAAGGTTGTATCAAATGGACCCTGGTTAATAACGTTGTCGATATTGACAAGATATATACGCCCCGTATCAGTTCGCTCTTTAAGGATTCCATTTTTGAATATCTCATCCGCTGATACAACTTTCTTTTTCTTTGTCTTATCTTGTTCATATTGTAGATACAACTTTTCAAATTCTGCTGAGTCTCTGTAGTAGGCTTCGTATAGATCCGGAACTTCTGCTGGATCAAACAAACTCATTGTTTCGCCACGCTTATACCGATTCCAGAACATAGCATTAACAACAACACTATAGTCCATTTGGCGTACCCGCACTTCCTCGGTACCTTGGTTGTTCTTTAGAACAATAAGGTCCTCAAACTGATAATGCCAGATGGGAAAAGTTACTGTACAGCTAGCATTACGAATACCGCCTTGACTGCAACTGCGAAGGTCTGCAAACCATTTCTTTAAGAATGGTATCATACCCGTATGCTTGATCTCACCGTTGCGAATAGGGGCCCCTAAGGGGCGGATTCTGCCAATTTCGAGACCAATTCCGGCTCGTTTTGAAGCATATTTGGCCATCATTTCGCCTGCGGCAAAGATCGAATCAAGAGTATCATCACTACTAATAAGTACGCAACTACTGAATTGTTTAGTTGTGGTGCCAAGGCCAGCAAGGACAGGGGTAGCTAAAGTAAAGTGGCCATCACTTGCACACTCATAATATTCCTTTACTAATTTTAGTCTTTTATCCTTAGATTCATTGTGAAAAGCTGTTGCGGCGGCAATAGCATAACGAACCTGAGGAGTTTCATAGATTATACCTGTAGCACGATTTTGTACTAGATACTTTTCAGCCAATTGTGCCACGGCTGCATAGGTATAGTTTTCATCTTTGCTATGATCAATGAATAGGTCAATAATATCCCATTCTTCTTGTGTATACCATTCTAGCAGATCACTAGTATACATACCTAGCTCTACATTCTTTTTAACAATGCTGTATAGTTTAGGAGGATCATACTCTCCGTATACTTCTTTACGTAACATACTGACTTTTTGCCTGCCAGCTACCTGTTGATAGTTTACATTATTAATTTCTGGATTTTCTGTTTCGTCGATCAAGTCGACCATTGCTTTTAACAGTAGTTCGTCGATGGTTTTAGTGGTCATTCCGTCGTGTAGTTCAATCTGTGCCTTGATCTCAATCATGGATGGACTTACTCCATCTATACCTCTACACGAATATGCTACCTGTCTTTGTATCTTTGCTATGTCTAAGGGGACACGATTCCCATTACGTTTAACCACTGTAATCATGAGGTACTTCCTTTATTTTTCTTCTAAGCTGGTATTTACCTGGGGGCAGTAACTTCAACTAGATTTTCTATCTTAAATGACCCGTTGACTTTATCAACTGGTACAGGTCCGTTGTCGTCATAATTGACAACCCACTTATCATCAATATAAACTAAATTATACTCTCTCGTTTGGTTGTTGTCTACTAAAGTGCGGACTTCAATGTTACTATCCTTAAATTTTTTTGTCAATTTAAGCGTCCAGCTAATCATTAGTGCTTTGGTAAAATCGTCGTAGACGTTTTCTACAATAATTTCCCAAGGACTGGGCCAGCTTTGTTGATAGTAAGGATCAATTGATCTATTATATGGTATGAAGGGGGCATGGTGCCAAAAATCCCAAACTACCTGTAAGGGATTCTCAACCTCGTCTAATTTCCTTCTATGATTTGTCCACTCTGTTAATCTGTCATCTACAGGTTGGTTAAACATATTTTCCTTACAGCATTAATTTATTTTGGAATTCAAGAACTACGGGAACTGTTATAACAGGACCAAAATTTGTGTCTGTATTTAAACTTGCACTAATTTCGTAATAGCTTCCTGTATTATTTACGCTGACAAAGAACGCTAGGCCACCGTCTGAATTAATAAAGTTGTAATCGTCAGTGACCAATACATTAGGGTTTGCACTATCTTGTAGGTAAACACCTAGGTTACCCATTCTATCTAACTGTGAAGCAAAAGCTAAAATGTCAGTTGCCGCCAATGTAACAGTATTTGAAAATGTGATCGTATTTGTATCATAATCAACCGCATCAATTACTGTATTAGGTGGAATAACTGAAGTTACTGTAGAAGCTACAAGAATTTCAACGGTAGAAAACTCTAACACTGAAGTAGTATCATTTATAGTAGCAGTGGTTCCGTTTATTGTGCCAATAATAACAGTAGCAGTACTTGCTCCTGCATTTTGTCTAAATGCACTGTACTTAATACCTAAATGTTGACTGTTGCCTGTAATAGGTAATCTTAAGAAGGTAGTTGCAGTGTTGCCAGGATAGATAGTTGCAGTGGTAACAAATACTTCGTCTAGTGTAGTTCTTCCGTCAACTAGAGGTCTATAATATGTAGTTAAAGGAGTGTTGATATATTGCTTATGAACAAGTGCTCGTCTAAAATGATCATTGATGCTGGAGTTTTGATCAGATAAGAAACTAATAACCGCGCTGGCGGTTGATCCTATGTCACCGTATTCGTCATCGTGTCGTATGCCAACTCTTTCAAAAAAGTTGTTCTGACTTATTACATAACTACCTGTGTTAGAACCATTACTACCTACGTAAATAGCTTCTCGTTCTATAACATCAAATCTGTTGTTGGCAATTTTTACAAAGGTAGGTCCAACTAAGGCTGTTCCGTCTTTAGGATCATTAAATGTTACGCCTCTTACCAATGTATTAAATTCTGAGTTTTGAATCGTAATTGTTTTAATATCATGATTAGATATAACTCCAGAATAAAGACCATCAAAGGAACAATTGTCAATAATAGAATTAGCATGTGTTCCGTTTTCTGTCTTACCTCGTAGGTTTAATCCTACGTAACCTGATGTAGTTAATACTCCAGTTCCCGTTGTGTGATTGCCTTTAAACTCTACATTCCTAATTAACGAGTTGTCGGCACAGTCAAGACTTAACAAACTCATTGCTGATGTAACAGTTGTAGCTGTATTATACTGTAATGTAAGATCACTCATTTGAATGAATCTTGCAGTACCTGTAGTTACAAAACCACCTGAGTCGAATGTAAGTGGGTTAAGGCCACTGACGGACCGACTATCCATTGTTTTAATCATAGCAGATGTATTCGTTGTCAAAACAAATACAGTCTTTCCAATACCATCACCTATAATATTAGTATAAGCAGGAATATAAACAGTTCCTGTTATGTAATATGTACCGGCTGGAAAATACAACTTTTTAGCCGGATCAATATTGTACTTTGCATTATTTAAAAACAGCCTATCAATAGTAAATTGTAACCTATCTAGATCCCAATCATTACCATTGCCGTAAACTCCAAAATCTCTTACACTAACAATATCATCTAATTTATCTTGTATAGTTCGATCCCATTCGGCACCACCATACTCAGTAATACCGTCAATTCCTGCCACAGCAGAAGCCGAACCTTCTCTATAGATATAAGTTGATGTTGTGAAACTAACTTGGAAGAAGTTCTTCAGATGATTTTCTGTTAGAATTTCTACATTTGCGTCACGTGACCCACCGTCATCTCTTCTTAAGCCGACGAACAGACGTTCTGTATCAGCAGCCCAAGCAAATTCGCCACCTGCAAGTGCAGGTATTCCTGTTTGATTTTCTTGTCCTCTTCGGACCTGGATTTTTGCAATCTCGATGACAGCCATAAAAAATATCCCCGTTATGGGATATTTATCTTACTGAGTGAGCATTTGCTTTAAGCCCTGCATGCCTTTAGTGTAGTATTCTTCTACTTTTCCTAACCACATGTCTTCGTACTTGTTAAAGTTGTCTTTGTTTAGATCAAACTGCTGATACTGTAAATCGCGGCTGCACATAAAAATAACACCCCTACGAATGTTAGTTCCGTAGACTTCATTATGTGCTAATATATAGGCAACTAACTGTACATAATAGTCCTCGACCCACTCTGCTTTTTTAGGCTTGTTAGTCTGCTTATGATCGCATACTGCTGGCTCATCCTCGAATACTCCAACTAGGTCAGTAGTACCACTGTATAGTCCCGGGAAATACAGGCTCTGTTCCATGGCCCATACTTCGTTCATTTTACTCAGTCCGTTTTCAATGATGATATCAGCCATTTTATTAGCCTGCACATGCACTGGGTTATTACCGGGCTGTCGCTGTTCACCAATTAGGAATCGTTCTAAATTGGCGTGCATGGCTGTACCTACGCCTGCTGCCTCTGTGGTGATCTGTTGCGCTTTCTCAGCACCTACTCGTTTACGCCATTCAATCAAGTGCGTCTGATCTTTGGTGGCACTGAGGATAGTAGTTACGCTGGGTAGCTTTTCACCGTCAGGTGTTTGATAAACTCGTTTCCGTGTTACGGGATCATTTATCTGCTGACAATTTTTGTATTGGAATCGTTCAATGAACGGGGGAGGAGTATAAACTTGCATTACTATAATTATAGCATCGCAAGTTTATAAGGTCAAATATTTGGCGATAATTGTTTGGCGTTGCTAGATGCCATTGCATCTACTGCCGGGGAACCTGTGGGTTCTTGTGGTTGATTTGGATTTGCTTCGCCTGTATTAAGGATAACATTTCCTTGATCATCAATGTCTTGAATAACATCTCCTGCTGGATCTACTTCATTTTTAAGAGCAATTAACCCGTCTGGAGTACTAATTCCCAAACCAAATGGTCTAATTAGTTTTATGACAACAGCAAAAGGCAAAGTTGAACTTTGCCCTGCTCTATTTGCCTGTCCTTGAAGAACTGCTAAGACATCCCTAGCACTTCCTAAGTCTACTTCAAATAATCTCATTTTGCCAATTTAGACATAATGCTGTGAGACTCGGCCAACTTGCGGGCAAAACGGCTTTCACGCATTTCTCGACCTGTTGTGCCCATGCCTGCTGCTGCATCACTAGCACCAAACTCGTCACCGGCCGGTGCAGGTGCATTCATATCGTCTGGTGCCGCAATATCCATGCTTGGATCATCTGTTGGCATACCTGCGTCCATGCCTGGCTCCATTCCCATATTGCCCATGTCTGGAGTAGCTTCGCCTGCCAACACTGCAACTGCGCCGCTTACTGCTTCACGCTGTTGTGTCAATACTTCTAGTGTTGCGCTCAGTGCCGGGCCTACGGATGCCTTGAATGCTTCTGCTTCTTGTGCTCCAAAGTCTGCCTTGATAGCATCAGCCAATTCAATCATTGTCTTTGTCTGATATTGACCAACACGTTGCATCCAACTTGTAAAGTCATTGACCATGTCGCCTGCGGCTGTGATAGCCTTGGCCTTGCCTTCTTCGTCTTCTTGCAATAAGAACTGTAGGCTCTCATTTACAAAGTGAACGTTGTGGTTAAATTGGCTTTCTTTCATAGCCTTCTTAGCTTTCTTATCGCTGTCTGGTGCTTTAGGAGCATCCTTACCACCGTAGTTCTTGCCTGCTGTGTGCTTTAGACCTGTAGCAGTTTTAGTAATCTCGCCACCTGTGCTTGACTTCTTCTTCTCGCCTGCTTTCATACTGGCTGTACCAGCGGCTGCTTTCTTAGCATCGTCAACAGTTGGGAAACCTTCTTTGACTTTTTTGTCTTTAACGGCTTTCTTCATCGGTTCTTTTTTATTACCGTCTTTGTCCATGTCGAGGAAGTCTGGCTTAGATCCTTTACCTTCTTCAAATGGCTTGCCTGACTTGGCAGCAGCTTTAGCACGACTACCCCAGACTTCGTCCTTAGGGCTTTCTTTCTTGCCATCGCCGTCGTAGTCTTTAGCAGAGGTACCCTGTGAGTGAATCTTGTACTTAGGTGCTTTGACGCCCTTTTTAGCTTCACTTAGCTCTGTCATTTTGTCACGTAGTTTTTTGATGTCTTCACCTAGCATTTCTTTAATCCTTGTGTTGAGCAAGTCCAACATGGCCTTGTCTTTTTGGTATGTTTCGTTAGTTAGCAGATCGTTAATACCTGCACGTCCTTCTTGTTGGAACACCCTTGTGCGTAGTTTGTTACGCATATCTTCTAGCTGCTCTCTGTCATATTTGTCAAGATGAACGTTAAGGCCAAACATTTTATTCATGTTTTCCTTTAGTTTAAAACTAGTAATTGTAGCTGAAAAATCTGTTGTCTTCATAGTGGTTCCGAAAGAATTGGTTAAATTTATTTATCTAAACCGCATTAGTTTCTCGAAGACTTTCTTAACTTCAAACATGTGCTGATTCTTTTTGTGTCTTGCAATAATTGACTTTGTGTACATCATTTCGGCTTTGTCTAGGTCTTTTTTACCTAGGCTGCGCTCAGCTAAATGAGTATGCAATTCTTCATCGAAATGTGCATGGCCATATTTTGTATCTGCCTGCATTATATTGTCATCTATATACTTGCCCAGTGCTAACCTGTTGGCCTGTATTGCTGCGGTTTGCGGTAAGTTTATACGATTAAGTATAACTTCATTTTTAAAATCCAGTATGGAGTAAAATCCAGACCCTTCTTTTTTGATGCTGTACGAACCTATTTGAATAGATCCATCACGTTTCTTTACAGGAACAACAATGCCCTGACGTTTAAGTGTTTCCTTAACATCAGTGCTGATTTGTTGAATCTTTAAATAAATTTCATCTGAAGTTATTTTCATCTAATTTCTTTATAATTGATCGGCTGTCATTACTTAGTTCATAGATGCCCTTGCGTACAAGGTTCTGAGCAATCCATTTATCTCGCTCGTCTAGTGCGTTGATAGTGGCTTCAGGGAAACGCTTTACAAATTTTTGTTCTTCATTTGTAAGTGCAATTGAAACACCGTCTAAAAGTTGTGCAATTTTCATATTACATTGTTCCCTGTGCAGGAGTTGTTTGGCCTGGCAGGGTAGCAGGCTTTTGTCCCATTGGCTGACCTGGCTTTTGTGCAGATAATTGTTTTAGAGCAGTTGCAAATCCTTGATTCTTCATCATAGGATTAACTAGTTTACCTAACAGCTCTTGCTGATCAGGCCTTAATTGTTTAGGATTCTGCATGGCAACTTGCAGAGCGGATGTGGCATTGTTTAGATCTTCCGGGTTTGTAATACCCTGTGGCATCAACAACTTGGCCATCTTTTCTTGATCGGGATTTGTGGTTGCCTTATTATCAGTATTGGTCGGTGCAGATGATTGACTAACTTGAGGAACCTGACCAGGAGTGCCTGCAGTTGAGCCCACACTGCCAATTGGTTGAATCTGCTCTAGAAGTTCGAATATACGCATGTTATTTTATAAATTTTAAGATAGTGTCAGCATGTGCTGTTGCCCAACCTAATACTATCATTCCGCCGGCAAACGTATACATCCACCTGTCTTTTAATCTTTCCATGGCAGATATTTTTTTAGCCAGTTCCTCGTGCTGCTGGCAACTGGCCTGATACATAGTATCAAGTTTAACTCCTAGTTCATCACGAGTTTTATCTAGACAATCGTGCATTTCTTTTACATCGACTTTAAGATTGTCTAATTTTTCATCTAAGTTAGTGACCTTGGTCTCTACTATACCAAGTCGCTCTACTGTTGTTGCCATTGAGGCTCTCCTTAATTTTTAAAACTGAAACTTACTACTTAGTTATTGCCTTGGATTGCCTTGATGATGGTATTTTTAGTGGCGGCGTTTTTTAACTCAAACATGGCCGTATCCATATTTATAGTTTCTGTCAATTTTTGGATAACGGGGACTCCGTTGACATCGTCGAGTAGTGCGCCAACTTCGTTGTTTCCTTCTATGTAAGCCCCACTACGATCTGGATAGAATCGGAATGTCCATACCCTGTGTTTGCCCTTGTATTGTGATCCAAATCCTAGATCCTTGATGTCGACTGTTTCCACAGTTGGACTAGCGTCATAGCTGATAATAGATCTAATCTCAACACATTGTCTCAGTGTTGTAAAGTTTCGATATTGATCGTGTGCTAGAACAGATCCTTGATTGGGTCTAGCGACTTTAGTGTCTGTAATGTCTACAAGTGTTTGAATTTCGATGGTTTGCATAAAGTACCTATTTAATTACAGATATTTATGTCAAAGAAAAAGGACGCTAAAAAACGTCCTTCTCTTATCTAAGTAATTAGATTATAGTGCGTAAGCAACTACGGTAGCATTTGCAAGGTTAACACCCTGGTGTGTACCAGCGGCAATAACTAGGTCTTCTAGGTGAACAGCGAAAGCTTCGCTGTTTGTACCGTCATATGTGTCAGCACCGTATGCACCGCCGATTGCTGCAACAGCAATACGTAGGCCATTACCAGCACCGCCAGTTGCATCACCTGCACCGATAATTTCGATGCTAGCAACTTGTGCAATTGCTTCTAGAGCAACAGCAACTGGGCTGCGTGGAGCATTTGGGAATCCAACTGGGTCAGAATCGAACATTGCAGATACGTCTGCGCCGAAGTCAATTTGGAAGAACTGTAGTGTTACGCCGTTCTTGTAAAAAGGTGCTACTACCTTTTCGTTTTTGTTTGTTAATGTTGCCATTTTAATGGTCTCCTTAATCGTTTTTGAACTCCCCTATGGAGCTCGTTATGTTTTTATTTAGTCTCTTTGAAAAAAATTTACTCAAATGACTGATTAATCGTCATCTTTTAGGTCACCCTCGATAACTTTTAACCCTTTAGCAGTTTCTTTACTATCACGTAACTTACGTATACCCCTAGTAAATTTAGTAGGATCACCTGCTTTGATGCTGTTTAAGAGGCGCCGCTCTAACTCATACGCCTGCTCAGGTGGGAAATTTTCCTTAATGATTGCTAAAAGATTAATTGCGCTATTAATGACATGAGCAGCTCTACTTTCTACAATAGCTTCGCCGTCTTTCTTAAGCGTAATTGAATTTAGTTCTTCTAATAGGCTTTTTGTGGCTCTTTTCAAGTTAGTATCCTTTGCAATATTTAGTTTCAAATAAAGTATAATAGATATTTTGGTAAAATACTATCTTGTTTTAACTCAGTAGAAACACTAATATATAAATACAGAGTCAGTAGAAACCATGAGTCTACCCACACTTACAGAGGAAAAAATATGAAAATTATATCAGAATTTATGCTAGGACTAATGGAACGTTTAAGTGAGATGTTTCCGGGATCTAGTTATCAAAGCCGCTTAGACGCATATCTAAGCACCAAAGGCATTACCGATGCCGCACAGTTGGAAACTTACGTCCGACAATTTAATTCTCAAAAGGAAAACTATCTATGAAAAAATTACTAAACATTCTATACGAAATTGGCCTAAGCATTGGTCAAGCTCGTGCTGCTTCTGCTATGGTTCGTGCAGGCATGCACAAAGAAGCACAGACATTACTGGCTGGCAAGTAATATCGTATTTTGTCAGATCGCTTTACACAGCGTAACAAGATCTATATAATAAATACTTAGGCAGTAATGATACTGCTTATACAAACATACACACAAGGAGAAAAATATGTTTTCAGCATTTGCACCATACTTTACGCTCGAGGCACAGATCGATGCGTTTCAAACTACCAAGCGTGGTTTAACAGATAAGATCATCACTGATCCTACATTGAACAAAGCGGCACACCAATACATCGATGCTCAGACTACATTTGCCAAGATGTTGTCTAAGAACTTCGCTGATCTTGCCAAGTATTCCGTGGATTCTTTTGCCAACAAGGCATTTCCACAGACTAAAGAAAAAGCCACTACTAAGGCTTAATACACACATACAGGAAAAAAATATGACAGACTTTAATACACCAAAGCTACCAGAAGTTAAATTTAATAAGAACGGCTACGAAATCCGTACAGACATTCTAGGCATGGCAAAAAGCCTAGTACAAGAAGATTTCCATGCTAAATTTCAAGGCTGGGAAATGACTGCTACTCGTGACGAGAAGACTGGTCAGATCGTCAGTACTGTTGCAATGCCGACTTTTCCAGGACTAGACAAAGTTCTTGAAACAGCAGAAAAAATGTACGCATTTGTCAACGCTGGCGCCAAGAAATAATTTATAATAATATTAGGGCATAGCCCATAAAATAATATACTAGAAAATAAAAAAGGACCTTCGGGTCCTTTTTTTATAGTGGCTTGCTTCTTAGATAGTTAGGATATCGTTTATTGAAGTTACGCATAATAACTCCTGCTATCTCATGTGCTTGATTTTCATGCGGACTACCTGTTTCACCACTAGTATCCGTTAGCTCACCTTGCTGATCTTGTTTGTAATGAACCAGCTCGTGTGCCACTGTTCTCAGTATGTCAACAGGGTGACGGTTCTTTAAGGCAACTAACAGCATATTCTCACTCGGCACGTATGCACCAAAGCTGGGCTGCTCGCCTGTATTTAGATCCGGGGCAAACTGCATCTTAGGCAACTGATCTATTTCAAGGATCTCCATAGCTAGAGGTAGAAACTTTTGAAACATTTCCACAACGTTGGCATTTTCCTCTGCGCCTTCAACAATAAACTGACGTGCTCTCATAGCAGTATTTAGCGCCGAACAAAATGATAATCACCGTCGGGTCCGTTGTTGCTAAAGATACCCAAACAGTCGAACCCTTGTGTGTCCATATATGCTATTACATCATCTTTTAACGGGGCACCTTTATTGTATTCTACAACCTGTAGTTCTAGAATAACATGTTTCACTGTGGATAATGTTTCTACAGCACCCTTTAGCACATCTAACTCTGCACCTTGTACATCCATTTTAATCATATCTGGGGGAGGAAAGTTTTTAAGGCGGCGTACAGCATCTAGGGTCACTGTCTTTAGCCTACGACGATGTGTTTCGTTAAAGTAGTTGACTGTTTCGGGATTTACTTCTTCGTTTTCTTTGTAATAACTGTTGCCACCCGGATGTACATCATTTTGATAGAAGTCAACTTCTTTGCCACTCTGGTCACTTAGCACACCCATATGATATTGCAAATTACGTTCTTTATATAGGAACTCGCTACTGTCCATTGCTTCAAATACAACATACTTTGCTCGATCCCAAATACGTTGTGCTTCGTTAGTCCAGTGCAGAACACATGCACCGATATCGTATATAACCTTTGGTTCAAACCCTTCATTCTTGAGTTTGGCAAGATAATCTACATGGTTACGAGGAATCAGTCGTTGACTTCCTAACTCCCGTAAACGATCCTGTATGTTAAACGGTGTTACATCTGGGGCAGCAGTAATGGCATTATCTACATTAAAAGTAAAGCTGCCAGTATGGCTGCATAACACACTGGGATCTGCCCAAATTTTAAATCCTTTGTCCCGGGCCTTGCGACAGAAATCTACATCTTCTGAAACAGTGTTCCTATGATCGATAGCACTATAATACTTAAATTGTGGATAACCTATTTCACACATAACTTCTGCTTTGACTAGAGCACAACCAAATCCACAGCCGGCAATTTCAACTAAAGGTCTACCCTTTAGCTTTTCATACGGCATATTGCTTACTCCGCCATTCTGATTGTGTTCATATATTTCTAAAATATGTAATCCAGGTTTACGTTGTATGTATAAACCGCTGACAACATCCTTATCGTGCGATAGCAACTTTGACAGTGTGTTAGGAGGGAAGCTAATATCACTATCTACACTGAATAGATAATCAAATCCTTTTACTACCCAGTCGGCAATCAAGTTGCGTACCTGATCAATATTGTATCCGTAAAAATATTGGAACGTTGCTTCGTAGCCCTCGGGGATGATTAAGTCATAGATACTTTTAAAAGTTTCCGGTTCAATATTACGAGCTGTTGGAATTGCTATGAGAATCTTTTTTTTAGATGGATTCATTTTTTTAATAATAGATTTAGCTGCTACGTTTTGTTCAATAGCATTTACTTTGTAATCGTTGAGTGGATTAACATCATTGTAATTATATACAATATCTTGTAGACATTTAACTTTACTAGGATCAGCATTTTCGATTAGTGCATAGAAAATACTGCCGTCACCGCCTGCCTTATACCATGCACCTGTGTCATCTTGGAATAGGCTATCGTCTAGACCGTCAATTAACTGTTGTTTAAATGTGCGTAGGTGTGTGTAAGGTAAGATCCAATTAAAGTGATGATTCCTGTATTCTTTGCTGTTCTTTACGTGCTCGGGATAAGGCTGACTAATCAATGGAATATTATCAACCATTGACCAGCAACTACCGTAGGTAAATTCTGTTGTGCCGTCATACACATTGTTATAGTAGCTGAACACAGTGTTGTCATTAACTAGACTGTCGTCACCGTCGAGTATCATTACAATAGCATTGGGATCTTGTAGACTTCTAAATGTATCTATTTGATTTTTTACTGCGCCTACGTTATTTTGATTTTCAATAACTTCAAACTTGGCTCGAATGTGTGCAGGATAGGCTGACAGTGCAGTGTACAATGCTTCCAGTGTATTATCAGTACTTGCATCGTCTACCAAAATACATCGATAGTTGTCGTAGTCTTGTGTAGCAATACTGTTGATGCAACGTGCAATATAATTTTTGCAATTGTAGAATGTGCTAACAACCACAATAGGTTGCTCTGTTCCCGGCTTGTAATCTTCTAATTCAACTGTATTATGAAACTTGCGATTGTAAATCTTGTGCAGTCTGTGGTTGATTTTGCTAACAGCACGATAGTCACTGCTGCTTAGATAATGTCCTGTCTTTTTATAAAAATGCTGCTTCCATTGCAGTGCTACACTGTCCCAACCCGCAATGTCTTTAACAATGTTGCAATAGTATTGTTTCTGTTGATGTAGATACGGATTACGATATGCTTCTACCGTGGTCTTGACAAACTGTTCAACCTGTGTTGGTACACTGATATCCGGAAACAGTCCATTGGGTTCAATAGCATAGTCAATTAAGTAACAAGCACCTGCCACTGCAATTTCTTCTAATGCACCAAAGCGGCAAGTTATGATAGGAGTGTTGTAGCATAAACTCTCCATTGATGAAATGCCGTAGGTTTCCGGAAACGCTGCCGGATACAGCATGAAGTTAGCAGTAGTTAGTATATCGGCAATTTCTTTCTGCGGTATAACACCTGTAAATTCTATACCTTGTGCTGCTAGCTGCGGATCAGCAGCCATCTCGCGCCAATCTTTTTCTTGTTGATCAGGTTCTGCATTTGTGCTAAATCTATAGTAGCCGCCTATGACTTTTAGTTTAGCTTCAGGTATATGTCGCTTGACATGTGGCCAGATCATTTTAACCAGCGGAATCATTCCTTTGGTCACTGATGCATTATAAACAAACAAATTCTTATCTTTGGCTTTGATATCCACTTCGCGATTATAGATGCGTACACCGTTACGTGTGATGAACATCTTACGCTTTAGTACTTCGAAGTTTCGTCTGCGGCCATGATGACAGTTAGTAACATAGGTTAGGTGGAAATCGCTTAGTGTAAAGATGTCTGTAATTCTATCTGCAACAGCAAGCTCTTCGATCAAGTTATCGCCTAGACAGAATGTGTCGTGCATCCACAATACTCGCATTTTAGCTTTACTGATAATCCTGTCGTATAGATTCATAGACATGAATGGTACACTGCGATTATCGTTTAATCTCGGATAATCTTTCGGATCAGTGAATGGAATAATTGTGCGACTGCTTATAACAATATCAAACTCGTGATTGTTAGCTAGATCTGTAAGTGGCCTATAAGTTACTGTGTCGTACTTGCCAGGTACTGCATGATCAATGTTACAGTTATTGAACACTGTAACATCAAATCCAATTTGTGCGAGTTCCCTACTCATTAGGATAACAGCACTTTCGCTGCCTCCTAGTCCTTGTTTGAATACCGTAGTTCCGTCGTATGGGATGCCGATAATATCTATAATAGCTAGCTTCATGCTATTAATTATACAGTATATCTTAGTAGGGTCAATGATATTGATTTTTACTCATTGATCGGATAATGCTCGTGAAATTAATCTTTTAATAATCTAGGTAAGACTCTGTCAGTGCTGTAAAGTTAAGAAGTTTGGAAAGGACCTGCAGGTGCCGTGAAGTTAGCAGTGTAACGTGCTACACCATTGGTAATTCTGAAGTCACTAATGTATCCGTTCAAATAATCACCAGCCTGGCCTCCAAAGTTTTGAAACCCCAAAATTGCCAGAAGTTAAATTCAACAAAAACGGATACGAAATCCGTACAGATATCCTAGATATGGCAAAGGGACTAGTAAGCGAAGAATTTCATTCCAAATTTCAAGGTTGGGAAATGACTGCTACTCGTGACGAGAAGACTGGTCAGATCGTTACCAAAGTTGGTATGCCAGAGTTTCCAGGACTTGAAAAAGTTCTTGAGACAGCGGAAAAAATGTATAGTTTTGTCAATGCTGGTGCTAAGAAATAATTTTATAATAATAATATTAGGGCATAGCCCAAACATAATATAGTAAGTAATGAAAAAGGACCCGAAGGTCCTTTTTCTATAGTATTTCGCTGTTACTGAGTCAGGGAAACACCTGTAGGTGGTGTAAAGTTAGCAGTGTAACGGGCAATACCTAGGGTGATTCTAAAGTCACTAATATAACCATTGACACTATGAGCAGCACTAAAGCTACTGCCACCTATATATATAAGACCGGTAGCAGATGCAAAATTAGTTGAATTAGAAGTAGTGGAGCCAACTTGTGTTCCGTTAACAAATAATCTCAGTGATGTGCCTGATCTGGTAGCTGCTATATGAGTCCAAGTATTTGCTACTACTGCTGTGGTCGTCACATTTAATATAACCGCGTTTCTTGCGTCAAGCTTCAGTTGGGTGGTGCTCCAATCGTAACCAAATGACACTACCGATCCTCCATCGTCAGGTCGTAAAAACGAAGAAAATGTACTAGTGTTTGCCATGTTTACCCAAAGTTCTATAGTAAAGTCGCCTGTACCAAAATTTATAGAGGCACCGCCTATATAAGTCAAACTATCCCCATTACCGTCAAACTTCACGCTTTCTGTGCCGGTGAATTTAACTACTGTGGTGTCAATTTTAGCATCACCCACAGTTTCATAATTGTTCATTCCCGAACTGTCATAGACACCAGCACCGGTTCCGTTGATCAATAATACAGTGTTTCTAACTGCTGTTAATGGTGTGTTTTGTGGTACGAAATTTGAGGTGTAGAGTGCGGTACCTTTGACATATCTAAAATCGCTGATGTAACCAGTAACACCTACTGGGTTAAAAGCAGTCCAATTGGTTGAATTAACGCCTAACCATAATCCGTTAGGTCCAGCTAAATCATATCGACTACTCAATGGTTGTGCTGCACCAGGTGCGCTGACCGCTGTTCCTCCTACTCCATTTACATACACTTTAATAAAATTACTCGAACGAACTAGCGCAATGTGGTTCCAGCTATTAGTTGATAAAGTAGCCGACGACGGAAATAGCGCGGTATATTGTACAGAGCTCGTATTACTGCCGCCGCTGATAAAGATACTTGCGCTTTTGTTAGTAATCCAAATAACCCGCTCACTGTTATATGCTTCTTTGTAAGTGCCGTAGTTTGCTATTGTGTAATCTGCCAAACCGCTAGTTGAGTAAACCCATAACTCCATAGTGAAGTCTTGACCGGAAGCAAAATTCATTACGGATGTGGTATTGGTCTGAGCAGAACCAATCCAATCATTGGTACCATCAAAGCGTGAACTACCGCCAAACACTTGTGGTGTATAACGTTGTCTAGTAGTGTAAGCGACGTTGAATGGTGCGAATTGGGATGGTATCGTGTTACCAACCGCAGTTATTGCAAAATTGTTTGTACTGTTATCTATGAAAGTATTAGATTGGCAAGTCAATAAACTTGTACCTGCGATAGCAGTTAGTGGTTCAGTAGGTACTGTTATCGTAGTAGATGTAGCAGCGTAGGGAGCAGAACCAGTAGCACCATTATAAATCCTAACGTTACTAATATACCCCACATGGCCTCCGCCCCCAGCAATGATGCCAAAACCAATATATAAAGCACTGGCACTGGTTTTTGCAGCAGTGTTCAATCCGTTGAAAGATGTTGCCCTAGTGCCATTGATGAACAAAGCCCAGTCTGCATTTGTTTTGACCAATGCCAAGTGATACCACTGACCTGCAACAGGAACGGTACTAGAAGGAAGAACGCCGATCCCCGAGCTGCCAGGTGCACCAGAAGCTCCCCAATTTATAGCAATTTGACTAGATGCATTTAAATATATTGCCCAGTTTGAAAAAGAGACAGTATCTAATCCGCCGTTGTCAATGATAGTTCGGTTGGCACTAACAGTAGCAAAGTTTACCCAAAGCTCGCAACTAAAAGAATCTGTGCTACCCGAAGTGATATTAAATGCAGCATTTGATGGTACAGTTAAATAATCCCCAGTACCATCAAAGTAGTTGCTATAATAAGGTGTAGGTAATGAGGTTTCTGTAAAAGGACTGAACTTTTGCACACTGACATCACCCGCCTTGGTGACGGCAAAGTTGTTGGGGCTGGCATCGACGAGTCGATTGCGAGCACAGGTCAACAAACTTGTTCCAGCTATGGGTTGCAGTGGGGCGGTGCTTGGTGTAAAGTTAGCGGTATAAAGTGCGGTGCCTTTGACTAACCTTAAATTACTAATATAACCGGTAACATATTCAGATGTTCCGTCTGAATATGCTCCAACAGTCACTTGGCTTGCACCGTCGGTTAGTGCTCCTATTGTGCCGGTAGTTGCATCTAATACTCCGTTCACAAACAATCTAACAGTACTGCTGGATCGTGTAATTGCAACGTGATTCCATTGGTTGATGACTACCGCAGTGGTAGTTCCTGTTACATTGGTAGCAGCCCCTGAAAATTGTAGTCGACCAGCAGCAACATATCTAAAGATCCATGCATTACCGGTACCCCATTGTGCCAATATATTATTATTTCCTGAAGTAATAGAAGTTGGATACACCCAGCATTCAAAAGTAAAGTCATTAGTGCCCAATGTGAACGCAGCGTTGTCCGGAATACTTAAATAATCGCCAGTACCATCAAAGTAGTTGCTCCATCCACCACCGTAGGGACTGAATGTTCCTTGTGTAGTATTACCATTTCTTGTTATCAAGAAATTGTTAGTGCTGTTGTCAATGAACACATTGTTGTTGACTGGTTGATTGGTTTGGCAAGTCAATAAACTTGTACCTGCGATAGCAGTTAGTGGTTCAGTAGGTACAGTTAATGTAGTTTGTGTCGGATCGTAAACTGCTGTACCTATAACAACTCTAAAATTACTAATATAACCAAAAAACATCTGTGAAGCTGCACCGCCTATAGTTGCTGGTCCTGCTACATAATTTGTGCTGACTGTACCATTGACATTACGAACACCGTTAAAAAATATACTTGTTTGGTTTGCACCTGTTCCACTTCTTACAGCCACAATATGTAACCATCTATTTGTAACAAACGGACTTCCCGATGTTGCTATAGTATTGCCTACGCCGTATGTACCAATATTTAAATTTCCACCGCTATCTGTTTGTAATTGTATACCTCCGTTTGTAGTGGTACCAAATATAATAGCGTTTGTTGGTATTGATGTAGGATAAGCCCAAAACTCTATAGTAAAGGCACTAGTTCCGAGCGTCATTGATTGTGCCGTTAAAAAGTCCCCAGTACCATCAAAGTAAGTACTGCCGTATCCACTATAACTAGTATTGGGTACAAACGGATCAAACCCTGATATAGCCAAATTTCCATTTACTGTTAGTGCAAAATTGTTTGTACTGTTATCAATAAATCTATTGCTCTGACAAGTTAATAAAGTAGTACCTGCAATAGCAGTTAGTGGTACCGTAGGCGGTGTAAAGTTAGCTGTATAAACAGCAGAACCTTTGACTATTCTTACATTAGAAATATATCCGTTGAAGTCCCATCCACTGCCTGCATCTGGATTTCTACCAATGTAAAATGTACTTGCATTATCGGAGCCCGGGACAAGTGCGCCAGTAGCTGTTTGCGCTACACCGTTTAAGTACAGTATATTTGTTGTTCCGTCGTAACACATGGCAACATGATTCCACTGGTTCAAAGGAGCAGTATTGTTTGATAGTTGACTACTGCCAGTATTAAATAACCAAGTCACTTGTTGAGATGTGTTTACATCAAGTCGCCATCTTGCGGCGCCTGATGAAATTAATTGAACTTGTTTTGAGCTTGTTTGATAAAACCAACATTCAACAGTCCACGACCCGGAGCTTAGGTTAAATGCTACATTTCCCGGATTAGATATAAAATCACCAGTACCATCAAAGAAATTACTGTAATATCCAGGTGTATATGGACCGAAGTTATTTGGTCTAGTATCGCCAAATATAGATACTGGGAAGTTGTTTGTACTTGCATCGTCGACAAATACACTAGTTGCAGGGGAATTTGCACTAATCAATGTAGTGACATTTTTAAAGAAAGGGTCAGCGATCGTTATAGTAACAGTAAAGGCTCTGGGGCTTTCTTGTAATTCCACATCAATTGCTTCTATAGTAAAATTATAAAGTGTTTCAACACCCACTGCAACTAATCCAGTAATTAATCCACTGCTGGACAATGAAACACCGCTCGGTAAACTACTACCGGCTTGAACCGCATATGTTAGTGGTGAATCTCCGGTTGTTTCTAGTTGTATAGAGATGGCAGTATTTGCCGGTTGATCGGGCAATGTACTACCTGTTACCCAAGTAGGGTTTCCACTATAGGTTAACCCATTAACTCGTATTGCGACTCCACCATCGGGATTGACTACATACACTACATATGTACCCGCAACCTGTGCAGGAACCTGTACATTTAGGGTAGTACTATTTACAAATGTAACTGATGTTGCGTTTGCACTGCCTAAAATAACTTGACATCCTGAAACAAACTTAGTTCCTGTGAGTTTTATGTAACCACCGGATAGTAATACAGCGGTATCATCAATAATAGCATAACTGGCATCTGTTATTTGTACGTTGGTTAACGTAGGGCCGCCCAACGCGGCTAATGTTGCAGGTTGTATGTTGTCTTGACTAATTTGAGTAGGCATAGTTATACTATTGTTATTCCATTCGGTTTTACTGCAACTTTTCCATTGTCAGTGGTTGTGACATAAACAATGTAATTTCCCACAGCTAGTGCAGGTACTTGAATATTTATTCTAACAGAGCTTACAAATGTAACTGTGCTGGCCAGTGCTGTACCTATCACAACATTGATGTTACTTGAAAAATTAGATCCGTTGATGATTGCAAACCCACCTGTTGTGCCTATTGTGGTTCCGCCTGTTGCAATATAAGAACCATTAGCAACCTGCACGCTGGTAATTTTAGGGCCAGATATATATATAATATCCAATGTACTGGGCTGAATATTGTTCGATGATATTTGAGTAGTCATTTATTTAAATTTTGATCAAATAACGTTTCAAGACAGCGTGAGTAGAATCCAAGATTGTGTATCTTCGTCCCATGTATATGTTTCACCGTCAGTTGGATACGGTACTGGAGCAGTCCATTGGCTGGTATCTGTGTCAAGAACCCAACTTGGATAGGGACTGGGAGGTATAAATGCGTCTAATTCTAGATCATATGTATGGCCCGTGCCCGCATAATTTTTTCTAAAATTAGCATTGTAACTGGTTTGAACCCAATTTCCACCCAATAACTGTGTACAAAATTCTTGACCCAATTGTTCACTTTCATTACCGTTAGCATCCAATAAAACATCGTTGTTTACTACGATTACTTGAATTACTGAATTATTTTCATCTAGTTGGGCAAAATGTGCCATATCTTTTCCTTTAATATTTAAAATGTAATAGAGCCTGAGCCAATGAAGGAGTAGATTCTAAAACCGTTCAATAATGTAATAGTTGGACCACCAGTAGTAGATGTGGCCGCCGGGTACGCACTTGAGTATCTAAGTACCACAACTCCGGACGAACCGGCGGTACCTGTCGAACCTGTGCCACCACCACCACCGCCACCACCCGTGTTTGCATCGCCAGCAACTGGTCTATTACCTGCGGCGGTTGGAGCGCCTTGGCCACCTGGTGAATAAGTTACAGCAGAGCCCCTAATACCATTAGATAACCCTGCACCTCCGGCGGCCAGCACTATACCAGCACCGTTTGCGCCCACGCCGCCAGCTCCACCACCACCTGCGCCGCCGCCGCCGCTGGTGCCAGTTTCTGCTGTAGATCCACCGTTTCTACCGTAAACTCCGCCTGCACCAGCAGCGCCACTGGAGTTGGCGCCACCGCCTCCAGACCCATTTCCGGAACTATTTCCGGCACGAGTTGCAGCATAACTAGAGCCAGTACCACCGGCAGTTCCACCAAAACCTCCTCCATTGGCTGTGACAGAATACGCAACTGCTCCTGCTGTTGTAATACTGCTATTACCTCCGTTGGTTTGAGTTCTACTGGCCACGCCTCCAATTGTGCCGCCGCCGCCTACTGTGATGATATAGGTTTGGCCAATCTCAAAATTCTGAGAAGACAATGTTAAGTATGCGCCGCCGCCGCCACCTCCGCCGCCACGTGCATTATTTGCTCCGGCACCGCCCGCTCCACCCCCTCCGACTATAAGTATATCATCAACAGGTATACGAAACAGCGGCGGCCAGGTATTAGTTTGTCTAGCCTGCATTTGCTGAGTAACATTAAAAACTCCATTTATCGCCGCTACTGCGCTAATAGTTGGGGGTGTAGCCGATATTATTCCGCCAAGGTACCGTTTTACCATGTTAACTTATATCCTCATAACTACAAGTAACTATCAATGAATTTCCTGTCGCCGCCGCAGCGCCTAGACTATTGTTTTCTTCTAAATAGTACTGACTAGTTTTGTCAATAACGTTCAATGTTGCTCCCGCCGGCACCGCTGCATTACTTATAATTGCAAACGCAGCACCTCCTATGCTTGCAGTATTATACCAACTTACAGTTACATTGGTTGCTGTGGCTCCATAATTTGCCACGTTCAATGTGTTGACTTTCAAACATTTTCCACTATCTGATGGATTATTCAACACTGTAGTAGTTGATGTTGTGGTAAGACTAGTTCCGGTGGTCTTACCTGTAATTGTTGTTGCGCCGATTAAGTTTGGTGCTGTCATATTATCCTCCAAAGACTAAATTGTATCCTGCTATTGCTGCGTTGCTAGTTCCGCCGGATCCACCAGAGCCACCAGAGCCACTAATGATTATTTCTCTTATCTGTATGGCCATATTTGTTGTAGGTGCTGTGACAAATATTAAGTTTGTGCCACTAACAGTATAATCAGTTGTGGGAAACTGCATAATACCGTTTTCAAATACAAACACACTGTTTACAGTCAATCCGTTCGTAATGGTAAAGGTTGTATTACTACCATTACCTGTGTAATTTCTAGTTACAAAATTTATTGATGCGCTGCTGCCTTGACTACCTGTATATCCAATATCACCCTTTGAACCAGTATATCCCAATTCTCCCTGGGGTGGAACAACTTCCCAGCCCTCGCCATTAAACTTCCATGTTCTAGTTCCTAGAGTATAGAGAGCGTCGAGGGCCGGTGATGATGGAAAATTTAATGACATAATATTGTATACTTATCTGTTGTTTGATAACTGATTGTTACTTTTTAGAATGTTATGCTACCGGACCCGGTGAAGGTATAGATTCTAAATCCACCAACTGTGGTAATTGTAGGGCTTCCTGTTGTGGCTGATGCTGCATTGAATCTGTCTGGATAGCGAATGATGACAATGCCAGATCCACCACCACCGCCAGCACTGGTAGTGTTGCCGGCGCCACCGCCGCCACCACCTGTATTAGAAGTTCCCGGGGCAAACCCGCCGCTAGCTCTACCACCTTGGCCACCACCGCCAGCGCCTCCTGCAGGAAAAAAGCCAGCCGTTCCAGCAAAATGTCCGCCGCCTCCGCCGCCTGCATAGGTTACGGCATTTCCTGAAATAGCCGATGATGTTCCTGCGCCGCCAGCGCCGCCGCCAGTAGTATTGCCGGCAAATCCAGTACCACCTGCTCCACCACCACCACCAGCTGAAAACTGTGGGCTACCGGGACCTCCTTGTCCACCATTACTACCTTGAGACGGAGTTGTAGACGGGGTATTACCGTCGCCGGCAGCTCCACTAGTATAGGAGCCACCTCCTCCTGAACCACCCGCAGCACCTGCTCCGGCATTGCTAACACCACCTCTACCTCCACCGGTAGAAGTTATAGAAGAAAACACAGAGTTCACTCCGCTTGCAGCAGTAGTGCCGCCACTACCTCCTGCACCTACTGTTATTGTATAACTTACTTGACTTGCAATACTTAAAGTTCCGGTTCTAAATCCTCCTGCGCCACCACCACCATAATTGCTGCCGCCGCCGCCGCCAGCAACAACTAGATATTCAACTTCAGATACGATAAACCCCGGTGGCCATCTATTAAAGTTTTGCTGTTGTTCACTAATAGACCATATACCTGAAGATCCTAGCAGAGGATCTGGTGTATTCAACGAACCTATAAGGCCGCCATTATTCCTGCCCATTACTGAATTTCCTCATATGAGCACACTGCCTGTAGACGAGAATTGACCCCAGCAGTCAATCTCAATGTATCACCTTCTTCTAGATAAATTGATTTATTAATTACATCTAGTGTTGCATCAGCAGGTACAACTACAGTTTTGGCAATGTGATATGCAACACTGCTTCTAAACACATCTACAGTGACGGATTCATTATTTGTACCATCCACATTACTAATGTATAATGCGCTGATTTTCAACACAGTGTTGCTGGCAGTGCTGTTGGTAACAATAGCAGTTGCGGCAGTTGTTATTGATTGAACTGCGGTTTTTGGTGTAATTGTTGTTAAACTTAATAAATTTGGTGTTGCCATGTTATCCTCCAAAACTAAACACTGTGCCTAGTCCATAAACTTGTGAAGCGGTTAAGCCGCCCCCGCTGCCTGTCCCTACACTTCCAGTAAATCCAAGAGTACCTGGATTACTGAACTCTACCCACTGAGTAGAATTGCCGTCATCTATATAAAAATATTGTATGCCCGTGTCAGTATCAATCCAAACATCACCTAATGATGGTGTGACTGGTGGCGTCGCAGATATTGTTGCTACTACTGCTCCTCGACTACCAGTGAATCCGACTCCTTGACTACCAGTGAATCCAACTCCCTGACTACCAGTGAATCCTTGACTACCCACAAATCCATTAATACCTTGACTACCAGTGAATCCAACTCCCTGACTACCAGTGAATCCTTGACTTCCGTCATATCCATTAATACCTTGACTACCAGTGAATCCAACTCCCTGACTACCAGTGAATCCTTGACTTCCCACAAATCCAACACTGCCAGTAAATCCCTGACTACCGGTATAGCCAATATCCCCCTGCGGCCCAACAATGCTGCCAACTGCATTCCATGTTGAACCAGTCCAAACATTAAGATATCCATTGTCTGTTGTAATGTATCCGTCGCCTATATTGCCTGAATAAGGATCAGGTAACGCAGTGTAAGTAGAAGTAGACCCAACGATAGCCACAGAAGTTCCGTCATTTCCTTGACTACCAGTATATCCTTGACTACCAGTATATCCAATAACAGTGCTTGCCGAACCAGTGAATCCGACTCCTTGTGATCCAGTATAGCCAATATCTCCTTGACTACCTGTATAACCTTGACTGCCAGTAAATCCTTGACTTCCGGTATAGCCAATATCTCCTTGACTACCCACAAATCCAACACTGCCAGTAAATCCTTGACTCCCGGTATAGCCAATATCTCCTTGACTACCCACAAATCCAACACTGCCAGTAAATCCTTGACTTCCGGTATAGCCAATATCTCCTTGACTACCTGTATAACCTTGACTACCAGTAAATCCTTGACTTCCGGTATAGCCAATATCTCCTTGACTACCTGTATAACCTTGACTACCAGTGAACCCCTGACTACCAGTAAATCCCTGACTACCAGTAAATCCCTGACTACCAGTATAGCCAATATCTCCCTGACTGCCAGTATAACCATCAGCGCCATCTGAGCCATTAGTACCGTCTGTACCCGGGTCTCCTTGGCTACCTGTATATCCCGTATCGCCTTGACTACCAGTATACCCTTGTGATCCGTCATAGCCTCTAGATCCAGTATATCCGTAGCCTACACTGATTCCATTTCTGAATATCTCTCCGGCAATTTGTAGATCCTTACCAATGCCCGCGCCACCGGCAACTACTAACGCACCAGTTTCTGTTGATACGGAGTTAGTATCATTGTCCACTGTGAATACATCATCAGTGACAATAGATGTTGTAGTAATTGTAGTCAGCTGTATTGTTAACTTTTCAGCAACAATCTCACCACCTACATATAGGTTTCCGCCGATGCCCACTCCGCCTGCTACTACTAATGAGCCCGTAACAGTTGATGTTGACTGTGTTGCAGTTGTCAACACTATGCTGGCAGCAGTTATAGTAGAATTGGCATTTATTCCACTAGTGAATAACGTTCCATTCTGATATAGGTCACCGCCAAAGTATATATTGCCACCGACTCCTAGGCCGCCAGAAATAACCAATGCACCCGTTGTAGTGCTAGTAGATTCTGTGTCATTGACTATTGATAGGATACCGCTTACAGTTCCTGTAGTTATTGTAACAAAATCTAAAGTTAGATTAGTTAATGTTTGTGACCAATATCTTAAACCATCGATACTACCTAATAATACAGAATTGTCATCGTTGGGTAGACCCAAGTCAGGTTCCGCTTGACTTACATCTAAATATTCGTAGCGATCAACGGAGAGTTGCCCTCCGCTTAACTTTTTTATCTTACCGCTGAAGAGTCTGCTCTTACTCATTGCTTGTTTCTAGAATACTTAGAATTAAATTTACACTGTTATTGGCACCGGCGCTGGCAGTAACAGATGAACCTGTTTCGATTACCAATTTACCTGTAGTTACTTCAGCCGCATCATTAACAGGGATTTCAAAATCTTTTAACATGACAAAATTTGTATCATTTTTAATCAAGGTAAATCTAACAGTAACTGGGTCATTACCTATGTTGTTTGCCTGAGCGCCTAGTACGATGGTAGTAATATCAGCCGGCGTTTCATATATTGTCTGCGTCGATGTTGTTAACTCGAATGCCATAGTTTTAAACGAATTTAAGGGTAGCGTTGCCATTTTTTAGGATCCTATTGCCAGTATATATGGCGTCATTACTGCGAACAGACTCTTGGTAAATGTTCTACCAGATATTGTTCCTATGCTGTTATTTATAACCAGGTCATTACCAATACGGAAATCTCCCTGCTGGTCTGTACCGGTATAGTAGACTTTCCCCCCATCTAATGCCACTGCTTGATTATCACTGTTGGGTTCACCGCCTAGATAGGGCAAGGCCGAATTGATGTTTATACCTGCACCAATCCATTCAAAGTTGTGTGCCGAACTCTGTATTTGACTGTATTGATGGAATGATACCACAGTGTTGTCCGCAACAGCCGGACTAACTGACGACTGTAAGGTAACTGTGCTCGAGTAAGCGTTTTCTAATATGTTAGATACGATTGCTACTAATGCCTGTGCTCTTGCTGATTCAGTAGATGTTCCTGCTGTGGTACTAGTATTCTGCACTACACTAGACTGCAATGGAGTAACGGCTGTTGCTAATATACAATCATCTACAATTGTACTGATAAAATCATATGCTGCAATAGTAGCAGGTTTTTCTTCTAATGGTATTCTAAACACTGCTCCGTCGTAGTAGGAATCGGCAGCATCGGCAGTCTGACTATTGCCCCCGTATAATACATCGTAACTTACTGCATCTATAATATATCCTACATCTCTCTTGCAGGTGCCTGTATTGTAGACAAGAGAAGGATATTCATCAGCAATATAGGCTATAGTTTCTTCTGCAATGAATGCTCTATTAGACTGAAGTAAAGTAACTGCATTAACAGTAGAAGTACTTGCACCTGTTGGTGTATTATAAGCCAGTGCAGGCGCTGCCGATTCGCCATTCTCTAATATGTTTAATAATATATCAAACAGATTAGATGTGCGTGTATAGGCAGTAGTTGCCGGAGTTAATAAAGCCAGTGTCTTGGTTTTTAAGAAACTGATAGCACTTAATGTTTCAGTTAATTGATCTTCTACGACTACTAAACTTGCTGCTCTATAATAACTCGTGCCTGCTTTCACAGTTTGATAGTTAGTGTTTAACACCATGTCGTATGCCACAGCATTTAAAATGTCACCTACGTCTCTACTGCACTTGAATTGATTAAAATCAAATCCTGGAAATGTTTCAAGAACATGATTAATAGTCATCACCTGTAATTTTGGCTTTTCGTTGAGTATAACTTGTCTAGAATTTCTTAAACCTGCATCTTCTGCTGTTAATATAGGATAGACAATGTCTGTGTTGCCCGTTTTAAATGCAGTTGCACTGACAATGGTATAGTATGTACTAGTACCGAAACTGATAGCATCTCCCACGGATGGTTTAATACTTAAATTATCAATAGTAATTGTTCTACCACTAGATGTGCTGACTACCTTGCCTGTGTATTTTGCGGGACTTACTCCTACTGCTTTTAATGCATAGTTACCGAAACTGCTGTTACTGTTGGTAATAGAACAGAATCCGCCTGTTTCACACAAAAATCCCACATCGCAGCAAATGGTAAACACTGACACTAAAGATGCATATCCACTGTTTAACATATGTATGCCGATGCCGCCCTGGTTATACTGCGTGAACGCATCAACCATCATACTCTTTGTACCCAGTGCATGATCCCCGTCAACACGCATACCAGTACCGCTGCTGGTCATACTGGTGCAGTTTTGCACATATGGACTAGTAGATATAACACCTGCACTACCGTCCGGATCAAATGCCACTGCTGCGGAGGGGCTTACATGATCCTTAAATGTCATGTGTGCTAGGTAAGATCCATTGTTTACGTAGAATAAGTCGTTAGTGGGAGTTTGTGGACGAACTGTAACAGATCTTAAATTATCACCAATTACAGATACAAAATCTGGTACTGTGATAGGATTTGCTTCAGTGTAGTCCCCGCTCTTGACAAAAACTGTAGTACCGCGAGTAGCAATAGCTAACGCTGCTTTGATAGTTCTTTTGCTTAAATTTAGTGCAGTTCCAGAATTTGCATCGTTGCCGCTTTCACTAACATACAGAACATTATCGACTGCAATGTTGCCCACGCTACCTGCATAACCTACACTACCTGTATAGCCGCGAATCCCGCCGTAGTCTAAATCTAGCCAGTTGTCCTGGCCGTTACCTATTTTAAACAGATCAGTATCTGTTTCTATACCCATTTCGGCTACAGCTAGGGCAGGGTTAACGCTAGCCCATTCCGCTGCTGTCCCCCTTTTAAATTGAATCTGTATTGCCATTTTTATATATTCCAGTTGACAGGATATTTATTCTAAACAATGTAGCCTGCATCTAAGGCAGTAATGCCCACATGATTTGAGTCCGGAGTCCCGCCATCGTAATTACCGGATGCGCCGCTGCCACCCGATATAGTAACTACGACGGCTCCTGTGCCACTTGACACAGCAGACACTCCGTCCCCTAAGAATGTGATACTTGTAACGGTGTTAGTTATAGTAGTTGTTTGATCGACAATTTTAATAGAAGATCCTGATCCGGCGCTACCAGTGTAACCAACAGCAGCATATTCACCCGGGATACCTTGGCTACCAGTGTATCCTAGATCGCCCTTACTTCCGGTAAATCCAGTTTCACCTTGACTACCGGTAAATCCAGATCCTTGACTGCCGGTGTATCCAATACTGCCAATAAATCCAACTGATCCCACAAATCCAGTTTCACCTTGACTACCTGTGAATCCGGTTCCTTGACTGCCGGTGTATCCAACTGATCCCACAAATCCAGTTTCACCTTGACTACCTGTAAATCCAGCTCCTTGGCTACCAGTAAATCCAATACTGCCAGTGTATCCAACTGATCCCACAAATCCAGATTCGCCTCGACTACCTGTAAATCCAACTCCTTGACTACCTGTGTAACCTAAATCGCCGGCAATACCCTGACTACCAGTGAAACCTGTAATGCCTTGACTACCTGTAAATCCAATACTGCCTGTATAACCTTTACTACCCGTAAAGCCCTTGCCGCCGGCAACAGGTGTAAACACAACAATTAAATTAAACGTTGCTGATGCTGTTTGTGGAACTGTGTCTTGCACTGTCACAGTAAAAGCAGCAGAATTCGTCAGTACAGTAGGAATACCAGTGATAAATCCTGTAGCAGTGTTGAAACTTAGACCTGCAGGAAGATTAGGACTGATAGAATAAGTAACTGCACCAAAGCCCCCGGACACGATCACTGGCTGAAATTCTGTTTCAGCGTTTAATTCTAAAGCAACATCGCTGTTTTGCGGTGCAGCAACTAACGACGGAGGAACAGCATCATTTACTACTAAGTTAAAGTTAGCCGACGCAGTTATGCCCACACTGTCCAATGCAGTTACTGTATAAGTTGCTGAGGATTCAGTAGTAGGGGTTCCTGTAATTTGTCCGCTGGCGGTGTTAAATGTCAATCCGATAGGAAGCGAAGGACTAATGCTATATGTTTTAGATCCAGTGCCGCCTGTAGCAGTGACAGGGCTGACTGCTGTAATTTGAACATACTCTGTCAATACAATAGTTGGATTATTAACTACGGCAACTAACGGTTGTGCGATTACAGATAGACTAAAAGTGTTACTGCTGGTTTGCGATAAACTATCAGTTACTGTAACAGTAAAATTAGTAGAAGTTAATAGTGCAACAGGTGTTCCTGTTATTCTTCCTGTGCTGCTGGCAAATTGTAAACCAGTTGGCAAACTCGGGCTGATAGAAAATACTAGTGTACCATCGCCGCCTGTGGCAGTAACTGGAATAACGGGTGTGATCGTTTGACTTATAACTAGCTCAACTGACGCAGTACTCAACACAGTGTTAACTGGCGGAGGATCTATTACAGTTAACAAGAATGTGGAAGAATTTGAAGACCCTACACTGTCAGACACAATAACAGTAAAAGATGTAGCTGTCAACAAAGAATTAGGTTTACCGCCAACGAGTCCAGTGTTGACATTTAATGTCATTGTTGCAGGTAATGAAGGGCTTATGCTGTAAACCAAAGGAGCAATACCTCCAGCGCCGTTCACTGGTTTAAATGCTGTTGTTTCTTTTGTTCTTGTTGCAGTAGTTGAAGCAATCACCGTTGTTGCAGTAACAGGTGGATTGTTCAACGTTAAATTAAATTGTTTACTACTGACTTGTGCAATAGAATCATTTGCCGTAATAGTATAAGTTTGGTTAACTAATACTGTGGCAACACCGCTGATTCTACCGTTGCCACTGTTAAAACTTAATCCTGCGGGCAAACTTGGGCTAATAGCAAAACTTATTGAACCAAAGCCGCCGGATGCGCTTACCGGGACTATGCTGATTGTGTCGGTTACTCTGTTAAATGTAGCAGACGATATAACCAAAGTGGTAGTTAATGGTGGCGGCTCATTTACTGTTATTTTAAATGTGTTGCTGGCTGTTTGACTTAAACTGTCTGTAACAGTAACTGTATAAGTTGTTTCTGTTGATACAACTGTAGGGGTTCCAGTGATCTGTCCAGTTGAAGTGCTAAATGCTAGCCCTGCAGACAAATTTGGTGCTACGCCGTAAGAATAAATTAAAGACCCGCCTGTAGCAGTCACTGGTGTAAATGCTGAAATTGGTACAGTTCTAATCAGTGTCGAACCTGCAACAGATTGTTGTGCTTGTAATGGAGGCGTTTCAACTGTTAAACTAAAACTCTCGCTAGCAGACTGTGTAGCCTGATCTGAGACTGTTACAGTATGATTGGTAGCAGTACGGAAAATAGTAGCGGTGCCTGATACCTGTCCAGTTGCTGCGTTAAAATTTAAACCTGTAGGGAGTGCTGGATTAATTGCAAATGTCAGTGTACCAAATCCGCCAGTTGCAGTTATTGGAATAAAAGGAGTGTCTGCTAGATTTTGAACCAGTGTCTTAGTACCAATACTGGAAATTATCAATATAGGTGCAGGGTCTACTTTAAGACTAAATGTTTTGCTGCTAGTCTGTGGGGTACTATTACTGTCAGTTACTGTAACAGTGTTGTTGGTGTTAGCACTTACAACTGTAGAAGATCCTGTTATTTGTCCAGTCGCAGTATTAAATGACAATCCTGAGGGCAAGCTAGGACTAATTGCAAATGTCAGTGTACCTTCGCCACCACTTGCAGTTACCGGTGTAAAGGGAGCACTAACTTGCGAATTCTGAATCAATGTTCTAGAAGAAATCGCCAGTGTCGTTGATAATACAGGTGGGCCAACTAGAATAGTAAACTGTTTTGATGTAGTTTGTGTTGCTTGATCCGTTATGGTAACTGTATACTGCGTCTGAGTAGAAGTAACAGTAGGACGACCAGATATTTGACCAGTTGTAGTACTGAATGTTAATCCAGCAGGTAGTGCCGGACTAATTGCATAAGATAAAGTTAAATACCCACCGCTAGCAGATACTGGAGTAAATGCCGTAATGGTAGTATTTTTAATGAATGTACTAGTTGCAACTAGTAGTGTTGAATTAAGAGCAGGTAATGCTTCAACTGTTAAACTAAAAGTTTTGCTGCTAACTTGTGAAGGACTACTAGAGTCAGTAACTGATACAGTGTAAGTCGAAGCTGCAATGGCTTCAGTGGCCGTGCCCGATACTACCCCAGTTGATGTGTTAAAACTTAACCCAGCAGGCAATGCTGGACTAATTGAAAATGCTAAAGGCGTTATACCACCGCTAGCAGTTACTGGAGTAAATGCTGTGAACGCAATAGTTCTAATTAGAGTTCTACTAGAAACATTTTGTACAGTAATTAGCGCCGGAGGAAGTATTTCTAAACTAAAAGTCTTACTGCTAGTAGCACCAGAACTGTCGCTAACAGTAATAACAAAATTATTCTGTGCAAAAGATACAGATGGTGTTCCTGAAATAAATCCTGTTGCAGTATTAAATGTTAGTCCTGCAGGTAATGCAGGATTGATAGAATATGTTAAAGTTCCAATTCCGCCTGTACCATTAACTGGTTTAAATGCGGTAATAGATAAATTTTGTGTAAGTGTTCTACTTGCCGTGTCTAGTGTAGAACCCAATTGGGTTGCTCCTGCGGCAACAGCTAATGTAAATGTTGCACTGCCTGTTTGACCGCTAGCATCTGTAAAAGTCATTACATATGAAGTAGATGGCGATGCTACTGTAGGAGTTCCGGCGATAACAATATCAAGATAGTTGTACCAGTAATTAACTGTGTCCGCTGCTGTTATCGATTTAACAGTAGCATCAGTGATACTAACAGTTGCACCTGTATTCCACGCAACCTGTCCTATCGGTGATGTTCCTCCGCTTAGACTAGGATTAGCATTATATCTAAGCGTGATTGTGGATACTGTAACAGCAGTACATTCCCATATTCCGTTGTAGCTGGTTTTAGTTTGTCCTCTTACTGCGTAAAAACTTCCAGCAACAGGAGTTTGTCCGTTAGAAGTATATTGATATGTTACAGACCACGAAGTTCCAGATCCTGATATAGTAGGAGCAGTGCCAGAGACATTTAGATCAACTCTAGTTTTTTTAATAGCAAGTCCAGCAGGCAGTGCAGGATTGATACTAACATTTAAAATTTCAGTTGGTATCGCACTTCCGCCGTACACACTTACCGGATTAAAGGTGGCCAGTGTGCCTTGTGTAAAATTCAATGTAGGAACTAAGGTCGTTGCTACAATATTAGGCGGAGTAGGAGGTGAAGCTAGACCGGGAAATCTAGAACCTGTTACGCCCAGGTAAGGTTTTGTTAAATCGTAGTTGCCCAGTGTAATCTTACCAGCAGACAACCCAGTACCTAATACGCCCGTTCTGGCAGCGCCGTTTTGGTTGATATAAGCGTCTTGAGCACCGAAGTAATTGTCACCTGCTACAGTAGCGGGTGCAGGTTGAGCTGTTGGATAGGGAAAGTAATAAATGGTCACAGTATTATATTTACCCTATTTTATTATGCTCTCACTGTCAAGTCTAATATGTCAAAATATCCTAATCCAGTATCGTAACAAATGAATATAGCAGCATTGACATCATCATAGTAATAGTCACCGGGTTTAAGATCGCTTAGGCTTAATCCGTTTGCAGCATCTGCATTGGTATACATTCTAGGTGCAGCTGACAGTTGTCCCGAGCCATCTGGAAATACTAGGGTGTAACCCGATTGTATAGTAATAGAACCGATACCGTCTGAAACAAGACCTTCTACGGCACTACCTGTATAGCCAATGTCCCCTTGACTACCTGTATAACCATCACGTCCTATTACACCGTCAACACCTGCACTACCTGTGAATCCAATACTACCTGTATAACCTAGATCACCGGCGCTGCCTACATCACCTTTTTCTCCTTGCGAACCTACATAACCTACGTTGCCTCTCGAACCTACATAGCCCACATCGCCTTGTGAACCTACATAGCCCACATCGCCTTTTTCTCCCTGCGAACCTACATAACCTACGTTGCCTCTCGAACCTACATAGCCCACATCGCCTTGTGAACCAGTATATCCATCTATGCCTTGGCTACCAGTAAAACCAATACTTCCAGTATACCCTAACTCTCCCTGCGGTCCTACAATATTTCCAACATCTAACCAATCATCACCGACCCAAATGTTTAAGTGGCCATTATCAGATGTAATGTATCCATCACCGATATTTCCTAGATAGGACCCGGGGAGAGTTGCGTAGGTAGAAGTACTACCTAAAATCTGTACACTAGTACCGTCAGTACCTCGACTACCCACATAGCCCACATTTCCCTGACTACCTGTAAATCCTAATTCTCCTTGTGAACCCGAGTATCCAATGCTTCCAGTAAAACCTAGATCACCTTGACTACCTGTAAATCCTAATTCACCTTGTGATCCGGTAAAACCTTGTGATCCAGTATATCCACGACTTCCAGTAAATCCTATATCGCCTTGACTACCAGTAAATCCAGTATCACCAACTGATCCATCAACACCGGCACTTCCAGTAAATCCTATATCGCCTTGACTACCAGTAAATCCAGTATCACCAACTGATCCATCAACACCGGCACTTCCAGTAAATCCAGTATTGCCTTGACTACCAGTAAATCCAGTATCACCAACTGATCCATCAACACCGGCACTTCCAGTAAATCCAGTATTGCCTTGACTACCAGTAAATCCAGTATCACCAACTGATCCAGTATAACCTACATTCCCTTGACTACCTGTAAAACCTTGACTGCCTGTGTAGCCCGTATATCCGAGATTTCCCTGAGATCCAGTGTACCCGGTATCTCCACGCGAGCCTGTATAGCCAATATTACCCTGCGAACCTGTATAGCCTGTAGGGCCTTGTATTTTTCCTACATCAACCCAAACTGTCCCGTCCCATACCCATAAATTTCCAGTGGCTTCTTCAATAAATCCATCACCGGAATCGCCTGCGTAACTAGTTTCCAATTGAGTACTATTAGATACGCTGCCTGTAATAGTAACGCCACTACCCGAACCATTAAATTGCAGTAATCTGCCGCCAGGGGTAACGCCGTCACCTATGCGTAGGTCCCCTAATGTCTCATCATACCAAATTGTGCCCTTGTCCCCTACCCAGTCGTAAGAATTGACAGTTATTATTCTACCGGCTTGTATTTTATAGATTGGCATAACGATATTTATCGTATGCTGTTATCTTGACATTAATGCTTTTAGTTGTTGAATAATGTCGTTCTGCTCAGGGGGCTCTTCGCCCACTGTTTCCTGACCTGTTAGTTTGTCTATAACAGGGCTGTCTTTGCCTGCTGCGGCTTTAGCAAGTTCTAGTTCTTGCTGCTGTGGGCTGATCATCACAGGATTTTGCTGCAATTCTGTATCGGCTTCCTCGGGTGGGTTTTGACCAGCAGCATTAACCACAGGATCTTCATCACCATTAATTGTAATGGTAATAGGTACATTAATGGTGAATTCTTTTGCTCTCATGATGTATTTAGTTGCCGGTTACTTAATCCGGCGCCGAATTTTTTATGGCTCAGCAGTGTAATTACGCCGGCAATTTACGTTTGCTAGACGGACGCCTGCCCGGTGGGCTAACCGTTACGACAACGGACCTAAGGTGGTTTAGTTACACCAACTTTGTTTAGCATCGCCGTAATATTCGCGTGCTAGACCGTTGGCAATTAATCCTTGACGAATGCTCTGTCCATTGACTAAGATGTCTCCTAGAATGCGACCGCCAAACTTGTCCCAACCGTAGATGATAACTTGATGTTTAGGGTGGGATTGAATCGCATGTGTGGTAAATTTGCTGGCCACTAATGCTCTCTCGTTTTCTTGCGGGCACTGTGCTCTGTGTCCTTTTTCCGGAGTATCAACACCAAATATACGAACTGCTAGTTCTGGCTTTAGTGGAGCAGGAAGGAATGGTGCTGCAATCACAATAGTGTCACCGTCGCTTACACGTATAATCTGTGCGTCATAAGTTGCACCTTTAGGTGTCTTTTGTGCTAGAGCAGGAACTGCCGCCACTGCTAATAATAGGGTTAATAATAGTTTTTTCATAATGTATTTAAGTAATTTCTTGCCAGCCAATTTGTGCCAGCACGTCTGCGTTGTTTGATGTTGCTGCCATAGTTAGTGTCACAATATCGCTGACTCCTGCCAATGTTCTGCCTAACTGAAACGCAAACGCATCTGCTCCTAGTTCCGATAGTTCTCTACTGCTGACATAACCAGTTTGTAGTTCTATACCGCCCGAAACTCCTGTGGCGGCCGTGTCATATTCAACAGTTCCTGAAGTACTGGTTCCTGCCCAAGTAGCACCAGTTAGGGTAGGGTTTAGCACCAATCTCCAACGATAGTAATTCACTGTGGGACTCAGCACATCCACTTGTCTGGGCAACACAATAGCATCTAATCTTGTGCTGGCCAATCTAATGCTGACCAACGGATAGTATGTTCCGGCATTGACCAATCTCAACACACTGGTGCCACGTCCTGCTGATTCGCTGTAGGTAAATGCGTTGTAGCCACCTTCGCTGATTACAGTGGAGCATATCTGTCTCATCATACTGGATGAAGCAGTGGCTCCAGTATTGGTTATTTCATAACGCACTGGCAGTACAGCCGTGGTCATATAAGTGGTGGTATTATTCACAACATTGGCATGATGGAATGTGTGGCAAAGCACATAAGCACCGTTGACAACAAATCCACAGCGAACACTTCCCACGCCCAACCACTCAATGTCTGTCCAAAATATCTGTGTCCTGTCTACATTTAATGCGGCGAATGGATTGTCCCAAGCGTCTTGTCTTATCCTATCTTCAACCAACGCACCTGTACTATAACTTCTTATTACCAAATAGTTATATGCGCCATCATTTTCAAAATAGACTCCGTTGTTGGTGGTAAAATATCCCACACGCTGACGCAGGTTGGCCTTGGGAGTGTTCATGGCAAAAGTGGCCAACACCAGCAGACTCTTGCCTGGCTGATAAGGAAAAACTCTTTTGGTTTCTCGTATGACACTGGATCCATTACTTGTGCTCACTGCCAGTCTAAATGTAGAACTGTCTGTTTCGTAGACCACTGTGCCGCCAGTGCTGGTGCTACTGCTAAAATCATTGTGGTCGTAATATCTTGCTCTACTGTCAAACAGTGTATAAGGCTCACTGACTCGCAGTCTACCAAACGCATCAGTAGATCCTGTGCCCAATGTAAATGTGTTAGTGCCAGTTAGTGTGGCAGTTACCGTACCACTGACGGGTATAGGATTACCTGAATCGTTTTTAATCTCTACTTCCGGAAGGCTTGAGATAGCAACTGTGCCAGTTATAGTCCACGGTATTGTACCTTGGTATACTGTGGAGGTGGTTGGAAAGTTAGTTACAGCAAAACTGGTGTTGCTGATTGTCAGTGTATTGCTTACAAATACAGTTGAAGTAAAATTACTTACTGTGACTGTTCCTGTGATAGCAGGTAGAGAAGAAATATTTACAGTTGATGTAAAATTGCTGACTACAACTTGTCCGTTGGTTCCTATGCTAACTGTCCAGGTGCCTTCTTGACGAACACTAATGCTTTCTAATGCAGCCAGTGTTGATGTACTTAAACTTACAGTGTCAACAATAACATCACCTTCAAGATTGATACCATCAACATGTACACGAGCCACGGGTTGCCCCTGGCTGTTGTACTGCATAGTCTTATGAATATTTAGAAGATTGCTCTCCTGTGGATGTTCATAGGCTGTGCTGTTCTGATAGCGATCAACCGCCATAATTAATCAGCGTCGATAAGTGTAACGTAACCTAAACCCGTTGGACTGATAAACGCAACGTGCGTTCCTGTAGTAACATTAAAATCCATCATAGAGTTTGCAGGAACTACACAGCTGGCAGTCGTTGCAGCAACAGTTCCTGTACCGAATGACATGAACTGGCTAGTACCGTTGGTTACTACAGTAATACGTCTTGCGGTAATTGCTGTATTAACACTGGCTGCACCTGTTTGCAGTGTGGTGAATTTTGGAGTGGCGCTATTGCTAGCATAAAGGGTGTGATATCTACTCATTGTTATTCCTTGGTTTGAAAGTTTGGATACATGCTTACGCTGTCTGATCTAATGTCACTAGGGTTTTTAGGACCGTTTAGTCCGCCTAGCCCTGCGGCTGTGGTCACGCTGTCAATGCCTTGTACATGCACGTCTGGACTGTTGTCATACATGCCAGCAGATTTAACTTCTACAGGTTCTGCTGATAATTGTGCAAACAGTTGTGCAAAGGCACCACCGATCGGATCTTGCTGTGTAGATTGTTGGGCGCACTCAACTTGATCAATAAGATCCAGTACGCCACGAATAATTTCAGTTGCTCTCATAATGTGTATTTACTCGTAAGTTAACACTGATTAGACTATGTTGATAACATTACCCATTACGCCATGGATAGTGCATTGATAATACAGTGTAGATGGTGCATTCATTGGCACAGTAAATGTCTGTGTGCCTGCTTGACTGCCTGAAACGCCGTCAGTATAAGCTGCGCCGCCGTCACTTACTCTAATAGCAAAGGGATGACTGCCACCCGTAGTGTTGATAAAAGTATAGGTAAATCCTCTGTATAGATATAGCACAGGATCATTAGTGTTGCCTGCAACTACACCGGGTCCGCTGAATACGTAATCACTAGTTCCAGTAGATGATACTGACCACGTAATAGAAGCACTAGGGCCAGTTGGCCCTGTATCGCCTTGTGGTCCTTGTGGTCCAGTTACTCCTTGTGGACCAGTTGGACCTACGTTTCCTTGAACGCCTTGTGAACCACTTGGCCCAGTTGGCCCTGATGGTCCAATAAATCCTATGCCGTTTGCTCCACTAGGTCCTGATGGCCCGGTTGGCCCGGTGGGTCCTGTGGCCCCGTCGACTCCTGTGGGTCCCGATGGCCCAGTAGGACCCGAAGGTCCTGCTACTGCGCTTGCCGGTCCTGCTGGTCCAGTGGCGCCTGATGGGCCAGTAGGTCCTGTATCACCAGATGGTCCTTGTGGACCAGTTGGGCCTGCACCTGTAGGTCCTGTATCGCCTGGAATTCCTTGAGCACCTGATGGTCCAGTTGGACCAGTTGGACCTACAGCTCCTTGAACACCCTGTGGGCCAGTTGGACCCACGTCTCCTTGAACGCCTTGTGGACCTTGCGGGCCACCGGATGGGCCAGTTGGACCCACGTCTCCTTGAACGCCTTGTGGACCAGCAGGGCCAGTTGCACCAGTAGGCCCCTGTGGACCTACGTCTCCTTGAACGCCTTGTGGACCTTGCGGGCCACCGGATGGGCCAGTTGGACCCACGTCTCCTTGAACGCCTTGTGGACCAGCAGGGCCAGTTGCACCTACCGATCCTTGACCACCGGCAGGGCCAGTTGGACCCACGTCTCCTTGAACGCCTTGTGGACCAGCAGGACCAGTTGGACCTACAGCTCCTTGACCACCAGCAGGTCCTTGTGGGCCAGTTAGTCCTTGTGATCCGGTACTTGCAACTACAATACCATTTACACTTATATCACCTTCGAGTGTAACTTGCAAAGGAATACCGCCAAAATATACGGTGCTAGTCCCAACATACAAACTACGCCATTGTTTATCAGCACTACCTAAATCAAATCTTATATCATCTGTTGGAATTAAACTGTTTTGCACTTGTAAGTCTGTACCTGTTGCCAGTGACCCTATCTTTGTAAACTTAAATGTTCCTGTTGATGAAAGCTCCGATGAAACTATGCTAGTAGTAGTAGTTCCGGAGTTAGTAAAAAACATAAACTTGGCAGTGGGGAAAGTCCCTGTGTTTTCAACTCGAACGTGTATTCTTGCGGGAGCCATGAATTGTGTTGGAGTTCGAGTTGAAAACACAAGCTCTGCAATATTATCATTTTCTAACAAAGGTGTTGGTGCAGTTGCTGTTCCTCTAGTTCTAACCCATCTAAAATCTAATGCATCTGGTTGATCAAAGTGTTGTGAAAATGACCAACCTGCGGCACCTGGTATAAAAAGTTCTCTAGACCAAGCAACACTTGTACCAGTATTAGAGGTAGCACCACCAATAAAAATTACCTGACTATCGAAATTGTAAGACATTGCTAAACTAGGAGAAATTTCTGTATTATTAGTTGTTCCGTAGAGTGCAAATCTTCCAAATTGACCAGGATTTACTCTTCCTTGTCTAATACCATCTATACTAATTCCGGTTGTTGGATCTACAGATACTTGGTAATTGTCAAAGTACATGGATGTAGATGCTACATGTATCGTTCCACTGTTTAGGTATAGATTGCCTTGTCCAGTTAGTTCTAACTTTTTAACCCAGGTAGTTTCCTGTCCGGTGGTAGGGACTGTATAGGTTTCAAATGAATTGTCAGCAACACCGATACCGAATAATGTCTGTGAATCACCCGGTCCCGTATCCCCTAGAAATAAAACTTGATTTATGTTTGCATCTTCATTTACTAAAACTGTTGATTGCTCGTATGCCGAGGCGAATCCGTATGCTCGATATTCACCTCCGGTAAATGGAGTTGATTCTAAGTGACGTATTCTACTATAATTGTCACTATCATAACCTCCAACAACAATAGCTTGACGAATGGTAAGTGTGTTAACATAGACGGTATTCCATCTACGTAGGTCAGATCCTAAGTTAAATTGGTTACTAGCATTGGGTAATACATTACCGGAAGTTACTAAGTTTCCAAAGCTATTTAGACTAGTAACAAAAGATCCGTTAACCAGAGACGACGTGGTTGAAAATCCGCCCCCGGTACCGGCAGGGCCAGTTGGGCCAGTCTCACCTTGTGGCCCAGCAGGGCCGGTAGGACCGGCAGCTACAGTAAATTGAACAATATTTAATGCATCATTATATACAGCAGTCATGCCACTATGACTACTATGAACTAATAGCGTAGCACCAGCGTCTGCTACTGCTTCTGTAAAATCAGTACCAGTTGTTCCTAGCAGTGTGGCAATTTCTGTAAAATTTTGATTTACTTTGATAAATGCAGATCGTATGCTGTCACCGTCGCCTGAGTTTGCATTAGAACCTGTATTGATAACTTGAATGGTCATTTTTATAATCCTGCTAGTTTTCTAATTGACTCTAACTGATCCGGTTTCTCTAGAATCTTGTCATAATCTTGCATAGTGAGTACACCCTTGTTCTTAATAGCCAAAATGTTAGTGATAACAAAGTGCAGGTCTGCATCCGATTTTACGTCCTCGCGGGCTAGTTCTAAAATTCGAGTAAGTAATGGAATATCCAATGTTACTGTATCAACAGCATCTGCGGACTCCTTTACTGTAATATTTGGTTTGGCAGGGTTTACAATGCCGGAATGTATAAAAGTTGAGTGACTCATATGACTATTTAGTTGCTCTTTATGGTAAATGACTGTATAATAAATACTGGGTCACAACAACCTTTGAAAGTAGTAAATGAGTTCGACATTATTGTTAAATGCAGACGGAGCCCCGATTTCTTGGCTACCGTTGAGCACAATTTCCTGGGAAGAATCTATTAAGTTCATAGTGCTTGAAAAAGCCACTGTGTTAGATGTCTACGATAATTGGGTCGTGCATAGTGCAAACTGGGAAACACAGGTTCCTGCCGTTATGATTCTTCGCGAGTACGAAAAGCGCAAGACTGCAATTCGTTATTCCAAACATAATGTGTTCCTTCGTGATGGCTATACATGCCAGTACTGTGGGGATGATGTAAGCCGTAAAACAGCCACGTTAGACCACGTGCTGCCAGTTAGTCACGGTGGTAAGACTACCTTTGAAAACACTGTCTGCGCCTGCGCGAGCTGTAATGCAAACAAGGGTAACGACAAGAAGATTGTGCCAAAGCACAAGCCAGTTAAGCCCACCTACTATCAATTAGTAGACAAGCGTAGACAGCAAAAGTGGGATATACCACACCCATCGTGGGCCAACTACTTAGGATAAAAGAAAAGCACCGTAAGGTGCTTTTTTTATGACCCAAATTTTATTTTGAACGATATACTATACGACATTTAGTTAAGTCGTATGGGCTCATTTCTACCCTAACTCTATCCCCTAACAGTATTTGAATTCTGTTCTGTCGCATCTTGCCCGAGATGAATCCCAGAACTGCGGAACCTTGTTCCAACCTTACCCGAAACATTGCGTTGGGTAGTACTTCTTCGATCCTGCCCTCAAGGCTGATCATATCTTCTTTAGCCACGATTAAACACTTTCTCCTTTAAGTCCTTTAATGACCATTTCTTTAGCTCTCCTATCTAAATCAGCTACTTCAGCTTTGTGTATATTTACTGCCATTTGAATCATAAAGTCCGTTATGGCAATCTTGCCCCGATCAGTAAAATAACAGTATTCTGGACCTACGGCACTGCGGTGGTAGAATCGATCGTCCCTGGCCAACTCGCAGAAGCCTCCGAACATTAAATTTTTAACAGCTTCTTTATCCATATTATAGTTTCTCACCTGCTTTAAAACCTCGGAATCGAAGAGCCCGTGGAAATCGGAGGCTGTATACGTCTTCACTATCTTGGCTCCGAGTAATTGCATCTGCTCGCACTTCCAAGACTTGACCAATAACCTCATCGTCAACTTCGGCTCTCTGATCATCTGTCCAGCCAGAGCCAACATTAACACGGATGAACTTGCCATCCTCTTCGCCTTCGCAGATAACTGCGCCCATTTTGCCTTCATTTTTACCTGTTCCTGGCTCGATGCCCACAATGGTTAAACTTACTTCGATAAATGGCTTTTGTTTGAGCCACGCCACATGACGCTTACAGACATAAGGTGCATCAATGTCTTTGATCATAATGCCTTCAAACCCTGCATCAATGGCATCTTTGTTATATTGTTTAAATTGCATTTCACCAACTGCTGTGTCTAGATCCACTTCAAGTTGAGGAATAATATCAATGTTCCCAATCTTATCCAGTACAGACTGCATACTGCGTAGGAGATTACTACGACGGCGTTGTCCCAGAATGCTTTTACCTTTTCGGAATTCACTAAGTGGAAGAACATCAAAGGCCATCAGTCGTGCATCGCTGGCATCTGCATCGCTTTTACGATGTACCTGTTTCATTAGTGCTTGGAAGCTAGAGCTAACCACTTCACCGTCAATGACAATACTGCGATCAAACAGTTCGATGTTATCTTCAATGCCTTTGGTAATGTGTCCAAAGTTTTCTAAAATTTTGCCATTGCGGCTGTAGACAGTTGCAGTCTTAGCATCGGCATCAACAATCAACACAGCACGAACACCGTCCAGTTTAGGCTCAAGCAGTTTCTTACCTGCGACTTTGCTTTCGTGGTTGGCGCCGTCGTGAGCCAACATGCACTCGAACAATGGTACAGCGTCTTTCTTAATCTTATTGATAGTCTTTTCACTAACACCGCAACGGAGATCCTTGATTAGGATACGACGATACCAATCATTCCATTGCTTCTGTGTGCTTGCACTCAATGCCAATTCGATTGCATCACGTGCGGCATCGCCTGTTAGTTGTCGAGTGCGTAGAAGTTCGCACAGTTCTTTAAATGCAACCCAAGGCAGACCCTGTCCGCTACCACCTGTGCTGGTAGGTACTTTCTTTACACCAAATGTAATAAATGGACTTAGAGCCAGTTGAAAGCCTTCAAACAACTCTACGTTGTCGATTTCTGCTTCTAGGATTGCTTCTTTGTTTAGTCGGCTGGAGTGTTCTTCCAGACTGCGGATTACTGCATCGCAAGGAGTTGTCATGTGTGTTTCATTAGTGTGTTACGATAAGACAATTATACAACATTTTTGGAACAGTGTCAATGGACATTTTACCAAAATTTAAATGGAGAAGCTACTGCCGCAGCCGCAAGTGGATTGAGCGTTTGGATTTTTTATTGAAAAGCTAGATCCGGAAAGATCTTCTTTGTAATCAATTTCGGCACCTTGTAGATACTGCATACTCATAGCATCTACTACGACTTTAAATTCACCAATTGGAAATTGGAAATCATCTTCGTTAAATTCTTCATCAAAGGTAAATCCGTAACTAAATCCAGAACAGCCGCCACCTTGTACAAAGGTTCTTAAGGCAAGTTTTGGATTATTTTCCTCCATTAGGAGGTCTGTAATCTTTGTCTTAGCATTTGATGTTATGTTGATCATACTACTATTTACACTATAAATATCCAAGCAGGAGAAAAACATGGAACAATACATGGATGACTTTCAAAACTACAAACGATTTACAGCTAAATGCAAATGCGGATGTCCTGCACACTGCAATCATAGTTGTACTGAATGCGAATACTGCCCGGACTGCGAATGTCCAGAGTGCATAGAATTAGATAATAGCAGAGGGTACAATTAATGGCATACTGGTCTAGAGATGATACTAAAGAATGGATCATACAGTTAGAGCATCGTATTGACGACATCGACTACTATTTGAATAAAACTTTAGAATGGTGCGAAGAATACGGTATAGAAAATCAACGTGTGATTTTTATGTGCAGTTTCTTAACCTGTATTTGGGTTAGCCAGGTTCGGGGAGAGACTATAACGTTTACAGAACTAATGGAAATGTTAGGCGTTTCGGAATGGGAAACTAATTTTAATAACGAAGAAAAAATATATGAACTCGACAAGTGTTTCGCCGAGTTAGATCATCACGAGTTGTTAGAAACGGCCGTGCTGAAACTCAATCAGAATGACGAGTGGTAATCATTTACTGTCGTAGTCTTTAACAGGGCCGCCGTGTAATTCACTCTTAGACTTTTTGCCTTTGAGTCTTACACCGCTGCCTGCCTTGCCCTGTGTACCCGTACCGTCAGTATGATTGCTATCATGTTTAAGCATGCCGCGGCTCACGCATTGTGAATAGCGCACATTACTCAATCTAGAACGCCCAATAGAGCATTGGCTAGCAGTAGGTGCGGCTATTTTCTTTTCGGCAAGTAGTTCTGTGATTCGCATAGATTTATTTATTTGAATAGGATCAAACTCATAATTACTGTCTGTGCCGCAAAGCCCAAACAGATAGTAGCAATGTACAAGAAGTTACGTTCAATAAGAGCTTTAAAAAACAGCGTGATCAATGCACTCCAAACAAATACCATTAAATCTACAGGAGGCAGCTTATCGCTCTGCGCCATCAATACTGCTACAAGAGTAGGAATACTAGACAGATGCAGTAGGATAATTGTAACCCAACCTAATGTATGGGCACTTACATGCCCAAGGTGATCTTTAGCAAATTTAACAAGAAATAATACTGCGTCTTTAATTTGATCAATGATAAACATACTTGTCCTTACTTGTAAAAAATGTGATTGCCGATTTTAGTGATACGTTCTCTCTTCCAGCCTGGATTGATATAATCACCGTGGAAGTACATGGCCTCTTTTAGGCTAGGAAGGCGAAATCCTTCTAGTAGAACTTTCTTAGCGACTTCTTCGCTTTCTTTAAAAGAAGCCTTGTTCACTGCCCTAGTTGGAACAGTCCTGTCACAGACCCAACTAAATTGGCATAGGACCTTTTCATAGACAATGTTCTTTTGATAGATTGTCTTGCAGATATCGCTTGGATACTGCCCGCTTTCAGTTCTGTTTATTGTAACTTGTGCAACTGCAACCTTGCCCTCAAACGGCTGATTGCCTGCTTCATAATAGATGTTCTTGGCGAGACAAGCTAATTGTCTTTCGCGAACTTCTGTTGTAATTTGGGAACTATCTGTTACTTGATAATTAGATTGCTTGTTAGCAATGGCCCATTGTAATAGAGATACAGATCCATAAGCAGCTACAATCATCAACAATAATGTGATGATCTTCAACAAAGTCGAAGAAACTTGCACCTGTGTATCTTGATCCCTATCTAGCGTTAACTCAGTCATATAGACCTCCTTTTTCGTTAGTGGTAAAATAATTATACAACAATGACTATTATACAGTCAAAGTTGGTAAAAAGCAACCGGTTTTGGTAAAATCTAGGATTACTTAATGCCAATAAGCATAAATCTTGAGAACTTCCAAGTGGGGTACTCAAAGTCTTTTTGGCCGCGGTACAGTAGGTTACTAACTGGATAAGTCCCGATGAACTCGTCTAAACTACTGCTGTGTATGTGGTGGTCTTCGTGCGGCATATTGTTGCCTTGAAGTACTACAGTGGTTCCTTTTGGGATACTGTTCCACCAATCCAAACTTTCGAAGTGTTCGGTGCTTGTATTTATAACCAAATCTGGGCCGTGCCAGTCCAGATCAAGTAGATTACAGTCCTGGGTTTTAGCTTTAAACTTCCAGTTATCTATAACCCAATTCTCGTTGATCATGTCCGCCACAGCTTCGCATTTTGGATCAACGTCGTAACTGCGTATCTTTCCAATCTGTATATTGCCTCGACTGTTTAATAGGAACGCTGTTACTCCATACCATCCGCCGTAGATCCAAATACTATCGACAGAATCAAAAAGTTTTTCTAATTCTTCGCAGAGCCAAATCTTACTTCCTATTTGACCGCTACTAAATGCATCCTTATTCACTATCATACTTTAATTTCAATATTTTTTTCAAGACTAGGAACCCTAAATATAGCATCTATTTACTGAGAGATCAAATGTTGTTAATATAACAGTATTTTATTTAATAAATACCGCTATGCCTGATAGATCTATACAATTACTAACTGATGTTTTTCCAAATTCAACTACAAATCATGGTAATTTGAACAATCCCGATATAATACTAGTCCAGGCACCTGGATGGGGAGTGCAAACAGCTCCGCTTTCTTTAGCATCACTTTCAGCCTATGTTCGGCAGAAAGGATACAAGATTTTACCATTAGATTTAAATGTTGAATTTTTTGCTATTAGACCTGAGAAATTTTCCATAATGTGGGACATAGATCAATCTCAGTGGTTTTGGGAATCTAAAGACTGCGTTAATGACCTGTTAACCGAATACAAAAAAGAAATTGATGACTTTGTCGAGTTAGTGGTGTCGACTAATACACCATTAGTTGGATTTAGTTTATACAACACTTCAATGCATACTTCGATGCATCTTATCAAACTGCTCAAAGCACGTAAGCCTGAGCTAAAGATTATTGTCGGTGGTCCTCATGCCCACCGATATCTAGCTGGTAATGTTTTGGCAAAAAATCCGTTAATAGATGCAGTCGCCCAGGCTGAGGGAGAAGAAACATTAGTAGACATAATTGAGCGTGTTCGAAAAAATCAATCATTGCTCGATTGCCCTGGATTGTTAGTGTTTAAAGACGGAGCAGTACATGCTACTCCAACAAGGCCAATGATTCCAAAAATCGACACTCTTCCGATACCCCACTACAGTGATTTTTCATTAGCTCCTTACCTATCCCCAACACGATTACCAATGGCGTCTAGTCGAGGGTGTCCTAATAAATGTATATTCTGTAATGAGCAACCTTATTGGGAATCATATCGATTTCGGTCTGCAGAAAGCATGATTGAAGAAGTTAAGTACCAATTAAAATTATATCCTGAAATTGACTTTATTGACTTTCAAGATAGTTTATGTAACGGGAAGATAAGCGCAATTGAAAAGTTTGCCGAATACCTCATTGAAAATAAAATTAAAATACAATGGGCCGGACAGGCAGTTATTAGAAAAGAAATGACCGAAGAACTGATGATAAAATTAAAACAGTCCGGATGTGTGGTCATGGCCTACGGATTAGAAACTCCAAACCCTACACTTATGAGGAGTGTAGGAAAGTTATTATCAAAAGGTGCCGATATTGATAAAATTGCTGAATCTCATGCAAGGACCGGACTTAATGCAGTTTACAATGTCATGTTTGGGTTACCGGGAGAAACTGAAGAAGATTCATTAATGGTCTTAGAGTTTTTAAGACGTAATTCAAAAAATAAATTATATGTAAATCCCAGTGCAGCATTTTGCGGATTTGCTAACGGAACTCCTGGATGGGAGAACGCAGAAAAATTCGGTATTGACAAAACACTCGGCGGAACTTTTTGGAAAAGTGTAGATGGTAATAACACATTCCTAGTTCGATTAAAAAGATTTGAAGATTTTTGTCGATTAGTTTCCGACTTAGGTATAAAAACCACTTATCCGTCGACATATCTTCTCAATAGAAATCAAGTCATTGCCCAATATTATATTGCAATAGGTCAACCAGAAAAAGCAATATACTATTACACAGAATGGGTTAAAGATCATCCCGAAGATCAAATAGCTAAAAAGTTTTTATTCGAATATTCAGGTTTCTTAAAAAGTACCCCAAGTTCAAATGTTTATGCAATTAGCCGGCATTCGGATGAGAATTGGTTAAATGGTGTTGCTAGAAATTGGGGGCCTGCAATATTATTTTCACATGTTCCTTACATTTTAGAAGAATTAACAGTTGGTAAAATTGTACAGTTTTCAGATCTTCAAACAAGAAAAATAATTAGAGTTGAAGATAATTTTGAAAATGATTGTATTGTAATACACCTCGACGGCACTCATTTAGATGGAGATCAAGTTGGTTGGCCAAAACTAATAACTGTTTTAGAGGAGCCTAGCAAAGTTATCCCTATTAAGATAGTTAATTACACAGAAATAGATTTTAAAAAATGAAAAGTTTTTTAAATCAATATAATGTTATATCTGAAGATATACCAGGGTCCTTACAATTTCCCAGTGCATTAGTATGGGACTCGTTATTAGGTTATCAAACCGAAAATAAAGTTGTGCGTAATTTTTTAGAAATAGGTGTATTACATGGAAAGTCTGCAATGCTAAGTGGGCTATATGCACAGGCCAACAACACACAGCAGGTGATTGTAGATCCCGGTGAATGGATGGACACAACTTATTCAAATTTACTATCAAAGATTGAGGGATTAAATCTAAGATTAATAAATGATTATTCTAACAGTTTGGTGCATTTTCATTATTCTATTTTTCAAGAACATTCTCGCGATTATTCATGGTTTCATATTGATGGCGATCATAGTTATGCACAATGCTATAAAGATTTAATTTTAGCTGATCATTTTTTGTCTGACTATGGAGTTGTTATTGTTGATGATTTCTTTTCAACCATGTTTCCTCAGGTTACAGCTAGCACTTTTTCATATTTAGAAAAACATCCATTAAATTTAAAAATGTTTTTAGTTGGTCAATGTAATAAAGCATATCTATGCAGACCGCCAGCATTTGATTTTTATAAAACGTTTTGCATAGATGTATTATCTAAAGATATGAAAGACCGAAAATATCCTGTAACTATAACTAAAACAACTTATCCTCAGGATTTTGATTGTTACGGGTATCAACCCATAGGATGGACTGATGACAGAATGGAGTTTCGTGGTCCGGACTGGGATAGAACTAATTTTATAAAATATACCTAACAGTTAATTTTTCCACCACGGCAAATATTTTTCTGTATTGTGATTTCGATAAGCATCCATCTTTTTTATTATCGAAACACTGTTTTTAAAATTTATATCTGACTCAGGTGTTCCGATTAAAAATGTAATCATTGCACTCAATATGTTAGCCTTTTCTTTAACTGCATCTTTTTCAAGTAGTTCTCTATTGTTTTCAAACCAGGTTGCAATTTCTTGATACACTGTATTTTTATAAGCTGTTGGTAAATTACTCGGGGATGCATAGCTTGGATCGTAGATATAATTTATGTGAGGAAAGTTTAAAATATTCTTTCCTTCCAACCTCACAATATAATCTAACAATTCTGTAAATTTATGTGTATTAAAAATAGAAAACACAGTGTGAAACTCGATACCAATATTTTCGTTTTCATTCGAATATTGAACTATGCTATCAATATTATCTTTAACAATGTTCCATTTTCCAGGATATCTAATATATTCGTACATATCAGCAACAGCATCAATACTTACTTTAATAGTCATAGTCTTAAAATGGCTCCAGATGTCAAACCATTTTGACGGTGTCACAGTTAAATTTGTATGTATAGATAAGTCAACCTGTTTAGATAAACCTGAACTAATTAGTTCTTTACAAAATGTATAAAAATCGTTGTTGATTAATGGTTCACCACCGGTTACTAATATCTGCACTAATCCGTCAGTCTTTACTAGGTCAAGGATATGTTTAATTTGATCATAGTTCCATTGAGCTTTATAATCACTTTCTTTTTCACCCCATGGTTTAATGTTGAGGAATTTAAATTCTTTTATTAGTTGATCGCTAGCTCCCGGGGTACACATCTTGCATTGTAGATTACACTTATTCGACCAACTTAAATCTAAGTAATTTACATCAACAGATTCTAACTTGCCCGTATGCATTTCAGTGTTTGTTATAATATCTTCAATCGGCCATCTCTTTACAAACCAATTTCTAACACTTTCACCCCCATTGTCCTCAACATTATAACAATGCTGGCACTCGGCCACCCGCTCGCCGTCTATCATTTTCTTTCTTATATTTTTTAATTGATCAATATTGTAAAATTCAATCAAACTTGTTATCTCATTTATTTTTACAAACTTGCCATCTTTCTTTAATCTTCCTGCATTAGTAGAATTACAACAAAGACGCATATTGCCATCAGTGTGTGTAGAAAAATGATTCCATGCTAACGGGCAATATGTCTTAGTCATGTTTAAAAGCATCTTTCAAGTCTGGAATATAATCGCCGATTGAAATTCCTCTATGGTCATCAAGTATTTTAATTCTATGTTTGAATACCTTAAACAGTTTCGGATTGTCAGGCTTGGTTAATTCATTTAATAACAAGTGTATCTTTCCATCTAGTCCGGGAAAATCTTTAATGACTTGACTATTTTCTAGATATGCTGTTAATCTCTGTGTAGCTAAATCTTTCAGAGACTGTGGTAACATTGATATTTGTTGTTCCATCGGAAACATAATTAAGTTGATGTTATATGGCCACTCTTTAAAGTATGGATGCACTTTGGCCTGTTCTTCTATAAAATATAATAGGCTATCTAAGTTAACAATGTTCAATGAGCTAACGGTGATATTATTCAATATCTTAACATTGCTGTGTTTCATATAACTCTTTGCTTCAATGTAATTCTTTGATACCTGGCGCCATTTACTAGGATATCTAGCATAATCGTTGACTTTATCAAACCCGTCAATACTGGCAATGAGTTCAAACTTTTTAAACTTAGGCATTAACTCTAAAAAGTTTTTATTTAGGTTTGTAAAGTTACTGGACAAAAATACAGTAATATTTTTAGCATGATCATTGTCTACAACATATTGCAGTGCCTTTAACACAAATGGCATAATTGTAGGTTCACCACCGGCAAAACTTAATACTTCTAGTCCAGGTGCTAATTTTGTAAAACTTTCCCATATTTCTTCATTATCAGACCAATCGGGATGTTCGACATCTTTCCATGTTTTATTATGTTCAGTGATTCCAAACACACTGGAAATTTCAATAAATCTTCCATCTAATACTTTGATGCCACCAAATTTATTATTAAGTTCACCTAACTCTTTAGCAATCTGACTACTGTCGTAACTGTTGCACATGACACATTTAAGGTTGCACAAATTACTAGGCTTTAATTCTAAATATGTTGGTTGGTGTAACACTTCGTAACTGTTGTTTATGCTGTTGGCAACTATCTCTAATGTTTTTCGATTATTTTTATAATCTTCAATTGACCGTGTACGCATACTAACGTCGCCGTCTCGAATGCAACGCCTGCAAGCATCAGGAGTATCTCCTGTATGTAATTTTTTTCTTAAATCAACAAGGTGTTCGCTGTTCCACGCATCACTAAAATTATCCCCGGATAAAATGCTAATGATATCTCCGTTCGGGTGTGTCATTGTTCCTACATAATTACAACACGGTTTAAGGTGGCCAGCGGGATTAGAACTTAGTTGTGTAAAAGGATAAAAACAAAATGTCTCACTTTCAATAATTTCTGTTCTTAATTGATCAATCTTGTCCATATTCATTATTCCTTGTTGCTTCTAACACTAATTTCATTTCTGGTATGATTTCATAAGTATTCTCACCTCTTAACTTATCCAATTGTTCCGTCACTGTTACAAATTTCTTTGCTGATGTTAAATCAAATGGTTTTTTTAATTCATGTATGATATGTGTTAAAAGATGATCTATGCTTGTATTATATGTTTCGTTGTGCTCTTTGACAAAAGTTTCTAATTTAATTACAGTCTCTGCACGATAATCATCGGGTAGAATACTAACATGATAATGTGAAGGATGTTCTAACAAATTGATGAAGAAATTATTGTAATTAATAAATTTGGTTTTAGGATGTTGACGTATAACTCCTATTGAAATCAAATGTTTAATAATTTCAGGAAATCTGCCAACATTCCAAGCACCTACAGTAATACCCGGGCGTATGATAGCATTATCTAATGTCATCAATTCTTTTAGATTTGACTCAACCTTAGACCATACAGTGCCGGCTCGAATGAGTTCTGCACGTTCTCCAACTTCATCGATACTGGGCCATATTTCTAATTTGCCAAAGTTCCATCGCCGCCAGTAGTCAATAACATTTTTCTTATTATAAGATAACACTGATGCATTTGTGTTATATGATAGTTTAACATCAAATCGTTGTTTTTCTACCAACATTTCTAAAATTTGCCAGTGTTCAGGCATGAGTAGAGGTTCGCCTCCAGCAAAGTAAATTCTTTCCACATGGTTAATTTGATCTTTTAGAAAATCAAAGTTATTCTTATCATCTACTGATTCGATGCTCCATATTTTTTCTTGATCAGTGAGGCCTAATTTTTTAGCATCCGGCACCCATGCTGAACTGTAACGTGGTCCGCAACTACGACATTTAAAATTGCAAAGATTACTAAAACGGAAATCCCAATACTTCAACTCCATAGTAGTGCATGTTCCGTCTGCTAGTGTAATTTCTGGAATTTTTTTTACTACCTCTGGAAAGTCTCTATTGTGATAGAAACGACCACTTTCACCAGTGACCCGTTCTCTATCAAAACATTTACGGCATATTTCGGGCTCTTTGCCCCCTATCATATCTTTTCTTAAAGATTTCATATTGCCGCTGTTCCAAATTTCTTCAATGCTCTGATGTGTTAGATCACCAGCAAAATAATTATGTACAGAGGTTAGGCAACACGGAATTACTTTTCCACTAGGTTCAAATGCAAGATGCATCCAGGGCACTGCACATATTGTGGTTGTATTTGTTGCAACTGCAACTACATCTTCTTTTTTGACAATTTTAATAGGTTTGTAATCGAAGGCAGTTATTTTTTTTGAGTTGAACATTGTGAGTAACCAGGACCTGTTATTTATTTGTTGTAATGTTGGTGTATTTTTATTTGCATCAAAGAACTCTTTAGCAGAATGTACAGCAGATAATGCATAATTACCGAACGGCCTATCTACTCCCAGAGTCTCCCATGCTGCCAATCTATCAATAGCTTCAGCATTATCGGGATCTTGTGCAATGGTATTGCATAACTTAATTGTTTCCCTAAATGCACTTCGCCATGTGGCAAACTCGTCTGTGTTAAATGTTGTAATGTTACTGACTTTATCGAAGACTTTTAATTTAGGAACAATAGTCGTCAGTAGGTCTAATGTTTTCCAAACTTTGATTTTGCCAAATGCCCGCTTAGGGAATAATTTAACGCCACCGTAACCATATTCTAAATCATTAACAGGATTCTTACTGTGCCAGACGTATGTACAGTCTCTATCAAATATCTCTGGTTGGTAGTCGAACTGCCAGTCATCGACTAAGTAAGCATCACCGTCGACTACATAGAACATGTCAGTCTTGGATAACTTAGCCGCTGCCTTATGTGCCTCAAAGATACCAGTAACACCATCCACACGTTTGGCATGTGGTGCTTTTTCTAAAACACGCTGCCAATTCTCTTCTGCATTAGATTCATGGTAACTAATAAAGATTACATCCAGTGTTTCGGCAATCAGAGGAGTAACTGTTCCTATTTCTTTAACACCCACAATCTCTGCACTGGGAGTAATTTTCAAAGCCCAAATCTTCTCCCCGTTTATTTCTTTGTCTAGATACCATATATGTTCATAGGCTAGATCGTGCCAAGGAATGTCGTAATCTAAATCAAAACGCATTTCTGGTAGGCTAGGATTTTGTTCAATTTTAAACTCAGGACTAACTGTGCCTAACCATTCCCATTTAGAAGTTTTTTTACGTTTAGGTTCAAACTTAATCAACCAAGTACCTGGTTTTGGACTGTAGTTAGGATCCAGCTCAAGTGCAGTAACGTAATCCAGAAACCAAAATGGCGGATAACATTCGTTGACATCGATGAGTAGTTTAGGAAGATCAGGATTCCATGTAACTCGCATTTCAGGCATAACGTATCCCATGTCTTTCTCGCCTTTAACGTTGGCGCCAGGCACCTCACAAGTAAATGCCCATATTTTATCTTCTAAAGGATTGACTCTAGGATCAATGTACCAAACTAACGTATAGTCAGCATCGTCTTGATTATATACATAACTTTCTATAGGATTAAATTCAAATGTAATAGAACTTGCTATTGCAGAATTCTTTTTCCAGATAGGCGTTTTTGCCCACATGTGATTCTTTGGTACTTCTATTTCATGTGTTTCATATCCAGCATATGGGTGCCACCCATCTTTAAACAGTTTGGCTACCCACTCACCTTTGTATGTCCAAACTAGACATTTTCTTGTTTTAGGCACATCATTTACAAAGTTCAAGACACTAGAATGTCTTGCATAAGGATTTATCACTAAGAATTCAGTATCGCCTTCACCTAAGTTGTATAATTGTTGGTCATAATAAAACTCATCCCCTCCCCAGGGGATTTCTTTGATTAGGTCTGTATTGATTTTGGGGTATTGATCTAGAAGCATTACTACTAATTATCTTAGTAGAGAATGCTTCCGAATCTTTTAGAAACTCTTAGGCAGCGACACAATGCTGGTCAGTACTGTACCCGAATTGTCAAATCCTATAAATTTACGTGTCACTGTTCCATCAAGTATAGCGCCGGAGTCTAACTGGTAATACCTAGGCGGAGTATCAACATTCGAATAATAATGGAATGCTCTAGTTAGATTTTTTAGTGTTGTATCAAAATCACTGTTAAGATCCGATATGTCCCTCAACTGATTTAATGAAACATTAACGTTTCCGTTGCCGTCGTCATTGACAATGAACATAGATCCTACAGAAGATTCTAAACCAAAAGATGTTTCGTAGTCCAATCCTGGTGTACTCTTTACCTTATACAGTGGCAGGCCGTCACTATTTGTGGCGCTACTGAGATGCTGTACAGGTCCAGTAGACGATAACGGGAATCTATATACAGTGGCCCATCCACTATACGGATAGTCTGTAGCTGTGGCAAGATAGCCCAATGTGCTGGTTGCTGTAAAGACTTGACCACCAGCACCATATAAATCTGTGCCATCTCCACCTGTACCTACACCTATGGTAAGAACTTTAACTTGATCAATCTTGTCGTAACTCATTCCTATAACACTGTTATACGGTGCAGCAGGACTTACCCAATAACCCAAGGATTCAAATCTCGAAAGGTCAATAGCTACATTAACTATGTTAGTGACTGTGACTACAGAGTTAATTCCAACACCGCCTTCAGATGCAATAGTTACATTGTTAGTATAGGTTCCGGGTGTGTTGTTTAGCTCTAGCACACGCAATCTTACAGTAAAGGTATTGTTGGCTTTATCAACGATGCTCCATCCTGGGTTGTTGTTTCCAAACGATGTAGTAAAATCTAATAGTACATCTGGCTGATCAATTAGATCATATACGGGCATAATTTCAAAACTTTGACGTACTTGTTCTCCTAGCTGTGTTGCCGTGGTAGTTGCAGTGATGGGACTTACACGCATACTAAAGGTACGTTCTACATTTTGAAATGTAGGTATCTTATAGTTTACAGCATCAAAATCAGAAACAATATTTAAGAAATTAGAATATTGACCTACTTCAGTTCCATAATAAGAGATAATAAAGTTTTGACTGCCGCCCGGAGGGATAACAAAGGAACTGGTAGTATGAAATATTGGAAAGACTCCGTTAGGAAAAGATCGTTTAATACCATTACCATCAGTGTCTCCTACGGTCAAAGGAGTATTTCCGTCATTATGTAGGGTAAGAGTCTGTCGTGTAGCAGTACTGTACCATTTTAACAAATCTGCCCAGTTAGTTGGATTTTGCAAAACAAGATCTGTGGTACTGGTCGAAGCTGGTGGAAATACAAAGGTAGGAACGGGATTAGGTGTTACTCGTAATATCTTTGTTTGAGTAACAGCCGTAGGTGCCCTCTTAACTGGTTCCCATAGATATTTCAGTGTCTCTAATGTTGGAACTGGGCCTTTAACAGCGCCACCAGATATTCTAAATCCGAGTGAACTGGTAATTCTTAGATTAGTATCAAAATTATTTGCCATGACTTATTTGTTTTTCCTATATAAGGATATCCACGATTTTCTTGCATATCTTTTACTTACAACAGCACCAGTTACAGTCATTGCCGCTAACCAAACAACACTATTTGGTATAGATAATTTATTAAATCTGTTACCGCGTAACATATTTGTAGCATTAGTAAATGACCATTCTACATATTTAGATGTCCACCTTGTTCCGTTTTTAAACAATAAAGGAAGAATGATTTTTGATCCAATAACCTGATAACCGCGTCGAAATGTTTCACCTAACATTGTATCATGTAAAGCATTTTCGCACCACTTTACTAATTCCATTTTTTCAGATAAAGACCAAGTGCCAGCGGTAGTCAACGCTGTTGCTACTACGCAAGCACCGGCGCTGCCGCTGCCGCTGCCGCTGGCCGAGCAACTACTACTGTTGCTGTCAGCACAAGAAACACCACCGCCACCACCGCCGTCACCTGTAGGTGTGTAAGGAACTTCTGGGTCTGGCTGCGATGTTCCAGAAATACGCACTGTTGTGGTCTCTGATGTAGTAGTTGAACTAGCGTCCGGGTACTGACCAGACACTGTTAAAACACTGAGATAGTCACCTGTGACCAGTGTGGCCGAAGTATGGAATGTGGTAAATTCAGAACTGTATGTACGTGGGGGCAACACCAACGGACTAGCCAGGGTAATGGGCGTTGTGGTAATGTCACTGCCCTCTCCAAATACTGTGAGATTCGCGTGTTGCAGTATCTTAGTGTTGTCAATTGTAAAAGAGAATGTGGTAACAGTGATGGTGTTTGCACTGTTGTTGTATAGTTTAAAGTTTCCCGCTGCCATATATGTTGTTCTCTTTTATAGTACGATGTTCTCAAAATGGGTCTTGGGCGTGATGATAAAGCCAGGAGCCGTGGTATCTGTATAGGTTATGGTAAATTCCACACCCTTGCCGGTGTTAACGTCCTTTTGTGCTACCATGCTGATCTGCAGGGTACCACTGGTCCAGTAGGTACTGGTAGTGGGCCAGGCTGTGTCGCGCCACTGTGTTCTGGTATATTTCCAGTTCTGGGTATCCTGTATATAGAGTATAAATGCAGCCCACTCCTGATCTAGATCGTTGACCCCCGTGGTGTCATCGTAGAAACTGCTCCAAACAAACTCACCCCCAGTGTTAAAGAAATAGTGACCTAGCAGGCTAGTAGTCCAACTGGCCGTGACCACATGGCTGATTTCCCCAACCCATGATGTAGTTGTACTGGTACTAACACCCCCTCTATAAGGGCTTGTGGTCACAGCGCCTGTGCGATCTATAGTATTACCACCATCTGAGAAGTACTGGCTAGGATGGCAAGTGTACCGACGCACATCGTCCAAGAGCCAAAGAGCTCTGTAGTGTAGATCATTATGTGTGGCTGTGGAGACCAGGGTAGTGCCTGTTGTGGGGCCCACTGTTGATGTAGTGACGTTTAGTACGTGAAGATGTATTTGATTAATGTCAGCAATCAAGTTATGCCAACCCTGGGCTGTGACCCTGTTGCGATTGGTCACGGGCACACTGTTCAGCCAGGTCAACCCATAGCCATCTATGCCCGTGCCCAGAATTTCTTCCACATTGTTGTAGATGGTGTTGTAGTCGTCGATCTGGATTAGAGTCAATGGACTGGAATATAGTGGATAGGTCATAATGATGTTACAATAGTGTGATATTTATCCTTGATCTCGACATTGACAAATCAGCTTAGATTAAATACTAACATTATGAAACGATACAAACATTCAGGTACCATGGGCGACATCATATATGCTCTGCCCATAATGCGTCACTTTGGCGGTGGAGAATTTTATCTACACCTCAATCAAGTTGACTGGATAGGTCAACACTACTACGGTAGCCCCCCAAACCCATTCCATCAGGGTCGCATGACCCCAAAAGATCTAGACTTCATGCAGAGCTTTTTCCTGGCCCAGGACTACATCACACGCTGTGATGCACTGGATCCCAAAGAGGAAATCACGCACAATTTGGATCTATTCAGACCCTTGTTCGTGGGTCACCCGGGCAACTATGTGGACTGCTACGCAGAAGCATTCAAGATCCGAGAGCCGGGTCTGCGCACAATTTTACGCAATCAACCCTGGCTCACCGTGCCCAAGCCCACGCCCATTGCGGAAATAGTGGTCAACAGGTCCGCTCGTTGGAACAGTCCCGACAGTCTAACAGGTTGGACAGCCATTCGTGATCAAGCAGAAGATCGAGCTGTGTTTGTGGGTCTACCCGAAGAGCATCAAGAGTTCTGTAAGTTTGCCAACTGGGCCATACCCTATCATCCCACAGAGACCCTACTGGAGTTGGCTGAAGTCATTGCGGGTGCGGATCAGTTCGTGGGCAATCAAAGCCTAGGTTTGAGTCTGGCCATAGGACTGGGAGCGGACTGGGCCTGTGAACTACGCAGAGATCTACCACAGGAACGCAATGAATGCTGGTTCCCGGATCATCCCCGCGGCGAATACTTTTAATCAACAATATGACAGCAAAATCTCCACGTAGACCCAAACTGGGCATAGTACAATCAAGAGGTCTAGGCGACATAGTGATAGCTCTGCCCATAGCTAAATTTTATCACGATCAAGGCTGGGATATTCTGTGGCCCATATGTACAGAATTCATCTCGCACTTTGAACACACAGTACCCTGGATCAAATGGATTCCAGTGCAGACAGACCCGGGCAGTTTCTTCTACGACCAACCCATGAAGGCCCTGAAGAACTTTCATTGTGACGAGATCATCCCCCTGTATCAAGCACTGACGGGCCATAAATTCCACGAAGAACTGTACTTTCAACAGACCAAGTTTGATCAATACAAGTACATCAAAGCGGGCGTACCATTCTTAAACAAGTGGAAACTTAGCGAGTGTATTCAGCGTGATGCACAAAGAGAACAACGTCTATATGACAAGATCATTACCAATGAAAAATACGCAGTAGTACATCTAGAAGGCAGCGATCACACGGCCAACTTCGATCCCAGTATAATACCCAGCGACTGGCAAACAGTGTATATCAAAGCGGAAACTGACAGCATCTTCGACTGGCTAAAGATCATAGAAGGCGCAGAAAGTCTAGTAATGGTCGACAGTGTGTATAGTAATCTAGTTGATCAATTAAAGATCAAAACGGACAAATACTTTATACCAAGAAGTCATGTGGGACTAACACCTGTACACGGTATGGACTGGACATGGATTAAGTTCTAAACACACAGTATATATACACTACACTGTATACACCCAAATACCCCGCTACAGCCTAATACGTTATAGCGGGATTCTTATATATACACATAGTCAAATACCCCGCTGTAGGTCTATTGGGGATTAGTCATACAGCGTATATACACATAGTCAAATACCCCGCTATAAGAGGCCCCTCACACAGTAAAGAGAACTCAAACTTCTACAATGATTGGCGGTGGGAGAACCTGAGAGAACCTGAGGAAGAACGGTGAAAACCATTTTACGATAACCTCTCTTCACCATGGCCCCACCACAGCCCGCACCCTAGAAATCACGGTGAATCCACAGCCAAACCACAGCATCTTATGCTGGAAAAGTGGCATTTTCGCCACAGAAATGCTGGAAATACACCGGTTATTAGCAGGGTTTTTCAGCCCCACAGTTGCCCAAACTAGCTAATGATGTTATACTATACGCATACAGTAGAGAAAACCGTAACTGTATAGGTAGTGTATGAGCTTAACCACAGTCGCTTACCGGATGGGAGTGGGGACCAAGTACATGAGCAGAAGTCCTAGACCTGTGTACTATACAGTGAAAGACCGGCCGGAATGTGGTAAGCGGCAAAGTCTAGCTCATTGAGCAGGAACAAGGTCTGCGGGCCCGTATAATGACACTTGCGTATATACGGGATATATAATGACTATACTGGTATATTGGAGTATTATCTCACTATATACAGTATAGTCTATTATGTAGATAATCAATAACTGATTATCTGGATTATCTTTTAAACAAACTCAATATTATCTGTACGCATAGTTTGTTTTGCAGTAGAGATAATACGCTCTTTATCTTTTTGTATAGTTTCCCAAACAAAATCTCCGCTAACAAAATCGCATTTAGCACGAGTGGGAAACTTCCAAGCACCTTTATCTGTTTGTTCTGTAACATTAAAAGCGCAGATAATAGTATATACTTCTTTTTCTTTATTATATACAATTTTAGCTTTTGCAGTGTTTGCAGTGTATACTTTTGACATGTGCTTCCTTTGTTGTTTAAGTATGTATTATAGCATCTTTTGGAGTGCCTGTCTTGTTGTATTTTGAACACAGATCATTTGGAGGGTCTTTGGTTGACTGATTGGTAAAACCTTGCTATAATACACTATGACGACACAAACAGTAACCCGTAAGAAGCGTGTAGACCGCAATCATATCATCTATGAGCTTGTGGTCAACGGCAAGAACTACATTGGCGTCACAGCTAAGACAGAGAGCACTGTGAACAAGAGTGTTTTGAGTCGTGCCGCTAAACACTTCTATCGTGCCAAGACTGAGACTAAGAACTGGCTGCTCTGTGCTGAGTTGCGCACACTGAGCGACAAGAGCGAGATTGAAGTATACGTGCATGAAGTTATACGAGGCAAGGCAGAAGCCCACAAGCGTGAAGTAGAGATCCGCAGAATGGTTAAGCCTGTTTTAAATACAGACGTTCGTGGGGACTAAGTGTCACTTCAAGTAACACTTGACAAGTTGGTAAAACCGTGTTATAATTGACACTTACACACTAAGGAGCAATGATGAGTTATACACTATACATCTACAAAGCAGATCGTCGTACAAAGACCGGAGAGCGCTTGTTCTCTACTACAGTTTGGCCCGTAGCGGATGACAATGCCATGCGCCGCACTGTAGCGGACTTGTTCCATTTGTACAGGCCAGAAGACGGCTTCCGCTTCGACTGGACTCCCAGCATGAAGACTGTTAAGAACTTGATGACTGGGGCAATGGTTGAGATCGCACACGACACTCCCCGCAGTTGCGATCCGTCAAGCGAACTCTACTGGAGCATGTGATGAAGAACGAAATTGAACGTTTGAACTTTGTGATCTGGGCCAAGGATCGATTCCCGGGCTTTACCACCAATCACGAACAATGGACCAAGGCCAATCGGGCATGGCGGGCTGTGGCTCGCAAAAACCCAATGGTTGACAAGGTTATCGGTTTTACCGTATAATATACACTTACACACAAAGGAGCTGATATGTCCGTTCAATCTATCAACAATGAGATTCTTGCAGGCAACTTCACTAACGATCAACTGACCAGCATCATCGACGCTGTGAAATTTGCCCGAGCACGCCTTGCAGAGAAGACCAAACGCTCTGTCACGCTGGGCAGTGCTGTGAAGTTCACTAGCACTAAAACAGGCATCACTATGCAGGGTGTCGTAGACAAGATCGCGATCAAATACGTAACAGTTCGTACTAACCAGGGCCTGTGGAGGGTGCCTGCAAATATGTTAGAAACCGCTTGACACTTTGGTAAAACCGTGTTATAATACATACTTGTTTAACAGGAGAAGACGATGACTGTAGTGTATAAAGCAGGTGAGCAGACCTTTAAGGCCGTTGAGTTGTTGTTTGGCAAGCGCGAACTGGTCAATGCCGTTGTAGAGCAAGTACTGATCAGCCAGACAGAAGCTTTCATTGAGATGATCATGGACGGGCAAGAGGACATGTCGCGCAATGGGATCAACGAAACCCTGCGTGGCGTTAAAGACAGCGCCACTGACTTCATTGGCGATATGATGGGCGACCTCGAAAGCATGATCAGAGAGCGTCTCAAGCAGGTCAACTACGGCGCGGCTGTGACGGGTATTAAGTACGATCTCGCTGGCGACGTTACAGATATTGAGGTCGATGTGTCTGTGGGCGTTGAATAACCCTTCGGTTGACAGGGTTGGTAAAACCTGTTATAATACATACATCGCAACAAGGAGCTGATATGCGCAAGTACACTACGAAGCTGTTAGAGATGATGGATGAGGGTTTGATCTCAGCAGAAGCTGTGGCAGAGATGGCATTGGCCTACATGAGCGAGGACGATGTTAAAGACATGTGCCGTGCTAACGACATCCTGGACGAAGAGGATGAGGACACCATTGTTGAAGAAGACGAGGAGTGGACTCCCGACAATGCAGACTTCTGCGATCCCGGCTCACGTCACCACTATTGAAAGGCAACTATGCGATACTACGATGAACTGGCAACTTACGAGCGCGATGGCTTTACTGTGATCGTAGACAAGAGCTACGAAGACCTGAACCCACGTGATTGCTTTGACTTTGATAGTGAAGAAGAAGTTAGCAAGATGTGTAAAGACATCGACAATGGCAACTTGGATTGGTTCATGTTGCGAGTGCGTGTAATGGTTGACAGCCTTGAGATGGGTTCGCACTACCTGGGCGGATGTCTGTACAAGGATGCTCGCGAAGTACTGACAGACGGCACCGCAGAGGACTGCATCGGCGAAGCACTGCACGAAGCCAAACGCGAAGTCTACAAGTACAAACAAAAATTCGCTGAGTTGAGCGACATGGTTGATCGTGAAGGTGTTGATGTTTAATAAGAATGAAGTACTACAGTGGGTGGGTGCCGTGGCGATCATTGCCGGGCACGTACTCAACGCAATAGGTCCCAGTGTCTATCCTTACAATATTATCGCGTTCGCTGTGGGCACTGTAGCGTTCTTGGCATGGGCTATCCGTGTGGCAAATAAGCCACAGGCTGTGGTCAACGTTGTATCATTAGCCATAGGCATTGTAGGGTTATACAAAGCATTTGGTTGACAAGTTGGTAAAACCTTGCTATAATAAGGCATAGTAAGAAATAAACAGGGTTACCTAGTCCGTTAGGGCCCACAGCAAGCGAAGAGTTCCGACGGGGACAGGTTGCTGTGGGGCATGAAGGCAGTTGTAAACGAAAGTTTACACGAGTTGCTGACGGGGAACTAGGGCGTAATGTTTGGCACACCGAACGTTAGAGACGGACTAACGGGTAGTTGACAATCCCCTGTTTTCTTGCTATAATACACACTTACACACTAAGGAGCAAAGATGAAAGCACTAGAGAAGTTTATCGAGCAGAAGAATCACTGGAACAGTTTCTTCAAAGGCGAGCAATACGAGATCCAGAGTGCCAAGGGTCGCCAGCGTATCGCAGACATGATCGATGCCGCATTGAGTCCGGAGAACTTGACCTGTGATGGCGAACTGAGCCGCACAGAAGTCAATCGTCGCTACAAGGAACTGATGACTGCGGCAAAGCAGTTGAAGAAGTTGGACCCGGCTGTTTCTTTTTACGAGTGGGAAGAGGAGATCATCTAATGAAAGCAATGGTTACAACTGTTCTCCGTCAGGAGATTGAAGTGCCCGAGGGCACGGATCGTCAAAGTGTGCTGGAGTTTCTGGCAGAGAACCAAAGCTTCACAGATGCGTTCTGTGGTGTTAGCGATATGACACAACGGTTCCGCATTGTTGATATCAGTGTGGTGGAAGAAGAGATTACTGAACTTGGCGAGGAGAGCTACGATGCCTAATTGGTGTTCAAACGGTATTACACTGCGTCACGCAGACCCCCAAATGATCCAGCGGGCCGCCAAGGCTCTGCAAGAGGGCAAGTTCCTGCAGGAGTTCATTCCTTGCCCTGCCGAACTGCTGGACACTGTGGCTCAGATGGGCACCAACGATGCTGAAAAAGCTAACCGAGAGAAGTACGGATACAGTTCCTGGTATGACTTCAATGTGGCCAACTGGGGCACCAAGTGGGATGTAGAGTCTAGCAATGTAGAGATCGAGGATGCTAACACTGTCACAGCTGGCTTCGACAGTGCCTGGGCACCACCCATCCGTGCATATGAGCAGTTGATGGACTTGGGCTTTGATCTAGTGGCCTTCTACTACGAGCCTGGCATGCAGTTTGTGGGCAAGTGGGACAACGGTAGTGACGACTGCTGTGAGTACGGTGGCGCAACTGCTGACACGGTGCGTGACATGATCGGCGAGGAGTTAGACGACTACTTCTGCATCAGCGAGAGTATGGCTGACTGGGAAGAAGAGAACCAAGAGGATCAAGAATAACCCTACAGCCCCCAGGGGCTTTGGTTGCTCGTTTTACAAAACAGTGTTATAATACACACATGTTAAAACAAACAGGAACCAAAATGTTAAAAATGTATACACTGCAACGCAATAACACTTATCTAATTGCAGGAAAATTTGTGCCGCTAGCAGTAGCACAAAAAAATAAAGCAAGCATGTACAAATATAAAACTATGCTCGCACATGCAACACAAAGCATTAAGCAAGCAGGAGACACTGTAGCAGTGTTTACTTTATAACCCTACAGCACATAGGGTCTTTGGTTGCCCTGTGTACCTTTTTGCGTTATAATACACACATGTTAAACGAAAAGGAAATTAAAATGCAAACATACACTACACTGCACACAAACGGACTCGGCTACTGGAGCCGCACAGCTAAAGCTGTAGACGTTACGAAACTAGACTTGCAGTTCATTAACGACGAGAGAGACTTCGGCGAGCTGTGTGTGTACTTTACAGCAGACAGCTGGGACGTTAACACAATGGGACTAATTTACACAGACAAGCAGTTTAAAGCAGAACTGCGTGAGTACTTGGTTACGTTGGGCTTTACGCAAGCAGAAGCAAACGACGTGGAGTACAGCGAGCAGGGTATGCAGGGCGACAATTACGTGTCGTGCGATGTAGGAGATAAGTTTATTGCGGGCTTAATGCGTTTGGACCCCCAGCATGTTAACGCTGTGATTGCGGAGTGCGAGGGCATTTAATAGTACAGTAAAGTGGAAGGGCATTGTTGACAGCAGTGCCCTTTTGCGTTATAATACACACATACACTAAACAGGAGCAGACATGAAGCGTACAGATGTTGAAGAGCTGTTGGGAAAGATGGAACAGTTTGCGGACTTCCTGTTTGCACAGGGCAAGAACTGTGCAGGCAATGAGCTGTTGGGCTTTATTGAGACCGCAGATGCTGTGTTAGAGGACTGCGAGTTGGAGGCGGAATGATTACAGCGGACAAACTCAAACTCCTCACCAACATGCCAGCAGTTATGCTAGAGCAGGCACTGCCCGTCAAAGGCCGACCCAAACTCAAGACAGCCCGCTTCCTGGGCATCACCAACGGGCACGAGTTCTGCTACCTTGTGACAGACACTGATGACGGTGCGGGCAAACTGTTCCTCAAGTATGACCCTACAGCGGATAAGGTTTCTGCTACGCTGGCTTGACAAGTTGGCAAAATCTTGTTATAATACATACATCGCAACAAGGAGTAGACATGCTTACAGTCAATCAAACTACCCGCTCTTACACTGGCAAGCCCGGCTGCATGTGCGGATGCAATGGCACTTACAACGAGGGCGAACGTGCTCGTAAGATGGCTATAACTGCTCTGCTTAAAAACCCTGCTGTGCGCTACGACAGCTGGAACGATGGGCAAGAGGGCGCTGTGTTTGTTGTTACAGCTACCCGCAATCGTGTACTTTATCTTACAGCAGAGGGCGTGAAAGCTGTTGAAGCTATGGGCGTAAAGCCCGAGTAAGCTGTAGGGTCTTTGGTTGACAGGGTAGCCAAACAGTGTTATAATACACACATACACAACAAAGGAGCTGATATGAATATGTCTTACTGCATGTTTGAGAACACAATGAATGATCTGCGTCACTGCGTGGAAGCAATGGACAATGCGGACTCTATGAGCGAGCTGGACTTGAGCCGCACTGAGAAAGCAGCTTATGAGTATATGCGCGAGCTGTGCCAAAACTTCCTGGACTGTGCAGAGCGCCTGGAGCAAGAGGAAGCTGACGGACAGCCCGACGAAGCGCAAGAGTGGGCAGACTTTGATCCCGATTGCTGAAATGTCAACCCCTGCCATTAGACCCTGCAACACGCCTGGGTACTTCGCAGGGGTTGACAGTTTGGTAAAACCTTGCTATAATTAACACTTACACAAACACACTGGAGCACACAATGGGTACACGAAGCACTATCGCACTTGAGTTTGCAGATGGCACAGTACAGCAAGTCTACTGTCACTGGGACGGCTACCTGGCACACAACGGCCAGCTCTTGCTCAAGCACTACAGCGATCCGTTCAAACTGCGTGACTTGATTGACTTGGGCGGTTTCTCAAGCCTGTGCGACTCTGTTGAGGAAACTAAACAGGGTGCCTACACACAACGCGGTGAAGAGTTGTCGATTGAGAAATACAAAGACATTGAGGACTATTACAAAAATGTCAGCGGCGAGGAGTACGACTACATCCTCAGCATGAACTGGAAAGGCAAGGCTCAGTGGTATGTTCGTCACTACGGCACACAAGAGAATTGGATTCCGTTAGAACTGGCATTTGAACAAGAGAAGCAAGAGGAGGAAATGGAATGAGCAAGATCGCTGAACTGGCATACGACATTGAGCAACTGTACATCGATGGCATGAGTGCCAGAATGATTGCACTGACATTGGATTGCCCCGTGGAGATGGTCTACGGTTGGATTGAAGGCAACAGTGTTGCTGATACGCCACAAGAGGAGGAAGTCTATTCGCCATATTTTGGTTGACAGTTCCTCCAAAAGAGGTTATAATTAATACATGGACAGCGCGGTGCTGTTCGTACACACAGACAAACACAAAGGAAATTTTATGTCTAAATCTTTTACCCATGCTGGCGTTTCTAAACAAGATGGCCAATTCAAAGTTCGTTTTGCCAATGACGCACTGCGTACCAAGGTGCTGATCAAGAACGGTCATACCGATATTGATATCATCGAGCTGAAACACGCTATGACCAAAGAGGACGCTGTTGCTTATCTCATGGAGATCGACTTTGCCACTACCAACGGCAAGACCAATGCTGATGTGTTGGCTGCACTGGCTGCTGAGATCGACAAGCGTAGCGAAGTGCCTGCTAAAGAGGCTAAGGTTGCCAAAGCTGCAAAGGCCAAGCCTACTATGAAGGCTATCGAAGCCAAGGTGGCTGCTAAGAAGGCAGAAGCCAAACCCACTCCTACTAAAGCCCAAGTGATTGCCCAGCTGGCTGACATGGAAGACGCCCCTTACTAAGAATAACCCCTGCAGTGTGCGTAGAGGCAATGTCAATAAGTCCTCTTCGATAACATGTATAACGGGGTATTCAGAGAGAACACTATGAGTAGATTAGATTATATTGGTCGTCCTTGGACGGCATTCGATCCGGAGAACAAGCAACACCGCAAATGGTTTGCAGAGTTCCAAAGGTCCGGTACTTGGGGTCGTTGCCCTGTTCGATTCATTGTTTCGGATCAGCACGGGGATTTGATTACCCTTATCCAGCGTAAACTGATCGGACATTATGTCGATCGTGAATTTGGCAAAATTAGTGCTTGATTTACCAGTCAGTCTTCTCTATAATAGATAATAACTGCACAGCAGTATCTAACAAGGAAGACAAAATGAAAACGATTAATCCAGAAACCAAAGCCGGGAAACTATTCACAGCATTGAAAGCAGGCGAGGCATTGACTCCTGCACAGGCTGCAAAGCGTTTCGGTATCAAGAATGTCACAGCTGAAGTCAGCCGTATTCGTCAAAGCGGTTTCGCAGTGTATGCAAACAACCGCAAAGCCGGTAACGGTGTTGAAGTGACCGAGTATGTTATGGGTCAACCAAGCCGCAAGATCATTGCCGCAGGTTACAAGGCTATGGCTCTCGGCCTTGCGTAAGTAGAGAGTTCGCTCCGAAGTCCTGGGGGTAGTGTCCCAGGCAAACCCCCGAGCCCTGCCACGCTGTGAAGCTGTTGCGGGGCTCACCTTTTGTGGCAAAAATACAACACCAAAAGAGGTTGACAGAGTGGTAAAACCTTGCTATAATACATACATGAACTTAAACAATGTCGACGAAGAATGGTTCCGCAGAGATCGAAGCTTTCGTATCATAGGCAATGATCAAGTAGGCTATCATGTCCGAGCCTGTGGAAACCATCGTGTTCTCAGCGATAGAGAAGAGCCCTTAAAGACCCTACAAGACGCAAGGAATTGGTTGACAGAATACTATCCCGGTGTTATAATACATACATCGCAACAAGGAGCAGTCAATGAGCTACATTGTTTTCAAACACAACAAGGAATACGGTCCACGCAAAGGACTTGAAGGACCCTTCCACTATCCCAATGGCCGTGTTGCCTACTACGATCCTAAGGAAGGCCGCTACTGGGATCCACGGACTGACTTCTACCTCGAGACTGAGGAAGCCGCTGAACTCCAGAACTCGATCTTCGGAGTGCTGAAACGTGCTTAAGATACATCCAGACCTTAACCCACTAGAGGTCATCCTAGTCGAAGAGGACATGGCCCGCAAGGGAATCACACACTACACAATGACTCCGGGCAATGACTGCATCTGGGTCTACTACGGTTCTATGAACCTTTACTACATCTTCAACGAGGGTAAGATACATGACATCCAAATCGATTAAAGTCTATCAGGAAACCACACAGTGGACAGACAGCAACGCCGGTAACCATGTCTACATCTTCAACGAGCGGGTTACAGGTCGAAGTGCCACAGCTATTGCCTACATACCTGCGGGCACAGATCAGGTAAAGAAGTTCCGTACACCGCTCAAGCTGGATCTCAAAGGGCGAACATTTAAAGAGTTGACTTGATAAATAATTGACTGTATAATAGAACTATGAAACGAATCCTTACTTCAATCGCACTGATCGCATCCTTGGGCACTGCACAGGCAGCTGGTCCAGAGGATGTCTTGCTGGGTATCATCCTAGGCGGATTCATAGGCAATTCAATGGCTAAACAACAGCCCGTTCAGCCTCCTGTAATCGTTCAACAACCTCCTGTGATCTACCAACCACAACCGCAGATCATCTACCAACCCTTGCCCCCACAGCCGGTATGCTACCATACTCCGGTCTATAACGGCTATGGTCAGTTCTTTGGCTGGCGCACTCACTGTAGATAAAGATTCCTGGCCATAGTTCAATGGACAGAACATCTGCCTTCTAAGCAGTCAATCCAGGTTCGATTCCTGGTGGCCGGACCAAATAACCCTGCACTTGACAGGGTTTCTTTTTGATGTTATAATACATACATCGCAACAAGGAGCACACAATGGCTAAACTGTTAATCACTACACAATACTACGAGAACTACGGTGCCCATGATTGGGACGGCAAGAACGAGTGCCCACAGTACTGGAAAGCCAAGGGCGGTTCGGACTACGTGGTCAAGAAGTTCAAAGGTGGCTCTGCCGATGCTACCATGGCGGTCATGTGCCTGCGAGCACAGATTGAGTCAGACAACGATCACTTCCGTGAAACAGTGATCGACTTCCGCATTGTCAAGGACGACTACCTCACAGAGTTTGAGCAGAGCCAGTTGGACTACGAAGGTTCCATCCGTTACCCAGCAAAAGAGTTGGTTTGGTAAAGACCTTAGTGGTTGACAGGGCTTTGAATTCCTGTTACAATACACACATAGACACTAAGGAGCAAAGATGATTAGAGAACACATCGAGATGGACACACGACACGGTGGTCCTTATGATCGCGGCATGGCAGACAGCTATTACCGCAGGGACTACAATCCCCACTACTACCTAGGTGACACCAAAGCCTCAGGGCGTGTCACTCTCAAGGA